CGAGAAAATACTTACGTATTTTCTAAAAATTTTTTATTGAAAAAGATAAAAAGTGTAGTATAAAATTAGTACAAAATATAGAAAAAGTATAAACCTCTATAGTATATAAAATAAGCTACTGTATATAAAATTATCACAAAGAAACTCAGATAGAATAATATATTCTATCTGAGATAATTTTTCTATATAGAAGATAAAATAAAACTCTCTATAGAAAGAAAGTGTATATACTCTACTCAGGAGATAAACAAACTACTTCTATTTTGTAGAGTATCATAATACTTAGGAAATTATATAAGGGTGGACTTACGTCGAGTCGCAGCTTCTAAGGCTGCTCCCTCTCCTAGTCCACCATTATCTAATTATCTTAAGTAGTATCATGATCTATTTTTTACTTTATGCTGACGCAGTTAAATTATATAACTATAGGGGTAAACAGTTTGTCTCTGTAGCAACTAGAATTTATACTATCCAAACAGAAGATACTATTCTCTCTATTGGAACTAGTTAGTTCGTCTCTGTAGCAACCAATTATTATATAAGCAAAAATTATTCTACATAAAGAAAGGATATTCTAATTATGCAATTTGATTATGAGATTCTAGATAGAATAGAATTAGATAAACCAATGATTATTGTATTCGAAGGAGTAGATGGAAGTTTTAAGAATACTCAAGCTAATCTACTAATGGATTATATCGAAGAGAATATTACAAGCAAAGTAGTTATGTTTCAGTTTCCTAATTATGGTAGTCCATCTAGTCATAATCTAGTAGACTATTTCAAATCTAGTAAGTTATACAAATCTGAAGATAACGTTGACATTGTTATTAGTCCATTAGCAGAGTCTGCATTATTCATTACAGATATCTTCACTACGTTTAATAGTAAACAAGAACTAGATAACGTACGTACATTCTTCAATGATAACTATATTATCATTATGGACAGATACTTCTATTCTAATATCTATTACCAATTAGCTAAACGTATAGTAAGCAAGATGAAGCATATGCCTGAAGGATATCTTAGTTCCATCAAGTATAAAGAATCACAGTCTATTGATTTCTCCATTATGAAAGAGACAGTTAAGAAACTAGCAGATGGATTCTTATTACCTAAAGCAGACTTAATCTTTAAGATGCATTACAAAGATACTAGTGTATTGAAAGATACTATCGAAGCTAGGGCTAAAGAACAGACTAACCGTAATGATGAAATCAATGAAGGTCAGTATACTATGCTAGATATTGCAAATGATATCTTAGCTAGATCCTTATTAGATGAAGCACAGTGTTTAGAAAACAAAGAAACAGATGTAGTTGTAGACATACAACGAATGGATATTGAATCATCCAAGATTGTATACAGAACCAAAGAAGATATTAACAATGAAATCGTTAAAGTATTCTTAGAAAGACTTGGTCAAGATGAAGATACTGAAGAAGATACAGAACTTAATGTCCACCAAGGAGAAGAATAAGTTAATCACAGAAGATATTGAGACTACAAGTCAGACAGTATCTTTATTATTCTTCCCAGACTTACCAGAGAAATATCCAGTAGCATCAGCAGAGAACTATCACTTCTTATTCGCTGTAGATGGAGAGACTATAAACAAAGAGCAAAAGATGTACTTACAGTTATACCAAGTATCGGATAACTTAATAGCTTTGAATCTTAAAGAGTATATAGATATCATTACAGATATACGTATACAGAATGAAGACTCCATCTTATATAGGCTAGCCACATACTTTGGGGTAGTAGAAGAAGATACCATCGAAGGGATATATGAGTTCATTCGTTTACGTGGTTATGTAAATACTTTAGATATGGTAGAAGAAGATGACATCTTATATTTTAATATACCAGACATAGAAGACATATCCAAGAACTATATGGTTGGTAGAGAAGATGTAGATTGGATATTAGACCCTTCAATGGTCTATCTGCAAATAAGATTAATGGACATTAGATTAAATGATTTATTAATTCTATCTACATTAGCTAAAAATTGCATCTACAAGCAAATTACAACATCTTCCAGTGGGGATACACAGGAACCATCGTATATTTGCGAATTAGCAATATCATACCGTTCTATTCTTACCAAAAAAGATACAATTGGGAAGACTATATTAAAAAATATATACAAAAATATTGAAAATATAGACTATTTTGAGAAGTATTTAGATAGTAAGATACGTACAGAGATTTATAATGCTAAATTAGCTAATGGTAGTGAAGTAGAAGAAGTATTGGAGGATTTAGACTGATGAGAAAATACGCACAGATTTATAAACAGAAAGTCGTATTCTTAACAGAAACAACTCTTACTTTAGATGAAGTAAGAAAGAACTTTGGTGACGATGCTATTTGGTTAGACGTTACTGAATTTGCAGATGTTGGTGTAGGATATATCCAAGGCTTAGATGCTGAAGGACGTTTTAAATTAATCCCACCAACAGTGGATGATATGAATGGTGTAAGTGAGAAAGAACGCAGAGCTAAGATTATGCTTATTCTCATGACCAATCTTAAATCCAAATATAATAAGTTAGCTATGGATAATGGGTTTGTATCCATTGATGATGCTTTGTTAGCTACAGTGACTAATGAAGCAACTGAGTCTGATTTAAGTGTAGCTGGTCAACTAGGCGAAAAGTATTACCACCAACGTGGCTTAGTACGTAACTATTTTGCTACAGAGCATTACCAATATTATAAAGGAGATTATCAATTCTTCCGTTTAACTGATATTGATAAGATTCTTGAAGATGCTAAACCCGCTGAAGTTGAAAAGGTTACTTATCCGGATCCTGTACCAGGTACACCAGCACCAGCTAACCCACCTAACTTTGATTGGAATACTGTAACACCTACAGATAATTTAGGTGATGATATTCCTGAGTTACCACCTGTACCATCTGATGATCATGCATCTACAGATACTACAGTAACTCCTGGTAATACAACTACTCATGAAATGCCTACAAATGAAGATAATAATGGAGACATTCCAGCATTACCTCCTATTCCTAAAGATGATACAGATACATCTTCTGATGTTCCTGAGTTACCACCTGTACCATCCGATGATCATACATCCACAGGTGTAAGTGATGATATTCCTGCATTACCAGGAACAGGTGATTTAGATTTACCAGAATTACCAAACACAAACTCTGGTGAAGTTATTAAACCACCTACAGCTGAAGAAGATAATGAAATCCCAGCATTACCACCAACCACAGGTGAAGATGATGACACTATTCCTGCTGTACCTGGTGCTACAGAAGAAACTCATACAGAAGATCCTGTACCACCTACACCATCTACTAGTGAATCTACAGCTACAACAGGTCCTAAGATTCCAACTACATTACCAGATGGGTCTCCATTACCAGCTAATGCTGTAGTAGACCCTAAGACAGGTATTATTACAATTGATACAGAAGACTATGTGACTATATACTATCCAGATGGTAGATCGTCTGTATCCCCTAAAGACCGTTTATAAGCCCTGGAACATCACTGTAAGCTCACATCAAAAGGAGGTGGTTTATAGTGAGAAACCCAAATATGCTTAATCAGGTTTCTAACGTAGATAAGTCTATTTTAAAAATGGATTACGTTCCACAGTATGATCTACAAGACTGGGAATTGAATGATCCTAAAGAGTTTGATAAATTTATTAAACAGATTGAGAAGAATGTACGTAATAGTATTGAATATAGAGAACTTATTCAATACTTACGTCTTTCTTTCAATATGGATACTTGCTCTTTCTATAAAAACGTATCTAATAGAGATAATACAAGTATCAAGATCCATATCCATCATGATCCTATTACATTATACGACATTTGTATGGTAGTATATCGTAAGCAGCAAGCTTCAGGACAAGAGTTCGATGAAGAAACTATTGCTAAAGAAGTTATGTGGATTCATTACAATGGTATGGTTGGTTTAATCCCATTGTCAGAGACAGTACATGAATTGGTTCATAATAACTACTTATTTATCCCGACAACTCATGTTTACGGGGAATATAAGAAATTTGTAGAGATGTATGAACCATACTTTACAATTGACCAATTGGAAAACCTACAAGAGATCGAGAAAGCTACAGCTTCATATGATCATGCTAAGAGCCAAGAGTTATTGAAAACTAAGTACATGTATATCGACGATAGTGGTGCTTATGATCTTCCTAGGAAAGAATTCATTCTTGAATTATTGAAGAAACGTAAGCAAGAGATATTTAATACTTTAAATCCTAGAACACGTTATTAATTGGATATAGAATTTATATCCAGAGAAAGGATTAAACATGAAAGACTTTGACGTATTACAAGAATTATCTATGCAATATGATTTAGGTCATTTTAATACCTTGCAAGAAGACGAAATTAAAGCAAAAGCAATTACAGTAACTGAAGCCGTGGAATCTTTAGACTCTGCATTGAAATTTGATGCTACTATGATTCCTGTCGTTGAGTATACTCAAGACAATGGCGAACGGTTAGTTGTAATTGAAGCCCATGATTTGGTTCGTTACATGGAAAATGCTGAATGTGAAGATACATTAGCAGCTATTAAAAATGTCTGCGATAAAAATCTAGTGCCTGATGACGCAACGTTCACTAAAGCTATTCTAGTTGACGAATCAAAAGTTAAATTCATCAAAGAAGCAACAAAACAAAATACATTCTCTAAAGAAGCCGCTGAATTGGTGGGTTTATTGGAAAACTTACAAAGCAATGGTATTAAGATTGTCACTAAATCTAAATAATAATAAATTCTTATAATAACTATCCAGTAAGGCCGTGATTGGTCTTACTGGATATTTTTGTATCACACTCAAGGGGGTGTAAGTAAAAGTGTTTGATATTTATAACTCAACTACACTGAATCTATTCACTGATGCTTCGGTGAATAAGAAAAGCCATACTAAGCAATTTGATGATGTAGTAGCAGGATGTCTACCACTATTCTATTCTGATGAGATGCAATATCTTGATAGATGTGGCAAATTCTGGATGCTAGAACCAACGTATCAGTATATACGCAAGACCACTAATAACTATGGGGAGTTATATGGTCTATTATTAGCGTTTATGTATATTGAGCAACTGACTACAGGGAGACAGATGTGTCCATTCACTACATTTAATATCTTTAGTGATAGTAAGATTAGTGTATGTGCTCTTCGTGACTGGTTACCTGGTTGGTTAAGACATATGGATGAAAATGGTATTATGTATAACTCATCTGGTACACCCGTAGCCAATCAAAATCTATATCATCATATCTTAGCTGTGATATCTAATATACCTGATTGGGTTAATATTAGAATCTTCCATATCAATGGTCATATTGATACTAGAAAACTAATGCATATCAAGAAAGCTTATAATAATTTCTTGAACTCTAATAGATATAACCAAGAGTTTATATCTTTTAAAGACTATTTTGAATTGGCTGATGATTTACATCAAGCTAATAACTACATCGACAACTATACTAGACATTTACTATACGATAGTAATAGTACTGGTGTATATGGTAGACGTATTGAAGCCAATATGCCTATCATAACTGAACGATACCCATATCCTGATTTTAATCGTATATCTAAGATATTCAGTTTTAAGTATAAGAATCTATGAGAAACACTATCATAAATATTAATCATAATATTTGAGCCAGTTTTACCTGATATATTTGAATAACCACAAGGAGAGAAAGATATATGGCTAAAGCAAAAGAAGCTACTACTAAGAAACAAACTGACCGTTTTACGGTTGCTGAAGTACGTGAACAATTATTAGCTACTATGATTAAAAATAATCAAGATATTATACAATGTGTAGCTAATACAGAGCAAATGCTCGAAGAACTAAACGACATCAAAACTAAGATGGCTATATTAGAAGAAGAACAAGCGGCTAATAAAGCATCCATCGAAAAACAAGCAGCTAAACTTGATTCTTTCGTAGAAACTGAAGCTGAAGTTAGTACTAAAGTAGATACATTATCCGCTACTTTAGTTGATCACATTGATAAATATGATAGCAATGTAAAAGCTAACTTGGAAGATAAAGCCGAACAGCTTAAAGAGCTATTCGCTACAGCTGAACCGATTAAACCTGAAGAGTTTATTCAACCTAGCATTAATCTTACACCAGTATACATCTTATTGGCTGTAATGATTATTGTAAACTTATTCGTTTTATATCACGTATACTACTAAGAAGAACCCCATATAGGTCATTGACCTATATGGGTAACTTTTTACTTCATAGCTCACATATATAAAACAATAGTTGATTGACTATGGAGGTAAACAAAATGGAAGAGTTAAAATTAGAGTTTATTTTAAAGAATGATTTCAGTGGTATGGGTACAACTACTGAAGAAGCTATCGAAGATTACAAAAATAATAAGAGTGAGTTCTTTGCTTACCATGGTGAAGATGGCAGGACTAACTTAGTTATTGCAGATCAATTACAATACTTATTTGTAACTGACTTAACTATCGCTGAGGTTAATAAGCAATTTAGCACATTATTAGAGCTATCTATCAATACAGTATTTGATGAATACATCGAAGTTACTTCTCCATACTTTGAAGTAGTTAATGATAAGCTTGTAGTATACGTATATACTGAGGGTAGATTCCGTATATTGATTATGGATGCGGCTAATGTAACCAATATAGTTATGAAGACCCAATCTGAACCTAACCCAATGGTTTTAACTGACCCTAACTTTATTAAGAAAGCTATGACTGAGCTATTAGCTAGTACAGATAAAGCACAAACACACGAAGACCTAGTTCAAGGTGTAATGGCTAGAGTTAAATATGCATATAATGGAGTTGTCTTATTCGGAGACATGTTCTTCAATAACCGTTATAACCTAGATAGCAGAGAATTAGTAGACTTATTTAAGAAATACTTGATGGATACTATTAATCCACAAGAAGAAGAACCAGTTGAAGAGTATGTAAAACCAGAAAACACTGTTAACGAGGAGCTAGAGAATGACACCACTAAAGCTGAATATATAGAAGAGAATCCTGAAGACTAATACATTTATAGCACACTGGGCACTTATAGCTCAGTGTGCTTATTACCCCCTCATAAACGACTGATGAACTTAATTTATAGATGTATATTATAGCTGTGATATTGAACAGCTATTCTTTTGGCTGATGTTTTTATTTCCATCAAGAAAGGAGAAAGTCTATGGATAAGTTCAGTATTGATAGTTATATGCCCCATGGACAGATGGGAGTACAAACTATCACAAGAGAAGAGTATGAAGCCTTACCTGGAATGGGTGAACAGTTCATATCTATTTCTAGTTTAGAGGGTAATCCTCATGTGTTTCAAGATAGAAAAGAAGGAGAAACTAAAATGTATTTCGATGGCTTACGGGCCCGCAACAGACAACAACAGGTAGTACAACAAGTTCAACCTGTACAAGTACCTACACCAGTTGTAGATACTACAGCTTTACAATGTGAAGCTTTAACTAACCAAATTGAATCTATTAAGGCAACTAATAGAGAACTAATGAAGCATGGAGAGAAGTATATTCAAACCATCTTTGATAATGCAGACAAGATTGAAGACCTTAAGAAGGAACTTGCTGCACTTAAAGGTGAAGTATACAAAACACAATCCATGTTTATCTCATTAACAGGTGAGGCAAAAGAAGAAGTGGTCGAAGAACCACAACCTGTACAACAACCAGTACAGCAACAGCCGGTGCAAGCTAATGTGGCTAATCCACAAAACTTTACACCAGAAGAGCTAGCATTCATTAATCAGAATGCAGAAGCTTTCAATCAGTTGACCAATCAAATGCTTCAAATGCAAGCACAAGGTCAACACGTTCCATCTCTTGGTGAGATGATGGGTGGACAACAAGTTCCACATCAGCACAGCCATGACTGTGGATGTGGTCATCACCACCAACAACCAGTACAGCAACAAATGCAGTACCAACAACCAACACCACAACCTATGATGCAACAGCAAACAGTTCCAGCTGGTGTATGGTATAATACTGGTATGCAACAACAGCCTGTACAACAACAATGGCAACAGCCACAAATGGTTCAACCACAACCAGCTCAACAACCTCAAGGAAGAATGTCTTGGGAAGATATGGCTCAAATGGTTAACCAAGGTATAGCTACTAGAGAAATGCTAGATAGAGGCATTGACCCTAATGTGCATTTCGATTTCCAAGATGCTGTACCGCTCTATAAAATCTATGAGGCTCAAGCACAACAAGATGCTATGATGGCTCAACAAATGATGCAATACCAACAACCACAACCTATGATGGGTGGTATGTCTCAAAACATGGCTATGGGTAATGCACCTAAGTTTGATTTCGAAACAGCAGTTCCTTTGGATTATGGATTTAATAATCAACCACCAATGAGTGGTATGAATACTTTTATTCCACCAACTGCTAGTAGAATGCAACCAGACGTAAGTGGTTGGCATAGACCACGAGGCAATTTCAGTACTGATAAAAGGCTAAAAGAAATTGCAGATAGACGTGGTGTATCTGTAGAGTCTTTAAAGACTCCTACACAAATGACATGGCAAGAAGCAGCTCGAGCTGAAGCTATAGCTTCTACGCCAGTACTAATCAATAGACTTCAACAGTTAGCACATGAGAAAGGATACAAAGATATTCAGACTCTAATTAATTCTGGTGAAGTTGATTTTGATGCTATGCTTGAGCAAGTGGCTCAAGAGATGACTGATAAAGTCTATAACGATCTTAAAGAGAATCCAGTACCAGTTACTGAAGATCCAATAGATCGTTTGAGTGATGTATATGATGCTAAAAAATGGTTAGGATTCGCTAATCGTCCAGAAGAGATTGAAAATGATATCCATATCCGTAATGCATACATCAATCGTCTTAATGATATGATTTGTGGTGTACCTCATGATGTACCATGGAAACCAGAGAATACATATGAAGACGTACTATCATTCTTAAACGCATATCCAGATCGTGCTGATTTGGAACAAGAATTCGTATTAGAGTTATACGAAGACCTATTACTATCTCGTGGTCAAGACCCTACTGAGGGTGTATTCCCACAACTACCTAGAAACCAACGTATTATTAGTAGCCCACATCGTACATACTTCCATGGTGCTGGGTTACCTAATATTACTTCTAATACTACATCTGCATCTCAACAGCAATTGGCTATGCAATATCATACCCAAATGGCTGATGCTAGAATGCTAGCTTATGAAGATCAACGTCGTAACTGGGAATTGATGACTACTGTTGGTAATCATCCATTAGCAGGCTATCCTGTAAATCCTAACTGGCAAGTCATGGTAACACCTAAAGACTCCAGTAGTCTTAATATCCTAGTGGATAAATTCTATGTTCCTGTATATGATGTAGGTTATATGGAAGCTCCACCTAGTGATAAAGCTATCGCTGAAATGCTTAATAATCCTGGTCTAACTCCAGAGCAACGTGACTCTAAAGTTAAAGAAATCAATGATTATAAAGCAAGATATAATGAATGGCTTAAACGCTATAACTGGGAACAAAACAAACAAGCTTTGTTTGATAAGTTACAGTTACTAGTAGATAAACGTGGCATCTACGTTAAGCAAGTAAACAGTGCAAGATATGACCAAGATACTTATAATCTATTGATGGAAAGTATCAACTCTTGTGACCGTGGTATTGCTAAGATGCAAGCAGAATTACCTACACCAAGACCTGAAGATCCAGCATGGTGTGATGAACAAAACTTACTATATGCTAACTATTTGATTGATCAATACAATCAACGTAGAGAGGAGTATGAAAGACGTGCATTGCGTAGATCCTGGCAAGCACGAGGTAATAGACTAGGCTGGACATTCCCTATGGATGAAGTTAAAGCACAAGTACAGCAAAATGATATGCTTAGACATTTCATTCCTAATACTAGTGTATTGACTCCGGCAGAAGCACATCTCTTCAACAAAGAATCTGCACGATTCGCTAAAGAAGAGTATGAAGCTAAACACGAGAATGCTCGTAAGTTCCACGAAGATAAAATGGCTTGGTGGAAAGGTATGTGGGTATCTTCCTATATGGTAACAAACCAAGTTGATAAAGATACCGCATCTAAAGTATATGATGAGTTAGACCCATATGGTTTAATCTATCAATATATCTATGACCCAAGACTTCAAACAGAAACTTCCAAGAAGCTTCGTAAGATGGAAGATTGGGAATATCCTGATTGGGATATGCTAACTCAAAAACGTCGTATTGATTTCGATGAGAAAGAGTTAAGACTTTATAACTGGCGTATGAAGAACCAACGTTTCCGTGATGCGGTTATTCCTGTACGTCCAGCACCTGAATGGTCTGCATTCCAAGGAAGAAATGGTCAACCTATTATGGTTCCAACGAACTTCTATCCATGGGCTACAGCATTCAGTAACTACAAAGCAACTGGTGATAAAGAAATCGATAATAAGAATTTCGAAGCATGTGTAGCTAGAGCAGAGATGATTGAGAAAGCTCATAGTAGACCTAAAGATTTATCTGAGAATGCTGGCTATTATAAACGTGCACCATTCCAAGAAGCATTAAGTAGTTATAAACACAAGACTCGTATTGGTCAAGTATCTGACTTACTTGAAGAATATGAGAATGATGAACAATTCAAAGACATGATGGATAATTATGTCTACTTAGAAGAAACTGGTAAACTAGCTGGATATGATTACAATAAAGATAGAGTCAACTTTGAGAATTCTATCCTAGAGCAATTCCAAGCTGTCGGACAAAACTTACCAGAAGGGTCTTGCCTAAAAGATCCAGAGTTTGATACTTACAATGGCAAATCTATGGATTCTATTGCTAAGCATCAAGTTGAACTGAATATGCAAGCTAACGATGCAATCAAAGCATATTTATCTCCAGAACTAGGAGGCACATATGATCGTAGCAAGCACATTAGCTGATGATGTGAGACTCAACCTAACCAATAGTGGAGTAGATATAAGAAAGATACATCTAGATGCAATGTATAAGTCATTAGCTTATACTGTACCATTAGAGAGAGCTTTCGATGATCTCCAAGGACCTATGGTTGAGGATCTATTTGATGCAGAGACAATCAAATCTATTAAGTTAGCAGTGACTAACCCAAAGATTAAATTCTTCAAAGATAAGTTTAGAATCTTAGCAGGTATACTAAACCCACTAGGTTATATCTTAGCTCATGCTGGTACTAACCGTGTAGTATTCCAACCACAGTTTGATGATTCTTTTGTAGTTAAGATTGGCTTAGATATAGCTGGGCGAACTAATAATCCGAATGAGATTGTTAACCAGAAGTATCTTAAACCATTCGTATGTAAGTGCTTTGATACCACGGATGATGGTGTTATAGGTACTTTCGAACGTGTAGTTCCTATAGAGAACTTAAACCAATTGTGGTCTGTACGTGAAGATATCTTTGATATCATGCGTGCTATAACTAAGAGATTTGTTATTGATGACTTTGGGACTGAGGCTTTTAAGAACTGGGGAGTTCGCAAAGGCTTTGGTCCTGTACTACTAGACTATGCTGATATGTATATTCTAGATAAAGATACGGCATATTGTCGTAAACCTATAGACTGGCATAGCACTGCAGTATGTGGTGGTGAGCTAGGCTACACTCCTGGATATAATAAGATTATGTGTAAGAAGTGTGGTGGTATAGGTAAAGCTAAGCAATACAAGGGCAAAGAGAAATTGTCCGTTTATGTTCCATCAAGGGGGATCGACATGGGAATCAAATGCGTAATTAAAGTAGGCGGTAAAACAGTATTCAGTACAGAAGAAGGTTTTACTAATCAAATAAACGAGAATAAAGAAGAATTCGTAGCACCTCATGAGGTAGTTCTTAATGACTATCGTCAAGCTATTGATGATATGAAGACTGAGACTGAAAAGGTTAGAGAGCATAATGACGAATACTTAAAGCAACTTCTCAAAGAAAGAGAAGAACGTGAAGCTCGTAAAGCCGAAGAAGAAAAGAAAAAGAATGATGCTAAGGTACGCATCATTGTTACAGCTGATGGTGTAAAAGTAATTAGACCAGAAGAAAAGAAAGAAGAACCAGTTATTGAGAAACCAATCAAATTGATTACTCATGATGGTAAACCTTCAAATGTAGTTGACCTTACAAATGGTAAGATTTATGACTTTACTGAACCAGTAGAAACTGAGTCTAAACCTGAAGTTGTAGAAACTAAACAGGAAGAAAACAGTAATGTAGATAAACAGCCTAATGTGGTTGAAATCAAGGAGAATGAAGAAACAATGAATGATAAAATGCTTATGAACATGACAGACATCCGTTATTTCAAAGAAGTATTACAAGACAGAATCAATGACTTTATGAGTGAGATTGAAACTTATGAAGATCATGAGTTGAAAGACATTGTCAAAACACTATCCCAAATCAAAGGTAAGAGTGAAGAAAACAAACCAATGTTACTTACAGAGATCTTACCTGACTTCTTATGTATCGATCTTGAAAAAGATGGCTTTAAAGAGTTAGACGGTCCAGTAATGTACACTGTACGTGTAAACTCTTCTAAACTATATGGTGTAGTTGGTGAAGACATCGAACGTCTAATCAAAGACATCGACGCTGTACGTATTGAACGTGAAGCTGAAGTTCAAGAATCTCGTGTAACTAATAAAGCTACTAAGCATAAGAAAGTTAAATATGGTAATAAGAAGTTTGATGCAAACTTCTAGTCAGGAGGTTTAAATGAATTATGCACCACAGGCTCCAAGCCCTTTCATCATAACTAACTCTACTATCATGGTAGATAACTTATTGGCTAGTGGAAGACCTTCGAGGGTTATTGCAATTACAGATGAACCTATGGATGGTGGTGGGATTATTACAATCCCAGCCTACCTTCCACCGTTTGAATTGGTAGCAGAATATTTAGATGCACAAGAACGTTACAATGGTAATGTAGCAGACCAAGTATTCAGAGACCAATATATGGCTTACTTGCAATCTAATAACACTGTCGTTTTGAACAGTGCATTGCTTGTAGCCACAGGATTACTCACAGGGAAACAAGTATTACTATACTTCCCTAAAGATGAATGGGATAGCTTCAATCTAATCCCTGAAGTATTAATGGCATTCTTCCAAGAGAAACTCCAAAGTAAAGTTCCGATTGAGAATATGAACTTGGGTTACTCTGATGATGCTTATGCTATTTACCCAGATATGGGTGCTGGTTTTGATGCATTGATTTGGTTACAACAAAGCAACAATATTTCCTATGAGAACTTTATTGCTTTATTCAATAGAGCCCAAGCATCTCAAGCATTCATTCAAAACGTCTTGTATAACCAACAGCCAATGCTTATGGCTAGATATGGCAATAGCTTATCTCTTGAAGATGCTGACCGTATTGCTAAAGCTACATATGAAGCATCTCTACGTGGTACAAGACCATCTATGTTTGTAAGGAGTTAACTATGAAACTAATCTTTACAGACGTTATTACGTCTAGATTATATGAAGATCTCTTTAAGCTTAAAGAAGATATCCATATTAAAAGTCTAGATTCTCTTGAAGGGGTAGCTGAGATTATATATGCATTACGCAACTATGATCCAGCTACAAAAGAGTATGATCACATGTTTGGTGACAGTGTAATGAACCAATCTCAAAAGGCTTTTAAAGAGCTATTTGAGATTGCTACATGTGTCATCAATAATAATACAGCTATCATATCTTTAGATATGTATAACGATTGGTTATACAATATCGCTGAAGTAATAGGTGACTTCTTTAAAGAAGAATGGGGTATTGAGCCAATCTATATCCGAGATGTAACTGATCAAAAGTTACTATTGGATTATGACTATTTCAATTCAGCAGAAGACTTAGACTTCCAAAGCATCAATCAATCGTCTGGACTATACGCTCAAATATTACAGCAAATAGCAGAGCATAAACCTCTAAGAGGTATGCCATCTACATATGGTGTACAAGCAAGGAGTATGTTTACTAATGAGCTTATATGATAACGTATTAGCCAGACGAGACTATGTATCTGATATAAGAATGGTAATCGATAGTAATATCGTGGAGTACGATATTGAGAAAGCCAATCTTAATATTCTATACAAATATGGAAAGATTGATGATACTACATATGATATGGTTTATCATATGGATAGATACCATAGACAATACTTTATGGGGAATTTCATAAGAGACAACCATCTCAGTTCTACCTTAGCTGAGGGGATTAAGAAGGCCAAGTTAGCCTTTCTCGAGAAAAATGAAGTTCCCTTAGTATCCCTACTGGAGATACGTAATGATGCGTTATTTATCATAAATCCTAGTATATTATACCCAGAACTTGATGGTATAACCTTCAAGGCAAAGTCTATATACTATGATTACTTAGAGCTAAATAATATGAGTATCTTCTTCACTAGAGATATGCTTATGACATATTTCGAAGTTAAGGGTATACCTAATAGAGTTGTGGATTTACACATCCCATATTTATTGAAGTCTTTTGATAATATAATCAATGTCTATAAGAGAGATAAGCGTAATGCTATTAAACAGCTTCATGGACTATACAATGATTATATTGAACGTAAGTTGGATATAGGATATTATAGACCATTCAATATATTCTCTCAGTATGAGTTTAGAACTAGCTGTAGCCAGTTTAATCTAGACTATGTACCTGAGCAATATAAGAATGCTATCGATATCTCATTCAATGAACGAATCTTAAGAGAGTTTCACTCTTTACTTCTTCAAGATACATTATAAGACAAAAGAAATCCCCATATAGGCATTGCCTATATGGGGTATTTTGTTTTTTTTTTGTAAGAGTTCATGATTATAGTTATATACTATTATTGTGTATGGTAGATACAGCTATCTCTGAACTAGCTGTATCTAAATATAACCATACACTTGTAGACATAGGTCTACTTGCCGAAAGGAGGTGACTCCTATGGCAGGCTGCGTTATGAATTACCATAACACATTGGCCGAGCGTTCAGCTAATATTGGTTGGATGATCCGTTATTGTCAGAATGTGATATTAGATTACGTCTCTGGTATTAACGGAGTTACTTTGACCGAAGCCAAAAACGCTGAAGCTTATTTGCTTAAGCACGGCGTTAGTCTCACTATTAATTTAGACGACGTCTAATAAGTGAGAGAATAATCATGGGTATGTGTTCGCTCACATACCCATGTTTTATTTTTTGTATAGTAAACTGAAGTAAGTTATATACTATAAACGTGTATGGTAGATACAGCTATTCGTAGTAGCTGCATCTAAATATATCCATACACTTGTAGATCATATCTACAGGTCATAAGGGGGTGAATCTTATGACTGGAGCACAGATGAGATATTACAATCTCAATGCTGGAGCTAAAGCTAATTTTGCTTTAAAAGTGAGATTGGCTTTATCCATTATACACAACTATGAGAATGGTAATTCTAAAAACTATTCTCATAGTGAGTATATGGAATGCTCAAAATTCATTCAAGATCTAGAACCTTAGATTTTGGGTGAATATATAATCATGGGTATGTGTTCACTCACATACCCATGTTTTATTTTTTAGGGATTTACCCCTGGATGTAGAGAGAAAGGCTACATCCAGGGATAATTGGGCGATTAGTTAATTGTATGAGGTAAACTAATCTTAAAAGAGTTATAGGATGGATTAATCCTATGAGTGAGAGTAGAATAGAAGATTGTTGGATGGGTTTCCATTCTTCTATTACTTTCACTGTTATAGTAGTTTTTAATAATAAATTTGGTAAGTGATATCGATACCTTTGTTGAGTTCGATTAACTGTTCATTAGGGAAGTTCAATTTAGTCAAAGGACGGATATCTTGATAGTGCATTACGCCATCGATTTCTTTACGCCAAGCATAGCATAAGGAAATAGTATTGATACGTGCTTCGTTAAGACCTACAGTATTAACGAAGAATTCACGACATTCATCTTCAGTGATTTTAAGATGGATTTCTACAATAGTTTCTACATCTAAGTTTTTATTAGTATTGTAGATCTTAGCATCAATAGGAGTACCATCTTCGAAACGACGAATCAATACAGGTTCGGTTTCGAATGTTTTAAAGTAATAAGCAACACGGTTGCCAATTACTTTACGACCATGATAAGTCATTTTCTTAGCATCACTGATATCTTCAGTTACTAATGGGTAACGGAAAGGAACTAACGCTTCAGGGGTAATCCATTTAGCATAGTTAACTTCACGTACTTGAGAGTTTTCACGACCGCAACCATCAGTACCGACACAGAATAGCATAACTTTTTCTGCTTCTGCTGGAACTTCGAATACACTGTTTTCTAAACCAAGTTCAGTATTATAGGAAGGAGTGATTTCAGTAGTTGGTGCAAATCCGAAATGTGCTCGAGCTGTGAATTCAGCACCAGGTAAAACAATTTTATTTTTGCCACGGAATAATACTTTATCAGTACCCAAGGCTTTAATTACAATATCAGTATCACGGTATGCATGAGAATGAATAGAAGCTTTCTCTTCAGTACCGTTAAACTCGTTAAAAATGAGTTCTTTCGTATTGGACATGTCGACCTCCATAAATATATTTATCGTTATTTAAGCTTAAACTTTATAACTATGTTAAACTAGGCTTTATAGAACGGGTTAAGCCACATATGGTCATTAGCTCTAGCTTTATCAGTAACTTTGAAGTATGTCTTACTCTTGATACCATCTAGAATAGATAGAGAGTTAATATGGTCGTCTAATAGTAATCTAATATCTAGATTAATCTTGTCATGGATACCATCTAAACCATTAATCTTATCAATCAATGGTTTCAATACAACGTACTTAATTACATCCTTAGGGAGAATATCATACATATCTGCAAGAATAAGAGTTTTATACCACCAGTTACGTAAGTAGATCTTATCACAGAAATGAACTTCATCTTTGATAAGAGACTTAATATGCACATCAACTATACCATCTACTATATCAATAGTATCTTCGTCTTTGATTTTACAGATATACCAGATATCATCAATAGCTCTAATAGTCTCGAATAGTTTACTATCAAATTTATATATAGTATTAATACCCATAACTTCAATCTTATAGGATTTGAAGAAGTCTATAACCTTAGCTACATATTGTTTGATAAAGTCTAGACCAACCCCTGGGAATGAGTTAAATAAGTATTGGTATTCATTACTATTAAAGTATCTTTCTACGTACTTGGTAATGTCAATACAAGTATTGATGATACGTTTTCTTTTTTCTGTAAGATCACCTATATTACGGATACTATCAATAAGACCAGATAAGTCTTTATCTCTATAAGTCAAGAAGTTATAGTAAGACTTATTAGGTTCTTTACCTTTATCTGCTTCAAATGGCATCTTGAAGAAGTCATTATTGTATTTGATTTGCATTAAGGCTTCATAAGTTTTCTTATAAGCATTATACTCACGATAGTTATTAGCTTCTCTCATATGCTTAAGAAGTTCATCACGTAAAGCTAAGTTATTATTAAAGATCTTGAATAGCTGTTTAGGTGAAGATAATGGAGACTTATAAGTTTCAAACTTATCAGCACCAGTATAATCTAAGTCTTTATAATATCTAGGACCACGAAGCATCTTTTGTAATACACCTAAGTCTGCTTCAAAGTTGAAGCCCATGATATACATAATCTTTTCGGGATCTTGCATGATATCATCTTCAAGATTATAGTATTCATACATTAGAGAGAATAATGTACACATAATATCACTAAGTCTAAACATCTTAAACTCACGGATAGATGGTACTTGAAGCATAAGTCTATCTTCTAGTTTAACTTTATCGAATAATAAGTTAAAGAAGTATGGCATATCAAATGCAATCTTAGTCATAGACATTACAGAGTCAATGGTAATGTATTTAGTACGTACATAGTTAAACTCTTTGTCGAGAATCTCTTTGTACACTTCATCTTTATCCATTTCACCAGTCCATAAACCATCACCATCAGTCATCTTATCATATGGGATGTGTTTATTTCTATCTTTGATGTATTTATCACCAGACTCAGTCAAAGGAATCTTAACGAACTTCAAGTCATAGTTCTTTTCATTATCTTCTACTAGTTTCTTATTGATCTTAGCATTGATATAGTTAAAGATAAACTTAATCTTGCTACCATGTCTTTCAGTTTTAGCTTTATCAGTTAGGAATAGTTTACCATTAATGATTTCATAGTCATTCTTAACTAATACATATCCATCATCCATAACCATCATCATTCTATTATTATTTGGAGATTCTAAATATCCATCAAATGGGAATGGGATAGTAATACCTGTAGCATCATCAGCTATGTCAGCCATAACCATTTCAGACTTAATATACTTATTGTACTTTCTGAAGATAGTATTATAGACGAATGTAATATTGAAACCACGAGTACTGTCTATAACTGTACCATCAGTAAACTCAATGATATCACCTTTGATCTTATATCGTTCTGGGGATACTAGTGTACTACCAATAGTTACAAATAAACCATTATTAGATTTAATATAGTTAAAGAATGGGAACACTATTTGGAATTTATTAGTACCCTCGATAGGTGTAGTAATGAATTGGTCTTCAACGTTAATAGCAAATTCATTCTCAGGATAGTCATAGTAGTAGCATACGACATTATCAGCTATATTTAATAAGAACTTAGTATCGGTGATTTCAATACCAGTATTAGTATATCTAAATCTGGATTCTTCTAGACGTCTACCGTTAACCAAGAGAATAATCTTATTCTTCTTAGCAATATACCCATCATATGGATACTCAAGATTTAAGATACTTTGCTTATTATTATCTACAGCTATAGTCTTAACCTTCTTATTAGTTACAACTTGGTCTTCCGGATATGTATAAACTACTTCAATAGTAATACCCTTACGCATCAATAAGTTTTGTTTATTGATATGGAGAGTATTCTTAAGAATAGTATACTCAGTGAAAGCTAATGGGTCTCCATTTACATATACTTCTATTACGTTATTGCTATCCATATATTTAGGGAATGGGAATTCTAATTCATATTTAGTTTCACCAGGCATAGATACAGTAATAGTTTGAGTAGAAGTTTGTAATGCTACATGCTTAGTATTAGAATACACAAAGTTAGTATTGACTATACGATCTTTGATAAACTTATCATCACTATCTATATTTGTGATATTAAGTTTATTATCAGCAGTCATGGTAGAGAAGTATCTATCCTTTTGGAGATATACAGAAGCTGTATCTGTAAAGTATACACCATGATCTACATAATCAATATCATCTGGAACTTCAGTGATAATAGTATTAGATGTAGTTGGCACTGTAGTTTGAATAGTTTTAAACTTGAATTTATATCTATCAGAATAGATGAATACAGCAACAAGCTCTCTATTAGCGTTAGTATCACTAATATTCCAATCAATATCATCAGTGAAGATAATCTTAGTGAAATCATCATTGAATCTATACCGTGTAGGGTCTATGAATGTAGAACCAACAGACAATCTTAAACCAAAACCCTTTTCAAAGTAAGTATCTTTGTCTACAGGGAATTCAATAGGAGCTTCTCTTGTAGCGTTATCTACTATAGTGATAAACTTAGACTCAGTTTTAATAGTATAATCGTTGATATTAGCAGGGATATCAGGAGTCTTATTACTTAAGAAGTCAAACTTAAGTGTGGTCTTACCATCAAGATAGTTTTCATTCTCGAATACTATCTTATTATCAATTACATTATACTCAGATGGTGGAATCAATAAGTCATCAGCATATAGATAAATACGATTACCCTTATCTAAGAACTCGGTATCATTATTTGGGTATGGAATAGGAATATTATTCTTATCCGTTATAGGCATAGTACTTGTAGAAGTATCCATAACTTCTTCGGTATCTAGATAGGTTTTGTATTTATAGTTAAATACATAGTCACCAGTATCAGGATCAGACTTCCTGTCTTTAAGAAGATAGTATTTGAAGATTCTAATATCATCAAATCCAAATAAAGAGCATATGTCTACCATACAAGTCGGAGTAGACTTATATTTCAATAATTGATTAAGATTCTTAACCATAGCTATTTGATATTTTAGAGGAATCTCATCATAGTATGGTACATCATGCCATTCAAAGATATAGCGAATACATCTTTCGTCCAATACATCTAGTTTGATAATATGCTCACCAGTCTCAGCAATCAAATCAATCATAGTTTGTAATAGAATAAAGATAGTAATGAAGTTAGTATAGTAATCACTATCGAATCTATAGGCTTCAGAGTATACTGTAGCCATAGTATATCCACGGTTTACTATATAACGATTCTTAAATTTATCAGATAAGACTTGTTGGTCAATACGTGGTAAGTATAATAACTCAAAGTTATCAGCTTTACGTGCAGCATAAGCAGTAATACCAGAAGCGATATAGTTTAGATAAGCATATCTAGGACCATTATATCTTGTACGGATATCATCCATGATACCTTCTTCTTCCAAGATATTCAATTCAAATTCTGACATATCATGCATAGGCTTAGTAAAGTCTACACCAATATTATCTTTACGTAAGTCTTCATCGACATATAAAAATGGTAAACCCAATGGTGGTTTACCCATAATCATTCTATAGTACTCATTATATTCTACATAATGATTTACAAAATATTCAGCTGCAACTTTACGACACAGCTCACGTTTCTTTAATGGGATAAGACGTGGATCTTTCTTAATTCTCATCCAGTCTTCTCGACCAATTTCACATCGAGATAAGATAATATCATTATATTCATAAGCATCATATGGAGCTTTACCTTCGATGGACTGGATATATAGGTCAGCATAATACATAGATGCCTCAGATTCCATAGAATCTGCTAGATCTTTATCTTTTACTACTGCACCTAATGCTAGAATCTTACTGTAATATACAGTATTATCTACAAACGGTTCAGGTGAGATTGCTTTAGTAATATGAGAAAGTCTCATTCTTTGTAGTTCCTCCCTTCGGAATGGAATTATTCGATTACTACTATGTACTGACCATAATAGCCTATTTAGCCCAACATCAAGTTAATCATACCTATTTAAATAACAACAGGAGTGTTTAGAATATGAGTCAACCATTTCCGGACTTAAGCATTATAGTGAGTCCAAATAATCCAGTTATAAAATCTCCGTTTGTACCATATCAATTGGAGTTCTATCAAACTAAATATTCTTTAATGGATATCGATAGATATACAAGTTTTGTAAAGAACGCTGTATCTAGATTTAGAGCATCTAGAGCTTATAAGAACTATAAGTTCTTCTTAATGAATCTAGGTATGGATAGATGCCAAATCAATAATAATATCACTATGGATATGGCTACTATTGAAATGCATCATAATATGCTAACTATCTTTGACATTGCTTTTATTATTACTGAGCATATCATTAATACTACAGGGTATATTACTTCATTTGACTTAGTACAGCATTTACGTAAAGTTCATCATGAGCATAAGGTAATGCTTGTAATGTTAAATTTAACAGCTCACCAACTATATCATAATACAAACAATTTCTTCATTCATCCAGATATGTGTTTTGGTAACTGGGGAGCTTTCTTAGAAGAGTATAAATATGGTATCACTATTGAGATCGCCAATAAAGTTATACGCTACTTAGATGAAGCTATTCAAGTCGGTTCCACTCAAGATAATGGATTGATGGAAGTTCGTGATCATTTAGTGAATTGGAGTCGATACAATGAGTACAACCTTGGAAATCAGTCTTACGGTAATACTAACTATTAGTATTATAGCTTTCTTCTTTACAGTTAGTGTAATCATTAACCGTGTTACATACTTCCATGAACAAAAGATGGCATTCAGACGGTCTAGAATTAAGATCGATGTACATGAAGTTGATACTATGATCAATAATATGATTCAAGAGGGTATCAATGAGTTCATCGTTATTAATAATCTAGCATTCAATGAAGACAACTATATCAGAGAAGATGTAGAAAAGCAGATGCGTAAGTATGTATCTGAATATATAATAGCTAGAACTACTCCAGTATTCTTGGAGAAAGCTCACTATGTATATAGAAAAGAGTCTTTTACTAATATAGTAGCTAATAAGATAATCATTGGTGTAACCTTGTATGTAGCTAGAAACAATGCTAAATAATACAGAAAACCCCCATATAGACATTGTCTATATGGGGATTCATTCTGCTAATTGCTTTATCGAGGTTTACCATTGACCTGTCACCGCAGATGCAATGATATTATAGTGTTATATAGCTTTAAATATCTAATCTATAATTCTCATTGTAATCTTTAAGTTCTTCTTCGGTCATGTGTTTATTTAATAGCTTATCTAAAGCAAGGTCTCCTACCTTGTCTTCGAATAAACCACGTACGTGATTATGGAATGTATTTAAGAAGAAGTATTTCTTATTCTTTATACATCTAATCATGAATGCTTTATATAAATCCAAGATAGCATTTGTAACACCGGTATGCTTATACGCTCGGAATAAGATACCAGTTAAACTAGAGAAAGCAAGTATATCAGAATAATCTAATTCATCAATAGCAGTAAGTATTACACTAGTGATATTATAGTCATTCTTAATATTGAACCAAGCTTGATTACAAGACTCTAGATAGATTAAGATATTAGAAGCCTTGTGTTTAACACAAAGACCCAATACAGTACCATCTAGCATATCTAAGTATTGCTTAGCATAGAACTTGTATAATGCTAAATCATCATCAGCAATAATAGACTCTAAGATGAGGTCTAGAGCGACCCCATCTTTAGTCAAGTCATGAATATATAAGATTCTTTCTGCTGCTGAAAGATTTTTTAGTTTAGCTGAATATTCCATTTGATTCTCCCCTTAATGCACCTATTATAATTCTACTACGTTAGTTAACTTAGCAAACTCTTCTGGGAATAGTTCTGCAAATGTAGCAGTATCTCCGGTGTAAGCTGCAACTTCTTCCCATGCTTTAGTTGTGTAGTTATAACGTTTAGTTTTGTCTTTAGTAAATAAAGCCAAACGATAACGGCAAGCATTAGCACTCTTAACCATATCGTGATCTTCATCAATTAAGATATGGATATACTTAGCGTTGAATTCGCCTTTAGCTGGAGTAATTACATTGCTTTTACCAGAACGATCGTAATAACGACCCCATTGCCACTCTTCTACCACACAAGGACCATTTACGATGTATTCCATAGGATGTTCTGGAGCTACAGGATCATCACCATTAGTTTCAGTGAAGCATTTACCTTCTTTATTTAATAAATCGTAAGGGATGATAGTACCATTGTTAATGGTTACAGTCTTAACGTGCATATTATAGTTGTAAGGTACATATTTTACAAATTTTTCAATTACATTGCTAGGATCATTATATTCATCTTCGATAACAAAGGCTGTGATTTCTTCAGTTTTTGCCATATTTCGGAAGAATTTAGTACGATAGTCCATTTCTAATGCTAATTGATATGGATACCAACCATCAGGTTTGATAGAACCATTATCATAGTTAGTAGCCAATAATATTACATGTAGATTGATATTATCAAAGTTCAAGTAATCATGGTTCTTTTGAAGTTTCAAGAATGGATACAAGCCTTGCATATTTTGGTTAACAGCACGGAATGTAATAATATTCTTACCATCAGAGTCTTGTACAGGATTACTGATATCAGATGTATACATGGATAATGGGAATTCTTCACTACCAACTACTGCACGTTTGAATTTCCATGTACCATTAGTAGACATGCCGATGATTGTGTTCTTACGGTCATGTACACGGTCTGTAGTTACATCACCATCAACAGCGAATACGTTATCACTATCTTCGACATTAATCAAGTAGATTTCATTAGACATATTGTCAATATCTTGACCTTTATAGCTTGGAATAGCTGCTAGTTTGAAATCGTTGATTACTTTATCATCATCCGCTGTATAGATTTCAAATTCTTCTTCAGTTGGCTCAATATATTCAAACCAGTGTTTGAATAATGTATGTACATAGCATCTACGTACTGGTTTCCAATCGAAACGAGCAAAATCATATACTTTAGTTTTATCGTAGCTGAATACTAATAATTCTAACTTAGCTAAACGAGTGGATTCTTTACGTAAGAATTCGTTCATAGCCACAGAAGTGTCATTTACTGCAATATGGAATAATGTACCATTCTTAGAATTGATACTAGCATATTTAGCAATACTAGCCATATTATTTTTAACATCTTCGTTATCTCTATCTAATACTGTATTGATTACAGTAAACTTTGTAGCGTCCGTAGGAACGAATACAGTTGGTGCATTCCATTCTTCAAGCTCACCACGTTCGTTTACAGCATCAAGCTCAACTACAGTTTTTAAACCATTAGGTGCACCAAGACGCATACGATATAATAATTCGCTATCTACAATGATTGTATCAGTAATTATAGCTTTAACGTCTTTATGGTCTGTAACGATAAATTTATCACACTCGATAACCGCATCTTTAAGAGCTGTATCATTAATAGTGAATGTAGATTTACGTTCAGGTAAAGATACAATACCATGTCCTTTATAGCGTAATACTGTAGCATCTGTAGGTAATTTACATAAGCTAAGCATAGTTTGTTCAGTTGTAGTCAAGTCTGCAGCTGTTTCAAATTTAGCACCATCAGTAGTGATATTTACAGAAAGATTGTAAGTATCATCATCTACCATATCGTTTTCAAAACCACGCCATTTGTTTAAGCGATAGTTTGTATTACATAATTGACCAAAGTGACGTTTAGCAAATTCAATTTTGATATTACGTTTATCTTCAGCAACTAGTTTCATAAAGTCTTTTGTAGGCCATAGGATAAGATAATCTTTATCTGCTGGCACGATGTATTTACTTAAACCAGGAATAGCTGTAATACTGGATTTGTCTAATGCTGTAGCACTAGCTGGGTACATAAACCCATTAGAGATATTCACTGTGCCACCAACTAAACCAGTAACCTCTTCAGCAGCTTTAATCTTTTCTTCTACTTTATTAGAGATTTTCTTTACATCATTAGCTAAACTAGCAGTAGTATTTGCAGCTGCTACCCCTGTTTCAGAGATAGCTGCTTTTACATTTTCAAGATCTTTTTTAATTTCTTTAAACCTATTTTCTATATTTTCTAAAATGAGTTCAGTAGTATTTTTTGTATTCTCAGTTTCTGCCATTTATACCCCCATATATAATTAATTTAATTAGTCTTTGCTATATCAAGCTATAAAACGTCTGCAGGTCTTTCATCTTCAGAATGGGTTTCTTCTGTAGTATCTTCAGAATGGGTTTCTTCTGTAGTATCTTCAGAAGTAGGCTCTCCTGTGTCAGTATTTTCTTCTTCGGAAGAGTTCATTGCACTTTCTTCTTCTGCTCGTCTAGCAGCCTCTTCCTCGGCACGTCTAGCGGCTTCTTCCTCTTCTTCCAAATGAGGATTAGCTATATATCTATATTCTTTATTGTCAGGCGTTAGTGCATCTAAAGCTTCCCATACCCGTTTAGACCAGTTATATTTTTTAGTTTGATCCATATTATAGAAAGATAAACGCAATCTTAAGACATCATCGTCTTGTAAAATAGGATCAGATTCGTCAATTAAGAATCTTACATATTTAGCATTTTCTTCTGCTCGACGTGAGCCGAATGGACTAATTTCAGGATTTCTATCTTTAGCAGACCCACTATATACATCACCATATTTACAGTTGTGTAGTTTAAATATCATAGGAGTAGTAGGTTTAGTATTATCATAATACGCAGTTGCAAATACTCCATTATTTGAACCTGTAACTTTACCGATAGTACAACCAGTAAGATCCACTTCTGTGATAAATTTATTATAGAAGATAGGAATAATATATTTATCGTCTCTAACAGAACTTCTATCTACAGTTACAGTAGTTATAGGTGTTTTATTACGATCTAAGAACTTAGTACCACTAGGAGCAGCTAATAGTTCAAAATCAGTATCAGCTAAATTAGACCCATTTTCCCCTGCTAATACTACCTGGCATCTAACTTGTCCGTTTTCTGGCTCTAACCCAACTAGAGGGAATTCTTGAGAGCCATATGTAGCACCAGGCATTCTGGACAAATCTAATGTAACAGTTTTAACACCATCTATTTCTGGTATACTAAAGTAATTATAGACCATTTTAGGGAAGCTTGAAGATGTCATCCCTAGACGTTTATTTGTTTTCCATGTAAAGTCTGGACTATTAAGAGTAATAGTGTTATTTTTTGTCAAATATTCACCACGACCGACTTGGTATATATACCCGTCTTTTGCCTTATCTACAATATCTTGTAGCTGGCTAATTTCACGTATATATGACATATCTAGTGATAAACCATTACTACCATTATCATCTAAGCCAAACCTATTTACTAGTGTATATCGATCAGTCTCCCAACCGTTATAATAGAAGATAGCATTGACATCTACATTTCTATCAGATAGATAACGTGGCCAAGAAATAAAGTCACTAACCCCAGCGGTAGGCTCCCATTTCATTTTATTGAAATCATAATATTCGCTTCTATCATAGTTATATACTCTTATACACATAGGAGCCAATTTAAGAGCTACCGCTCTGATACTAGCAGTCATTTTATCAGACTTATTAACTAAAATATTAATCATAGTATGTCTACTAGTAGGCCCAATCAAAGCATATTTCATTGTAGGTTGCTTTGTAATATACTGACGTAAATTATCAGTATCAACTTCTAAGGCTTCAGTATCTTTATCAATATAGATATCTATACCTTTGGTGGACATATTTCTATAATCACGCCAGCCTTTAAGACGACCAATAATTAAATTGTCATTATGCAAGATAATTTTTTTGCAAATGGCTGCTTTTATTTTAGGGTGAATACCTGCCACAAAATTATCTGTAACTATAATAGAATCTTGTACATCATTACCATTAATAACGAATTTACTATCGTATAATGGTAAAGACATAGCGCTTTCACCAGTATACTTAATAACTGTATCTGTAGTAGTTACTTCAGAATTATTCAATTTATATGTATCAATGAGTGATTGTGATACAGTATCAGCTGTGGATATTGTGTCATCAGTTAAACGAATCTCTAGATCGTATTGTGGTGCATCAATACCATCACCACCGGTACTTGGTTTATAAGGTTTGAGATTAACATACTGACCAGTATTTGCCAATCTACCAGTATTATTTTTTTGGAAATGTAAACGAACCAAAGGTCTACTATAGTTGCTATACTTTTCTTGTATCTTTGGATCTTTGTCATAACGTAAGTTTCGAAAATCGGCAATGTCTTTTTTCATAGCTTCATTTGTAGGCCAAGTCAATTCATAAGACATATCATCAGGGACTCTATAATCTATATTATTAGTCAACGGTTCTGTAGTATTCTCATTCATACTATTATAATGGACTTTACGGATAATAAATCCATCTTTAATATCCATAGTACCGCCACCAAAGCCAGCAATATTACCAGATTCTTTAATATCATCAGTAACTTTAGTTTGGATTTTAGCTATCTCTTCAGATAAGTTTTTTGTAATACCGCTGGAAGGAACACCAGCGGCTTCAATAGCTTTCTTAGCTTCAGTGATATCTTTTTGGACATCAACAAAATAAGCAGCAATATTATCAAGTATTTTACCAGTTAAAGTTTTTTCTGCCATTATTCTCCTCCACGAAGATCTCTAACCATCTTCTCTAATTTAGATAGAGAAGCATTTAATTCATCTCTAGTAATGTATTCGCTACTAGAAGCAGTTGTAGAACCACCACTAACAGGAACCCAACCAGATACAGTTTTAGTATAGATTGTGTTTGTAGATGTAACTAAGCATACAGATCCGTTAGCTGCAGAAGCATCTAGATCAGTTACATTTGTCACTGGAACTTTCCATGTGCTAACTGTAGTTACACTAGCACCAGCAGAACCAGATTCAGATAATTCATTAGCAACGAATAGACCATCAGTACCTAATGTGGCTTTGATTACATCATTAAATACAAAGTCTAATGCTCCACCAGTACCAGGTTTAAGAACCCAGTTTTCACCAATAGTTGCTTTATTAGTTACAGCATCTAATTTAACCATAAACTTAAGATCAGCTTCGGCTTTAGTGTAAGTATCGTTCCAGCGAGTCTTTTCATCTGCAGTTACAAACTTATGAGTTGCATCTTCAGTAATCATAGTTGCTGGATGTGTAGCAGGGTGCTCATAGTTAGTAGCACCTTCTTCGATACCGTCCAATTTAAGCTTATCTTCTTTAGACATCTTACCATCTAAAGTATTAGTGGCATTAGGGATATTTACACTAGAGATAGTATCCCAAGCTGTACCATTGTAACGATAGATATTACCAGTGCCTGTTACAGGAACTACCATACCTTTCTTAGGGTTAGGGTATGTAGTAGCAATCTCTGCATAAGAAGATACACCTGGTTTCCAATCCATAGAAGAAGCTACAGAATCAATCTTAGTATTCAATTCTGCTACAGATGGTAAAGCACTAAGCTTAGCTTTTTCATCTGGAGTCATGAAGTTACGGTTAATATCTTCAGTGACAATAGCTGCTGGAATAGCTGTAACGTTAACTACAGTTTCAGTTTTACCATCGATGATAGATTCAGAAGCAGTGATACCACTGAATTTCATTTTATATGGTGTAGCTAATGCTGCTGCTTTAGCTGCAGTACCAGTGATATTAATATCCATACTGCTAGGGTTAGCACCAGCAACAACGTGACCTTCACGATCTACCAATACTTGACTGAAACTACCTGTAGTTAAGTCTGTAGAAGTCTTAGGGTGAGTATAGATTGTATCTGTAAACTTAGCGTCAGATGGTACACTAGCACCAATAGTAAAGCCATTTACAGTCTTAGCATCAATATTACCTAAACTAGAAGAATCAATCTGTACACTAGTTACATTAAGATCGATATGGCCATTAGAGTCTGGTCTAGATACTGCCGCTGTAATCTTACCAGAAGCACTGATAGATTTAATACCTTCAGATGCTCTAACGTTTCTAGTTACCCAGTCCTTAATACGTTCTACTTCGATATTAACGAATGATGTATTAGCAATCTTAGAAGAGATATCTCCAGCGGCTGCTGTTGGTACAGTTGGTGTACCAATAAAGTTAGGAGAATCTTTTAATGCAATATCACCAGCATTAAGACCAGCAATAGTATCAGCAGATTTAGCTCTAGCAGCTACACCACTAATATTGATATCATATGTACCAGCTGTAATATTAGAAGAATCTAATTTACCGTTGATTGCACTAGCATCAATAGACGTAATATTTAACGTTACATTATTAGAACCGTCAAATAAAACAGATGGAGCCGTTACCCCACCTGTAAGTGCAAAGGTTACTGTTCCTTTAAGTCTGTCAGCAGTCTTAGCACGTTCAGGTGTAAGACCATAAAGAGCATTGTGTACAAACCGTGTAGTTGCAATAGTATCGTTCCGAGTATTTAACTCTGGAGTCGGTGCTGTTGGTCTACCAGTAAAAGCTGGATCATTGATAGGTGCTTTGGAATTCCAAAACATTTTTTCGATACCAGTTACATGAACCTCATTATCATTCATATGTCGATTCAAACTCTTTTGGAGATTTTTATCAGAACTATTAATGAGTTCCCTTAGTTCAGGGGATAAATCATTATAGGTTATCAGATCGTATTTTTCATTGAAATCTGGCATTATATAGCCTCCTTTCACCAAATTACTACTATGTTTCAACAGTACTATAAACGTTGACTATAGGAGGTTAAAATAAACTATGGCAATTAAAAAAGTATTTTTAAATCCAGGGCATGACCCTAAATTAAATGGTAGCGGATATGCTATCGACCCAGGTGCTGTAGGCTCTCGTTCTACAGAAGCCGAAGTATGTAAAAAAATTGGTGCATTAGTAAGCCAATATCTTCAAGCTGTAGGTTATGAAACTTACATCATGCAAGATGATGACTTAGATGCAGTTTGCGAAACAGCTAACCAATGGGATGCTGATATCTTCGTCTCTATTCACTGTAATAGTGCTGAAAATCCAGCAGCTCAAGGTACAGAAACTTTCACTCATACTAGTGCAGGTCCTAATTCTGTATCTACTAAATTAGCCAATAATATCAATGATCAATTAGTTGAGTCTTTAGACTTATACGATCGTGGTATTAAATCTGCAAACTTCTGGGTATTGCGTAAAACTGATATGCCAGCAGTATTAGTTGAAACAGCATTCATCAATAACCCTACAGAAGAAGATAAACTCTTAAATCAAACAGATGAGTTTGCTAAAGCCATTGCTCGTGGTATCTCTGATACTGCTGCACAAGTGTAGAAGCTTATGGCTAACGATGTCAAGGGGAGTACTACAGGGTGTATTGAAAAAGCTCTTCAAATTGATGCTGTACCATCATTAGACTTAGAAGAAATTAAGCATAATGGTAATATAGTTTCCTTTGAGGGTGAGTATTATATTTTTATTGATGGTAAATGGATCAAGCTAGGTAAACAACCTATAGCTCCTGGTCCAAAGTTATCAGAAGCAGAGATAGAAGATATGGAACCTGAAGAGATGAGCAGTATTAATGGTACTCATTCCAGATTATTCTTTTACCCTCTAAATATAATCAAGATTGTAACTGTAATATTCTGTGGCATAGCACTTATGTACTCACTATTTATCCAGTCTGAAACAGTAGCTGCTACATTAGCTGGTGGTTTATTAACTTATTTAAGCCGTGGCAGTTCTGGGTCTACTACAAACAACTATCAAAAGAATGATAAGTAAAAGATACAAGCCCTAATGGTTAATATGCCATTAGGGCCATCTTTTGGCCTGCTTGAACATCCCAGTAATTCTAAAATAGGAGGTTAAAAAACTATGCCAGAACAAGTCAATTATGATTTAGATAGAGACAAGCTTGGCTTAAATGAGCTTAGTCTTAAACTAAGAGATATGGTTACTAAATCTTATAATCATACTAAAGATGAAGTAACTCATATTACTGCCGAAGAACGTGCATTATGGAATACTGTAGCAACTATTCCTAATGCTAGTAATAATAACAATGGCTTTATGTCTATTACTGATAAAGTTAAACTAGATAGTATCGAAGAGAACGCTAATAATTATGTGCACCCTAAGAAACCTAATGCTATCCCTGGTAACTATATTACCGTTGATATTGATGATGAGGGGCATGTCACTCGGGGATATAACCCAACTAAATTACCTATTAGTGTAGATAATGCTGATAGATTAGGTGGTATGATTCCAGATGACTTTGCACCTATCGCCAGTCCAATATTCTTAGGTAAGCCACAAGCACCAACACCAAATATTACTGCTGATAGCACTAAGATGGAAATTGTCAATGTGAAATACTTAGAATCTCACATCTTCCCATATGTAAGATCTCGTGTAGAGCCAACTGATGATGGAGAAAATCTATTCTGGATTGATTCTACAAATATCTTAAGCTCTTACAGTAAGGAAAAGAAATGGCACTCTGTATATACAGAAGCTAGTAAGTATATGCTATCTCTAAATGAGAAGATTGATGTAAACACTCAACCATCTGACTATGCAGCATACTTAAAGTTCTATGGTCAAAAGAAATTAGCTGCTTTGAACTTAGATACTACAGTTACTGGTACTAGAACTGAAGAGTTTGCTACAGTAATGGGTATGAGAGCTGTCGATCAAGATATCTCTCATGAGTTTATCTTTATTGGTAATGACTTATTCATCCGTAGTGGTGCTGATGAATGGGATAACTTAGTTAAAATCTTCGATAGCAATGATGAAACTGTAGCTAAGACTAAGAAAGCTATGGAATTTGATATCGATAATGGAAACTTAGTGGTTATTAGTGGTGGTAAAAAATATAAAGTTACCCTAACTGAGGTATAGGAGGTTTACTATGTCATATAATGATAGACAAAGTCTAAATCAAACTATCCCTAGACACATATCCAAACAAGAGTTATCTCCATCATTACGTAATCGTATACAAGTCGATTATGATCATATATACGATCATAATTCCCATGTAACTGAAGAAGAACGCCATAGATGGAATCAATCTGCTAAACGTGTATTAAAACCAGTTAGCCCTCATAATGATGGTCTTATGAATAAAGAAGATAAGATCAAGCTAAACTCTATTGAAACTGGTGCTAATAAATATGTACACCCATTCTCTAATGTAACCCCTGGTAGTTATCTTGAAGTATCTACTGACGTATTGGGTCATGTAATCTATGGTAATAACCCAACTAGGTTAAATGTACGTGCTAGAAATGCTAATAAGCTAGGCAATATTAACCCAGATGATTTTGTATCTGCTGATAATGCATTCCTAAAGGGTGATGTATCATTTAAGTACTATAATAATGACGGTTCTAGGAATAATTACCCTATAACTAAGAAGAATCTAGTAGAAGATGGTATGACTCAAGCATACTATATTAGTGATGATACTACACCTAATCTTAATATGATAAGAATCTCTCCAACTACAGGGGTTGCTTCATATTATGATGGTGATTTGAATAGGTGGATTAATCTTACATTACCAGATAATGTAGCCAGATTGGATAGCAATAATAAAGTACCAATGAACTTAATGCCTAGTGTAGGTATTCCTATTGGTGCTATCTTACCAACTATTACTGCTAATAGTGATATGATGAGAGCCGATGGATTCTTACCGCTTAAAGGCGATACTATTAGTAAGAATGACTATATAGACTTATATAACTTCGCTAAAGAATCTAATATTCTAGTACCTTACTCTGAATATAGTAAGTTTAGTAGTCTATCGTCTATAGGTCACTTCTTTGATAAGGGTGATGGTACATTTGTATTACCTAAGCTTAATGATTTCTTAGGCTCTACATCTGATGTACGAGATACTGCTAGATTTACTCCATCCTGTACACCTAGACAGACTAGTATATTCAATACATGTACAGAGACTGGTCTATATAAGGGTCTAGATATTAATAATAGAACTGCAGTTAATGAACGTCTAGGTTATTATACTGGAGCATTTAGATTATTGGATAAGACTGGTATAGCTACAGGCATTCAAAATAAAATGTGGTTTAGATTGTCCTATAATAGTAGTAAGATAGTTACAGCAGACTTCCATACTAATGAGGGTACTAATAATGGTGGTACAGTAAATACTCCAGCTCATTTTAATACTATATACATGATTAAAGCAAAATACTAAGAAAGGAGGTAGCCTATGTCTAAAGAGAAAGATATAATCAAGTGGTGGGAATCATATTCTGAAGAAGAAGCTAAAAGACGTAAAGAAGAATGGCTTAGTGATCATAATAAGTCACGTCTTTCTAATACTATACTAGATAAGCTCACTGATAAAGAGTTCAATACAGCTTTAGCTAATACTCTTAAAGATATTGACTATCATATGACTGATAGTTATATGCATATCACTAAAGATGAACGTGATACTTGGAATAAAGTAACTTATGAAGCTTTAACTAAGAATGCAACCACTGAAAGTAATGGTCTTATGTCTAGTGAAGATAAAGCTAAGTTAAATAGCATCCAAGAAGGAGCTAATAACTATACTCATCCTAAATATACACCAGTAAATACTTTCAAATACAAGAAAGTAGATGAATATGGCCATATCTATGGATACTCTAATCCAGATATATTACCAGTTACTGTAGACTCTGTAGATACTTTGAATGGCAAGCCTCTGGAGTGGTTTGCTAAGAATAATAATCAAGTATTCAATAATATCACAGTACCTAATGTGGATAATCTTGATACTGCTAAAGATAATACTGCTATAAACTATACTACAATGAGAAATCATATCTTAGACTCTGTAGTACAGTTTGCTTCTGATAGTAATAATCTTAATACTAAGAAGATCTGGTTCAATACTAGTAATAATACAACGTATTACTACAATAATGCTAAATGGAATAGACTAGCTATCCCAGATAAACCAGTTACATTCAATAATGATACTGGATTGATCGATAATAGTCTATTACCGGTTACAGGTTTCCCTATTGGGTATATTGCAACTATATATGGTAATACTGTACCAGATAACTTCTTGCTATTAGATGGGTCTGTAATCAATAAGAGTGATTATCCTGCATTATGGGATAGAGTGTCCAAATATTGTAAGATAATCCAAGAGTATGAGTATAATGCTAATAACTCTACTATGTACTTCTCTTATGTAAATAGAGATGATACTAAGATTAGATTACCAAATTTCACCAATATGTATCTAAGACCAACTAGTGATGTAAATAAGCATGGCACTTTAGATAGTGCTACAAGAGCAGACATATATGGTACGTTCCCGATTACACCATTCAAAACTTATGATGCAGATGCTGATATAAATCTATATAATAAGTTTCCTATAGTTAAATATACAGCTAAGACTGCACCAAATTATACATACAGATCAATTGATGCAAATGAAGATGGTATAGGGTACACTTATACCAATACTAATAAAGAATCTTTAAGTTTCTACTATAGACCTATAGTTAAAGACTCTAGTGATGGTTTCTCTCCTAGATCTGTAACTGTTTTATATTGTATTAGAGCTAAATAGGAGGACAGTTTATGGCTTTTGATAATGAACTAGATAAAATCAATAAGACCGAACTGTCTGACAGTTTAGTCAAATTACTAGATAAAGCATATGTGCATGTAGCAAATCTAGATATCCATATATCTAGAGAAGAACGTGAGTCTTGGAATAAAGCGTCCAATACAGTACTAGAGAAAGCATCTAGAACTGCTAGTGGGTTTATGTCTAAAGAAGATAAGATCAAACTAGACTCTATTGAAGCTGGCGCCAATTTCTATAGACATCCAAAGTATTCACAGGTTACTCCTGGAGCATATCTATCTGTATCTACAGATAATAGTGGGCATGTAATCTATGGTAGCAACCCAACGTTCTTAGATTGTACTGTAGATAACGCTATTAAGCTTAAAGATACTATCTATGGTGAGCTAGCTAAGAAAGTTGACCAAGCATTTGGCGATAATGTAACCATCAATCCTAATACTGATGTATATGATGGTACACCTGTAACGTTTAAGAACTTTAATTCTTACAGATCACCTAAAGCTATCATCAAAGGAAACTCTATATCATCTGATGACGATGATAAGTTTGCTAGTGATGGTTCTGCTAAGTCTATCCAAGTAGACCCTTCTAATAATATAGCTTACCTATATAGACGTAGTGGATCTTCTCTATCTATATATGAACTTGTATCTGCAAATAATGTAGTACACTTGGATAGTAGAACTAAGAAGATACCTAAACGATATATAGCTGATGATGGTGTACCTATAGGGACCATATTCTATTGGTTAGGTTCTAATATACCTGATGGATATTTACCATTGAATGGTATGTATATACCTAAATCATCGGTACCTGAGTTGGTAAGATATGCTAGTGCTAATGGTCTACTAGAACCTTGGAATAATATGATGGAAGGGAAGATCTATAATTCCAAGTTCGTTCTAAAAGACAATAATATTATTCTCCCAACGTTTAATAGAGCTATAGCAGTATCTTCAAACAATGCACCTAATAATGGTGGTAATATAGTTGGGTGGATAACTAAACCTGTAAGTGGTAATATCCAAGTAGCTGGTGGTAGTATTAGATATACACCAGATGCTAATGAATTTAATACTAGACAAGATTCTGGTGAGTTCAAAATCAAGAATAGTGATACTAATAATAGATTCTTGGTTCCTAAATATACAGGTGAGGTAGGACAAACTTATCTTACTATGTATGATAGTGGTGCTGTAGTTGCTACTGGTGATGATATGGCACCTAATATGATCACAGTAAGCTACATCATTAAAGCATCCACATCTGGTCTAAAGATCGCAACGGCTAAACAACTTAACTGGGACTATTATAATATAGATAATGGTAACCAAGTAAGATTTAGTGATGTTTTAGACCACATTAAATGCAATAACCATAGAGACTTAGTAGATGTAACTATAAAGAATCAAGATATTGCTTTCAGTACATCTGCAGAGATTGGTGGCATTTATAATAAATTACGTTATGAACGTCTAAATCCATACCGTCAGCTTATTATACGGAATTTGGGAAAATCTATATATTACCCTTACAGTGTGGACTTAAACGAGAATAACCTAATTACTATGGCACAAAACAAGGTACCTGGTAGTAACTTTACTATCCAGGTTTCTAAGGCCGATCCATTTGATAAGATGGAGAAATTTGATAGTTTAAAAACTAGGCTTGCTGGTTATGGGGTAACTCTAGAACGAGTATAATTAAACCGGGAGGTTAGTAAATGACCAATTTAATTTCAGTGATTAAAAAGAACTTGAAGTTTATCATTCCAGTTCTTATTATCCTACTAATTGCATTAGGTTCTGTATTGTATTTTAGACACCAAGCTAATCTTGAAGCTGAAAGATATAGAGAGCTTCTTGATAATATTACTTTGTCTAAAGAATATACTAAAGAACTGGCTAATCAGAATAAGTTAGTAGCGTCTACAATTAACGACTTACGTAATAATAAAGAAGTTAAAGAGACTGTCACTAATAACTACACTGATACTATTAAGTATATTGAAAAAGAGTCACCATCAGACCCAGACCTTGTTATAGATAGGGAGAAATCTGTTAAGCTCAAGTATAATGGTGAAACGTTCAATACTCCCTTACAAACGTCCAAGGCTACTAGTGTAGCCAAGGACGATGGTACAGTCGAGGTTAAACAAAGAGATGAAGTTGTTATTGATGTAACCGATATCGCTAATCGTCAAATAGCAGCTCATGAACTTATGCGTGACAAAATCGAAGAAGAATTGAATAATGACATTAAGAAACTTAAGCATGAAAATAGAAACCTTAAAATAGCAGGGGCTGTTGTTGGTATTACAGGTGTTGGATACTTGGTCCATAAGGCAAGCAAATGAGCCAAATAGGGTATCTGTCTAAACATAAAAATAAGACTTTATTTTTATTAAAGGTGGTGATGTAGTGGACTTTGAAGGTGCTGCTGGTGTACTTTCTATGGTTAAAGATATCGGTGCTATAGAATTTATTCTAATCTTGCTAGTAGCATATGTAATCTACTCTAACCATACTAACACCCAGGCTATTTTACATTTATCTAGAAAAAGTGAAGATAATAGTAATACAGAAAAGGCCAGACAATCTGAAGAGTCTAGAGTCATTGCCAATATGATTGATGATATTAATCAGCAACCATATACTTTGAATAAGCTTACTGAAACATATACTAAGACCAATACACTTATTAAGCATAAACTTAAAGAAGCTTCTGATGAGTTATCTGCTGAACGTATATGTGTGTATATGTTTCATAATGGTGAGCATTCTCTTAACGGTATACCATTCTTAAAGACAACTTGTATCTGTGAGTATATAGATAGACATAAAGGTGCTACCAGTCTTCTTATGACTCATAAAGGAGTACCTATTAATATGGCAAGTGATTTGTTTAAGCAAATCAATAGTCATCAGTTTACAGTACTATACCCAGATGATACAAACCTTGTCGATAGAGTTATGGCTAACTTCTTCTGTAAAGAGAATGAGAATAGGACTACGATAGTAGTTACTATTTATGACTCTTCTAACCAATTGGATGAAAAGCCAATTGGGTTTTTAAGTGCAGATTTTGAATTCGAACATCGACCAACTGTCGAAGAACTACAAAAGTACTTCAATAGCTTGGAAGAACTATCTGAATACCTATCTGTGTCTGTGTTAATTAGTTATCTTTATTATCAATCAACGAAGGATTAAGGAGGAAGGTCTTTCATGTCTAAACCTCAATTACTTAATAGACTGAAAAACAAAACTGACTTAGTTACATCTGGTAATATAATCCAGTATGCTGATACGACTGGTAAAGTTGTAGAGGATACTGGTCTTAACGCCCAACAGATTAAAGCTGCGACGTTAAACAATGCCAATATCGTTAGCCACTTGGCTAATGATAATATCCATGTAACTAAAGAAGAAAAGAAGTTTATTACACAAGATCATACTGATCTTAATAACCATTTAGTAGACGCATCCTCGCACATTAGCCCAACTGACCGGGCTAATTGGGATGCTAAAGAAACTCCTGAGGGTGCACAAGCTAAAGTTAACTTAGCAGCTGCATCTTTCAATAGACATACTGCTACTAAATCAATTCACGTTTCTAGTAGTGATAGATTATCTTGGGATGATAAGTATACTAAAGCTGAGATTGATAATAAGTTTGTACAACTAGAATCCAACAATACTTGGAAAGAGGCTGTAGAAACTTTTGATGAAATCAATATGATGTATCCATCTCCTCAGCGTGGTTGGACTGTATCTGTAAATGATACTAATATTACATTCCGATATGATGGTGATAACTGGATTCCTATCTCTAGTAATGCTGTGCCTATGGCTACAGCCGCTGTAGATGGTCTTATGTCTAAAGAAGACAAAGCTAAGATTGATACAGTTGAGATGGGTGCCAATAACTACGTTCACCCAAATAACCCAGCTACTAGACACGTAACTGATAAAGAAAAAGCATTCTGGTCTGCTAAAGCTGAAGACCGTAATGCTACTTATCAATACGCTGGTCTTATGTCTAAGGAAGATAAATACAAATTAGACAATATTGAAACTGGTGCAACTAATTTTACTATGCCTAGCAGCTTAGACCCAGCTATTATTGAAACTGATGATGAGCACTTGTTCGTTACATTAGAAGAGAAAACCAACTGGTCTAATAAAGCTAGTGGTAACTTAGCTACAGAGAATATCAATGGTCTTATGTCCAAAGGGGATAAGGTTAAGTTAAACTCTGTAGATATGAATGCCAACTACTATATCCATCCACAAACACATGATCCTTCTATTATTATGGAAGATGCTAATCATAGATTTGTAACTGATGAACAAATCTTGGCTTGGAATAGTAAACTTGATGGATCTTTAGCTACAGCTGAATCTAATGGTGGTATGTCTAAAGAAGATAAAGCTAAATTAGATTCCATTGAAGAGGGTGCTAATAAATATAAGCTCCCAGCGCAATTACCACCAACTATCATTGCTCAAGATCCTAATAATAGATTCTTTACTGATCAAGAAAGACAATCTCTTGCTGATAAGAAAGATTCTAAATCTATTCTATTAGGTACAGCAGAGTTTAATGGTAGAACTGGTACTATTATCCCACATAGCTTTGAGAATACATCTTTCTCTGTAGCTATTACTCCAACAGCAAACCCTAATGGTTTGATTGGTGAAGTATGGGTTAAGAAAACCAATACAGCATGTATCGTATACTGCTCTGGGGCAGGGGATGCTAAGATTCCATTCGATTATATGCTGATTTATTATAACTAATCAACAAAATAATATAGACTCAGGATGTACACGGATCCTGAGAATATCTCTTTTTACTACAATATTACTAAAACTTTTTTGGATACCCATATAGGCAATGCCTATATGGGTTATCTACTGTCTCATGATTGAAAATATAATTTTGGATATATATTATAACTGTGTAGTAATTAGTAATTTTGTTTTATAGTTAAGGAGGAACAATTACTATGGAAAAGAAAAAATTTGATTTAAGAGAACTAGTTGGTCAATTCAAAAAATATGACTTTGCGTCGTATGACTTGAATTCAAGTTCTAAGAGAACAGCTGTTTATTCAGCTAAGAATGGTAAAACTCTTGTTACCGTATGGACTAATGAGTATCCACAAGAAGAAGATACATTTGTTACACCATTAGTCAAAGTTAAAGAGAATACTAAAGTCGATGTAACTACAGAAATCTACGAGGGTGAAACCTTAGAAGGCATCTTGGCATCAGCTAATACTGGTGAGTTTACTATTAGTCAAAATAGAGATCATAATGATCTATTAAAAGTAACTTGCCGTGCTTCTGCTAAAGTATTAAAAATGAACCCTAAAGGTAAACCTATGTTTAGATATAGCATTACTATCGACACATACGTTCCAATCGATGGGTACTTTAACCCTAAACTCATTATTGGTAGAATTAAACCAGATAGCCCAGTATACTTTAACTGGCATCATGATGATTTTGCTGATAATATTACCTTAGGTAATGTCGGATTTACATTCATCAATGAAGTAGTTAATGCGTTATTAGAATCCGAGGAGTGGTAATATGCGATATAGTATAAAAGACAATAAAGCATCTTTTAGACGTATAATGGCATCCATTCTAGATAAAAATGTCATTAGAAAAGAATCTGTATATGTAGACTATGATCAAGATGCATTAATAATCAAATCTGTATTGGAATTCAAGAATTATATGCTAGAGAATACTACATGTAATGCTATGAGTCCAAAAATCAGATTAGTGACTGAAGTAAATATACCATATACTTTGTTGGATTTCTATGAGATTATTGTAGATGATAGCGTAGAGTCTACACTAGGTCTAGTTAACGATAAGAAAACTGTAAGTGTAGATAGCACCAAAATATCAGTAATCGGTGATATGCAAGAAGAAGGATTTATATTCAGTAAAGAGTATAGTAAACTAATTGGTATGGTTAACCTTAGAAATAAGAGAATTAACGGTGTCATAGATAAAGTATGTAGACGTAAGCTAGATTGGTCTATAGATTATGAAGTATCCAGTAAACTATATACTTCAACAATAAAAGCTAATGCTACCTATAAGAATGATTATGGTATAGAAACTTATTATATGAGCTTGGAAGATGCTACTCATGTATATACGCACACATCTGCTAAGGATATTATAGATGAGCTATTAGCTACACCTTACAAGTTTCACGGTACAACTATAAACTACAATGCTAGAGACTATACTATAAAGTCTGGTCATTTTATCGTAGGAAATATTATATCTGAAAATGAAGCTAACAAAATTGTCCTAGATATAAGTAATAAGACTAGGAATATTGCTAGATACCTTATTTAACAAGGAGGATTAACATGTTTGATTTCAGAGCTAAATTACAAGAATTCCGTTTAATGACAGTTACTGGTGTAACAGTAGATCTTGATACCTCTACTAAAGAAGTAAACTATCTATATATCAATAAAGATAATCTTAAAGTTAAAGTCAATACAAGAGAAGTATGTAAAGACTTAAACTTTGAGTTCTATTCTCTAAATGAAGAGAATGAATACAATAAGGAAGATATTCCTGAAGAAGAATACACTAAAGGTGTAGGTGTTAATGTAATGGACTTAGTTGATATCCATGAACAATTAGCATCCGCTCATGATAGTGAAGGACCAATTACATTAGAAGCTGTATTTGATAAAGCTCGTAATGGTAGTTTAGATATCGTTTATAATCCATTTGATGACGTTATCACTTTCCACATCAACCATTGGTCTGCATTTGCTACTGAAGAAGAAACAGGTTTACAAACTAATACAGAGATCGAATATACTCTACAATCCTTCAAAGAGTTATCCGAAACAGCTATCTTTGATCTACTATTAAAGAATCAAGGAGAAGAGTCTGCATTCACTGTAATGCCTATGTCTGAAAGTGGCAAGATTGTTTACAAGTTCTCCCTATATGACGCTGATGCTTTTAACACTATCAACGATATTGTAAACGATTATTTGATTTAATATAGGAGAAGACTATGTCTAGAAAAAGCAAAAATATCAATATGAAATCTATTGAAGAAGTAGCTGATATTGAAACACCTCAGGAAGAAGAGGTTGTAGTTGAAGAGACTACAGTAGAAGAGCAAGAGCCTGTAGAGGAAGTTAAACAAGAAGTTCCTTTAAAGGATTTGATTGGTGAAGAAGAACCAAAAGAAGTTCTTTCTTTTGATAACTTAGAAAGTTATAATGATAAAGCTCTTCGTGATAAGATGCTTGACTTATTAGATGTGACTAATGAAGTTAGTTTCTTAATTGATGATAGTAATGAACCATATCGTTACTATATCACTAAAGACAACTCTCGAGTATACTTCTACTCTAAGGGTACTAATGTAACGTCTCTAAAAGAAGTACGTAATCTCATCTTAGATAACTTAGCTAAAGTTGGTCATGATGAACAAGTACTAGCTATTGCTGTAGATACTGATTTGAGTTATCGTTACTATGAAGATGAATCTTTGAAACCTGTATTGACTATCTCTCGTACAATTAATCTTGTAGACAAAGATAATAAACAGGCTTCCATTGTATCCCAATACGTTATTGAAGCAGAACATGATGTAGTGGATATGTTTAAAGCACTATGCCGTGAGCTATCTCAACGTAGTTTGAATAAAGATATCGTATCTGTTGAATACACTAAAGATCTAGGTGTAGCATCTATTCGTGATAAATACATCGGTATCAATGAAGTGATTCATACATTGGACGATATATATCGGGTATAGTAAAATGAAATCTGTGTTACGATTTGAGTTAGAGGGTGAGTTAGTCACCCTCACTCGATATGATGATTTTGGGAATGTTATAGGTATAGAAGAAGCGATGTACCCAGACATTTGTATGGAAGAAGAATTGATTTGTTGTATAGTTGAGATATTCGATACGGTAGTTAAAGGATATAATAGTGACGTAGTTAAACTAACCACAGTCTATGATGATAAATACATCAATGTAGAAGTATGTGTTAAAGATAGTACTATTACATTCGATAACTACTATGATGAATACCAACTAGCAGATATAATGGATACTATCATAGAGTCTAATATGACTGTAGATAATTTCCATTTCTTACGAGGTGAAATGATATGATTGATAGAGAAGTATATGACGGTATATATAAGACCGTAGCCGATATTGTATTTGAGAAAGGATTGGCTAGAACCCAATCTACATCATTACATTTAGATGGTGATGGCCATATAGGTATTACATATGCTACAGGAGCTATGCATATTACTGATGAAGAATATCGTATAGGTTCTAATGTAGAAGTTAATGTATTTGATCTAGATATGAATAAAGAGACTGTAGAATCTTTAAAAGATTTGCTTCTTATTCTACACTCCGATGCATATGAACGATATGCTGATGTAGAAATCAAAACTAATACATTATGTGCATTACCAGATACGATTGAGTTTGACGAAATCTATAATACTGGTAATAACTATGCACCAACAGCTCACCTATTATATGACGATGAAAAGATCTATACTATAGACTTATCTGGTTTCGTATCTCCTGAAGATATCTTAAAAATTAAAGATAGTCTTATTGACTACTTTACAGGGTTTGAATACGAGTTCCATTAATATTTACTAACATATTTGTATCTCAATCGTATACAAATAGGAGTAAATAAGACAATGGATATTTTTATAATAGGATTATCGGCAGTGTCCTTAGTATCCCTACTGGCGTATGCTAGTATTCACTTTGACTGCCGATATAAGCATGATTTCTACAAGTCAGTATATAAAAAATAATTTAAACCAGGTATAGGAATTTCCTATACCTGGATATTTTTTTTTGGAGGTATATATGCTAAATAGAGTTGCCTTAATACATGGTCGTGGTTATGAAAAGTTTATTGAACGATCCGATTCAATGTTTAACGACTATACTACAAGTGATACTAGAAAATTTTATATTATCAATAGAAATGATGATAAAGCGCCAGAGGTATCTTATGATAAACTGATTCTTGTAGATGAAACAAACCCTGATGAAATCTACGAAACTAGTATGGAAATTCGTACATCTGATTTAAAATTATTTAAACCTAAATTAGACACACCTTTGGCATTTGCACACTTCTATGATAACGTAATAGATAAATTAGACAATGTACAATTAATGCCGAGCATTCTATTAAGCTTTAGTGAAAAAGAGCAGACTATATCTATAGGGCAGATGTACAATATCTATAAAGGTAAAAAATTAATATATACAATAACATTTGGTATGTCCGAAGCATTAGATAATGAGGCTACAGATTACGTAAGAACTTTATTCGACTTAGCTAAGAAGTATGATGACTTCTATAATATAAAATACAAGTTCCATTTATCTGATCCAGGCTTTAGCACTATTCATATACTTGGAGCAAAAGACTCTGGTATATCTGAAGCATTAGATTATGTATATAATGATCTTCTATGTAGTAATATATAAACAAAAGAAATCCCCATATAGGCATTGCCTATATGGGGTATATTTTTTTGTAAGAGTTCATAATTATGATTATATACTATTATTGTGTATGGTAGATACAGCTACTCACACTAGCTGTATCTAAATATAACCATACACCTGTAGACATAAGTCTACTTGCCGAAAGGAGGTGACTCCTATGGCCGGATGTGTTATGAATTACCATAATACATTAGCGGAACGTTCAGCCAATACTGGCTGGATGATCCGCTATTGCCAAGAAATAGTCTATGATTATATCTATGGCAATAGCGGAGTAAGTTTAGCTGAAGCTAAAAGAGCTGAGGCTTACTTACTTCAACATGGTGTTAGTCTTACTATCGACTTAGATAAAGTCTAATACCAATTAATATACATGGGTGAGGGCGAATATATACAGTTCTTACCCATGTATTATTTTTTGTGTATGTAAACTGTTTTACAGTTGCATACTATAAATGTGTATGGTAGATACGGCTATAGCAGTAGCCGCATCTAAATTTACCCATACACTTGTAGGAGGATAATCCTACAGGCCGAAAGGAGGTGACTCCTATGGCAGGATGTGTTATGAATTACCATAATACATTAGCAGAAAGATCTTCTAATTTAGATTGGCAGATCAGAACTGCAGTAAGCCTAGTGCTTGATAGATATGCTGACATAAATAATGTCAGCCATCATGAAGCTATAGCGGCTTATAGATTCCTAAAATCTCAAGGAATCATTTTACCTATAACTGAAAATCACTTATAGGTAAAATAAAATAATACTTGGTGTGGTAATATACAAACCCACACCTCGTATTATTTTTTGTGTTATATGTATATTATTTTAAACCAAACGCTTCCATAGGATCCATCTCAACCATTTTTACTTGGCTATCATGGAATGCTTTCATGGCAACGTTCTTAAGTTTAGACGCAATTTGTGGGGCAGCTGCACCAATATTCTTTACACCTAGACGATAGAAGATATTACCAGCACAAGCATGGCAAATACCATTCTTAGCTTCACACATAGAAGAGAATCTAAACTGTACAGTTTTACCGAGATACTGATTCATATTTTCAGAAGTCAACTCAACTAATTTATTTCCTTCTTTCATGAAACAGTAGATATATTCTTTGATATTGTCTTTGTTTAGAGTGATAGTAATAGTACGTTTAGTACCACAGTCACTACCCTTCTCTAAAGTCTGGATGTGTTGACATGCTGGTAGCAATAGTTTCTCCCAATAACCACCTTTCTCTGTACGGTTAGAACGAGAGTAAGGACCTTCGGCTAGAGAGTTAGCAAAGTCTGCATATTCTTCTTTAGTAATACCTGTCATATAGTTAGACATGATAATATTATAGCCCTTAGTCGGATCAGGGTTTTTAGTAATACCACGAATAACAAACATGTTTTTGAAGTTATTACCTAGAGAAGACTTAGCGCCACTATTATAAGTATCCATGGATGGGTCATCTTTAAGAATCTCTTGGGCTAGTTTTAATAACTCATCTTGGATCTTTAATACAACTTTAGGATCTTTAGCATCTAGCTCTTTACGATATTTCTTAATAAGCTCTTCTTTAGCTTTATTGATCTTTGTCGTGATAGTTAATAGTTTCATACTATAGCTTGTAGATAAGATATTTACATAAGGCATGAACTTTTGACCTTTCATAATGAAGTCTTGCATAACCTTAATAGTTTTTCTTTCTTCAAGAATAGCATAGGATAAGTCTTGCATGATATCACCAACCACTTTCTTAGTGATAGGTTTATTAATATAGCCATACATATCAAACATATCCTTTTCAATGAATACTCTATTGAATACCCACAACCCTACAGTTGTGGTAAAAGCATTCTTATTCTTTTTTCCTTCTGGGCCATATACACCAGCTGGGATTGTAATCAAATCATAAGTATTAAATCTACGTTTACCATCGAATTCACCAAACATACCAAGCACGGTAGAAGTCTTAGTACCAAGTTTTTCATCTATAGACAAGATATATTCAATATCTTTAGTATTAGTAATTCTATTAGATGTACGTTTCATATCTTATTACCTCCTTACGGTTTATTAGTATGTAAAGTCAATACTTTACAGCACCAAAAACATCTATGTAATTCAAACTATTCTACCCCTAATTGGGGTTTTTATGGAGGTATAATAAATGGACTCTAATTTTAATAAAGAAAATAAAGTCTCTTACCAGGAGCTGGCACCTAGTCTACAAGCCATGCTTGATGGTAAAGCTAGTATTACTGTTCTTAATAACCACGTCAATGACAATGCACGTCATATCACTAATGATGAACGTGCTAAATGGAATGCTACATTACAAGATGCTAATACATGGGCTAAGAACTATGTAAATGGTCTTTTAGGTGACTTCGGTGGTCAAGGTGTAACTTTGATGGATGTAGTCAAATCTAAATTAGATAAGACTGAATTCGAAAACTTTAAACGTACATTAGCACGTATTGCTTTTACTGGTTCTTACAATGACCTTGTAGATAAACCATCTGGCATTTCCTTCTCTGATACTGCCAATAAAGCATTGACAGCCGATCGTGCAACTTTAGCAGATAGAGCTACATTAGCTGATCGTGCCACTACAGCAGATATGGCTGAAGACTCTAAACGTGTTGGTGGTATTCGTGTTACTATTAATGGTACTGCTCCAGCTAACCCTGAGAATAATAAAGAAATCTGGTTCAATACCACAAACTTAACAGTTTACTTCTACGTAAACAATCAATGGAGAATGACTCGTTGCTCCGTAGCGTAAGTCCTTTAGAGGAGACTTTCTACAATATACGCAATGTACAACTAATGATGTCAACAGGGTGTAATCTTAGTTGTAGGTACTGCTATCAGGATGATAAGAAACGTAAGAATATGTCTAAAGAAGTTATGGAATCTTTCATAGACTTCTTATGCGATACTAATCCTGAAACTGAAACTTTAATCGATTTATTTGGTGGTGAGCCATTATTAAACTGGGATATCATAAAGTATGGACTTGAGCTGATGGAAGACTTAAACCTAATGCGAAAGTTACATTTTATGATATCCACTAATGGCACTCTCATAGATGATGAAATAGCATATACTTTAAGCAAGTATAATATTCATGTCAATATCTCTGTAGATGGTACACCAGAGAAGCATAACTATGAACGCAATAACTCTTACGATAAGACTATACAAGGATTACGTAAGTTATATGAACACGGTCTTAGTCGTAATATTACAGCTAGACTTACATTCCCAAATAACTATTTTGGGAATATAGAAGAGCATGTAAAGAGTGTATTAAACTTAGGTATTCCTGAAGTTACATTTGCGGCTATCTTAGCTGGCGGTATTACTGACGAAGAGCTATCTACATATGAAGAGTCTATGTATAGAACGTCTATACTTATTCTTAAGTATGTAGAATATGGCTTAGCTATCATTCCTAAGTATATGAGAAACCTATTATCTACTGAGCATATTAATGGTACTGTCTTTAAACCTAGACCACCATGTCATTTTAAAGCAGATACTGGATTTGTAGTAGATACTGATGGTGTATTATTTGGATGCTCTATTGCACCTAATACAGATTTCGAAGAATATGCTTCTAGAGTATACAATGAATGTGTAGTTGGTGATATTAGATATGGTGTATCATATAATCGCAATATAGGCAATCAATATCCATGTACAGTTCTTACTGCTAAGAATGATTGTATTAACTGTGAAGCTAGGAATATGTGTACTCCATGTGCTATGGAGAATATGCTTTCATCTACAAGAGACTACCACTTAGTGGCCGAAGATAAATGTAAGCTATTCAGAGCTAAATACAGGGTTGCATTACGTTTACACAAATGGATTTTACGTAATAAGTTTGGTAGCCCTGTAATGTGTAAACTACAGGAGAATCATCTTTTAGGGGAAGATAAGTATGATTTGTCCTTGCTAGTGTAAGTATTACTATTAAGGGGAATTTTTAGAAAGAAATGTTTTTAGAGTTTAAAGAAATAGGGAATGATGTGAGAGAGGTTATATTCTATCTCACTAATGATACTAATATTGAATGTGACTATTTACCACCTAAAGGAAAGCAATATATGTCTTTCAAGGTAATAGATGCAATGTTAGAAAAGATTATTAAGATCTTTAAAGATTATAGACGTGTATATACTATCACTTTCAAAGGTGGAGAACCTTTGTTGTGTTGGGATAAGATCACGTATATTATAGATAAGCTTAAAGAGAATAATGTCATCTGTAGATACAAGTTACATACTAATCTTACATTGATGACATTAGCTAAAGCTAAAGTTATTAAAGCTAATGCTATAGACGTTGTAGGATACTTAGATGGCGAAGAAGAGCATAATGATAAACACCGCTCTGGGTATAAAGAAGCTATCCGTGGACTAACTTGTTTACGTGAACTAAATATACTTAAGACCCATGTAACTATCCATATGACTTTAATGGAAGATACAATCAAATACTTTGAGGATAACTTTGACTTTGTTAGTAAACTTGGTGTAAAGAGTATCTTATTTGAACCAGCTGATAGTATAGATATCACTGGTAGATTCAAGACTAACTTAAAGAAAGCTACTAAGTATGCTTATGAGCAATACTTTAAGTTTACTAAGAATAAGTTTGATGCATTGTATCTTACATCTTACTTGGACTACATAGTTCCAGACTATAAAGATACATCTACAGATAGTAACTTCTTTACTTCCGGTCAACTATATGTATCTCCATATGGTAAGATATATGCTAATAGATTAGCTTTAGTAAATAATACTAGACATATCGGGAATGTGTATAGTAATCAATTAGTATTCCCTGAACCTATAGATATCCATAGCCACCCTAAGTGTCGTGGGTGTGTGGCTAAGAATGTGTGTCAATCTTGTAGCGATATAGCTACATTTGACTCTAAATATCCACATCAAAATATCTGTCAACTTAACAGAACCATTGCTGAAGTCGCAAGAGAGTTTATGGAAGACTGGAAGTATAATACCGCTGGTATCTATAATAAGAAGATTAAAAAGAATATTGTAGAGTCTACTAGTATTATGAATAGTCTATACGTTAAACTAAAAAGAACCTATACTATTAATGATGAAACTAGGCCAATCATCAAGTCATTCATGACAGCTTATGGTAGAGACTATATATGTGAACGCAATGAACCTCCTGTGAAGTTGAAGAAACTATATGATAGATTTAAAATAATCATTGGAGGAAACAATGGAAAACTTTACAACCGTGTACAGCAAACCACAAGCTGTAACGATGCTACTGACTAATGATTGTAACTTAGCATGTAGCTATTGCTTCGAATCTAATAAAGGTAAAGATTATATGCCAAAAGAAATGGCATTAGATATTCTTAAGGCTACATATAACGTAGTAGACCCAATGGCTGGTATCTTCACTTTAAACATGTTTGGTGGAGAACCATTAATGAATTGGGATACGTTTAAAGCCGTATGTGATTATGCCTTAGAAAATAATCTTAAGATTCGTATTACTGCAACAACTAACCTGACTTTACTTACTGATGAAATGATTGATTATATAGATGAGCTTTCTATTCCAATCTTAGTATCTGTAGATGGTATCAAAGAAGTTCATGATAAGCATAGATGTAATAGTTTCGATAAAGTTATCGAGAATATGAAAAAGCTTATTGATAGAGACTTAGGATATCTTATTGAAGCACGTATGACAGTTGCTCCAGATACGGCTAAGTATATGTATGAATCAGTTAAGATGCTAGTAGACTTAGGTATTAATAATATTGCTAATGTACCAGCATCTGACTTAGATTGGGACGCTCAATCTATTCAAGATTATAAAGATAACTATGAGAAGATTCTTGATATGTATATCGATATCTTGAACGATGAAACCAATAAACGTAATATCTCTCTATATAAAGTAGACCAAGCATTAAATCTAGCATTAGAACCTATCAAAGAAGATGCTTCTATGTGTAATATTGGTAATCCTAGATGGGTTATTGTAGACTGGAAAGGTGATATTTGGCCTTGTCCAGATTATCCAACTACCGATAATGTAGATTTAATTGCTGGTAAGATCGGTAACTTCTATACTGGTGTAGATGAAACTAAGGTTGATCCTAAGCCTATGGTTGCTACATATGAACTAGAACGCTGCAAAGGATGCGAAGCCATCTCTATTTGTAAGTCTGGTTGTCCTTACGAGAACTATACTAAAAATGGTAAGTTTAATGAACCAACTATTGGTTACTGTACTTTACAGAAAGCCTTTGTAGAAATCATTAAAGCTTATCAAGATAAGTTACTCGAAGCGACCAATATCCGTTCTAGACAGCTAAATGTCTTAATTGAAAATCTTAAAGTCAAGAAATACTATGATGAGAAAGTTAAGACAGTCAATCTATTTGATAGAGAGTTTGGTGTAAGATTAAATCATTTCGTCGAGAAGTATGAGAATCTAAATAATAAGGGTAATATATTACCTAGCTTTGATACATATTTTAAACACGAATTAATGACCATTAACGCTATTGTAGCAGCTATGGTCGGTAAACGAGTTGAGTTTGTGGAGGATTAATTTTACATGCCAACACAAGTAAGAAGAGGGAATACTGTTAGTTACAGTATTCCTGATAAAATAGACAGAACCAAAGATAATATAGTAGCCAAGGCTCCGTTGGTTGATATAGCTAGTGCTATTGCTGTCAATCTTAAAGAAGCAAAATCACTAGAACGCATTCGTGCTGGATTTGGTTCCCCAGAAAATCGTATTAGACGTGATGCTAGTGTCGGAGATATAGTTGAGAGATTTAGTAGCAGTATTGTAGTTGGTGAATCCCTCAAAGCATCTAGCATGAATACTTTATTAGGTATGGCTTCTGAATTGATGAGTAGTACTTTAGGTATTAGCAAATCAATGGAAGGTTATACTGTTGAAAAATATGACATGCCTGGTAGATTCACATTTATTCCGCCTAAGGGCACTAAAACAGTATTGCTTGGTCTTTGTGGTGCTGGTGGCTCTATGGGTACTAATGGTGGCGATACTAACTTTAATGAGGTTATTGTTAAAGGTGGTAACGGTATTTACATTGATAATGTATTAGCTGGTGTTACCGGATATAAGATGGCTTTATTTGAGACAAGATTCGGATATTACGGTAGACCAGAATCATCTACTGATTGGTATAGTAACCGTAGAGGTATGCACTACGGACATCAAAGCACTGGGTTACCTGGAGACTTTATTACTACAGCTTTAAACGTCAAAGGTGGTTCAGCACAATCTATTACCGTAGGTACACCTGGTGCCCCTAAATGGTATGGTGATCCTACTAAGAAACCAACACAGGGTTTTGTATATGTAGCATATAAGACTGATGGTGATGATACACCATATGGCTTAGATAAAGTATATACTGTGCCAGGAAATTATGAGTTTACAGTTCCATCTGGCGTATATAAAATCTCTGCCGTATTAATTGGTGGTGGTGCATTTACTATTAGTGGTACAATAGAAGCTAAAGTAGAAATCTATGAGTATATGGGTCGATATATCAAACAGGGGGATTTCAAGAATTTCCCTGCACAACGCTATAAGCATTTAGATAGAGTGCTTGATGGTCTTAAATATACTGGTGACTTTGTACGATATGATAACCCACGTCAAGGTAGCTGGCCAGATACAGGATATCGTGCACCACATACATATCAAGTTGTAGGATATGTCCCAGCACATTTACCTGGTGCTAATGGTGAAGCCACTGTATTTGGTAATATAACTGCAAATGGCGGTAACCGTGATAATATCTCTTTAGCCAATGACTCTGGTTGGAATCTTAACTTTGATTCTCAACGTGGTCCAACTGGTCGTGGTATGTTTAAAGACGGTCTTAACCAAGCAGTAGGCGGTCAAGGTGAATATAAACGTGTAGTATTAGACGTTTATCCTGGACAAAAGTTCAATGTACACGTTGGTTCTGGTGCTAGATATGAATCTAATGGTGCATTTAAAGCTAATGATGGTGCTGTAGGTATTATGTATGGTGATTATAGACAGACTTCTAGTGGATTATTTAGAGCTATGGCTCCAGGAGACTTATATTCTGGTGCTGTATTGAATCTAATGATTGGTAATCTCCATGTATTGAATAAAGCATTCAATGACTTAGAGAATACATACTGGGAAAATGACTTATGTAAAACATCTTGCCAAGTATCCTGTCAAGCATCTTGTCAAATTGCATGTCAAAACTGTCAGTATGATACTTGCCATAATCAAAACTGTGGAGGATGGTCGTAATGAAAATGTTTTTAACTGACGAAGTATATGACTATCTTAAAACAAGATCTGATTATGCTGAGTTTGATAAACTATATAAAGAGATAACCTGTGGTGAGACTATTAAAGAAGAACTAGAAGCTCAATATAATCTTATGACTACAGGGCCAATGGCTGAGTATCTTAATAAAGTTAAAACTGAAATACGAGAATCTAATCCAGATATCTATAAGTATATCACTTATACATCTGATATCTCTAGTACTACATTGGCTGCTATAGTTAGTGACCCTAGTACATCTAAGAAAGATAAGATGTATGCTCTATTACGTCTATTTACATATAGCTATGCTGATGGTATTCATTTTGAATACGTATTAGACTTCGTAAATATGTATAATGGATTAACTGATGAAGAGCTATCTACATTACCTAGCTATATCCATGTAAACTATATCGAGTTGAATGGATATTTCTTATATAAAGTAATGCAAGATAACCATGAAACGTTTGATACAACTGCCTATGATAAGCTAGTAGACCATTATACTAAAGTCAGAGATAAAGTAGCACCATATTATACTGATGCTGATACTATAGAGAATATCTGGCTTGAAGTGCAAGCTTATTTCATTAGACTCTTACATAATGACTTGACAAATACGGCTTTAGATCTTATACTAGAACGTATAGCGTTAAATCATGAGTCTTTAAATACTAAATACAAGTACACATCTCTTGGTGTGATGTGGTTGTATGAAATGTATATGGAAGTAAGCTTTAATGGTGGAAACTATCATGGGTTTATCTTATGGGCTTATAAACTATTCCGTTATATAGACAGTGCATTAGCTGACCATGAAACATTGTTTGATGGATTAAGATTCTATGATAAGGTTAATGTAATAGCATTAGCTATCATAGTTAGACGTCTCTTAAATATCAAAGAGATATTTATCAATCTAGTACAGTTACGTTTATTCAACTTAGATTTCACCGATGAGTTATTCTTATCTGGTGAGGGTATTACTAATGTAAATCTTACATCTAAACCATCTAAAGATGCTATGATATCTTTTAAGAACTACGTAGATGTATGGTTAAACAGTAATAAGAAGAAACTTATTGAGCTTAGAGATGATAATTCCACTATGGAAGATTTCCGAGCTATTATTAAAGACTATTTACATACAATTTAGGAGGTGATAGTTTATGGGTATAGAATTTAATATGAATAACCGATATAGATGGACTATCCCTGATGTCCCTTATGTGGTTAAGAAAGATAATAAAACAACTACCGATATTCCAGCCAATGTAGATGTGGCTTTTGATAGACATTTTGTAGACACTACTGTACGTGGATTAGTAGAATCATATCAAACCTGTGTAGCTATTTATACTGAAATGAAACAATTATCAAATAACCCACCATCTGATTCTAAGGGTAGAAATTATTGGGATAGTGGTACGCCTAAGTATCGCCAAAACCAAGAAGATAATATTGATAAAGATCATGCTAATAAGATGAACTTTACTAACCCTAAACCATCAACCAATACCGGTATTCAGACTCGTATTATTGATCTTAATAATTTACTCAATAGCGAATATGTAAATGGAGATACGCTAGAAAACATTCTAGATTTCTATAATAAATATACACCGAGTATTGGTAATAATGCTACATCTATCACTGAACGTATAACTTTAAACGCAGAAGCTATTAATCCACCTGCAGCAGTAACAGTTGATGCATTTAGAGATGCTAATGGTAATACTAAGTTCCCAGCAAGAACTGATGGGCAAAGCTACAATCAACCTATAAAGTTAGAGTGGTTTGCTAGACTTAGAGAGAATTTGATTAACACGTCTAACTTCTTCATTAAGAATAATGGTAAGTTTTATGATGTGAACGGCTACTGTATTATCGGTTGTCAAGTTAACTGTCAGTCTACATGTCAATTAACCTGTCAGCATAGACAGTTAGGTGATGATTTCTTAAAGCTTACTTTTTTAGCAGATCAAAATGATACTCACCGAGAATATGTAACTAAATTAGGATGGGAAACTTACCGACACTCGGACCATGACCATAATATTTATATTTTCTTCTATGATCCTTGGGGTAGACGTTGGATGTATAGAAACAAATACCGTGGTAATGAAGACGGTTATTATTTATTACGAGACCAAAACGATACAACCTCTATTCCTAGAACTCACCACGCTGATAATAATACTAATTTAGAATGGTATCCTGGTGCACCATACGACAACCCTAAAAAATATCATTGGGAAATGAGGTATAATAGAAAGACTGGTAACACTGACTTAGTCAATACATTAGACCCTAACTTTAATAGCGATGGTGAGTATACCGTTCATAGTGGTTGGGCTGATTGTAGTGGTTGTGAAAATAAATAATGAATAACGATTATAAAGAAATATACCTAATGCTTACAGAGGCTTGTCCTAATAGATGTGAGTATTGCTATATTAAGGGCAGAGATAACCCTAAGAGTATGACATTTGAACAGATTGAAGAAATAATACGTGTAGAAAAACCTACACGTATTATATTCTTTGGTGGTGAACCGTTACTCAAGATAGATCTAATAGAGCAAGTATTAGAGGAGTATTATGGTAAGATTAAATTCCAAGTAGTCACATCTACCGTAGTTAATTTTAAAGAGTTTATTGAATTAGATAAGAAGTATCCATTTAGTGAGATACAGTTATCATGGGATGGTTTCTCTGATAAGAACCGTGTTGACACTTGTGGTAATTCTATATCTAAGACAGTATATGATAATATCCAATATGCTATCTCTCAAGGAACTAAGTTTGATGTGAAGTGTGTTATTGGTAATGAGAATATACAAATCTTTGATGAGATACATGAGACTTTCGTAGAATGGAAGAAGAAGTATAATGTCAACGGTGAGTTTGTATTAGCCCATAGACCATACTACGCACCAGAATATCTAGAGTTATTCCGAGAGAAGTATAAGAAGACATTCACGTTAGAGAGAATGTATATGGAACACATGAATCGTATTATAGCTATCTTACAAGATGATGATAACTTTGGTTCATGTGACGTTGGTAAGTATAAGGTTATTACCCCATATGGTGAAGAGTCTTACTGTACCGCATTATCTCAAGAAGAGACTGAGTTTGATAAGGATATCTTACAAGCACCATGTACATCTCCAGACTGTAAGGAATGTAAATACAAATGTATTTGTGATGGTGGTTGTAGATACGAACGTTATTCTCAGTTTGGAGATAAGTGGAGAGAAAACCATTTAGATGCTACATGTCAAATGTCTGAAATCATATACACTACTATTAGAGAATGGATAGACTCTTTAGATGATGACGATTATGAAAAACTATTAGCTTACGTTAGAAGCTATAAAGATCATTTAGAACGATACCATCAGGAGGTTACTCAAGAATGATTGACTTTTTACCTGAGCGTATATATAACGCTATTAAAGAAGACCAAGAGTATGAAAATATCTTGATGTATAGAGAGAACGAATTCCGTAAGCTTCTTACATTCAAAGACTTCTGTCTATATGATAACGTCTTTATCAAAAACAAAACAAAATGGGAATACTTCACTGGGACTTTACAGAACCTAGTTAAGAAGTATTGTCCAGAATACTTAACTGAATTAGATATTGCCGTATCTCCTAAGAAATCTAGAGCGGACTACCTCAATATCTACTACAATGATACTAAGATTGACTTAGAAACTAAACTATTCACTTTATCTAGAATAGCTGATATGTCTAAGTATAAAGATGATTTCTTTAACTATCTTGGTATGTATTGTAATCTATACGAAAGTATAGCCAAATCTGATACAGAATTATATTCTGCTATCATTCATTATACGTATATCCAATATGCTACGCTAGTATATGCTAAGACATTACCTAAAGACGCACAATGTATATTCAAGATTAAGAAATATCTAGATACATTACGCTTTGGGTATGGTAATCTATCTGTAGACGCTTTAAACGTTATCTATATCAATACATTCGTACAATGTATTACATTAGTACTAGAAGAGATTGATAATGATATGCTAGTTAAAGAAATGCTAGATGATGTAAATCTACCAGACTCTCTATTTGAAGTCCAATATGGTAACTATGGTATTACCAAACTAGCATTATGGTATAAGCTCTTTGAAGTCAATTTCTCTGTACGAGACTTTGCTAAATGTAAAGAGCTATTCAATAAGATGGTGGAATTAGTTGATGGTAATCTTAGAGAGCCTCAATTACTATTCCGTGGACTATATGTATACAACCAAAACAATATTCCATACTTCTATGGGATACTAAGATTTATATGTCGAATGATAGGGGCATATGATCCAACTATTACACTACAAAACTTATCTGAAGAAGATAAGCAGTTTATCTCTATCTATGATTGGGATTCTAGTGACTTACTAATCTCCGATAAACTTACATCTGAGATTTTCTATAACTATGCCCTTAGAACTAATCTCTGGTTCTATAACTCTGCACCAGTTCTTAAAGCATATAAGTACTATGTATATGAACAAGCTGGGTTACCATTACCAGATGAAGATAAAATAGTTAAACCATTAGATGATTTCTTAAGTTCTTTCTTAGATGATGAACCTGCTGAAGAAGTAGATCCTAATGTGGTAGAAAAATAATGTATGATCGTATAGACGCTATTACATTTAAGATTTCTGAATACTGTAATCTAGACTGTGTATACTGTTTCCAGAAATATGATACTAAGACTAGATATGATGGATTTACTGATTTTGATCAGCTAGTTAAGTTCTTAAGAAAGATGCCTTTAGGGGATACCCTAGAGTTTAAGGTTACTGGTGGTGAGTCTAGTCTTCATTGTGATAAGATTAGAAGTGCTTATAGAAAACTTAAGAAACTAGAACGTTATAAGAACGTAAATGTGGAATTTACGACGATTTCTAATGGCACCAATATAGATGGACTGATAGCTCTCTGGGATGACGGTATACTGAATCCATGGGGTTGTAAGATATCCTGGGATGGGGTCTTTAGTGCATCTAAATCACGTAAAGTAAAAAATAATTCTTATGACGATGAATATTTTAAAGATATCATTCGTAAGCTAGGTAAGTCTGACTATAGAGATAAGATCTTAGTCAGAACTGCCTTAACACCAGATACGGTAGACGAACTATATCAAGCATATAGATTTACAGTAGACAATGGTTGTACTAAATGGGAATACTATTTACTTAGTGATTGTGATGAATATAAAGACCCTAAGTTTATAGAAAGACTAAGACCTCAGTTATATCATATATACAATGATAGTAAGGAGTTTCCTGAATCTATAGTTGCTAACTTAGATGCTATGGCTTATGTACATACAGACTTATCTCAGTCTACTAAGATGAGATGTGTTAGCTGTAGACACTTAGGCCATTTCTTACATATAGACATACATGGCAATATCTATCCTTGTGGGTACTTCTCTGATGATTCCTATTACGATGACCAAACATTATCTATAGGGGACATTTACTCAGGTTTAGATAAAAATGCCTTAGAGAATTTTTGTGAAGAATATAATAATCTTCCAATGTGTAGCATCCAAGATGGTTGTGAATGTTTACACTGTTTCGAATGCCCAGCTATTAGTCACCTATACTACAACAATATGCAGTATAAGCTAGGACAGCAATGTAAGATAAGGCATTTAGAATTAGACCTGTACAAGGAACTATTCTCGGACTATACGTTTGATATGTCTCGTATACAAAGAAACTTTAATGTGTATAATGAACTTGAGTACCACAAGTGTGGATTATGTGAATCCCTTCCATTCAAAGAATAATATATTTTTTCACGGAGGGACTTGTATGACAAAACTAGATAGAGAACTTAGACGTGCAGTAATCAAAGGTAAGGTCCTTAGCACGATTAAGACTATCGCTATGAATCCTAAATTTTTAAAAGCTGTACCGAAGATACTTTCTTTCTTCGTTAGACAGCTACAAAAGAGATTTTTGTAATGTATAAGAGTATTTCTAATCCATGGGTGACCAACCCATGGATTTTTAACACTCTTATAATTTGAACAATTCTTTTCATGGAGGTAATATAATGGCAAAACTACATGATACCAGTGTAACTGGTAATATTAATGCCTCGGGTACTATATATGCTAATGGTAAGGCAGTTGCACCATTAGATCATACTCATTCAGTACAAGCTATAACTGGTTTAGACAAATCAGTAAAAGATATAGTAAACGCTACACCTGTAGCTAATGCAACAAACGCTACACAATTAGCAGGTAAGACAGCAGACCAATATGCACTAAAAAGTGATTTAACTGCTTTAGGTGAAAGTCTTAATACTGTACAATATGCTATAACTAAACTATTCAAATGTCCTATATATGTATCATCGTCATATGATAATAAATTCGTGCAAGTGAAACTAGCTAGGAAGTTTATTGCTAGTGACTATGTGATTATTGAAGTCGAAGATAATAATACAAAGTTTACTCTTTATGGTACAACTAACGCTCATCTAACAGGTGCCAAAATTAATATTAAAAAATTTGATAAAGATAGGTATTTTGGGTATTATGATGCACAGCAAACTATATTTATGACAACATCAGGTGATTTTGTTTTTCGTGGTGTAGGTCTAAATGATGAATTAGTTTCTGTAACTATTAAAAGTAGTCATCCTATAGAGGCTAGTGACTTTACGTTATTACCTAGAGACATGTCTGTAGATTATAATAATTATAATATGGCAATGAAACGTGGCTTAGCCAATATTGATATTATACCATTCATCTCAGATAATTTTAGTTTAGATAACTGTGTCTATAAAGTAAATACGTTATTTAATAAAAAACCATCGTACCTAAAATTAGAAAATGTTAAAGGTGGTACTGGTAATTTTGTAATATATGATCTAACTAATATGGTAGAATTATATATAGGCACAGCTGGACTTGACGTTTTTGGCTATTATAATGGTGCTGGTACACCAGCACCAATAGTTCTAAAAAGCTATAATGAGATGGTTATAGATTTGACAAATCTATCAACTAATTTGGCTGTACGTGGGGATTGTATAGCATATTTTAAATATAATAGCAATATCCCATCTTATATGAATGCCGTAACATTACCATCACCGAAACCTGAGTCTGCCGTTGTTGGTACAACATTCCCTACGTTAGCCGATGTAAGTAAGATATTAGGACAGTCTGTTACTATTAATGGTATAACTTATGATACCAATTCTAATATTGATTTACGAAGTACACAAGCATACCCAGCTACTACTATTAATGGGCAATCTATCACTATTGGTGGTGAGAGTACTATTACCGCTAGAGCTAATGGTGGTAACGCTGATACTGTTGGTGGACTATCACCTAACTCATTTATCACTACTGATAATTTAGCACGTAAATACTACTCTAAAGTTGCAGTATACGACAATGATAACCATTTAATTCATCCAGATGGTACCGAAGAATGGATCGAATATCAAAGACCAGAGTCTGATGATGGTTTTGACCACTTATAATAGGAGACTATTATGGCTAAATTAACTGATATAAAATATGTAATACGTGGTCGTAATGGTAGAGAAGAGATTACGCTATATACTACAAAAGAAGAAGCTGGTAGTATGTGTAAAGGGTTTAAATTACCAGATGGCACCAGAGCTTATGCTGCTATTGGTGAGACCACGTCTAAACTAGCTACACAAAAACGCTTCAAGATTCAAGGTAAAGTATATGCTGCTTTAAGAGAAGCCGAGGTCAAGAAAGATAAGATTAGAAAAGCTTATATCTTTAAAGCTGGTTCTCATAGATTTAAAGTACCATACTGGGCTAAGAAAGTACACTATACAATCTGTGGTGGTGGTTCTGGTATCATCTCTACTAATGCCCCTATATTAGATCTAATAGATCAAGATGGTCTTGAAGATCAGTCACATATAGTATTCCCTGTTAATAAAAGAAACTTTAGTATGACTATACCACATGCTAGTTATTATATTGCAGGCACCCATACATCTATTAATGTATTAACTGAAGTAGCAGATGAGTTCGGTTCTGGTTGGACCACTGATGATACTAGAAGTGATATCACTGAAAGTTTTAGTGACTATAGTAAAAATGAGCATTGGTTAAAAGCTACAGATATCGGTGTAATGAATAGTAAGAATATTGGTGTGTATCAAGCATATTATCCACCATATCAATTCTTTGAAACTATGCCTAAGGTTGATGATACAGTTACACGAAAGAAAGTTCTTATTGCACCGACTATGGTCAACCCAGATATTGAAGATGGGTTTAAATATGATGATCTAATTAATAGCATAAACTCTAATGTTCCATGGCCACCTGGTTGGGAACCTGAAGCAGAGTATAAAACTATTAGTGGTACTGATAAAGTAAAATGGACTGTATACAATAAGGGCTTTAAAGCATTATATAATGTATGCCCTACAAGTGCTATGGTTAAGATAAATAATATCAGCAAGTTTATCAGTGATACTATGGCTAAGTATAAGGTCAATCTTGTAGATAAAGATATTTACCATGATGAAGATAACTCACTTATGGTGAATACATTTATCAATCAAGCATATATCTATAATACATATAAACCATTTAAGACACTATACTCTTCTGGCGTATCAGTACACTCTAGTAGTGTAAACGCTCCAACTAAGAATGACCCATTAATAAAGTCTACTTATGATGCTGCATTATCTGCTTATAATGCTAAACCTGAAGAGTTAAAGAATAGATACGATAACGTAACTTATTATATGCGTAAACAGTTCTTAGATAGTACTATCTTTGACTATGACTATATGATGCAACTTAAGTCTGCAGGCAACTTAGATAGTATGATCAATTCTACTATATTATCTAATATGGATCTTGTGGATGGAGCATATAACTTTGCTACTGGCAGAGCCACATCTAAAAAGTTATCTGAAACTAGATTAGGTGCCAGAGAGGTTGTCTTTGACATTATGTGCCAAGATAATCAAAATAGACAGTTATCCGTTAAGTATGGTGGTTCTCTCTTATTGGGTTGGGATAAATACTTTGATGATGCATACTGCTATGATATTGAAGATATTGATATTTATAAAGCAGAAGAGTTTACTAAGATCTTTAATCCATTAAGTGGTAACTTAGCTATGGCACCATTCCCTGGTCAAGAAAAGACTGGTACTTGGGCTGTATCTGGTAATGAAATGATTGATATCGAAGTTGGTAAGCATGGTATGCTATATACTGAGGATATGGGCTTTAAGTTAAACAAATACTTCCATGATCGTGAAGCTGATGGTATTTGTATACTAGAGTTCGAGGGAGACTTCGCAGAGGTTGATGAAATCGCTGATGCTTTACGTTTTGGTAACAGTTTGCCAAATTATAAATATAACCAATTAATGGAACTGTATCCACTATCTAGAAACACTTACGGTAAGAATATCGATATGCAATATAAGTCCCTAAATGGTAAATACGATCTATCATCACAAGACGTGTTCACTTATAAAAATGGTATGGCAACTGCATTTAAGGAGTATATCGAAGAGTCTACTGACGGTGAAAACCATATAGATCTTTATATGTCGTCCCATGAAACAAAATTATCTAATATGGCTAACGCAGCTGGTAGTTTCGAGCTTCGAATGCAAGGATACGATATAAGTAACCCTGAAACTCAAAATAATTTACATAGTGGTCTAGGTGCATACGAGACTAAAGTAAAAATGAATATGGCTGAAGACTTTATTGCACATCTAAGCTCTTTTATAAATACTGAAAATATGGTATACCAAGGTATAGTACCACTTAGGTCGTATTATACTAAAGAGAGAGTATTTAATTTTAAAGATGCATCTAAATTACATTTTGCATTTAGATACAATGTAATTAACGGTCAATATATACCTAGGGTTAAAGTAGACTATTCTAAAGAGCTTGACGTATACGGCCTATTATTATTTGATACTGTTAATGATCTAGATTATAGGTGGTTTGTGTCTTTAGGTTTATATATAAATCCGTCTACAGCTAAGAATATAGCAGTAAATATGGCTGGTTATATTAATAAGCCTAATGGTAATAAGCTTAGGAATACTAAGATTAAAATATATAAACCATGGGTTAGTTATGATCTATCTGCTGGCACGGTTAAATATAAAGTACCTAAGAATGTTACGACTAAATCACTAGTTGGTATTATACCAACTCTAGATGTCGGTATTAGAAACGTAACCATAGATATTACTGATATTGGAGATGTAGCTATAGATTTCGCCCCAGTATTGGCTACACCATATGGATCAAATACAACTGTAACCATTATAGACAATTCTGGTTTAACTGAACGTAAGTTCTCAAGAGCATTTGCATATACTAAATCAAATATATATGGATCTTTGAAATTTAAACCAAACACGCTACAACAATTTGCTATCGGATCCTCAGCAGATCTATCTACTGTAGATATAGATACTTCAAATGCTACATCGTTTGAGGAAGCATTTAAAGACTTCCGTGGCAAACTACCTAGAAATATGGATATCTCCAAATGTTTAAACTTCACAAGAACTTTTTATAATGCTGACTATAGCATGGTAACTGCTGATGTATTTAAAGATGGTACATTTAGAGCAACCAAGTTAGTAGATGAAAGTATGGAAATCTCTAATACGTTTGCAGATTTTAGTGGTAAAGATACAATATTAGATGTATGGAAGTTCTTAATCGATAAAGTTAGATTATTAGAACAAATTAAAGCACGTCCTGCTGTTAATATGAGTAACTTTATGGCTTATCTTAGAGGTGTTCCGTTCTTTAGCTTATACGATATTTATATGGCAGTCACAGATACTACATTTGTAAAGAGCAGATATTCATTCGGATCTGGATATATGTGTAGTGGTTGTACATTTAAAGAATTTGAAGCACCTATATTACTCAGATCATCTAAATTGTATAGTAATTTTACATTAAACACTATCGGAATAAATGGGGTTGATAAATTGACATTCATCCAGCCATCATCAGTTACTATTAATACAGTAGAGCAATTAACTAGTGCTTTAACAGCAACTGGTTATTCATCTAATTTTGTAAGCACTGGTAAGTCCACATCTAATACTAATAAGATTAAATTACCAACTAGTATTATAGTTAAATTACGTAGAGATGTGACTAAGTTTAATGTAGATGCTACAGCTATTGAAGCTATTAAGACAGCTTTAAATACAACTTACCTAACTCCAAAAGAAAACATATCTGTTACTGTAGAATAAAGAATACCCAGTATAGTCAATGACTATACTGGGCTCTTTATATTAAGGGTATTTATAGTTATATACTATAAATGTGTAGTGATGATTGTGTATCACTGCTTATATGTATTCACTCAGAGGAGGTCAATTATTATGTATTATATTATGCAACAAATGGGATGGGTCGTAAACCCTAATGAAGATACAAAACCCGCATATTTGAAAGCATATGATCATGTATTTATTGGTGAAGATGTAGCTAAGCATTACTTAAATATGACAGCTAAAACCAATGAGGAAATCGGTGCTATTGTAAATAGTATCAAAAATCAAGATTTGAAAGATAAAGTAGCAGATGCTTTAAATCAAATCAGGTTAATATTTCCTGGTGCAGTAATAACTACTATTAATGAAGTCTGTGATGGTGAGTTATGTGTAATTATATATGATTTTATGACTAAAGTGTCGGTAATAGATATGATTACAGAATAAATATAAGGAGGCATTTATATGCAAAGATTTAAAGTCGTAGCAGACACATATTTATTTGACCACGAAGATGGTCTATTAGAACAGAAACCATTAAGAGAAAGCCATGAGCTCTCTGATCTTGATGATGCTGATTATGCAATTCAATTTGAAAAAGACGAACTGGCAGAGATCTATGGTGAAGAGGTATTCCCTAATCCAGATCATGAGTTACAAGAGAAGATACTAGCACTCTTGGAACGTATCGAGGAAATGGATAAACCTAATAGTACAGAATATGTCGGTACTGATCGTCTAGTACATTTCTATTTAGCATTCTAAGGAGGTTATATTATGTCAGAATTATACAACGTAGTAAAAGAAGTATTTGCCTATGATCCATCCACTCAAGGTATTGATGGATATGTAACTATGGAATTTATTGGATTCCATTTATCTCTAGAAGAAGCTGAGCACCTATTAGGTACAGCATCTAGAGCATCTATTGAAAACTATTCAGCTAACTACATTGATGTAGAGCCTGAGGTTACTAAAGTTCTAACTGAACGTAAAGAAGAACTAGAAAAAGAATATGCTGGTGATTGCGGTGTATTACCGCATCATGAATTCTATATTCAAGGTAATAGACTACACCACTGGTATATTTCCAAATCTAATAAGACATCTGCAGACATTAACTAAGGAGGACTACTATGGCAGAAAAATATTTAGTAGTAAAAAACACATTCGAGTATGATTATGATGAAAAAGAAATCACTACTGATGATGCTATAACTGATATATCTAATAAGATAGTTAACTTTGATGATGGTAAAGCTATCATCAGAAAAGAATATCAGGCTATGTACGAAAAGACTGAATTAGCTGATGTAGCTGAAACAGAAGAAGATACTATTCGTATTGAGCAAATGGATGAATTAGAAGATATCTTACGTAATGATGATTCCCCAGGAAGCTTTGTATTCCGTGGCAAAGATACTATATACCACTGGTGTCTATTTGAACTCGAAGAAGACGAAGAATAGAATCTTACAATACACATTACATAATTATTAAAGGTTATTGTAGTATGCTAGATATTCAGTCTAGCATACTACATTCTTATTTTTTAGGAGGATACTAATATGGAAGTACAATACGCAGTACTTAAAGAAGTATACGAATATAATCCAGAATCTAAACAGTTTGAACCTGTATCTAGCAGTAACCCAGTGGTGGCTACAGTAGATACTATGGAAGAAGCTATAGATTATATCGAAGCTAATGCTAAACCTGCACGTTTAGTTACATTAGGTATTGAGACTACAGACGAGCATGAACAATTCTTAGGCACTATGTTAGAGCATAAGTTTAATAATGAAGCTAATAGTAAAGCTGTACATAGTAGCAATCGTATAGTACATTGGTTCATCAAACCATCCGTAGATGGAAATAATCTAGGAGAATAGTATAATGAATACAAAGTATATTATAGTAACTAAAGAGTTACGTTACAATCGTATTAGAATTGGTGTATCAGTAAAGCATTGTAGCATTATTAGATATGAACCAATCTGTTATTCTGATAAAGAATTAGCTATTGAAGAACTAGATAAATTGGACATTGGTGATCTTACTACTGAAGAGCTATTACCAAAAATCTCTCAAATACGTAAGTTCCTAAAAGATAATGATAGAGAAATGCTAGACTTATTCAATGAAGCTATGCGTGATCCAAAGAATCCAGAAATCAATACATCTAAATTACAAAGTGTAGCTATAGACAGAGTTACTGGTGAGCTTGTAATCAGATGGTCTATTATCGGTGAACTTAACGAAAAGTAAAGTTTAAAATGGTTGTATATAATAACTATGTATCCAGTATATGTCAGCTGGATATGTAGTTATTATGCAAATACACATTTTTATTATTTAAGAGCTATACAAGCTCAAAGGAGGAATTATAGAATAGGGTAATATCTACAATTTGTAAGACATGGGTATGCCAGTGGAGGTGTATCCATAGTAAGTAAGTTTCACGTATTCTTATGGTAAATTTATTTAAGGAGAATTTAACAATGAAAAAGGAACTTTTATTAACAGCAGCAATTATGGCTTCTATTACAGGTACTACATTTGCAGCTGGCACTGATTTCGGTGTGAACTCTGTTAATGACGGTAGCTTTGGTGTCGTTACTGGTACTAATAATATCGTTAACAATGGTGCTAATAATACATTAGTATCCGGTTATGGTAATAAAACTAATGCATCTAATACATTAGTTATGGGTGAAGGAAACACTGCATCTGCTATGAACTCTTTCGTAGGTGGTGAAAACTCCCAAACTCGAGGTAAGAACTCTATTGCTTTCGGTGAAAATGCTCAAACTAATTTCGATAATACATTCGCAATTGGTAAAGAAGCAGTAACTAGCCAATATGATACTATTGCTATCGGTAATGGTGCTAAAGTATCTGGCGAATCTTCTGTAGCTATCGGTCGTGATAACAATATCACTGCTGCTGATACTACAGCTTTTGGTGCTAACAACGGTACTATTGCAGCTGACCAATCTAACGTGTTCGGCTACAATAACGTAGTTCAAGGTACTGAAAAAGAACAATTAATCTTTGGCGTCAACTCTACAACTAAAGAGCAAGGCGCTACAGTTGTAGGCTCTCACGCTCAAGCTACAGCTATTGATGCTGTTGCATTGGGCAATAATACAGTAGCCGACGTTCAAAATAGTGTCGCTATTGGCACTAACTCTACTACAGACAATGCAGTTGGCACATCCACTATTAAGGATAACACAACTGACATTCGTTTCATGAACTCTAGTTATGCAGGTGAAAACCCAGACTCTGTTGTATCTTTCGGTACAAATGGTAAAGCTGGTAAAGCAGGCGTAACTAAATATACCCGTCAGTTGCAAAACGTAGCAGCCGGTCGTGTATCTTCTACATCCACTGATGCTATCAACGGCTCTCAATTATATGATGTAGCTCTTGAAGCACAAAAATACAATACTGTAGTTGATGGTACAAATACAACAGTAGCTTCTGCTGATAATGCTTTCGGTAGAAAAGAGTACAAAGTTAATGTCAATAAAGATCTTAACGGCATGAACTCTGTAAACTTCGGTAGCAATACAGATAGTGTACGTGGAACTGTTAGCAAAAATGGCGCACAATTCTTCAATGGTAGTGTAAATACTAACGTTACAACTAACGGTATCCAAATCGAAGATACTGATAGCTTAGAACAAGCTAACTTCACTAAGCAAGGTATGTATGCAAGTGAAGGTAATAAAACTGTATACTTTACAACTAACGGTGTTAGTGCCGGTGACCAAATTATCAATGGCGTTAAAGCTGGTGTAGCTGGTACAGATGCAGTTAACGTTGACCAATTGAATAAAGTTGCTGCTGACGTTAATAAGAAAGTAAACTCCGTTGGTAAAACTGTAGTTAAAGCTGGCAGTACTAATGCAAAAGTAGACTCTGCTGTTTCTGGTAATACCACTACATATACAGTAGACGTTAGTCCTGTATTAAGCAAAATGCGTTATATCGGTTTAGATGCTGCTACAAATGCACCTGGCGATAACCGTACTTACTTAGAACCTGGTAAAACTCGTTATATTACTGATGACTATGATAACGTTGTTACTGGTAAAAGTATGTGGATTGCTAATACAGAAACATTAGACAATACTACATACGATATCACTGGTGTATCTGCTCAAGTAGGCAATACTTCTGTTAAATTTACTACTGACGGTATTGATGCTGGTATGCAAAATATTACTCGTGTAGCTGCAGGTGTTGATGATACTGATGCAGTTAACGTTAGCCAATTGAAAAAATATGTAGCAGATAATGACAAAGATACTATCACTACAGTTAAAGCTGGTGACAATGTTACAGTTACTAACGACGGTAATCACAACTATACAGTTGCAGTAAATAAAGATCTTACTGATATGCATACCGCATCTTTCAATGATGGTACAACTGAAGTTAAAATTAACCCTGGTAACGTTATCGTACATAACTTGAACGATAATGATGCAACACATACTATTATCGATAGTGGTAATATTGGCGTTAAGACACTTAAAGGTGAAACTGTTATTACTGAAGATGGTATACTAAATGGTAATAAAGATGAAACTAAACTATCAAAAGTAGATTTCGATGGTCTTACTGCAACTAATAAAGATGGTAAAACTGTTGAATTTAAATTAGATAACGTTTCCGTTGGTGGTAACCAAATTCATAATGTAGCTGCAGGTACAGCTGGTACAGATGCGGTTAACGTTGACCAAATGAATAAAGCTATCAATGATAACCGTACAATTGTTGAAGCTGGTGACAATATTGTAGTTAAAGAAGATGCTGGTACTTATACAGTATCTACAGCTAAAGATTTAACTAATCTTAATTCAGTAAGTTTAAATGACGGTAATAACGAATCCACTTACACTACAGAAGGCATTAATATGACTTACCGTGGTGCTGACGATGAATACCATACAAGCTACAAATATGATGGCGTTCATATCACTACAAACGATGGTGATGCTAACCCAGTAAACGAAGTATCCTTGACTGACAAAGGCCTAAACAATGGCGGTAACCGTATTACTAAAGTTGGTAAAGGTATTGATGGTGATGATGGTGTAAACGTTAACCAATTACGTGATGAGTTAGCTAAGAACAAAGCAGTTGAATCTGTAATTGCTGACAACCAAGTTGATAATATTGCAGCAGTACGTGTAACTAATGGCAAATCCACTGGTGATGCTAATGCTCAATATGGTGTATATGTATCTCGTTCTACAGTAGATGCTATCGCTAAAGCTTCTAACCGTTTCGCTGGTGACGAAGTTATCAACGTTGAACGTTGGAATGGTCCTGCTAATGTAGCAGATCTTACTACATTCAAATACAACGGTGAAAAAGCCGCATCTAAAACTCCATTGACTTACAAAGCTAATGGTAAAGATGCTAAACAAGTTATGCTTGCTGATGGCTTAGACTTCACTAATGGTAAAAACACTACAGTTACTACAGATGCTAATGGTGTAGTTAAATACTCTGTGAATGATAACTTGAATGGTATGAAATCTGTTAACTTCGATGGTGGTACTACAGTGAACAATGATGGTTTAACTATTAACAATGGTCCATCTGTAACTAAAGATGGTATTGATGCTGGTAATAAAACTATTACTAACGTAGCTCCTGGCCGTGTAGATGCAGGTTCTACTGATGCAATTAACGGTAGCCAATTGAATGACGCAGCTCAACGTATTAGCAACCGTTACGATGCAGCTATTGCTAATAACCAACGTGAAATCAGTAAAGTAGGTGCTCGTGCAGCAGCTATGGCTAACTTACATTATCAAGACTTCAATGCTGATGATAAATGGAGCTTCGCAGCTGGTTATGGTCACTACAAAGGTCAAAATGCTGGTGCTATTGGTGTAGCTTACCAACCTAATGAAAATACTATGATTACCGCATCCACTACAATTGGTAAAGATGCTATGTATGGTGCAGGTGTATCCATGAAATTCGGTAAATCTTCCAAAATGAATGCTAATAAACAAGTAGCAATGGCTAAAGAAATCGAAGAACTTCGTGCAATCGTTGCAGCTCAAAATGCTAAGATTGATGCATTAGTTGATCATGCTATGGGTAAAGACGAAGCCATTACTGATGTAGTATTCCCAGATGTACCTGAAAATCATTGGGCTTATAACATGGTTCAAGACCTTGCTTATAAAGGTATTGTAGTTGGTTATCCAGATGGTAACTTCTCTGGTGATCGTACTTTAACTCGCTATGAATTCGCTGTAGCATTAGACCGTGCAATCTCTGCTGGTTACATGAACCCAGAATTAGGTCGTGCTATTAAAGAATTCAAAGTTGAATTAGACCAAGTACAAAACGGTATGCGTTTCCGTGTAGACCGTGTATCTGGTAAAGATGGTGCTACTGATAAAGTTGAACGTGTACGTGTTAATAAAGACAACACTCGTGACAACTATGGCACAATCGTAAAATAATTCTATTCTAAAAGAGAAGCAACTACAAGGGTCAATGACCCTTGTAGTCTTTTCTTTTTTTTTCATAATCCACTCATTGTATGATTTTGAACATTAAATTGTACCCCATTTGGTACTATTCAATTTCTATAAGGAGGATTTAATATGGATAAAGTTATGCCTTCTGATATTCTAAATATGGTTCATGGTGTTATCGAGAATAATAAACTTAGTTTCGATATCTCTGAATTGAACTTAGAATCAGAGCAAACTGGTTATGTAGTTATTAGTAATGATGAAGCTTATCTAGTTATTAATAAGACTAAACCAACTGAGTTTAAAGTTGTTAAACGCAACGAAGTAATCTCATCTAAAGAAGTAACTCTAAGCAATATTAGCTTTATTAGTAAACTCAATAAAGATAAAGCTAGTTACCGTAAAGATGAGAATGTAGTGTTGACATTCAATGTCAAGAATACCGTAGAAGATTCTCCTATGGTAGTTAAAGTTGACTTATATAAAGTCAATACATTAGTTGCTACTGTATTCGAAGATACTAAGTTATACTTACGTAAGAATGAGAATAAAGACTACAGTGTAACTATCCCAGCAGACTTATTGGAAAACAATACTGGTTATTTAGTATCCATTAGAGTCGAAGATGTTAATGGCCATATTGACATTGTAAATACTGCAGTATCTGTAGAAGAGAACTGGACTGTATTCCCAAGATATGGTATCGTAGGTGGTTCTGGTGATGACTATAATTCTATTCTATTGAAGAATAAGCAACGTTATGAAGATGCTCTTGGTGTAATGACTAATATGAATATCAATAGCTACTTCTTCTATGATGCTTATAAGTCTCCACAAAACCCATTCCCTCTAGATAAACCACAATTCTCTCAAGATTGGAATACTTGGAGCCATAGTAAAGTCGATGTAGAAATGATTACTGATATGACTAAGTATATGCACTCCAAAGGTTCTGTAGCAATGCTATACAATATGTGCTTTGCTCGTTCTATTGATGAACCTGAGACTGTATCTGCTATTGAGTATGCTTATAATCATGATACTTATGGTCTAAACAAGAAAGGTACACCATACATTAACTATATTGATGGTAAACCATTCCAATACTACTATCACCCTATGAGTAAACCATGGAGAGACCATATCTCTAAGGTTATGATTGAGGCTATGAAGAATGGTGGATTCGATGGGTGGCAAGGTGATACTATTGGTGATCGTACTATCAATGCTTACTATGATGCCGATTCTAAAGAGCATTATATGAGTGATTACTATGGCGATTTCATTGCTGATATGAAGAAACGTATGCCAGATAAATATGTCACTATTAATGACGTTAATGGTGAGCATATTGATAAGATGCTACAATCTAACCAAGATGTAGTATATAATGAAATCTGGCCATTTGGACAATCTGCATTAGTAATCGATGGTCAATATCGTTCCCAAACTGAGTATGGTGATCTTAAAGCACGTGTAGATGATGTACGTCGTAAGACTGGTAAATCTCTTATTGTTGGTGCTTATATGCAAGGACCAGATACTGAATGGAAAGATGGTAAACGTATAGCTAAGAATGGTTCAGGTGAAGATTCTATTGCTGATAAGACTTATAACTTACCAGCAGTATTATTGACTACAGCAACCATCTCTGCAGCTGGTGGCTATCATATGAGCTCTGCTGTATTAGCTAATAGAATGAACGATGATGGATTAGGTATTGGTATTCTAGAGAAAGACTACTACCCAACTCAAAGTCTACGTACTACAAAAGAGATTACTCGTAAAGTATCTGATTATAATCAATTTGTAACTGCATATGAAAATATCTTACGTGGTACTAGTCTAGAAGATTCCACTAATGAAGTGGAAGTATTCAATGAATACAACTTCAAACAAAACTGGGATAAGTATGGTACTCGAGGATTCCAAATCTGGGCTTGGACCAAACAAGGTAAAGGCTTCAGAACTATCCAAATGATTAACTTATCTGACGTTGTATCTAACTGGAAGAATGAAGCTGGTGCTAAAGAGAATAAGCAACCGACATTCCAAAACAATCTTACAGTAAAATACACTGTAGGTACAGATAAAGATTTAGCTAATAAGTTAGCTAATAATGTATTCGTTGTATCTCCAGATGATTGGTCTAAATCTACTATGATTAAATGTCAAGCTACTGTAGAATTAGTTAATAAGAAATATGTATTGAATATCAAAGTTCCTAAACTAGATATTTGGAATACAATCTATATTGCTGAATAATAAACAAAAGAAGCACTACAAGGGTCATTGACCCTTGTAGTCTCTTTTCGTAAATTTATGAAGTTGAGTTGTATATTATAATTGTAGTTAGTGGTTAGGTCTAATCTATAAGGGGGTTAAAAATGCTAACTAAGATTAAAGCTATTATAATTATAGTAGCAACTTTGCAAAATGTTGTATTTGGGTTCACCAGCCCCACAATACAAATTTACTTTATGAGTCTAGTAAGTGCCAGTACTTTAAGTATGGCAAACTTACTAGATGCAGGTTTCGCTGGTACTATAAATAGCTTCCTAAGCAAGAATTCATTTAGGAAGCTATTCAAAAAGTATGCTCCTATAGTGGGGCTACTTGATGCGGTAATATATGCTATTATCGTATTGTGCTCCATCGATGATCCGACTATAAGGTTCATTGGTATAGCTATCTCCAATGGCACTCTTGCTGCTATCTGGGGAGTTATGCTATTGGATAGTATTAATAATACTATCCATGGTGATGACCTTACATCATTCAATAGTTTGAATAAATCTTGTTGTTTATTCGGTTCTCTATTAGGTGGTGGCATAGGATTCATTATAGGGAATGGATTGGATATCAATACTGCTATTATACTACAAGCAGTAATGGTAGCAATCAATTCCCTAGCTGAGTTGTACGCATTCTACAAATTAGACAAAATCGAAGAATCGTAAAACTCAATATCTATAGTTGTATACTATAAAGGTAATCATAATGGTTATATTTAAACTATGAAAGGAGTTGAAAGATATGATCGTTTTAGATTTGCTATGTTATGTCGGCTATGCAGTCGGCATTCTTCGAGACTAATAGTTTCAAGGACCTCTAGGAGTTAGAGTGATAGATACAATATGTATCTTGATCTTTAACTTCTAGGGGTCCTTGATCATTAGTCTTTTTTCTTTTGCAAATTTCTATGATACTTGTTAAGGTTTAGGAGGTGATATATGAAAGAAAACCAAATAGTATTTTAGAATTCTATAGTGTATTTTATTTTAGGAGGACTATCGTGAAAATTATAGACGATGTCAAAAAGGACCTACGGTTCTTAATAGAAGCAAAACTAAATAAAGAAAAGGCAGTACAAACTGTCGCTAAACTATATGAGAAAGAGCGCTTAAATACAGACTCTATCTCATTATGGTATGACCAAGTACGTAAAGATATTCCAAGTTACGTACATCGTACAGAAGAGCCTCAACTATGTGATATTAAGAAGTCGATAGTTGGTGGTAAGACTATTAAGGGTACTATCATCACCCGTGGCGGTAAGAATAAAAAGAAAAGCCATAAAGATGGTACACCATACTACAAAAAAGGAGGTGAGAGAAGATGGCATAATATCGTAGTAGGTGGCACTATGATATTAGCAAGACGTAATATTAAGTCTGCTAAAGCATCTATAGCTGCATCATATAAGTTCATGGAGCTTATAGACAATAATGAGCCTAATCCAGAAAAGGCTATTATTGATATTGTCAATAAAGACTACCGTCAAGAATACACTCTAGATAATAAGAATGATATTCTTACTAAGTTTGCTAGTGATTATATTGATAATAAGGCTGCATTCCTAATCATGCCTAAGATTGGCAAAGAGATTGCCGAAGGTCGTGAAATTGAACGAGTGGCTCGTAAGTATGGTACTACAAAAGAAGACATCTATGATATGGTAAAGAAGCATAGCTTCGTATTCTTTGTCTTCTATGATATGGGTGCTTTGACTTTCTTGGAAGGGATGGGTGAATATGGAAAAACCGATTATAATTCCAAGTAGTTATACGTATAAGCAAATAGCAGACTTTGCTTATATCGCAGAATCTCTAGGTGGATTTGACTTCATGTCCAGGGATAATAAATCCAAATGGAGTCTAAATCAATTATGCCCCAATAGCACACAGTTACAAGTTAAGTATAATAACTTTGAAAACTATCTAGAAAACCTAGGTATTACACTAGAGAAGTTTAAGAAGTTAGATATAAAGAGATACTTTAGCTTAAGAAAAGCTGGTGTTATGCGACACTCCAGCTATCTGGCTAATGTATTCTTTAGGTTCTATAATCCTAAGTTAACTGAGAAACTATATGAGTATTATGAGACGTTTCAAGTTAACGGATTAACTAAACCTGGTGTTAAGACATACTTCAACTATAAGGATACTCAGCTTAAGGCTATAGAACGGGCTTATAGTTTTGGTAAGAATACCAAAATGCTTTCTAATATTGAATATGATAATGAATATGCATTTAAAAAGGCATCCGCTACACATATGCTATTCACCAGATTCTCCAATATTAGAAATGAGTTCTTTCAGCATGATAACTTAAATATCGAAGCATCTATTTATCTTACAGGTAAACTAATGATGCTAGTTATCGATAGAAAAGAAGACATGCTATATAGTGAGTTCTTGAAGTCTAATGATATTAAAGACGCTATGTCTGAAATCAGATATAAGACTCTAATTACATTCTATAAGAGATATCGTAGTCTAATCTCACGTTACAGAGATATTGTGGATGATTTGAACGGTGATAGTGATTGGAAGCATATCTTTTATAAATATGATTTAGAGAGTTATGGGTTAGAATCTAAAGAGAAATTTATTGATTGGTTAGACAGAATGGTCCCAATCAAAGCATTAGTTAAACCAAACAAAGGAGCAATATAAAATGAAAGAAAGTATCTTGAAAGACCATGCTAATGGTATGATATTAGCAGACATCGCTAAGAAATACAAAATCAGTGCTGAAGAGTTAGTAGATATCATTGTCGAAAGTGGTAGTGAGGAAATAACTACAGAAATATCTGGTGTAGATTTTGACACTTCAGATAACACTGAAGTACTAGATGTCGTTATCCCAGATGAACCTGCATTAGATGTAGTTGACCCAGAAGAAGATGACGGTTATGATCCTATAACTGAAGATCTTATCTTTATGGATTTACTTATTTATGGTATGTCTTTAGATGATGTATGCAAGAAGCATAATGTAACTAAAGCTGATGTAGGTGTAATCTTAGAAGGGATTTATGGTAATCTTTCTGATAACCAAATCCCAATGGATGACATCAAAGAAGCAATAAAAAGAATCTGTGCAGAGGTGTATCTTGCACGTTTCAATTAGGAGGAGTCAAGTATGGAAGAACGTAAGCTAAATATGAATATCCGTCTTCACCATTCGCCAAATGAATCGTGGAAAACGACAATGGAAATTTTAGACCTAGATAAACTTCGTATCGAAGGTATATCTAAAGGAAGGGACTTTATTATCTCTGAACCACAGACGGTAAAGAAAGATTTAAAGTCTGATTCTTCCATATTCTCATCCAAATACGGGGCATCTATATCTGATGATAAAGATGCTTACAAAGATCGTTATCGTTGTGAGTGTGGTCACTATACTGGTAGACTATATAACAATGAAATCTGTCCATACTGTAATACCAAGGTTAAGTATGTAGATGATGATCTTAATATTACTGGGTGGGTTGTATTACAAGAGCATGTAATCATCCACCCTAACTTATTTAAGAACCTAGAGAAGTTAATTACTCCAGCAGTTCTTAAAGATATCTTGACTCTAGATGTAGAGTTAGATGAAAATGGTTTTGAGGTAACTCGTAAAGCTGATGAGAAAGCTAGAAAAGAATCTGGCGAGTATCATGGTATTGGTATGATTGAGTTCTGTAAGAGAATAGATGAAATCATGGAATACTTTGCTCGTAAGAATAAGTCTAAGAAAGATAAGATAGCTAACTATGAGTTGCTATTAAAATATAGAGATAGATTACTTACGCATTCTATTCCAGTATATTCCCTATTCTTACGGATGGTTAATCTCCAAGGGGATAAGTTCTCTTTCAAAGGAGCTAATGCCATCTACAATAATATTGCTAAATATGCCGCATTGGTAAATAGCAATAGGACTCTCATTCAATCTAGAGAGCAATTCAAAGACGAGGCTCTATTGAATATCCAGTATCTATATGCTGGTTCTAGTGATTCACTATACGATTCTGTAATCGAAGAATTAGCACATAAGAAAGGTGCTATTCAATCTGCACTAGCAGGACGATATAACTTTACAGGTCGTAATGTAATCATTCCAGATGCTACATTACGTATTGATGAGATTAAGCTTCCATATAACTCATTACTAGTTCTATTGGAACAAACTATCATCAATATCCTAGCCAGGTCTTATAATATTACTTATAGTGATGCACATAAGAAATGGTGGAAAGCCCAAACTTATGTAGACCCAGTTATCTTAGATATCATCAAAGGTATCATCAAATCTTACCCTAGAGGTATTCCATTCATCATCAATCGTAACCCGACTATCAACTATGGTTCCGTGTTACAGATGTATTGTATTGATGTATTGGTAGATTCATTCACTATGCGAGTTCCATTACAGGTATTACCAGGAATGGGTGCAGACTTTGATGGTGACTGTTTGAATATCACTTATCTCATTAATAAGGAATTCGTAGCTAGATGCGAAGAGTCTTTGAATCCTAGAAATACTATGATGATTTCTAAGAACAATGGACGATTCAATTCATTCATGAACTACTTCAAAGATACTATTGTAAACTTGAATAGTTTCTGTAATCTAGGTTATGATACTTATACTAAAGATGAGATTGAAGATATCAAAGCTCTTATGGGAGGAAAGTAATGTATTCTGGTAACAATTACTTTGCAGCTAGATCCGAAGTATTACAACTAGGTGAGGCTGTAGTAGTAAAATCTGAGTTACACGATATTGATATTCCATGTCGTGTAGCTTTAATTGAACCGAATGATCCAATGCAAGGTTATAATACATATTACCTTGTATCTGATTATTCTGATCTAAACGATAAGTTTGATCCACGTATTGGAGACTTCCACTGTGTGATCATTGATAAATAAGGAGGTTATCATTATGGGCGGTACAACTTGTGGCGGTTTCTAAATGATTGATAGATGTATTGGGGTAGTCTTAGGGCTACCCCAAACATTTATATAATTTTTTTGTCATTAAGGAGGTATTATGGCTAAGAAACCTTTTTATGAGTACCGTATAGTCACTCCAGTAGGCCCAGATAATGATGGTAATGTACCTCTGATTGAGCTTGATATAAAACGTGATGATGATCCTGGTATTCATACTATATCTGAAATAAAGAAAGATAGAGAGCAACTACCTAGATCTGATAAAGATAAACCTATGACTACAGATGATGTGAAAGTAGTTCCAGGTAAAGATTTTGAAGTGGTAAATAGAGATTTGCTATCTAAGATATATGCTGACCCTGATAAGTTCGTTCCTATAGATATTGTAGAGCGAATGGAAAAGAAGATATATCGTAATCTCTGTGTTCCATCTCATGTACATGCCTATTCTGTATGTGTAGAGTTCTTTAAGAACTATATCTTATCACAATTTAGTGCATCTTTCTTTAAGACAGTCTACATTGAAGGGAAACATCTCTTCGATGATTGGGCTAAACTCAATATCAATGATTTGATTAAACGTGGTAAACCGGCTATTGCTATTATCCCTCAGTTAGATACAGACTATAACCGTGAGGGTATAGATGCCAATAACTATGACTTAACGTACTATGCTAGAACGTTTAACTATAGAGATACATTCTTTAAAGATAGGGAACGTGATAAGTATATTGCTATAGCATTTGAGCAAATGCTTATGAACTTCCAAGTACGTATTAAAGTCAATACTAAAGCTAAGCAAATAGATATTATGAAATATCTTAAGATGGCTCTTAAAGTCGGTGCTACATCTGGTAAGTATCTTGATATGGATATCCATGTACCACAAGAGATGCTATTAGCACTAGCTCAAGATGTCGGGTTTGACGTAGATCTAGAGAAGAAAGAAATCAAAGACCCATTTAAATTCCTAGTATACTTGAATAGTAAGTCTGAAGTACCGTTCATCTATAAGCTTAGAGCTATTAATGGTAAAAATGAGTTCTTCATTAGAGCTAAAGCTATGTATACTCATATAGCTACACCAGATATCAATATAGACGATGGTGAACGTCAAGGGCAAGTAAGCTCTAACTACTTTATTGAGTTTACCACGACTGTAAGAATGCCAGCACCTAAGATTTATTGCTACTTTACTGCTAAGCATACTAATCTTATTGAGTTTACAGATAAAGCTGGTAATATTAAATCCTATGTAGCTAACTTTGCTAATGTACCGACACTAAATGAACGTGGTTGGGAACAATTCTTTACATTAGACTATGAAGATGAGAAAGATAAGATCTTGGCTATCAATATTAACGATATCTTTGATGGTGACCCATATATAAATAAATTAATAAAGTATTGCAAGTCTAAGTTTATTAGTCCATCTGCCTTTATTGACTTCAAGATCGTCAATAATAATAGAATAGTTGATATAGATGTCAACTGGACAGATATGGTTATCAATACTATTAAACCTGTAGACTTTGAATATTCAGAGATAGTTGTTTATACTGATAAAGCATATATGAATTCTCAACTCCTAGCTATGGAACAAGACTCTTCATATCGTGTAGTATATAATAAAGAACCAGAATCACAAAACTTCCCTATACATGATAATAGAAAATAAAAGTATTCCTGGATGGGCAAATCGCTCATCCAGGGTATTTTTTAGTTGTATATTATAAGTATGAGTGTATCCATATAGGGAAACGCTTAAAATGCGTTACATGGATTCACATGGTTCTTAATTATATTGAATTTAAGCAGAATAGGAGACACAAAATGAAAGAATTAATTAGCATTAAGGATTCAGATTACAAACTTTATAGGGAATTGAAGTTACAATATTTGAATACTAGAATTCCATCTAAAGCGTATGATGCAACTAAGTTTAAACTCACTTCAAATCAGAAAGGACGTATATATCAACACTGGACTAGATATGAGAATATTATAAACGCCGCATCCGATGCTGATAGATTTATTGTTAGAGAGAAAGAGTTTAAGAATATGCCTATAGTGGATTTGAATAATAGACTATTCACTAAAGCAGCTATATCTCTTAGACGTATACTAACTAATCCATTTGTATTAATGCTAAGACCTAAAATCAAAGCAGAATATGAGACTTGGGTAAATGGTATAGTTAGAGAGTATGGTTTACAGCCAGAGAATATTAAGCATATTCCGATCCGTGGTAGACGCAAAGGTTTATTCAAACTATATATCCATCCAGACTATAGTAAATTCTCTAGAGCATATAATGTAGAGAAATCTATTGAAGTTCTATATAGAACTGCTGTAGCTATGGATGAGGGTAAGATTACCGATGCAGTATCTATGAGAGAGGTAGTTTGTAATATCTGTAGACGTATGGGATATGTACCATCATTCCAAACTGGTACTATAGTTAAGCTATACAATTCTATGAAACTATATTACAAATTCTACTTAGAATATAAGGGTATTGCTGATGATCTATATAAAGGCAGACCATTCTCTGTGATGAATAAGAAGTATAAGTTCACTAACTACGGTATCTATAATATTAAAGAGCTATATGCTAAGATTACTATCAATATGTCTATCATAGCTTTATATATACGCACTAAAGATACTATTATTAGTAGACTATTCAATATCAACTATAAAGGATATATGAACTAAAAGAAATCCCCATATAGGCATTGCCTATATGGGGTATTTTGTTTTTTTTATAGTAAAAGTTAGTCTTTATAGTTATATACTATAATTGTGCATGGTAGATACAGCTACTAGCACCAGCTGTATCTAAATATATCCATACACTTGTAGGAACGTATCCTACGAGTCATAAGGAGGTGAGCCCTTATGAACAGAGATGTTCTTCTCTCGCTTTGTGCCCAGAATCCTGAGCTTGAAGCTAGAAGACTAGCCTCTGAAAGCATTCCGGTTGGAACTTTGTCTGGTGAAAGATTACTAGATAAAGATACACCAATCGTTCACATGGTTCCACCATGGAGAATGCGTCTATACCACAAATATGGGGTATAGTTAGATGGTACATGGGTAAAGATACACTTCTTTACCCATGTATTTTATTTTTTTATAAGTAAACTAATTTACAGTTGCATACTATAAACGTGTATGGTAGATACAGCTATTCTGAGTAGCTGTATCTAAATTTACCCATACACTTGTAGACTTATAGTCTACAAGCCATAAGGAGGTGACCCCTATGGCCGGTCGAGGATGCGTAGGTAACTACGCTAATCGTTTAGCAGAAAGATCTACCAATTTAGATTGGCAGATTAGAACTGCTATAGGCTTAGTGTCTGATCGTTATGCAGATATAAATAATGTATCACATCATGACGCTATAGCCGCATTCAGATTCCTCAAATCACAAGGAATCAACCCACCTATAACTGAAAATCACTTATAGTTGGGTATTGATTGATACGGGGAGTATATGGCTTCCCGTATTAATCATTTGTTTATAGTTGTTTTATTTTTTACAAACTTTCGAAGATTACAGGATCTTTGAATCCTACAAACGCTTTAGGATTTCTAGCTTGCATAAAGTCAGCTTTACGTAAGAAGTTCAAAGTAAGATTGAATCCTTCAAAGATATTACGCACTGTAGTATTACCGGTAGAAGCTTGTGTAATATTAGCCATACGTTCAACTTCTAGACCTGTACTATTATTAGCAGTAACTATATTTACACTAGAAGATAAGTACTCATTACTCCATGGACCCATTACTTGGTAACGACTATTAGTGAAGTGTACAGAAATCTTCAAGTTCTTAGATGGATGAGCTACTATCTCTTGTTTAAGAACTTTATTGATACGACTAATATAATTATTAAGTTCTTCTAGACTAGCACGTTTAACCAATGTATTATCAAAGTAATCATTAGCACTATCAGTAGACTTAGCATAGTTATTAACTATAATAGATACAGATTCATCATCTCTGAGTTGGCTATAGTACTTAGTAATGAAGCTAGTAATATAGTTGACATTATTATTCATATCATCAATATTATCCAGATAGATTACATAGTTCTTATGGTTCACATCACTATTTCTATTTACAAATACATTTAGAGGAGACTTACCAATACTAATACTAGTTGGAACAGTCACACTATCATCTAAGAATTGTGTATAGAAGTGGACTACACCGTCAAAGTGAGGTGTAAGTACAACTTGGGATAATAATGGATAACCATTATAACCCTCACGAGATTTATCTGTAGTATTTACAATACGTGGTTTAAGATTCATACCAGCATAAGTTCTTAAATCTGCATACATAGTATCACAACTATGAGTGAAGAAGTCATATACTACACCATTCTTATATAGTTTAGTGCTATAAGCAGACTTCCATTCAGTAGTACCAGATTCACTAGTATATTCCAAGTTAGGTTCGAATAACTCAGGTACTGCTAAGTAAGTATTCTTACCATAACCAGCTACAGGGTCATTACTATTAAGATTAACTCCCTCTTGAGGAACTAGTTCTTGTGTCTTATATGTAGACGTACGTAAGAATGTACCGACACCGATATTAGCAGTATCTTTATAATCTTTACTATCAGTAAATCTCATATGTACATTATCCAAGAACGGTTCAAATGCATTAATTTGGTTTACACCATAGTTTCTAGCAAAACGAATACGACAGAACTGGTATATAGCTTCTCCAGTTACCGATCTAGATTCAAATGCGGAGTCTTCAGCAATTAAACCATTAGTCAAGTTAGCATTAAAGATATACTCACCAGTACGATAAGTAAACTTATTATCACCACTAGTTGGAATAGCTGGAGTAAAGTCTACAGCACGACGTTTATAGTTAAAGTCTGCAATCAAAGCATTACTAGTAACTGCAGTATTAGTACCAGGTACAGTATTAACTGCTACGATATAGTTATTAGGTAAGTATACACTTTGTCTATCTTTATCGTTTACATGGTCACCCTTGGAATAGTATAGAGAGTTGTACTCAAGCATTTGTTTATCAGTGATGGTATTCATAACTACAGCACCATAGATAGGATATTTAATAGCAGGATGCTCTGGTACGAATCTACGGATTTCTAAGTATACATCAGTCTCTATGAGTTTTTCTAATAATGCTGCAGAGATATAGTTATGGTTAGTCTTATCAATCAAAGGAATCTTATACTTATCATCCAATAAGATATAGCACATACGATACATACTATCAGTACCTAGATAGTTATTACGACGACCAGCAATCTTATAGTAACCAACTGGATTGCCTTGAAGTTTAAACAGCATAGGTCTGTCGATTGTATCGTTTATAGTCTTCTTGATAGTAAGATTGAGAATATCAATATCAGATAGACTACGTACATCGGCATCTCTGAGTTCTCTAGAGCAGATGATGGTTATAATATCATTAGGTTTGAATAATTCAGTAAGAAGATCTTTCTTATCAAACCATACAGAACCACCAGTGATTTCAGCAATATCTGGAGTACTTGTATCATTAGTAGAACGTTGTCTTGTATTTTTAGTCTGGTTAGCTTGAGATACAAAGTTAATAGTACCACTACCATCGTCAATTGGCATAGCAATACCAGTATCATCCAAGTCATCGAATGAAGTAATAAACAAGTTAACTTTATTACCACTACCATTCCATGCTGGTTTACTTAGGTTCATTAGCTCCTCTGCAGAGATATTAAGAGTATCTTGCATATAGTCTACGTTAGCAATATATACTTGGACATTCTTATTATCCATACTAAGATTAGCTAATTTACCCATAACTTTAGTGAATGATTCTTTATATGTACCATCTTTAAAGTCTTGACGACGGAATACATATTTAAATGCCGGCGGAGTCAATGAAATTCTATCTGTAGTGGCTACTGTAGTCATACCATTCATAGCATTTACATAGTCATCTACGTTTAAGATATAACCCCAAAGCATATTATCAACCATAGTGCTACGTCTATACATATAGACTCTACCACTAGTGTGATATAATGCTTGGAATGATTTCATATTACCAATACCATACAAATCATATGGAATAGCATTACAGTTGTTACTTGTGCTTTCGATAGCACACTTAATAACTGGAGAACCCAATTCCAAGTTAAGATTGATATCTGTAGCACCACGACCAATAGTTGCAACCACATGAGATGCATTCAATAATGGTGTAGTGAAATCAGAATAGTATCTAGCGGTAATACTAGCAGTCTTATTAACTGTATCTATTTGACATTGTGGGTTTATATCATTCTTATAGAAGAATTCATTGTTATTAGCAGTAGGATTGCATGGGTTAAGTTTCTTATGAGCATATAATACATTACCCTTGAAGTATTTATACTTAGGAGAATAATCTGCTCTATTACAACCAACTAGGAATACAGTGTCTTCGGTGATCTTATCACGTTTATAAGAGCTTTGGTAGTCTATTTCAAATACATCAATAGTTACGTTAGCGTCGCTATATAAGACTTTATAAGTCATAGGTATTTTAGCTGTATCACCTAGGCTAGTATGATAAGCCAATAGATCACTAGTTCTAATATACTGTCTAGAGCCATCAACCATAGGAATGATTCTATCATTATAGTAGATACCGACAATCGCATGACCATTAGCTTTAGCTTGGATAGTATCGGCTGTAATTACCATCTTATATTGGTTATTATTAGTGAATACTGTATTAGCACCCATCTTAGTAATATCATATAGATTGAATAAGTTATCAGTATCAGAGAACTTAGTTCGTTTATTGATAACCATTTCATTAGTTTTAAGAAGCTCATCAAACGTTACATTGATTTTGACTTTATCGAAAGCCTTAGTCATTGTATATTCGCCTGAAGTCCATGTAGTATTACCTGTAGTTACATTGATAGTTTGATCGTCGACACCAAATGTAAATGTACCATTAACTGCATAGTTTCCTATAGCTAATTCTAGTTTATATTTACCGTGTGGAGGAACTAAGATATTACCATCACCATCTATAGAAATACGTGTTGTAACGTTGCCTTCGGTGGTAATCAGTGTAGGTGTACAGAAACTTAATAATTTAGTGCCTGGTACATATAAGGACCACTTATTGTCCCCTGTATCTGATGCATTAGTGACGTCTGTATTAATAATTAGACCACTTTGTGGAATAATACGATATGTAATAATACCACTAGGTGTACTATCAGTATTAGTCTTAGTAATATTATAGACTTCGTCTTTGATAGTAATAGTAGCACTATAGTTACGATAACGTAATTCAGTATCTTTAAAGACAGCAATAATAGACTTACCATGTAAACCAGCTAATCTATCAGAACGATTAATCTCTGTCCATGTTTCTTGAGGATCAGCAATATCGTTAGCTAGATAGTAATGGACCCCATCTAATGGTGGACCATTGAAAGACACAGTATATAGAGAGTTCTCATCTAATATTCTAGAAGAATCTAAGTCATATAAGAAATAGTGATTAGGTCTAGCTGTTAAGCAATCTTGAACCATACCAAAATCATTAAGATCTTTGATATTAGGGAATAATACGTCTGTATTATTAGCTCTTAGACGCTCTAGCATAATATATCTATCATCAGCAATAGAAGCTGGTAGATATTTGATCAATAAGGCTTCTTCTTTAGTGATACGCTCTCTAGTATATAAAGCATATTCACCAGCATCAAATAAAGAGTCTCTTAAAGTCTCATAAGGGACTTTATTATCAGCAATAAGACGAATGATAGCCTTATATTTGTATTTCTTAAGATTAGCAGCTAAGTTATTAACTATAGTAGCACATTCTGTAGCTGTTTTATTACGAGCTAAGATATTGATGGTCTTATATGCAGAGAAGTCATTATCAACTTGATATACGTTTCTACCATTATAGATAATACCAGAAGTAAACTTAACTAATGGTGCATCATTAACAGCATTATCCATAGCTTTATAGATTTCAGCAAAGTGAGGTAATAACCATTCACTATACTTATCAACTTTAGAGCTATTGGCTTTTACTGAATGCACATATTCTAAGTCTAGGTTATCCATATGCATACGGTATAAGAAACCATACTGTGAGTTGTTAATATATCTTAAAGGATCAATAATAGAGCCATTGGTCTTAATATTGATACTTGTAGTGAAGTCATATAAGCTAGGTAGACAGAATAGAGCTAAATCACCAGATACGGTTCTAAATAAACCATCATTAGGTTTAGATGGAATACATAACTCAAAGTCTTTAGTTACATTAAGATTATTATCTTTATCTGCAAAGATAAGTAGCTTACTAATATTAGAAGTGGTCTTATCTTTAGAGTCAGTCCAGTTCTTACCAAACTTATCAACGAAAGTCAATCGTTCCCCAGAGATATTAAAGTTACCATGCATATCGGATGTACCAGCATAGCCATGAGGAATAGCATATAGTCTATTCTTAACAAAAGAAGACTTAGTTAAGCAATATCTATATGGGTCATTGGTAGATGTATTCACTCTAGGGAAGTCTTTATATCTAGTATGACTAGCAGTATTAGATGGGACTTCGATTTCAATACCATCTAATATTCTAGATCCACGAGAGAAGTAAACACGATAAGATGATTGTATTGTAGCATAGTTTACATCTAAACCAGTGGTATTAGTTTTCATAATACCAAGCAAAGTTTCAGTGGTAATATAGTTCTTATCTCTATCTAAGAATGGAATAACTCTATCACCATATTTAAGCATAGCAAATGTATTACCAGAGAATTCTCTAGTAGCAATAACAGATTTAGCTAAGCGTATAGTATATGAAGTATCTCTAACTAAAGAGTTTACTTCAGCACCACCTTTTTGTTTTTCTATTTTAAACTGGGTGAATAAACAAGGGTACCAATTATCGGTACCCCGTTTAACAAGATTGATGGTTTTCTTTGTAGGGTCTGGTTTCTCTTCTTTAACGAATTCACCAGCATAGATTTCTAAACCCTTAGAAGTCCATTCACCAACGTATTTATTACCAATAGTGAATTGACCATTGTCTACTGGAACAGTAGAACCATCTCTATATCTAGATAATAATGGTACAGTCTTACCATTAATCTTAATAGTGTCACCACCATCAACCCCTTCTCTAAAGATGAGGTTGATGTGATCTCCAAGTTTAAACTTAGGGTACTTTTTCTTAAATACTATTACAAATTTTCCCATAGTTTATCCTTTCTTATAGTACAGAGACTGTAACGATACTAGGAGTACTAGAATCGTATAAAAGACCCTGTTTCTTTTTAGTGTAATAATTTATTAGGTTTCTTACTGCAGGATATACTTCATAAACATCACTAACCCCAGCATGAGCAAATATAGCATATGGTTCTACTGTATATTTTGCAAAATCAGCATAATCAGCCACATTACCGACATAATATTTGATATCACTATCGTTATTAGAACCGGCTGTTATTTTTGTATCACGTTTAAGTACACATAAAGACCCACCTGCTGGGAATTGTGGAAATGAGATAGTATCACATAACTTACCACCATTCACCAGCGGATTATCTACTGGAGTTATAACCCTAAATAAGCTATTAGGTGTGAGGTCGTACAAGTTATTACTTCGTGAAGTTTTTAAGCTTGTATCAGTGTATCTAATATCTACATGAGGCCATGCGTCAGAGTAACTGGTCTCATCTCTAGACAAAATAACTGTATTATTGACCTTACCCATGATGTAATTATCTGTAGTCACCCAATTTAATGTACTATATTTATAGAATCCGTTACGGTGGGAATATACATTGCTTAAGTCACCTAATACCATAAGATAACCAAAGTCTACCGTATCGCTCTTCATAACTTGTTTAAATCTGAGTTTAACGGATTTTCCTAATAATGTCTCATACGAAACGTAGTTAAAGTTGACGTCGACTACTGGATAGAAGAATCTATCAAAAACGCCACCTACTGTATTGTATGAGTCACTTACAAATGTAACAGGTTTTACCATAACGGTTGGCATTCTTGTAGCAAAATTATATTGATCGTTTAATGTGAGAGTGATAATATCTCCATCTTTTAACCCTCTAAGTTTAGGTAGACAAGGTATACCTTTAGCGTAATCGTTAGGGTTCAATAATACATTATATGTCTTATCGTTAGATGGAATGATATCTTCACTAGTTTTAGTATTAGGAGTAGTATCATCATTAATGAAGTTATAACGACTATCGAAGAATTCAATCTTATGCTTAGCATCTACAGTATAGACTTTCTTAAGCTCTTTGTATTTGGCTTCGAAGTTAGTAAAGTCATCTAAACCAATTAGAATAACTTCTACTGGTACTGTATTAGATTCATTCAGTACTTTATCATAGTTTACATTACCAGATAACTTAGTACGAAGAATATCTAATGTATTACCCTTAACAAGAAGTTTCTTTTCCTGCATATGCTCAGGCCAAGTACTATCATAAGGTAGTACAGTGATATGGTCTGTAGCAGGATTAGACTTAAGAATCTTAAGATTCTTAAATAACTCTGTAGCATATGTGCCATTAGTTCTGCTACGTCCACCATCTACAAGATTAATCTTTAGATGTGTAGTACAAGTAGAATTGATATCTCTTAGGATATTGATTACAGACTCATCTGGTGTATCATTACAGTAGATAGTTATACCATCCATAGAATTGATATCATATCTATCAGAAGAGATATACTTATAAGTAGAAGTGTCATGTAATTTGTCCTCAGTAGGTTCAATAAGTTCAGTATTATTAACCAAGTGGTTATAGATATTAATGAGAGAGTTTAAATCTGGTAATAACCAGTAGTTCTCATTTACCCCGACAGCAGAGTCTTCATCACTTACTAAGTTTACATTATCAAACTTAGCAACTTTATAAGTCTTAGCTACACGTGCAATATTAATATCAGTAACTGAATTGTCTTTAGGGCTAACTATAACACCGTCTTTAGAATTATACAACCCTAATACGTGAATCTTAGATCCATTAGTATGGGCTACATCACTATACGCATTATTCTTATCAGTGGATGTATCTGTGACGATATGGATACTAGTTGGCATCTTACGATCACAGAATCCAGATAATGTATATACAGTATCGTTCTCTGTAGGGTTAACTGAACCGTGCCCTAAATAGTCATGTGTGATAGTATCGGTAATATTACCAGTAATAGCTGTGCCATAAGTCAAGCTTTCTTTCCCAGCTAAGTTCTTAGCGTAGTTAAATGTAAGCTTAGTACTAGCAGATGGCTCTTTAGCTGTAGCAGTATTACATACGAATGCTGCTACAGTGAAATTATCACACTTAACGTATTCAGTATACTCAACTGTGATATTATTAGTATCATTAGCATATGTCATTGCTTCGATAACGTCATTAATAGTCAAGTAATTACGGTTAGCATCCACTATAGGAACTACACGTCTAACGTTATTATTTCTTACATCATCAAATACAATAGCAGCTATCTTCTTCTTAGCACTATCATCAATATTATTTAATGAATCAGCAGTAAAAGAGATAGTGTATGTACTATTAGGATTGACAATGTTATCATCAGGTTTCATATATGGTTTAAGATAGATATATTGATAGATAGATGGATAATCAGTCAATGAATTTCTATATAACCACATACTACGTTTTACTGATGGATCTATATTACCATCAGTATCAGATGGGAAATCTGTTGCATAGATGATAATCTTATTACCTTTAAACTGACCTACTACAGTTTGCCCTGCAGTAATTTCCCCTACATCTAAGAATCTCAAAATAGAGTTCTTATAAGCGACGTATATAGGGTAGTCATGATTATTGATAGCAGCAGTATCACCACCGCTGCTATCATTATTAAAAGTAATTTTAATATAATCATCATAACGCAACTTACAATTCCCTTCTTTGAAAGTTATTGTATGTCTTGCCATATTAGTTCACCTTAGGACATTATTTTTTCTTGAATTAGATAACGTATAAACTCACCATAAGTTTCTGGGTAAGCAAATGTGATAGTGGTTTGTCCCCCGGAATTAATAACAAAGAACCCTGTAACAGTTCTCAAGAACTTACCAAATACATTATCAGCATTAAATAAATCTAATAACTTAATATAGTCTTTAGTCGGTGTATCAGTTAATAGTTTACATTTTTGTAGCGTTAACGGATACCCACTATTTAAATATACAATAGAGTTCTTAAATGCTAAAGCTACATATGGAAGAAACGCTAAGTATAAATCTTCTTTAGTTAGGATAGTATTTGGTAATTTATCATAATACACAACTGGATCCTGAACTCTCATACTCATATACGGAGACCCATTATAATATTTTAGTGGATTTGGTAGCGGTATATGTTTATTACTCATATTACTATCAGGGATAATATCTAATTCGGCACCATCAACATAAACATTTGCAGTATTGCGTAAGGCTTCATTGTATACAAAGAGTTGTTGGCTATTAATAGACTTATACGTCAATTCAATATACTCTTTATTGTTAAATAACTGTAGCATCTGTTTAGCTGTTATATTTACAAAGTTTTTATCAACTATAGGCATACCGTTTACAGATATATACGCATTGTTATATATTAAACCAGTAGCTTTATTATAATACAAATTATCTGTAAATATGAAGTTATTATCAGATTTATTGTATAATTTAAACTTGTTACCATTAGAAAACTTATTTCTTACAAAAATGCCATTTCTGCTATTGAGTATATTAAAGTTTGCACATTGTGTAGCATTTTTAATTCGCTCTAATCTATCTCCAGATGCGGTATTAATATTATATTGTATACTAAATGAACGTGAGTTACAGAATAAACTGTTTTCATAAGTTAAGTTATCTTCGCCAGAATATTCAATAAATGGACTATCTGGTACATCTACATAGTTACCATCATGAACAGTTTCATCACCAGGATTGACTGTAGCGTTACCATCATGAATACGTGGATGACTATTAATAGTAAACCGTAGTTTAAATTGTTTATTAGTCTTATCGAAGATGAATGGCATAATATCCCCAGCTGCAATAGCATCGACAATTTGCTCACCAGTCTTATCACAGATATTATAGATAGCTTGACCAAACTCAGTATAAGAGTCACCAATAGCACCATCAATGAATCGGATATTCAAAGATTCACCATGTTTAAGATCTGTTAAAGAATCCATATCACCTGGTGGAATCAAACGTAATTTCTTATTATCTGTAGCACTATCACGTACAGCACTAAAGATCTTACTAGAGAACTCAGGGTTAACTGTCGGTTCATCTGGTGCAGTATCATTAGCATTCAAGTTATAAGAGTTTACACCACGAGTACGTACAATACGTCTAGATACAAATTCCATAACTTGTCCAGTTTCCATAGTGAAGTCAATAAGCTGAATAGACTTAGCATTTTCATCAATACGATAATGAACGTCTTTAACTAACTTAAGACCTTCGAGATATACTTCCATATAGTCTACACCTGGTAGATATGAAGCATCACTAAAGGAGATTACACTAATATTATCAGATGGCGCTGTATATACTTTATTATAAGTATCCATACGATATGGCATACCATTAGTAATATAGAAGCGACCATTTACCGCATCATACTGTAAGAATAACTCATCATTCTGAGCGATATCGCCAGCTTCGAGTTTACTTGCTACAGATTTGTATACTGGAACAGTACGACCATTAACTACGATATCACCATTAGCTGGCATATTAGCACGGAAACGTACAGCAATAATATTACCATCAGCTAAAGTATAACCATCAGGCAATTCAAGAGCTAATGCAGATGTGCTATCAGCAATAGGTTTAGCTATAGCACGAGAGATGATATTCTTTTCATCACATAATGCAACTAGTAAGTCAAATAGAGTCTTAACAGATGCACTTGTAGCAACAGAGCTAGAGCTATTCAAGAATGGAGAGTTACTTACATTAGCCATTCTATCAGTTGGAATAGAACCACGGTTAATAAGAGAACCGTCAATATTATTAATCATACCAGCTACAGTAGGAGCTTTAGTATTGTAGATGAATGTGAAGTTAATAGAACGATTCATATCAACTGGCTCATTAAATACAATATCATTACCATCAATACTGTAACGGTTAGGGTAGATATAGTTAGTACCAATATGAACTAAGAATGCATTAGGCATATCAAAGTAGTTATCAAATGGTACTGGAATAGGAAAACGTTTCTTAGTTTCAGTAACTAAGTGTGTACGGAAAGATGTAGCGATTACACCCATTTGTTTTAACTTAGCTTCAACAGTCTCACCAGATTCTAAGTAAGTATTATTAGCTGTAGTCAATGGTGCAATACGTTTACCATCTTTCATGATAGTAGCTTTAGTGATATCTGTAATAGGACCTACATACTTGCTAGCCTCTTCTACAGATAAGAGTTGTTGCCAACCATCATTTTGAGTATAAGCATAGAACGTACGAGCATCACGTACACAGTAGATACGTGCTTCAAGAACTGTATTATTATTTACAATCTGAGTACGTTCATTATCGTTATTAAGCATAACGATAAAGTCTGTCAATAGACGCATATCATCAGAAGCATCATAGAAGACTTCTCGAGTATCGGTACAATAAATAGTTGTACCAGCAGAACGGGTAACCTCGTGGAGGTTATTCCGTAGGCTTTCTGTATATTTTAAAGCTCCCATTTATATACCTCCTGGAAGTTAAACTGTGCCTTGATCGGCAATACCCATTTCATATTCATAGTTATAGAACCAGCTGATACCAGAATCATAGGAAGTTAACTTAATATGAATCTTCTTATTAGTAGCTGGGATATATACATATAGATTATTATTGTCTGGTTTAGTGAACTTAAGAATCTTTCTTGTAGTTGCACTAGAGTTAGTGAAGTCAATAAATACGTCAATCCATAATGTAGTATCACGAGTACCACTACGTTGAATCTTGAATTCTACATTAGAGTCTTGGCTATCAAAGCTATGAATAGTGTAAGGGTAAATCTTATTAGCTTCTGGATCACCAGATGGAAGATGTACTTTCTCACCAGGCATAGCAATATTCTTAGCTGTAGTCTTAGCACGTTCCAATGCAGTAACACGTGGAGCTAAGTCTTCTGCTAACATCAAACCACTAACTTGAGCTTTAAGTGTATTAACTGTATTAGTCAATACAGAGTTTTGAGATTCTAAGTTAGTAATATTAGAAGTGAAGTTAGGTACAGCTTCCAATGTAGAAATACGATTATCATAGTCTGCTTTAAACTTAGCAATGTTTAAACCCTCTAGTGTATTTAAACGACCAGAGATAGCGGATACTTCAGATGTAGTACGATTAGTATTACCTTCAATAGCTGCAAGTTTAGATTCAGTAGTAGACTTCAATGTTTCAAAAGAACTACTGATAGTATTAACTTTAGTATTCAACTCAGTAACCTTAGGTTCTAAGTCTGGTTTACCTAATAAAGTTTGTACTTTAACTTGAAGATCAGTAATCTTAGTAAGAGCAGAAGCTTGTCCTTCGATTGTAGTAATACGACGATCTAAAGCTGCAAACTTAGGTGCAGTATCTTCTTTAGATTCTAATACAGTTAAGCGATTATTCATAGTTTCTGTATCAGATTTAAGACCAGAGATATCAGTCTTCATAGGATCGATTTCAGCAGTCTTAAGAATCTTAGTATCCAATACATCTAAACGATTGCTATTAGAATCAGCTAAAGTTTTTAATGCTGGTAATGTAGAATATAGATCAGCAGTCAACTGAATATCCGAGATTTGTTTGCGTAAACGTTTAAACTCTTCAGCATCAGGTGGAGCTAAAGTCTCTAATCTAGTAACACGTCTAACTACATCTTCGTCAATACGTGGTACCCATTTGATTACATTATTATCTTTAACTGGGTAAGTATTATTACCAGCCACTTTAAAGTTAGCAATACCAACTTCAGTATTTTGTACAACAATAGAATTATTATCGAATCTTAGAGTTGGAGATAAGTAATGAGCTTCATCATTCTCTTTCAACGTAATATTATTCTTATAGATTCTATTGATTGCCTTAGTTAGATTAATCTCACCGACACCTTCAATATTGACAATGAAGTTATCGGCAACAGAACCAGAGTTAGTAAACTCATTGATAATATTAGCAGTGATATCAAAGATAACTGATTTGTCATCTGCAGATACTACATAAAGCTTACCTTTTTTATAGTCAACCAAAAGCTCTTTCTTCTGAGCTATAAACCTGGAGTCATAATCTAAGGCTATAACGGGTGCTCTACCACTGTTGTATCTAGTAGTATTAGGCATATCGTAACCTCCTTTAAAAAAGTTGTCAAATTATATAAATGTTAAAGCACACCAAAAATTGAGGTAGGAGCTTAAAGGCCCCTACCTCGATATTTTTAGTATTTAAGTTCCCACCAAGTATTTTCTTTATATACTTTAGCTTCAGTATTATCATGTGTAAATACAGTTTGTACTTCTTCAATATTAGTATATTCTTCGGCAGATGCTTCAGGTTTATTACCAATAAATGTAGGAGTATTAAAGGAGTTTAGTTTATCCTCGTCAGATACTACAGTGAGTTGTCTATTACGTAAATCATCTAATACTAATTCATTATTAGTAGCATAGTCTAAGTCTGGATGAACCATAACTTCACGACTAGCATTGAATGTATCCATGATATACAAGTTAGACTCTCTAGCCGGTACTAAGTTATCATAAGTGATACTTAAAGCACCATTAGATGTAGCACCTTTACCGACAACAACCATGAACTTATCACCAGGTTCTACACGCATATCTGTATATTCAGATACACCATTAACACCACGAGATACAGATACAACTACACCCTCATCAGTAAGTCTAGTGAATGTTTTAGAGTATTCATCATTTTCCATTTGGGCTGGTGAGTAGTTGGCTAATGTATCTTGGTCGAATGTATTATATGGTGCTTCAGTATAAGTACCGCTACCGAACTTAGTAAAGTCAGATTGCTTAGTCAATTCTTGACCAGCACTTACAGTATTCTTAGCGGAAGTACCATAACGACCTGTAGAAGCATTATAGTATCTATAGATATCAGTACGCTCAACAGTAGCACTATCAGGCAATACTGGTACACTGAATTTATTAATACCATAGCCTACGATTTGGATAGCAGCCATCTTAGATACTTGAGTTGTAGTATCTCTTAATGATTGTACTGTATCGAAACCACTACATAATGCGACTGTCATATTAGTTACACCTTCTGGAACTTCGAAGATAGACTCACCTTCACCCCATGTGAATACGTTATCATAGGAGATTGTTTTATCTTCACCAGATGGAATTTCTTCATACGTATTTGTATTAGGATCAAGACGTTTAGGGAACCAACCAGCATTAGCAAAGGACTTAAAGTCTACTATATACTTAGGTAATTTACCATCATTCTTATCGAAACCAATACATACGAAACCATTCTTAGGTGCAGTTACTTTATAGCGAATCTTAGGCATAGTCTTAATAGTTTGAATTACTAAGTTACCAGCTAAGATACCAGTATCTGTAGATAAACCATATGTACCCTCTGTAGGGTTAAGACCGATAGCCCAGCCTTTTTGTGGAACTCCACTATTAGATCTAGGTTGACTAATAGAGAAGATACATTTGATTAGTTTATTGAACTCATCAGCTTTATCTAAAGGAATCAAGTAAGATGCTTCACCAACTTTAGCATTAGATAATGGGTTAGTAGTTCTATTGCTAAATGGGCTAACCTTACTAGAACCAGAGATGGATTGAATGCTTAACTTAGTGATACCATCAGGTACTATAAAGCTATAGCTACCTGGAGATACGAATCTATGAGTAATTTCTTTAACTTCATTGATTTGTTTATTCTTCAATGTAGCTGTATCGTAAGTGTAAATGAATGGTAAGCCTTTGTTTACGCCACTAGCAATGTAGTGTTCACGAATGATATGGTTAACGATAGCTTCTTGACTGATATTAGGAACTTTATGCCCTTCGATATCAGACACTTTAGTATAGATATCCCACATCTTATCTACATCTTCTAGATCTACGGAGTTAATGATAGTATCATAATCAGATCTGATATTCTTATAAGGTTCTAAGTCAGCAATTCTAGGTGTATAGTCTAAAACTACAGCATTGAATCTTGTTTGAGGATCTTCAGTAAGTCTAATAATATTATTAGCAGGAGTTACAATAGTATCAGCAGATACTTTCTTACCATTTACATATAAGAAGAATAGCTTAGAGTTCATATTATGTCTAACGTTCTTCTTATCTAGGTAGATATATCCATACTCAGTAAGTTTAGGATGTTGAACTTCTTCGGATGTATAAGACTTATTAGTATTATTAGCTACGTATAAGTACATGAAGACTACATTCTTACCCTTAGTTAGAGCATCATCAAAATCAACTAAAGATAATCTACGTTTCTTCTCATCAATAGTATATCTAGATTCATCTAGGTATACATTATCAATGAATACTAAGCACTTATTACCTTGCTCGAAGTAGTTATCAAATGGTAATACAATATCAAAGTCCATTTGGTTTTCCATTGTAGACTTAGTAATGCTAATATCTTTTTCGACTACAGCATACTTAGAATCAATCAATGTAAATAAGACTTCTCTACCTGCAACGGTTTTGATATTATCATTGATAAGTTTGATATATCCTGTAGCATTATTGATGGTATAGTTAGATGCATCAATAAATGTACTACCAATAGTAACGAAGAAGTTATGATCATATAATAGAGTTTCTTCGAATGGAATCTTAATATCTCTTTGACCATCAGTAGTGATAGTTGTAGATTTACTTGTAAAGATACCATACTTAGAAGTATCTACCATATCACCAATAGTACCGGTTACATCATCGATTGGTTGACAGTATACAAAGATAAAGTCAATTTCACGACCATAAGGAATCTTATCATCATCACTCAAGAATCGTAAGTCATCACCATCGATTACATAACGACGTTTATCTACAAGAGTATCACCAATAACTAAGAAGAACTTATTATCTCTCTTATTATAGTCATGGAAGACTTCAGGTAACTTGAAGACTTGTTGATCTTCTTTAGTAGCTCGAATAGTGATAGTATGGTTCTTTACACTAACCTTATTACCAATCATGAAATTGAATACTAACTCTTGACCAATGTCTAAACCATATGGTGAAGTCAATGTCATAGTATTATTATCAGCATCAATGATATAGTCATCTGTATCTAAGAAGATACCATTACGGATAACAAAGAACTCATTACCATCTTTGAAGTAATCAGCATAAGGTACTGGTACAGTAAACTTAGTTTGATTATCTATATTAGCAGTTACACGTACAGCACTAGCATCTAGAGTATACTTATTTGTAGGGTATACGAATACGAATACCATAGCAGTATTAGGATCTAGATGTAAGTCATTAGTACGGAATCTAATAGTACGACCACCATCTTCAATAGTATATCGAGATGGGTTTACATATAAGCCTCTATAGGATACGAAGAAGAAACCATTATAACCCTCATATGGATAAGGGATATCATAGTAGATATCATCTACAGATTCAGCATAAGTGAATCTAGCATCTACAGTTAAGATATCTTCTTCCTTGACACCACCGAAAGTATCAGTGTCAAGAGACTTATTAAAGATGAATACGAATGTCAATTCACGACCTAATGGTAAATAGTCACTAGGGTCTTTCATGATAATCTTATCACCAATTACATCATATCTAGATTGCTCTAAGATTACACTACCACGCATTACAAAGAAGCTATTCTTATCGTTCAAGAAGCTCTTTGTAGGGAATGGGATACTAAAGATAGGTTGATTATCAATAGTAGCTTTTACATGAGTAACTTGAGCTGTATTATTAGTACCGATGTCTACGTAGTTCAAAGCATCTGGAACATAGAAGATTTCCACTCTATCACCAGGGTCTGCCATAATACGTGTATGGATTACAGGTCTAACTACAGAGTTATCTGGTTCTTCGAATAAGAAACGATACATGTCTTTAGTTAGCATACGTCCATTATGGAATACTAAGTATCTATCTGGGTCTTTACAAGTTACAAAGTCCTTAGTTAGATAGAACGTACAACGTTTATAGTCTACTGGTGGATAGTACGCATATCTAAATTGACGTTTAGAAGCCATATAGATATCTTTACCATACCAGTTAGCATCAGTAAAGCTAATAGTCTTAGCTTCTTTATCAATAGTAAATGGAGCATCATATAAAGAGTCTTTAGTAAACTCAAGACAGTCATAGTAGATATGGTTGTCTGTATAGTTAGAGAATACAATCAAATCATCATAAGGGATTGTAGTGTTCTCGATATTGTCAGTATTAGATACTTGGACTTTAAGGAAGTTATTATTAACTCTAGAGAATCTTACAATCTCGAAAGTATCATATTCTTGGATAGCATCATACTCTTCTTGAGTTAATTGCAATTGGAATTCACTGCCAATGTATTTGATACGGTTATATAATTCCCATAGCTCGCCATTATGATGAATCATTACGAATGTCTCAGTACGGTCATGTAAACCACGTGGCATTCTAAAGATCAAGTCGCTACCAATATAGGATTTGAATTGATCTCCTGTATACGTATCACTATAGATATTAGATAGTCTTTCATATAGCTCATCGAAGAACGCACCGTTATAACGAGAGATATATCTGATACCGTGTAAGAAGTTATCATTATACTCAGTATCGTTACGATATTCATAGTCGAAATCTTTTTGCATTGTATGTAAGTCTAAACCCTTGATGGTATTATCTACTAATGCAGATTTCATAATATCATCATTAGGCGGTCTAACGATATTGGATTGGTTATCATTAACTACAGTTCTGTAGAAGTATTTCATAACCAAGTCTTTATCTATTGGAGCGCCATTGTTGATGGATACTAGGTTAAGATTCTTAACTTCAGGTTTAATCTTAGTATCTAGTTTACCCTCGGTGAAACAGATGAAGTTGACGTCTGTAGACTTATGGCGTTTATCTACTAAGATATCTAAGTTCTCAATAGATGCACCAGCTAAGTTAGACCATTGTTTGGAGATAAGATTAATACGCTCTGTGTTTACAGAGATTACATTAGCACCATAGTCTAACAATAAACCATTATCACCAAATCTGAATATAGAAGTATTACCATAAGGGATACTACGTTTTTCAGAATAGTCTACGTTGAATGGGATATTGATGATTTGTACATCTTCGATATGTACAGGGTCAATACCCACTTTATTATTAATATAGAGATATGTATATCGTTGATCTCTAACTAGTGTAATATCAGACCATCTGATAAATAAACCATTGACGAAAACCAATGAAGGATTAACTAACCCTTCACTGACTGCGTCTTTCAAGTTCTTAGCATACACTAGTTTCTTTTTAGATGGTCTATCAATAGTGAATCGGAAACCGTTAACTTTAAGTACGTATTTCTCTTTACCGAATACATACTTACGTTGACCGTTCTCCAAATAGTATTGAGATACAGACCAAGAGATATCTAATAACTCAGGAATCATACCAGCTTGAATAGATTCAATATTCTTTACAGTATAATTCCTGAGTAGATCTACATGCTCTACAATATTAATCTCATTGTGATTATGTCGCATGTATTATCCTCCGACTAGATTACTTTTTTCAAAATATCATTACAGTATGCTACCATTGCATTACCAGCCACTTTTTCAATAGTGGATTGGTTATTTAAGAAGCAACCAACGTATGCATCAGTAAGCATAGCACTGAATGCTGGGAAGTATTCTAATGCAAACATAGTTCCTGGTGTATAGAGTTTAATCCATGTGGCCAAGAATGGTTGTAATTCCAATTCTTTAAGTTTAAGAATTTCATTACAAGTTTTCATGAAGAAGTCAATATTAGCAAAGGACTCTACTTCAAGATAAGCTACAAGAAGTTCTTTCTCACGTTCAGTGATATTAGCAATCTTCTTAGCCATGTTTACATTGTTGCTGAACTTACCTTTCTTGTATACTGTATTAAGGAAGTATAAAGAAGATAAGAATAAGCAACGGTTACGTAGACCATTTACATTATTGATCTTGAATAGATAGTTTACGATATTAGTGAATAGATTAGCGAATGCATGTGCTGCATCTTCGATAGTACTATTACTATTAATCTTATCTAAATGATAAGCATGGATAGTAGCTGCATAGATAAGATTAGCAATCAATACGCTGATATTGTGGCAAACATATTTACCATTATCATCTAATTCAATAAGACCATACACATCAATGTAAATAGCATACTTATTACGATCACCTTTAAGATCTCTAGCCATGAATACTTTCATCATTCTAGGCATAGGTTTCTTACCGATAACTAATTTAAGTCCTTTGAAGTTTAAGAACTCAACTAAGTTACTAGATAACTTTTGTTGCTTACGAACTTCATAAGCGATATCTTCGAATTCTTTAGAAGATATATCAATCACTTTACCAGCATTGATAAATTCAATCATTTCTTTTTCGAATTCTTGTTTATGCTGCTGGAAAAGGAAAGTAGTATTCAATGTTTTAATTTCTTGTGCCATGAATAGTAGCTCCTCCGTTGAAAAATTAAGAGATTTTACTAATATGTTTCCCTAGGCTATTTGTATCGAGCCAGGGTTTATATGCCCCTATGCCACAGTGTGACATAAAGGCATATAAGAATTGGTAGTATATATTTATTATAGGAGAAATAAACGCATTGAACTAAACAGTACATTAGTCGTAGCATTTACTAATAAGTTATAGTTGTAAAAGTTTAATTTAACTGTATAGTCAACTATATATTATAGAGATGGAGGTGTTATAATGCTAGTAGATTTATCTTTAGACCACGTATCACGTGTATCTAATTATTCAAAAGAAAGTGAGGCTAAAAGAGTAACAGAAATACTTGGCTATATTGGTGAAGAATCTCTGATGTACTGGGCTAATGGCTTAGGCTTTAAAGGCATAAGCTATAAGAAAGAGTTATCAAGATACGCTACCATTGGCACTAAAGTCCACTCTGAGATAGAGAGATTCCTATCTGGAGATAGAGACTTAAATACTATTAATCCTGATGATTATACTCAAGCTGGGTTCTATGCTTTCATATCTTGGTATGATGAGCAAGTAACTAAGCTAGGTAAGAATATCGAAATCTTAGGATTAGAGCAATCCTTTGAGGGTAAATACTTCAGAGGAACTATTGACTGTATCATGAGAATAGATGGTAAGTTATACTTAGTAGACTTCAAGACATCTAGCCATATAGGTTATAAGTACTTTATGCAATTAGCTGCTTATGAATATCTGTGGTCTAAAGCTGGTAATGAACCAGTATTTGGATTCATGGTTATTCAGCTAAACAGAGATAATCCATCTAAGTATGCAACCTATACGTTAGACTCTATTGATGGTGATAATGTATATCTTTATAATCTTCTCCAAGATACGTTCTTTAAGTTAACGCAAGTTGCGTTTAATGTAGACGAATTGAAGGGAGTTTACAAATAATGGCAAGCAACAACACATTCCTATTAGACCTATTAATCAAACGTGTTGATTTAGAAGATCTTTTTGAGGAAAATACTAATATCTTTAAATCACCAATCATTTGGTGGAAATTAAGAAGTACTGATACACAAATTAAACGTTTCTGTAGAGATGCTTTGATGATGGATGTATTAGATAACGTAGCTGAAGTATGTAAGATTACTGGCAACGTGACTAAGTTGTATAATAATATGAATATAGCTATTGAGCTTAAAGATACTAAACTATCCATTACTAGAAGATATGTAGGTAGAAAAGTATTTGGCTCTATTACTACAACTAAAGTGGAATATAATACTAAGAATGCTGATAGTATTAGATATATTATTGCACGTGAGGGTATTGATTCCCCTGTCGGAACTGATGCAGAACCATTAGAGACTATTAAGTTAGATTCTATTGGATCTGCTGAAATTAGTTATGCTCATGATGATGACGATGATTTCACTAATAACGGGATTCGTAGCATCATTATCGATCTATGTAATAAACTAGTAGACCCTGATAAAGTTTGGTAAGGATTTAAAAAATGGAAGACAACTACGAGCATTATAACCAACTCCTTGTGCTACTTACGTCTTTAGAATTAGCTAGAACTGAGTTTAGTAAATTACCTTGGTATAAGAAGCTATTTCATAAACGTAAGTTTCTTAAAGAGACCGAATCTATTATAACCAATATCTATAATAGTGTAGATTTTCTATATAATAAGCCTTATGTATCTGCAGCTCTTATACTATATCTAGAATATACTTATCTTAAACCGTTAAAGTATTCTGGTATAGTAAGAAGACCTAGACGTAATGGGACTATATATGAAATCTGTACAGTAACCAGAGTACGATCTGAATCTGCTATGGAGATAGCAGCTGTAAGTTACGTACCACCAAATCTAGAAAAGAATGTAAGTATAATCTTCGGACCACTTACATACTTCTCTAAGAACTTAACTATTGGTGAAATATCATACACAGTAAGAACCGTTACTGATGTATGGTCTAAAGATGTAGAATACTTCACATCAGATCTAAAAGAGTTTGAAGATACTTTAAAAATCAAACGTAAATTAGGTGATCGTGAAGAATTCATTCTAGGTGCAATTAATCATGTACTTAGAGATACGGTATCTATTATGGTAGACAAAGGATTAACAGGAGAGCCTGTTACATTTTAGAATTACGAGGTAATAAAAATGGAAAACAAGAAGCGTATTACAGAAGAAGATCTTTTTAAAGATTTAGATTTAGACATGGCTGATTTATTTACAGTTAATGATGTCTTTAAAGAATTGACATCAACACGATATGGTTTCTATCATGTAGCAACCATACTAAGTGCTGGTATTCATGGTCTATTAACCACATCATACATTATTAAAGAACTAGAAGCATTCACTTTGGATTCTTATCGCAATATGAAATACCATTTCGAAGATGATGATGGTAATTTCGGTGCAGCTATGGCAGTAAATGCTAAGACAGGTGAAGAAGTAGACTTTGCATTAGGATTTCTTAATGTAGATGACTATGATATTAAAGAGTTCTTGCTTAAAGAAGACCTAGAAGAGTATCTTGAACGTAAAGAGTCTACTGGTTGTTCTTTAGGCGAAGCTATTGGTGCTGATGTGCTATTAATAAACATTCGTTTTGCGCATAAACGTATTGTAGCTATGTTTGATAGCCGTAATGAACGTCTAATCTTATTAGGTGAGAAAGAGAACCATGAGCTAGACTTATTAAATCCTAAAGATGAACATAAGCTATACTATGCTATCATGTCATCTATTCTATCTATCTTTGTTTATATGGATATGGAAGATTCTAAGTACAGAGTCTACGATAAAGATATTGCATTTAAACGTCTTGATGAACTTATCGCTACATGTGATGATGATGAAGTAAAAGCACTATTTGGTAAGTTCTTCTTAGAAGAAGTTACTAGAAAAGATAGTGCATCTAACTATGCACAAGTATTAATGGCTTTACGTGAAGCTGCTATGGAAGGTAGTAACACACCTGAGTTCCCAGACCCAGCAGATAAGGATAAACTAAACTAACTTACTGGTAATCTTGTATTTATTAATGGAGGTAAGTATGGAAGAACGAGAACTATTATATCCTGTAACTGAGGATATTAAACAGTTAGCATTAGATATCTTGAATAAGATGAAATATACTCAGCTATATGAGGCTAATGCATATTCCTTTGAAACACCTTATGGTGTATTTAATGCTACAGCACAAGAAGATGATGGATACTTATACGTACGTACTTCATGTGAAAGTATTGACTATGTAGTATCTTGGTATAGTGCTGAACGTGAACGTTACACTCAAAAAGACTTAGAGATCTTATTCATTGCTATGGGTAAGATTTATGCGAAAGGCTTTTAATCATGGATATAGAAAGATTTCTAACAGACTCCGAAGAACTAATCAAAAGTCTATATAAGACTACATCAGATTTAGATGTATTGATTACTAAAGGAGAACCTAAAGCTATAGTTAATGGAGAACCTGTATATGATGATAATACAGAGTTTTTCTATAGTATCAATGGTAGTACTAAGGGCTTTGCTGATTTATACCATTTAGTATCAATCACTGATCCTAGTGAGCTCGTTTTCTATATGATTAGAAACCAACATTTGTCCGATCGCTTCTTAGATTTTGATATGAATGATAAATTTAAAGTACGTATCTATGCTGATACTATCTTAGATAGAATGACTATCAATTTCACAGATAAGCAAGGACAAGTTCAAACAATGATATTCAATAACAAGTATCCAGTGGAGCTGTTTAACGAAGCTTATAAGCAATTATTCTGCTCTGCTATTACTTGTGCATTGTTAATCTATTATGCTAACCAATATATCGAGGTGACTAATGACGGATTACAATAAGCTACTTATCAAAGCAGCAAATCAAATTACTTCTGTCACTACAAAATCTTCTAATGAGATTGCTAACTCTTTTGAACGTTTCATTAATGAGAACGTACCAGAAGAGCTTATCTTTGAATCACCAAAGATTTGTATGGCATATATTGATAGACTAAATCTAAAGAACCATGAGACATATCAAGCATTCAGAAACTCTGTGTGCTATAAAGATGTCTTATCTGCTATCAATGGGATTCATATCCCTATTGATGTAAAGACTATCGTAGCATATGAAGTCGACTATATATTACGTAATCCTTATGTATATAGAGATGACCAAGATATAGTCGATTACATTGTACGATATCTAGAAACTATTAATATGGAACTTGATGAATATCTTAAGTTCATCAGATTCCTAATTATAGCCAAAGGTTTCTTTAGAGTCAAACTAGATGTAATGGGTATTGAGCCAGCTACTGATATGGATCAATTACCATTATATACAGCATTAGGTATCTTAGTATCTGATTCAGCATTACATGAAAGATTCTTATTCAATAACCCAATGGAAATGAAACAAGCTTTCGATGAAGTTATTGAATTGGGTATAGCTGGTCAATACATCATAGATACTATAATCAAGGAGATGAACAAATATGACCAACGATAATAAAGATCTTTGTATCAAAGTATTGGAGATCATGTTTGATTATGTCTCCGATTATACACATAAGGTTCCAGGTATGGATGAGAAAGATGAGAATGGAAACAATGCTCATCTTTTAGATATCATGAAATACCACAATGTGGAACTGTAGTATGCTTTTAAAGAAAGGATATCTATATGGCAAAGAAAAGATATTCTAATGTAAAAGTATCAGACAACTTAAAAGCTATCTCTGGTGCTAACGAATATGGAAATCTCATACTTCATAAGAAGTATGGGATTATCCCATATATTAAGTTTACAAGATACTTAAGTAAGCTAAGAAAACATTCACCATCTTATAAAGAACTTAAAGACATGGCTACATTCATCAGAGTAGCTAAGTTAATCTTCTTCTATACACCAGGCGATAAACTTGATCGTTCTGATATGGGTTTATCAGAGTATAGATTAGATGCACACTTCAAAGATGATGATGTAATCATTTCTTACTTCCCTAAACCTCATATTAAGATTACTATCACTTTATCATATCTTGAAGATATCAATATCAGAATCTACAACTATGATGAAGAGAAAGAGCAGACCAATGTATCATTCTCTGATGGTAATGCTAGTATAGAGTGTTTGGAAGATGAGCAAATGTTTATTAATATCATTCGCCCACTAATGGATGGTTTCTGTACTATCTTAGAATACTATTACAACACAAAGACGGAATAGGGCCACTGGCTCTATTCCTGTTATTTTTTGTCTAAATAGGCATTTATGAAGAGTCTTTCACGTAGAAAAATATTACACACACAACGTACTAGTACAAGACAAAATTAAGCTTAGTACGAGGTGGTGAGAACCAATGAAAGACAGTAATTTATTTATAGAAGCACATATATCCGATATACATTTTGGTGTAATAAACCCAGAGATAACTTATAAGATTCTTAGTGAGCAATTCACTAATGTAATAGCAAATATAGACGATTTAGATTTGGTATCCATAAACGGAGACTTATTCCATCATAAGTTTATGGGTAATTCAGATGCTATATTCTATGCATTGAAATTTGTAGATGAACTAGTAGCAGTATGTCGTAATAAGGGATGTACTTTGTTTATCTTACATGGTACACCATCTCATGATGCTAATCAAACTAAGCTATTTTATCAATATATGAACGATAATACCGTAGACGTTAGAGTTATAGAGACTATACGGTTTGAATATGTAAATGGCAAGAAGATTCTCTGTATTCCTGAGATACCTGGACTAGGTAAAGAATATTATGAGAATATATTATATACTGAGACATACGATTCTGTATGTGCACACGGAACTATCCGTGGAGCTATTTATGGGAGAAATGCAGAAGATTTAGATGCACCATCCCCAGTATTTAGTATGAATAACTTTATTTTATCTAATGGACCAGTAATTGCTGGTCATGTTCATGTACCAGGTTGCTATGAAAGAGACTGGTACTATTGTGGTTCACCAATTCGATGGAATTTTGGTGAAGAACAGCCTAAGGGCTTCATAATTTTAGTCCATAATACTTATACAAGACAGTATTATGTGAAATACATGCACATTAAGTCATTTAGATATGATACCATCAATATTGATGATATGATAGCTAGTGACCCAGTAACCATTTACAACTATTTGATGGATCTTAAAGCTCAGGGTATTGATAATATCCGTATTGAGCTTACAGCAGACCATCCAAATATTAATATACTTAGAGACAAGTTTAGAAATGACGGCTCGATTAAATTCAAATGTGATTTCAAGAATGATATCATAAGACAACAAGCCAACGAAGTCTCAGAAAAATTTAAAGAGTATGACTATATTACTGATAAGAATCTATCAGAGTATGAGATACTCACTAGATATATCAATAATAATAAAGGTTATACTTTTATAACTACAGACCAATTGATCGATTTGTTAAAAGAGTAAAGTGAGGTAGGATTAATGGCTAGAGGTAATGAATTGAATAATAAATTCATGATTGAATGGCCTAATCTAGTTATATACGTTAGGTATGTATTCCAAACGCTATACAGACAAGACAATCGAGAAATCTTAGCTACGTTGTTAAAGCTTATGAATAAGATGGATCCTGAAAAGGTTTATGATATCAAGACTCAAGAAAAGCATATTCACGTATTTAAGTTTCTCAAGGCATTATTAGAAAGAAGAATTAATGGTAATAAAGATAAAGATCTTCTCATCGAAGTGTGTTCCGAGGGTCTAATCAAGAAGCACTTACCATTGAATCAAATAGATAACCCATTGAATAGTAGTGACTTTGCAGTTATAGAGCAACGTATCTATTCTGACTATGAAAACTATTCAGTTATCACATACATGGCACAAGCCCATGATAAATTCATTGAGTTGACTACAGCTGGTAGCCAACTAGAACGTGAAGCAGTATTAAAAGATATGCGTTTTAGATTACGTGATATTGGTACGACTTTACGTCAAACTGCTAATACAGCAACAGGGTCTGAGACATTCTCATTAACAGATTCTGATGTATTCATTAGAACTATGAGCAATGTATATGACCGCTTACATAACCCATCTACTAAGCTTAAGACTGGTATGCAAGCATTCAATAATATTATCTCTGGTGGTTTCGAGAATGGACGTATCTATCTATTATTCGGTCTACCAGGTGAGGGTAAATCAATGACAATGCTTAACTTAGCATTGCAATTGAAGAAATTCAATAGGGATTATAAACCTAAAGATCCTAACAAAAGACCATGTATCGTTTATCTTACAATGGAAAACTCTCTTGAAGAAACCATTGAACGTGCTCATGGTATCTTAGTTGCTAGAGACTTCGATAAAAAGTTATCATTAGAAGAATTGACTAACCAATTTAAACAAAATGGTTTTGCTGTAACTGATGATGACCCTATTGATATCGTTATTAAATATATCCCAGCCAATACTGTAGATACAGACTATGTATATGCATTGTATGATGAACTAGCGGATAGTAATAAAGAAGTCATCTGTATGGTACAAGACTATATCAAACGTATTAAATGTAGAGACTTCGAAGTATTGGGTAAAGACCCATACATGGCATTAGGTTCTGTAGTCGATGAGTTTAAACAATTCGCTATAGACAAAGATATTCCAGTGATAACTGCATCGCAGTTGAACCGTGAAGCAGCTAAAGCTATCGATGAGGGACGTAAGATTAGTCGTAATAACTTGGTAGAATGTGTCGGTCGTAATAATATCGGTGAGTCTATCAAGATTCTAGAAAATATCGATAGTGGTATTATCATTATTCCTGAGAGAGATGCTGCTGATAATCCTTATATGGGCTTCTCTCTTATTAAGAGTCGTTATGGTACTAATGCACCTAAGAGATTCTATCATCCATTCAATCCAGAGAAACCAGTAGAGTTAATCTGTGATGAGGGATGTACAAATCCAGTACATAGATTGACTATGACTGACTTATCACTAGCCGCTCAAAATGCTGATTCTGTAAGAACTACTAAACCAGATGAAGTTAAGAGTGCTGAAAGTGAATTACGTTCTACTGACCCTAAGATTCCTGTTAAAGAAGAACCAACTGAGGAGCCTAAAGAGTTAGATAAAGAACAAGCTAGATTAGAACGTCAAAAGAAAAAGATGACACCAGAGTATTCTGGTACATTGCCTAGTGGAACTAAAGCTATTGCTCGAGGAGTTAATCCATTTGCTATAGCTAAACTAGAAATGACAGTTGACAAGTTCAATCAAGATAAGATTAATGGATTCAAGAAGTCTGAGTATACTGATCGTTCATTAGATATGATTAAGTATAACTTAGAGATTCCTGTAAATGCTGTAGAGACTATGCTTTGTCCATATATCCCACCAGAAGAATTTGATGAGGTGGTATATGTACGTAAGGGTAGAGCTAATGAGGCTTTAGATAAGGCTCAAGCTAAAGAATATTTGAATCTTATTAAGAAATGGGCTCCACGTCAAGGTGAGTTTAAATCTCCATCCATGTTTGTGGCGTTACCAAATCAAAGTCTATTATCTGTAGGGTACTTTGCTGAGCAACACGGTATGAAAGATAAAATCAAACCAATGTTTAGAAGTGCAGACCCAATCCCTATGTTTATAGAAGAACCTGTTTATGTGGCAGAATAAAACACAGAAGAGTACAGTGTACTCTTCCGTGGTTGATATTATTTGATTCCATGTGAATAGTTATAAGAATCTATATACTGCTTATTAGAAGAATACACATACTCAAGTAGTTTGAGTAGTTCTTTCTTAGGAATTAAGTATATAGATTGTTTATTAAAGTCTTTGATACTATATAGACCATTGATAGCTAAGATAATGTAATGGAATTCACCATTACCATATACATCATTAGCTAAGAGCTTTGGTTTATACTTGTATTTACGAAACTCTTCTGCAGTTAAGTTAATCTTGTATGCTTCTTTCTTGAAATCATCAAGATAATCTGTAGTAATCAAGTTTCTGAATGGGATTTCTAATGATCCCAATGTAGATGACTTCATATAGTATGAGTAGGCATGAAAGTCTGAGTTATTTACAGGCTTCATGGTAATAAATTCTTGAATACTACTTATCTCTGTAAGCATCGTAATCCCTCCCTATAACAATTGGTTTGGTGATATCACCACTAGGAAAACCGATTATAAATCTAGTCCCAGGTGGGATATACTTATATGGATATTGTCTAGCAACTTCTTTAGGCATTTCCACTAATATATTAGACCCAACCTGAATCTTGCCACCTTTGATAGGTTCTTTATTGACAAGATTTGATGGTTGTACGTTTATAGTTTGCTTTGTGTTAGACTTAAGATTCATAGGATTCAATGAAGGCAAATAGAAAGTTTGAAATCCTGGCTTATATTTATCACAAGGCGATGTTAATATACCGATTTCGGTGTGTTGGAAGTCGGTATTAGTGTTATATTCGTTCATGTCGTAAATCCTCCTGATTACAATACTGTTTCAGAGGTAGAAAGGTACTCTTATGGGAAGCATGTTTGTTAGTGTTCAAAAGTTTCCAACTTATACGAGACAAGAATTTGAGAAAGATGTATTCTATACTTGTGGTTTAGTATACAATCCAGCTAAGTCTCTACAGATTATGTTTGAAACTGATGTAGGACAGTTAATTCCTGTATTTATCAAAGGTAGACCATTATGTTTTGAGCAAGATGCTCAGGCATTGACTCTACAAAATCCAGTTATCTATGATCCATTGAATAATGTGGCTATTATGAAGACATTATTCGATATGTATCTAGATTTGGTCCAAGAATCTCCTACGGTGGTTACTTATGCTAAAGTCAACCCTAAGAAGAGAGATATTAAGGGTCAAGTACAAATTGTAATGGATAATGGTGTAACTTATTCATCTGGCATCTATTACAATGACAGTCTTAAGTATATGGACTGTATAAATTATTTATGCGGATATGATACTTCCAATTTGAAAGAAATAGACTTTACTCAATCTGAAATGGAAGCTATTAAAGAACGCAGTAGAGCTAAGAGAGGCCAATAAAAATGAAACAAATTCTAGAGACTCAAGAGAAGTTAAATAAATATATTATGTATGCAGTATTTACTGGATTAGCAATTATTACTGCTATAACTATAGCTGGTGCAGTATTTGGTGTGCTCAGAAGCCATGATGGTGGTAGAACTGCACAAATCAGACCTATATTGGAAGAGCATATCCCTCCTGTTGGTGGACAAGTAGCAGTAACTTATGATTATCCAACAAGCGATGCTATTAATAATATGATTGCTCAAGGATATACTGTAGAGACTATTATTTATGATAATTTTAAAGACCAAGCTATTGTAGTATACAAACGGGTGAAGTAAAATGAAAAAATTTGTGTTTTTAGTGATGATTATGATTTCTCTAGTTTCAGTTACAGGTTGTACTACAAGTTTAAGTTCAACTCATGATAGAGCTGTTGATCTTAATGAAAAAGCATTAAAAGATTTAACTCCGGCTATAAATGATACTGTTGTAGTTTCTTATGAAAGTGATGCTGAAGTAAACCAAGGTATAGCTGATATGAAAGATCGTGGTTTTAAAATTAAAGGTGTTACTGTACGTAGCACTAGCTATGATGGAAGAACTGTAGTTGTTTATACACGGGTACAATAATATGAGAACTTTAATGATTATATTTCTCTCAGTGATTGCTTTATTTGTTGCAAGCTGTGGTATAGATACTAGACCTACTGCTGAGAAAGCACCTGAGGTGGCTGTTATGATTAATGATAAGTCATTAGAAAAGGCTACACCAGATATTGGTGGTATTAAGCTAGTCAAATATAGTCCAGTATTTGCTAATGAGGGTATAGCTGATATGGAGTCTCGTGGTTATAAAGTAAAACAAATATCAGAGACTTCAGCTACACTATTCCAATCACCATCAACTACGGTTATGTATGAAAGGGTAAAATAATATGAAAACATTTATCGGGATTGTCATAGCTATTATTCTTATAGGTATTGGGTCTCTTATATACTATCATACTGATTTAGTAAGACAAGAGACATCAGACCAAAAGTTTAATGTAGCTGTAGCACAAAATAATACATCTTTACAAGAATATACACCAGCTGTTGGGGATACTAAGTCTATGCTTTATAAGACTAAGTATGCTACATATGGTATTGACAATATGACAGCTCGTGGATATCAATTACTTACAGTATATACTGATGATAGACATTATGAAACCTTTGTTGTATTCAAGAGGGTGAGATAATGAAATTTCAATTAAATCCAGGACAGCAGGCAGTCGTTGACGCTGCTGTCAACTGGTTTAATAATAGCTCTGAATTAGTATTTCAGTATACTGGTGCTGCTGGTACTGGTAAGACTGTTGTACTATTTGAGATTATTAACCGTTTAGGATTATCTATTGATGAGCTATTGCCTATGAGCTTTACTGGTACAGCCGCTATAGTTATGCGTAACCGTGGTTTATTCACAGCCAAGACTATACATGCATCTATATATGAACCTGTAGAGCAAATCCAATATGATGGGTTAGGAAGACCTATTATGGATCCATACTTTAACAAGCCTAAAGTCACAACTAAGTTTGTTAAAAGAGAATTCCTAGAGGGTGTTAAGCTTATCTTAATCGATGAAGCGTCTATGACACCTAAGTCCATGGTTAAAGACATTGAATCTTTCGGTATTAAGATTATAGCCTGTGGTGATTTGAATCAGTTACCTCCTGTAGCTGATGACCCAGGTTATCTAGTAGACGGTAAGGTTCATTTTTTAACAGATATCATGCGTCAAGGAGAGAACTCTGGTATCATCTATCTAGCAGATAGAGCTATCAAAGGTCTTCCTATACATTATGGGACTTATAATAACGCTGTAGTTATCGATGAGGATATGCTTACTGATGATCTACTAGTACAATCTCCTATAATATTGACATGTAAGAATGCTACAAGAGAAACAATCAATAGTTATCTACGTGATTTGCGTGGTGTAAAGTCTAAGTTGCCTATGCATGGTGAACCAGTTATCTGTAGAAAGAATAACTGGAGTATAGAGTGTGATGGTATTAACTTAGTTAATGGACTACGTGGTACAGTAGAGAACTTCCCAGATGTATCTTCTCGTGGTAGTGAGCGTAATATCTTTAAGATAGACTTTAGACAGGGCAGATTACTATTCAGAGATGTCAAGTGTGACTATGATTATTTCAATGCAGACTATGATGATAAGAATAGACTACGTAATAGCCCTTACTCTCCAGGGAATAAGATTGAATTAGCTTATGCTATCACTACACATCTCTCTCAGGGGTCTCAGTATTACTCTGGGATATTCATCGAAGAGTGGTTACGTAAAGACGTAATGCCTAACTTAATCTATACTGGTATAACCAGGTTCTCTGATTATATGATATACGTAAAACGCAAACCTAAGTTCTACTAGAATTATATATTATAGATATGGAAGGAGGCGTATACTATGCCATATAATAATAATATTAAAGGGGTCAGCGACAAGCCGATCCGATCCATGTTCGTTAAAATTGAGGACGAACCAAAAGAGAAAGAGTATATTGATCCACAGGATAGAAAGTATACTCTATTTATTTACTTTATTGAGGGTTATGACCAAGAGAAGACATTTGAGTTCATTACAGGTCAAGATGTAGTACGTGAGTATGTAATTGCAAACGTAGATATCATTGACTTTGAAGAATCTCTTATCTCTAATTGGTCTATTAAACCCGAAGACCCAGTTAATGGGTTTAGATCGTTGAAAGATTTCATCTTATATCTAGAAGACCTAGGTGATGAAGATGGAAACTATATCTACAACGATGGATTTAGATTAGGTGACTACTTGGATAGTCTACATGAGATCCAAAATATGAGTGAGACTGAACGACAAAATTACGAGAATGCAGTTCATCTATCTCAACCAGGCTCTAGACTACTTCAAGCAGTTACGTCTTTGAATGAAGGGGAAGAAATCTAATATGTATAATCCTAATATCGAGGTAGACCCTAAGTATAATATCACTGCTAATAGTGAAGCATACAAGATGGGTCAAGCAAGAGCTGAAGAGCACCTAGCTATATTCAGACAAAACAATCAACCTATAATGGTTCCAAGCTTTACAACTGAACCAACTAGCGAAGCAGAAATCTATTTCCGTAGAGGCTATGAGGATAAGTTTAAAGAAGTTACAGGTCTAACTAATCAAGTATTGACTGGTACTAAACCGTTTGATGCTAGATTGGCTAAAGGTAAAAAGGGTGGTAAGAAGCGTAAGAATTGTATTGATAGAGAGATCAATAACAATAAACAAAACAAAAACTTCTTATTATATTATGGCGATAAAGCCATTAAAGAATACACAAGATTAGCTAAGCAAATAATCAATGACTTTGCTCATGCTAATATTGATTGTAATATGTACGTAGAGGTATTCACAAATGAACGCTTTATAGATTCTTTATTACAGGCTGCTCATTTACAAGCATACCACTACGGTAGAGTCGTACAGTATGCTGAGACATTCAAGCATAAATGTATGGAAACAGGTGAGGAGTTCAATTACTATGATGATGGTTTCTTGAATTACTATAGAGCTTTAGCACGAATTAACCAATTAGCGTATGAAGCATTAGTACCATTCAGAGACTATCTCAAGCAAGGAGTGTTCCAACCGGAAATCTTGAATAGAATGCAAGAGCAAATATATCAAGAACGGTTGGGTCTACATGCAAGAGACCCTTACGAAAAAATGCGAGTTTAATGATAATGATTACACTCTCTCCCATCATTTCTCTAAGAGAATGAAAGAGAGAGTGAATATCAAATCTAAAAAGAAACAGTTATCGTTTCTTAGACGAGCATTTGAAAGAGGTGTTACAGTAGAGGAGACGAAAGGCAATTCTCTACTATATCACCACCTAAAACGGGTTGTTAGGTACAACCCAGGCTGTAAAAGTGCCATCTATAACAGGTATATAATTGTCTCAACTGAGGACAATATGGGCGTAACTGTCTTGATTCTGCCGGATTGGATTCAAGACATTGTCGATCACTTTATAAAGACTCTTAAGAGAAAAGGAGAATATACTAGTTATGGAAAAAACTGCAGTTAAACTAGTACGAGACAAACGAAAAGCTGTCAATAGTAATCATGATACTCCTGTCAGCGGTATGCTTGTCTATGGTGATAATAATCACAAATATAACTTAGGATTCGTTCCAACTATTTGGGACGATAACAATGAGGTGCTTATTGTAGCACATCAAAATTCTGATCCATTGACTGATACTTACCGTGAGCCATTCCAGCTTACAGTAGTACCTTATGAAATGATTCAATATCTTCATATCAATATGGATTTACAAAATGCTCGTGCTCTAATGAAAGAGTTTGGCTTTGAAGAAAAGATTATTAATCTATTCTTAAATGAACAAGCTCCTACAACTGATATGTATGCATTCGGTGCAGTACGTAAAGGTGAGCTCGATGAAATCTACAAACTCAGAGAGGAACAAGAACGCCAGGCAGAAGCTGCTCTTATGCGTTTACGTAATGAACAACGTTCTCGTGGTATCGGTGTTCCTACTTATGATTTGGCTAATAATCCAAAAGACGTTCCAATGGCTGGTCCTCAAACAGCACCTAGTGCTCCAGTAGAGGATACAACTAGTGATAACGTTCCTGTAGTTCAATACAGATTGGATGATCCTCTATATGACCCTACAGCAGTACGTAGTGTAACTAGTGATATTAATGATTCTTATCCATATCCTACACCAAACGTACCTGATTTGACATACTTAGGGGTTCATGCAGATGAAACTAATACTGGTACAATCTTACCTGTAGCACCAGCTCCTACTCCAGCACCTGTTACTCCACCTGTGAGTCCAACACCTGGTCATGGAACTAGTGGTACAGCAACTCCTGTAGCTCCTACACCTACTTCTCCAAGTGGTACAGGTTCTACACCTACACCAGTAACCCCTGGTAGCACTTCTGGTTCTGGTAGTACACCTGTAACACCAACACCTGTTACTCCAGGCGGTACTACTCCTACACCATCTCATGGTAGTGGTAGTGGTACAACTCCTGTAGCTCCTGCTATTGGTACAACAGTTCCTGTTACACCTGGCTCTGGTACAACTAGTCCAGCAACTCCTGTAAGCCCTACTCCAGCGGCTCCTACAACAGGAACTACTACTCCAACACCTGCAGCTCCAGCTCCAAGTGTTCCTGTAACTCCAGCACCTACACCAGTTAATGGTTTAAGTGCTAATGGTGCTATTGACTTATTCTCTAAATTGAATAAGATCATTAGCGATAAATTAGCTGGTCAAACTATTGCATCCAGCGAATTCGATACTATTACCCCTGAATATACAACTACAGCAAGCGATCAAATCTCTAAACATGACTTCAATACGTCATTAGGAGCTTTGAGTACAACTCTTGCTAATATTCATGGTGGTACAGCACCAGCTATTACAGTAGCTGAAGATGCTAACCCAGTTGAATCTACAGTAGTAGATAATTTGATCGCTACAGTTAAAGCGATGGTATTATAAGATACCACTATTGTAAAATAATTTAGATTTGTAAATTTTAAAATCAATGAAACAAATCTATAATTATATACTATATCTGTGTATAGGGAAATTCCCTATACACGGTATGGTACTCATACATTTATTATTCTAACCATTTTGATTATAGGAGGAAACTAATATGTATAATCAAAACCCTAACTATGGCTTTGCCAACCCAACTTTCAACACTGCTCAAGCTCCTGTAGGTAACTATGCACCAATCACACCTACAGACCCAATGACACAGGCTGATCGTGAGTTGTTAAAACCACAACAAAAAGCATCTTTCTCTTTGGAAATTCCACCAGAAAAAGAAGCTTGGGCTAAATGTCCACATAAAGACCATACAGGTTTCTTGACTGTGGCCGACGGTCAAGGTTGGGTACGATGCACACAATGTGGTGAACGTATTCCTACAACACCATACTCTGATGAAGAAGTTCAAAATGCAGTACGCACTATGCGTCACATTTGGCAACAAATCAAATTGTTCAGCATTACATTACCAGCTGAAATCAATACTGAATTCATGATGTCTTTGCCAATCGCTGAAAAATCTTTGGACTTGTATCATTTGGCATTCAAAAACTTCACAGATGTATCTCAATCTGTAATGCGTGCACAAACTGTACAACAACCAACTCAAGCTGTTCGTCCAGATGCTTTCACTAGCTTCGACAATATCTTGAATGGTAATGTACAACCTGCATATGCTAACCCTTGGGGTGCACAAGCTAACCCTAACTTCTACAACATGGCCGCTAATAACGGTGGGTACTTCAATGCACAAACTGTAAATGGTCAAATGCCTGTACAACCAATGCCTCAACAACAATGGCAACAACAAGCACAAGCACCATTCGGGTATAATGCACAACCACCTATGCAAGGTATGCCTAACCAAGGTCAAATGATGGGTGGTCAAGCTTTCAACCCACAAGCTCAAATGCAACAAGTTCCTGTATCCCCAGTACAACAATTGCAAAACCAACAAGCAGTAGCTACAAATGCTAACCCATTTAATGCTAATGCATCTGTTGCAGCAACAGTACCTGGTCCTGCAGTAGCAGCTCCACAAAAAGAAACAATCACTACTGATACAATCAGTCTTGGTTAATTTTAAAATAAAGACAACCCCATAGGAGTATATCTCCTATGGGGCATCTTTTATTTTTATCGAGGTGATCAACTATGGCTAATAATTGTTACCAATGTGTAGCATTCTATTCCCCTGTCAAAGAGGAGATAGAGAAACTTAGAGATGCTTTGATATCTCTATATAATGATAAGAAATACTGGTTACCATATACTCTTAAAGAATTAGGGTTATGGGAAACAGAAGAAGAATATGCTAAACTAGCAGACCATTGTGAAGATGGAACTACATTACGTGGCGAAATGACATGGCCACCTGGTGAGTCAGAAATCTGGTCTGCTACTTTACCTGATGGTACTCTTGTATGGTATTTCCAAACTGAGTACGATTGTAAGTGGACTTATATTACTACAGGATTCAATATGCTAATAGATGCTATTGTTCCTAATAGTAGTATTAAGTTTGTATTCTATGCTGAAGAACCTGGTTGCTGTATTTATGATAGTAATGATAAAGATCATATTATCTTCGATGATACAGTAGCTATAGACTTAAGCTGGTATGTAAAAGGTGAAGAAAAGGATCAATATCATAGTCTATATGACAATATGTTTTACCCTCAAGAGTATAAAGACGTACCTAAATACTTGAATGAAGTCATTAGAGACGAGTTCGATATGAAAGACGTTAAACCATTTGTACCATCCATGTTTTGTGGTCCAAACGAAAGTCTAGAAGATAGCTTTATAAGCTATATTGAGGACGAGCTTGGGGGTACCATTGAGTGGTGTAATATACAACCTTTCAGGTATGTAGACTAATCCAGAAAGCCCCAATATTGGGGCTTTTACAATATGTATTTTTAAATGTAGATCAACAGTTAAGTGAGAGGTGATAAATCAATGGCCAAAATTACTAAAGAAATGCAAGACAATATCGCCAATTATGGTGATGACTTTTTGACTCTTACTCCAACTGAAGGCGTACGACAGAATATTGGTACTTACCTAGGTTATTCTGGTAACCGAGGTTTTATTAATATGATTCGAGAGATCTTCCAGAACTCAGCCGATGAGCTGATGAAGAAAGATTCTCCATGTGATGAGATTTGGGTATACTATGATGAGAGAAATCACGAAGTTACCATACAAGATAACGGTCGTGGTATTCCATTTGATATCATGGTTACTGCATTTACTAGTCAGAATACGTCAACTAACTATGAAAAGAAACCAGGAGCATTCTCTTCTGGTCGTCATGGTTTAGGTTCTAAAGCTACGAGTGCATGTAGTGAACACTTTGTAGTTAAATCTTATCGTCTAGGTAAAGGACAAGAGATGTCTTTATACTTAGGTGACCCTGAAACTGCTAAGGTTAAGTCTATCCCTAATAAGGATAACTACCAAGGTACAATTATTACATTTAACCCTATTCATACTATGCCAACTAAGAAGCAAGGATATCATGGATACCAAGCTGGTAAAGTTATTATGGGTGAAATCACTACAACTTGGAAAGATGTATTAGACTTATTAGAAAGTCTAATACCTTTATTGGATATCGGTGCCAAGGTTAATTTCTATGGTACTGATGCTAATGGTAAACAACACAACGTTCGTATTGTGAATGATAAAGGTATTGCTGGTATCTTAGATACATTAGCACCAAAACCTATGATTGCTCCAATACATATCTCCAAGCTTAAAGAAGATGGACAGATGAAAGCTGATATCTTATTTACTTTCGATAGTAGTAAACCTGATGATATCTTTGCTGGTTATGCAAACTTCTGTCCTACACCTAGCGGAACTCATATTAAGGGTTTCGTTGAGGGGCTTACCAAATTCTTTAGAGATTATATGAATAAATACTTCCTAGGGAAGAATTCAAAACTAAAGATTACAAATGCTGATATTCTCAGTGGACTATGCTGTGTAAACTCTGTATATCACTTATATCCAGAATTTACAGGACAAGCAAAGGAAATCATTTCTAATGAAGACTTAGTTCCTTTTGTTAAAGATATCACGATAGACGGTTTAGACCAATGGGCTAAGACCTCTTCGTCGGATCTACAAAAACTTTGTAAATACTTTAAAGAAGTAGCAGAACTTCGTACGAAAAATGAAGCAGGACGTGTCCGCATTCAAGTTAAGAATGCTTCAGCTATTACTGGTCTTCCAGCTAAGTTTGTAAGACCTAAAAGTAAGAAGCATAACGAACTATTCATCGTGGAAGGTGACTCTGCTGCTGGTAATGCTCGTAATAGACGTGACAATGATTCTCAAGGTATCTTCCCTATTCGTGGTAAAATCATTAGTGCTTTGACCAAGAAAAGAGAAGATGTACTTAAGAATGAAGAAGTTGCAGCTATTATATCTATTATTGGTGCAGGTTATGGTAAAAACTTTGATATCAAGAAATGTAATTGGGAACGTGTAGTAATCTGTACAGATGCTGACCCTGATGGTGCTCATATCCGTACATTGTTATTATCGTTCTTCTTGTTGTACATGGAACCATTAGTATTAGATGGTCGTGTATATGCATCTGTACCACCTTTATATGGTGGACGTATTGATGGTAAGAACTTTAAGTACTTTACTGACCGTACAGAATACAATGCATACTTACAAAAACAATTTTCAAAGAACCATAAAGTAACCTTACCAGGTAAGGTGAACTTTACCAATAATCAATTAATCAAGCTATTGAATTCTACAGAGTTCTATATTGAACGTTTAGAATCTGCAGCGAATTCATTTGCCATCAATCCATATTTATTAGAAGAGATTTTGTTATATGTAGGTAAAGGATTATCATTCAGTCAGTTCAAATCTAAGATTACTAAGAATCATAAGTATTTGGAATGTAAGAATGAAAAAGGTGGCTGGACCATCTCTGGATTATACGAAGATAATAAATATCAGACTATCTTTATCAATGACCGCTTGTTGAGTTTCTTCGATGCGATTCATTATAAACTAGTAACTGATATCATCAATTCTCAACCTAGCCATTATGTGGTAGACGGTGAGACTATGTCCTTATATGGCTTATTGAATAAGTTTAAAGAACTAGCTCCAAAGAATATCACACGATTCAAAGGTCTAGGTGAAATGAATGAAGACCAGCTGTATGATACAGTAATCGGCAAAGACAAAGAAAGGGTTCTCGAACAATACACAGTGGAAGATATCAAGTATGAAATAGCTAAGATTCGTGAAATTGAATCCAATAAGATGGATCTTATCGAAGGCTTAGATATCTCCAATTATATTTTCTAGGAGAGAACTGCCATGATCATATACTATGCAGATACACAAGATGGGCGGTTAGCTGCCCATCTAATACTTCAAAACCCAGAAAAGGTTTTGATAGATGACGAAAAAAGAGAAGATCCTGAATATTGTTTATTGGATGATATTCAGGATGCTAGGGATATCAAGCTTCTGCCGTATACATTTAAACCTAATGCTGCTATACTAGACCGAGTTAATGAAAACGAAGCTGTAGTATGTATTGGTATAGGGTTTAATATAAAGGATGAAGTATCTTTAAAACGGTTTAAAGTACTAGTAGAGAAGTCTAGACGAGTTATTTGGATAGACTATCTCCCTAACGCTAAAAGACTAATGGATAAGTACAAAGAAGATATAGACTTCTACTACTATGAGTATGAGTGCTTATCTAGTATTGTATGGTATATCATTATGGGTAAGAACGAAAGCATTCCACTCATTAATGGTATTAACCAATACATTCATAAACCTATTCCTGATATCAAAGCTATTTATCAGAAGATGTATATAGCTACCTTATTCAGTGATCCTCAAGACGTTGTATGGGATAATCTCATGAACGAAACAGAAGAGGAAGCTGAGTATCGATATAAAACTATTGCATATGCTTATGATTATATGAAACAACGACTACAGATTGATATTGATCGTGGTGTATACTATTCATACATAGGAGATCTTAAAGTAAGATGTATGAGCGTTCAAGATGCTGAATATATTCCATCGGTCTTATATCATAAATCTTTAGTCACAATAAACTGGATATACGATGGTGATAGCTATCTATATAAAGTTTATGCTAATTTTGATGATTTTAATTGTGCGGAATTTGTAGCTAAGTATAACGGTATTGGAACGAAACACTATGGAGTGTTCAGATCGGATGACTTATTGCTATACCCGCATAGATCTCGGAGGAACTGATGGCGAGAAAATTCCACTTAGTGTCCACAGCACCTGAGGGCACATTACTACCAAAACGTTCAACTAAACATTCCGCTGGTTATGACTTCTTCTCTCCTGTAGATGCAGAAATCATGCCAGGTGCAACTCTTAATATCCGTACAGATATTAAAGTTGAAATGAATGAAGATGAAGTGTTATTCATTCTGCCACGTAGTAGTTATGGTTACAAATATCAAATGTCCTTAGTAACGACTGTTTCTGTGATAGATGCCGATTTTTTCAACAATGAATCCAATGAAGGTAATATTGCTATTAAGATTAAGAATAATGGTACAGAGCCTTTATATCTTACAAAAGATGAAGCATTCGCTCAAGGTATCTTTGTTAAGTATTTGACTACAGACGATGATGATGTAACTGAAGTACGTACTGGTGGTATCGGTAGTACTACTAAGAATTAATTGAAAGGTAAAAACAATGAGAAACAATAATAGACCAAACAATCGTAAACCTGCAACACAAAAAGCTAAACTATTCGAAATTACACTTCCTGTGACTTACAGTGGTAAGTTGTCTGATGAAGTAACTGATTGGTTGGTTAATGTATTAGAGTCTGGTGAAATCTTTGATATGGTCGAAGTGAATGTATTCGGTAAACGTAATGTATTCACTCAAAACAAAGAAGCTCTAGGTTCTGTAATCGTTGGTTCTGTTAAAGAATCTGGATTCAAAGATAATATGCTAAGTATTACTATCTTAACTGGTGAACGTAACTATGAAATCATTAAGAATATGAAACAAGTAGATGCTTTCGTATTCGTACGTCCTAATAACAAAGGTAGTTACAAAATCACTAAGATCAATATTAACGAAGTCCAATAAGTCTATATGAAAAAGCCACTATGGTAAATTAAGACCATAGTGGCTTCCTATTCATATCCCAATATGTCAAACTGGGAAACTAAAAATTTACCAAACGAAAAACATACATATAGACTGGAGGGATATACTTGGCACAAGATATTAAAGTAAATACGCTAGATAAATTTAAAGATGATCTGCAGTTATACGCTATCTATATAGCCAAACACAGATCTGTACCTGACTTCCGGGATGGTCTTAAAGATGTACAACGTAAGATTTTATATTCGATGTATGCAGACTTCCCACAAAACTCAAATAGAACTTTTAAATCTGCAGGTGTCGTAGGTGAGGTAATGAAATCATATCATCCTCACGGTGACAGTGCAATTTATCAATCTATTAAACCAATGGTTAACTGGTTCGAATGTAATGTACCATTAATCAGAAAGCAAGGTAACTTTGGTAACTTCCAAGGTGATGGACCAGCTGCTGCTCGTTATACTGAAGTAGCATTAGCTGACTTTGCTAAAGAAGCATTATTAGATGAATTGGATGGTGTTAACGGTTCTCCTAATATCGTTGACTGGAGTCCGACATTTGATAATAGTAAAGTGGAACCAGACTTTCTGCCAGCTAAAGTTCCATTGTTATTAATCAATGGTATCTTTGGTATTGCTGTAGGCTTTAGACCTGAAGTTCCACCACATAATTTAGGTGAGGTTATTGATGCTACGATTAAGCTATTAGATAATCCTAATGCACGTATTACATTGATTCCTGACCATAATATGCCATGTGATATTATCGAAACCGATTTCAAGAAGATTGGTGATAATGGCTTTGGTTCTTATCGTGTACGTGGTCATATTGACATTGGTACTTATGATAAGAAGCCTGCATTATTCATTCATAGTGTACCTAACTCAGTATACTTGGGTACTATAACTGATAATATCGATACGTTAGTATCTGAGGGTAAGCTACCACAGATTATCAATAGTTTAGAAAACCATACACCGACTAAGTTAGAGCATATTCTAGTATTGAAACCAGGTTCTGACCCTAACTTTGTTAGAGATACTTTGTTTGCTAATACTAGTTTGGAATGCTCTTATCGTGTAAACTTCCAAGTACAGTTCAATGGTAATATCCATAAGCTTACTTATAAGCAATACTTACTAGAGTTCTTACAATTCAGAAAGATTACTAAGCTACGTTTGTACTATAATCTTCTACAAAGAGCTAAGACTAAGTTCCATGAACGTGAAGCATACATTACTCTATTGAAGTCTGGTGAGATTGACAAGATTATCAATATGATCAAGAAACGTAAAGACCGTGAAGATCAACCTATCATTGATTATCTTGTAACTAAGTTTAAGATTACTCCATTACAGGCTAAGACAATCATCAATACTCAAATCAAGAACTTATCTATGGGTAACTTGAATAGATATATTGAAGAAGCTAAAGAGCTTAAAGCTAAGATGGATGAATGTTTAACTAAGATTCATAGCGAAGAAGCTCTCAATGAAGAGATTCGTAATGAGCTACTATATTTCAAGAAGAAGTATGGTGTTCCTAGACGTTGTCGTGTAATCTCTAAAGACGATATCAATAATATTCCTGAGGGTAAGTTCAATATCGTTGTATCTGAATCTAATAAGATTAAGAAATACGGTGTAAATGAACCATTAAATCTTAACCGTGGTGAACCATGTTCCGCATTTATCTTGAATGCTGATAATAGGGATAATCTATTGATGTTTGATGGGTTTGGTAGAGTATTCAGTATGCCTGTACATAAGATTCCATTAACTGGTAAAGGTCAAAACGGTACTGATGCATTGTCTTTGAATAAGAAGATGACATCTATCGTTACTAATATCATTAGTGAATCTAAAGTAAAAGAATTAGCTAAGTCTAAAGCTTATACTATGGTGGTATTGACACAAGCTGGTTATATTAAACGTCTTGAATTAGATGATTTCTGTACAGTAGCATCTGGTGGTCTTATCTATAGTAAGCTAGAGAATGGTGATAAAGTACAATCTATTGTCATCACTCAAAATGGTGATAATCAAATCATCACTTACTCTGATAAGAAAGCATTACGATTCAAATCTGATGATATTCCAGTATTGAAACGTGCTACTCGAGGCGTTAAGGCTATGAATACTACTGATAATGTCGATGGTATGTCAGTAGTCTTTGGTGGTTGTACTAATGCTATTGTAGTAACTCATAATGGCTATATCAATAAGATTGATATTAGTGCATTACCTATGTCTTCTAGAGCAAGAGCTGGTAATAATGTAATCAAACTAGGTCGTGGAGATGCTATTAAAGACATCTTAATCGTAAGAGATACAGATGTAGTTATGATTGAATCGGCTACAGGTAAAGAAGATGTGGCAGTACGTGATATTCCATTAGGCTCTTCTATCTCCAAAGGTAATAGAGTCCCTAATCTTATCCGTGTAGTAAAAAGAATCTAATTGTTTTATAGGATGGGTGTAATATCCCATCCTATAATTTTATCGAGGTGATAAAAATGAAACAGAAGAAAGTTATCAAAATACTAGAAGAACTTAGTATCATTACGGTTACTGAAGATTCTACATATAACGATAAACGTGAATGTATATACGTTGACATCGATATACTAGGTATAAAGTATCTTCTAAGCTTAGAGTTTGATGATCTAACCAATCTAACTAGTGTAAAATTAGCACCTAAAGCTAACGATCTAGTAGCACCAGCATTTATAGCTTCTACAGCCAATTCTACTAGAGTTATAAGCACTAAGGTATTTAAAATCTTTCTATCTAAAGTTTACAGTATTCTTATAAAGCATAAGATTAAGTTGCTTAGAAATAAAGAAAATAGGTTCTATAAACTATTTAACAGAAGAACTTATACTTTACATATTGATGATGGTACTGAACTAAACTGGGAAGCTAGATCTAAGAAAGGTGATTATATCATATATGCTGACCAAGTTGGATATGGTCAATTATTATATAAACTATATGATATACCAAAACCCAATTCTGGCAGCTGTATGAGCCATCTATTAGGTTCTTATGCATATCTTGACGATCTTCTAGATCTTATAGACGAGGATGGTAACAATGAAACAGAATAAAGTAATTGATAGCTTGTCTATGTGTGGACTATTACACCCAGATGTCAAAAAAGAGCTAATGGATAATGTAAAAAGAGAAATTGGTATAGGTGTTTGCATTAGTGGTATATCATATGCTCTTATACTAAACTTTGATAGTGAGAAAAATCTAACAAAAGTAAAACTAACACCAGAGTTAGATAGAGATATGCCATCATTTGTTACTCATAGTATGGGTGGAGACGGTATATATCCTATAAAAACTACAGCATTTAACTTTTTCATAACAACCGTTCATGAGATAGTATTAAGACATACGCTATCTTTAAAGACTGATGAGAATAGACGATATACTTATTACTTTAAGAATAAAGAATATACTCTATATATACATAATGATGGTTATGAGTTTGAGTGGGAGTCTATAAGTAGAGATAGTAAGTATCATATATCAGCACAGCAAGCTGGGTATGGTGAATACACTTATCAACTATCATTAAATAAAGACTTAGTGCCTAGATCATTTACTAGAATCCATGAAGGGACTTTTGTTGATTTAATGGATGTATTATTACATGTACAGTTTCTATATGATGAAGCTAAACAAGACGTTAACAGTGGTGATACTAATTTCTTAGAGGAAACTTTAGATTGTTTAAACCGTCTTAGGGTAAATACTAAAGATGTGATATGTGTTGCCTTTGGTGATGTATATATGTCATGGGAAGCATTTGCTAAGAATGCGGACTTTAGATATGATAGTGGTTTAGGTAATATGGAAGTATCAGATAAGATATTCATATATACTAGAGACTATATCATATATAGACATGAATACGATGGTGCAGAAGAATGGAGAGCTATAAGCACTCTAGAATCTGTAATCTCTAATAAATCACAAATATCTAACGATACAGAAGTAGACTTTAAAGCTGATTAAGACTTAAATACAGGTACTGGAACTTCCAGTACCTGTTTATTTTTTCTCATCATACTCTCATTTAACCTAACACTAGTGTAATAGCAGTGACAGCTGTCTATTACAGTCTTATTTGGGTTAACGGTAACCAAATCAGATTGTGTACTTTCTTAATACCGTAGATTATACAGGTGCCAGTATCTTAACAAACGGCCATGTTAGATACTCGTTGCAGTGTTTGCAGGTTTATTATTGTTTTCCTTGTTGCAATAATAGACAAAGTTTCCTCTTGATGGTTTAGGGTAGTCCATAACCTACCCTAATACCATTACTCCAATTTACGTGATACCGTGTGGTATAATAAACTCCTTACTTAAAATTAAACAGCTTTACCCAGTATAGACACTGTCTATACTGGGTATTTGCCGTTTCGTAAAACTTAGTATTTTCAGTTATATACTATAATGGTAATATCATGGTTATATTATATTTATATTGTATACAGAAAAGGAGAATATTATCATGAATACAGGTTTACACATTAGCGAATGCAGAATTGAAGAAGTTACTTTTAGTTACAATAATTTATACCGTGAAGGTATGAAAGACCTTCGTAAACTACAAGCTAATGACTACAAATTACATTCTTTGGATGTAGTAGCTTCAATCTTAGGTATGCCTATCTATGACGGTATTAAAACTGTCGAAGAGTATATCAACGAATTTTGCAAACTAGTTAACGATAAACTAGCTTTAAAATTGTTCTGGGTTGCGGCTGCTGGCCGTGACCAAGAAGTTAAAAACATTGAAGAGTTTACAGCAAAATACCTAGCTGATGTTCGTCGCATCGTTTTAGGTTAAGTAAATAAGGCTAGAGGAAATTCCTCTAGCCTTAATCTATTTTATTTTTTTTTATTCACGACGGGATATCTTCTTACCACTTAAAGTTAATGGTGTTACATTACCAATATTGATTAAGTTAGTAGATAGATGTGCACCTAGCATATATACATTAAGTAAGTTCTTACTCATAGGATCACTAGGATCATCAGGGATATCATCTTGAGAGATATAGCCCATAGTGGAGATAGTATTATACATGGCTTGTTTAGCTTCCATGGAATCTGCACGTGCTCTAGATAACTCTTTAATAGTAGCATCCATACCACTAACTACAAGAGATTCCATTTCCCTATCAGATGTAATACCATTCTTATCATGAGAGATAAGCATACCAGTCTTATTATCACGCATAGAGATATTAGTAGAGATAGCATTCTTCTTAGTTAGGAATTGCTTCATACGTTTTAAATGTAAGTATCCTACTAAAGCTTCATGGGAAGTTACTCCTCGACCATTTTCATCTTCATAGATATATGGCATAGATACTTTCTCTAAGATAGGTACTCCCATTACATTAGCAGCTTTCTCCACTTGATCCATAGTTGGTTCAATCTCAAATACTCGAGTGATAAATCTGAATGGGTATTTACCAGATACGAACTTAGTGAACTCTTTATCACTCATATCTGCAAATATCTTTTTATAGTAGTCAGTAACTTTACCAGATGGATCCATAGCTGACATTACGTCAAATACTAGCTTCTCAGCTTTCTTTCTTTGTGGTGTCATTTAGTTCCTCCTATAGATTAGAGAAGTGAATCATTAAAGCGAAATACATAAGAATGGAACGTTGGTAACTAGCTTTTGTAGCAGCACGGTTCTTACGTACATGATAACGTCTAGAACCATTCATCAACCATCGTTCTAAGATTTCCTTGGATCTGATTACTTCTTTGACTTTACTATTAGGTCTAGGTGCTGTAGTAAATCTTACGAACTCAACACGTTTGACATCTTTCTTATCCGTGCTTTGGAAGAATAGATATACTAGAAGACTAATGAACTCTTTAACTTCGGTAAGAGACTTAGTATCATTCTTCAATACCCATTCTATAATAGCTTTGATTTCATCTGTACTTACATTGACATCAGCAGCCATCTTACAATAAGAATAGTTTACGCCCATAGTACTAATAGCTTGTACAGTCTTATCAATTACACGTTCAGCCATAAGACTATCAGTATCAGCCAATCTATAGTTATCTTCGCTATAGTCATCACTAGCATAGTTAAGATACTCATTACGGTTTTCAAAAGCATCATAGTACAACGTAGCGATATTCTTCATGAATGATTTGATACGTGTATGTAACTGCTGTACAATATCTTTGATATCTTCATCATCAAAGTCTTCAAACTTATCTTGATAAGTCTCAGCCCATGTTGTAGCAATAGAACGTACTGCACCAAATACATTACCTTTGACTTTAAGATCGTACTTAGCAGACATCTTATTATTAACCACATAGTCCATTATGTGTTTATACTCGATAGGTTGTACAACTTGGAATGAACCATAATGAATAGATGGATAGAAAGACCCAGAGAAAGCTATATTGATTAGAGATAAGTCTAATTCTTTATAGTATTTCTTTCTATTCAATAAGAAGAATCTAACTATACATAGCATAGTTATCGTAGTCTCATCTTTAGCAGCAGCCGGGTTAAAAGACGGAATACTAAAATAGAAAGTATTCCGTAATTCTCTTTGGATGACTGAACGTTGAATGCCTAGCATTCTGAAGAATTCATCTCTATCATTATCAGTAAAGTAAATACGTCTATATGGTGCAATAGCATATAGGTCTTCGGCTCTAGCTGCAATGAATTTACTGATGTATTGTTTATATTGGGAAACCCTTCTAGAGATAGCATGCTCTACGATAGGGTATATCTTTTTAAGTATAACTTCGTTATCTTGCTTCATCATTATCCTCCTTGATTTTATTAAGATGTTTCCGTGAAACACTTTAATAAGCCAAAGGAGGAATAAGCAATGTTTATTTATAATGAGCAGTATTTCGGTAAGACACCGAATCTCATCAAGTTAGAATCTATTATCGGAAATATCCGTAAACAAAAGTACAAAAACGATACAGTAGTCGAATCTAAAGACTTAGCTAAAGTAATGAAAGCTCAGTTTGGATTCTCTAATACTAATTTCTTAGTAGACTTTACTACAGCAAAGAATGCTTATACATTAGTATTTAGAGACAAACTAGATGGTATGGGTAAACCAGTCTTTAAGAATGGTACATATCAATTCAACCCTAAAGATGGTTATGAACTAAATGTATATTTCACTTATGGCTTATTATGTGATACAAACTTCAGTAATGAAGAATTAGCTGCTATCCTATTACATGAGATCGGTCATCACTTCAGTGCTAAGGCTGCTATGTATGAGTACAATCTACCTAGCATTAAGAACTTAGTTCGTGGTATGACTGATATGAATAAGGCTATATACAATCTTACTAATGGTGCTAAAGAGGATATCCGTAATATCGATGACACTCGAATTATGGCTGGTATTCAACAAGCATTCGATGGTTTAGATTGTAGATCTGCTTTGGCTTATATTAATAACGGTGTAGTCTTAGTTAAAGACGCTATTCTAAATGGTAATGTATCTGATGCATTCAAATTCTTAACTGGTGATAAAACAGTGGTCAATAAAGTTATGAATACTAAGTTTGACCAACCAGTAAAGAATCTCATCTCTGAATATGATTCAGAAGAAGAGAAGTCTGATGCATTTGCTACTATCTATGGCTATGGTCCAGCTCTATCTACGGCTATAGCTAAAATAGAATCAGATAGATTGGATACTAGACATAGTACAACTAAGTCTAATGTATTAGAATGGATCCTAAAATTCTATATCACATTTGGTATCATTGGTGTATTCGAGTTCTTCATTGACTCTATGGCACATATTGATTCCAGTAAACGTACATTAGCAGCATTAGCAGTACTTAACCAAGAACTTAAGACAGCTAATCTTACACCTAAACAACGTAAACGTATTCAGCAAGATATTATTGATATCACTAAAGACTATGAAACTTATCTTGAAGCCAAACAAACTCTATTCAAGAAGACTGGTTACGTTAAGCTAGCATTTGTGTATAATAAGATCTTATTCTTATACCATACTAAGTTCAATAATAACCGTAATGTAGAATCCTACCAGCAATTACTAAACTTATATAGAATGGCTTCATCTAGATCCTAACATATAAGTAGCTACGAATTTTTTCATTTGACTCCTAAAGATTAAATGTACTTAACCCCATAGAACCCTAGTACGGATACACTCTGTACTAGGGTTTTATTTGTCTCTTGTAAAAAATAAAACAAGATAAACAATATAGTGATAGGTGGCACCTCGTAATCTATAACAAAATTCCACCTATCTGGTTTCTTATATAGTATAGCTTCCTTCGGTATAGTAAGCGATTTTACCGTTCATTGTTTTACCTACACTATACTTCCCTTCAAAATGCTATACTATATAAGGAGTACGCTTCTTCCAAAAAGAGTTATCGAAATAATAACTCACTATCAAAACACAACAAGACTGCTCCATATAGGCAATGCCTGTATGGGGTATTCTTGTGTCTAAACAGTGAGCACAATTATATAATATAATCGTATAAGGAGGATTTTATTATGGAAGAAAAAGATCTAACACATTTTGGAACTAGTGATGTATCAGCTAGAAAGATTGATGCCCCATTCCGTGGAGATGTAGGTAATCAGCTTACAGTATTCTTAGGTGGTACATGTAATGGTTCCGTATGGAGAAATGATCTAATGAGATCATTATCCAATAAGGTAAAAGCATTCAATCCTGTAGTATCTGTATGGGATGAACGTGCTAAGTTTGAAGAGAAATATCATCGTGAGCATGACGATGTTAGATTATACTGTATTACTCCGGCTATGTCTGGTATATACTCTATAGCTGAAGTTGTAGATGATAGTAATAAGAGACCAGATTCTACTGTACTATGTGTACTATATAGTGATCTTGGTGGTTCTTACACATTCACTAAACACCAAACTGATTCTATTAATGCTTTCATGGACTTAGTAGAAGCTAATGGTGTAAAGGTATTTGATAACTTATACGATTTGTCGGTCTATTTAAATAGCCTAGCTGAACATAAGGTTAAATGATTCTTTTTATGGAGGAAAAAATTATGGCAGATAATAAATACGGCGTAATTAATGAAGTTGGTGACCTAGGTTTAGGTTTCAACGAACTTAATGATGATGACCAAAAAGTGCTTCAAGAACAATTGAAGCAAGAACAAGACAAAGATAAACAATAATTGTCTTAATGTATGTAGTAGAGCCACTTATGGTTCTACTACATATTATTTTTTACACTCACTGTAACTGTATATTAATCAAGCCTATTGTGGGCTGTTATAGGTTACTTATTTTTAACACGAGGTAATTATTATGAAAGCAAAACTTATTGGTATCGGTGCTGCTGGTAATAAGGCAGCTATGCATGCTATCAACCAAGGCGTATTTGATCGTAAAGATGTTTTACTATTGAATACAACTCAAAAAGACATGAAAGACGAATTCAACGATATTAATATCGTATTCGGTGATAACCGTGGTGGTTGTGGTAAAGAACGTGATATGGCTAAAGGATTAGCTATGGAAGCTTTACGTGCAGACTTATTCAAATTAGATTCTTTCCCAGATCCTCAAGATGAAGCTATTATCATTGTATCTTCCTCTGAGGGTGGTACTGGATGTGGTGCTTCTACTATTGTAGCTAAGTACTGTAAACAAGTATTGAAAATGAATGTACACATGTTCGTATTCACTGGTTTCGAACAAGATGCTCGTGGTATCCAAAACACTGTAGAATACTTCCAAGAATTGTCTGATGAATATACTGTACAAGCTATTAGTAATAAGAAATTCTTAGATGGTATCCGTAGTAAACAAGATGCTGAACGTGCGGCTAACCAAGAATTCACTCAACGTATGGCAGTTCTTCTTGGTCAAGACTTAGTAGAATCTGATCAAAATATTGATGATACTGACTTGTATAAATTGTCTACTACTCCTGGTTTCATGACTATCGAAAAAGCTAAAGTTACTAGCATTAAGAATACAGAAGACTTGTATAAAGAACTTCGTAAAATGTTAGACTATAGCAAATCTTTGGAATTCAAACCTACAGCTAAACGTATTGGTGTAATCTTTGGTCTAGTTCCTGCAGCTCAAAATATGGACTTGAATACTGATGTATTACGTGAACGTCTTGGTGAACCATATGAATTCTTCACTCATATTCAAGATGCTGAACCTGGTAAAGAATTCATTGAATTCATTGCTTCTGGTATTAAAATGCCAATCGATGAAGTTAATAAAGCTTACCAAACTTACTTAGAACGTACTTCCAAAGTTGATAAATCTAAAGACTCTTTCTTTGATGAAGCTTCTTCTATGACTATCAATAAAGAAGATGGTATGTTTAACTTCGATAAGACTGGTCCACAAAATATCACTAAAGCTGATAAAGATGCATTCTTTGCTGACGTTAAACCTGTAGTTAAACCACGTGTAACTGTATCTGCTAAAGATGATTTCTTCAATCAATCTACAGAAAAAGTTACTGTAGCACCTACAGTTGAAGTTCCAGAAGAACCAGTTAAACCTAGACGTGTAATCATTACTAATAATGGTATCACAAAAGACTATTAATCCTACCATGTACACGAGGTGACTTATGAAGGGAATTTACTTTAATAACCTGAAGAATCCAGCATTAGATCCTATTGTAGATACAATGGAATTGAATATGCTATTAGATGATCCTTCAGAGTCAGAGAAAGCAGAGATTAGAGATAACTTTGTTAACGAGGTTATGTCTAAGGGTTATAATGAAGATGAACTTAAACTGTTCATCTTTAATAACTTCCATGAGTTCGTTAAGTACTCTTATGAGGTTCCTGAAGTAGCTAAGCTTTGGGAAGAACGACCTATGGTTCCTAAGTTAATTAAACAACTGCTTACTAAATATACACCAGGGTTTAGTTTCAATAAGCTAGACCGTATCTATATAAACGGTGTAATCTATAACCATAACGTAGTACATCAGAATGATGAAGTACCTAGTATGGTTACAGAAATCCTATTAGATCTAGGTAAGACAATCAATAAAGACGTATGTGAAATCTTAGATGGAATATACTATCTTCCTAGACAATTCTATAATATGGCTGTAATAGCAAGATTCTCTGATGTACGTGAAGAAATCAATATCAGACGTATCTTATTCTTGCTTATGATAACTTACGAATACAATACAACCACTGTAGATGATATTCGAGTTATCTTAGAGGCCTTATTCTATGGAGAAATGACACCATTGTTTATTATCAATATGCTTGATACTCATAGAAATGAGCAATGGTACAACTATCGTTATAAAGCTGCAGAAGAAGATACTACATTTGCTTTATATAGAATAGTAAATGCTATGCCTAAACACATCATCAAAGATACTTTACTCAAATATAGTGAAGTCTGTGTAGCTAGACAGCTTAAACTAGATGATGTGAAATGGACATTGGTAAACTTACCATTAGATGACTATAGAGAGTTGGCTATTATAGCTGATACTCTAAAGAACGATGGTTATTATTTACCATAACAACACAAAAAATAATACATGGGTAGGAACGAGAAGCCCTACCCATGTAAACTCCAATTACCTATACCCCATATTTGTGGTATAGACGCATCCGCCATGGTGGTACCATGTAGACGATTGGAGTGTCTTTATCTGGTAAGCGTTCACCAGATACAGTCCCAACCGGGATACTTTCAGAGGCTAATCTTCTCGCTTCGAGCTCAGGATTTTGAACGCAAAGAGATAGAAGAGTATCTCTTGTCATAGGGATTCACCTCCTTATGACCTGTAGGCTTTGCACCTACAAGTGTATGGTTATATTTAGATGCGACTATCGTAAGTAGTCGCATCTGCCATACACAATAATAGTATATAACTACAATTCAGTTTACTTATAAAAAATAATACATGGGTAAGGAGGGTCTATATTATATCCTTACCCATGTATATCTTACCTATAAGTGATTTTCAGTTATAGGTAATTTGATTCCTTCGGATTTGAGGAATCTAAAGGCTGCTATAGCGTCATGATGGCTAACATTGTTAATATCAGCATAACGATCTAATACAAGCCCTATAGCAGTTCTAATCTTCCATTCTAAATTGGTAGATCTTTCTGCTAACGTATTATGGTAATTCATAATACAACCAGACATAAGGGTTCACCTCCTTATGACCTGTAGACTTATGTCTACAAGTGTATGGTTATATTTAGATACAGCTATTCAGAGTAGCTGTATCTACCATACACAATAATAGTATATAACTATTATTCAGTTTACTTATAAAAAATAATACATGGGTAAGAATGGTCTTTATCCTTACCCATGTATATTATCCTATAACTCTTCTTCGGTTATAGGCATTTTGAATCCTAAAGATTTTAGGAATCTATAAGCTTTGATGGCTTCTACCTATGTGACATTGTTAATGTCAGCATAATAATCTTCCACCAAAGCGATAGCAGTATTAATCTGCCAATTTAAATTGGCAGATCTTTCTGCTAGCTGGTTAGCGTAGTTGCCTACGCATCCAGGATTCACCATAGGAATTCACCTCCTTATGGCCTGTAGACTTATGTCTACGAGTGTATGGTTATATTTAGATACAGTTATTGATGGTGGCTGTATCTACCATACACAATAATAGTATGCAATTGTAAATTAGTTACTTATAAAAAGAATCCCAGTATAGGCAATGCCTATACTGGGACTTTCTTTCTTTTTTTAATTCTTACATGATAGGAAACAAGAAAGTATATAATACCTTGAAATTATGTAAGGAGGAAGCACAATGAGTGATGATTTGATTTCTGTAGTATCTGATAAGATGGGTACAGCTAGTAGTACAAGTATTTATGACGTATTATACCCAACAGGGTTCTTTAATGTAGACTATTTGAACGGTTATAAGATTAATGGTTACCATACTGATGGATCTAAATTTTCTTATGATGCATTTGGTATTGTAGATGGTTCTTTTAACTTAGTTGTAGGACGTACTGGTTCTGGTAAAACAACAGCAGCTATCCAATGGGGTGCTAATATCATTCGTCGTTTTGATAATGCAAGAATGTTTATTGCATCTATTGAGGGCGGTATTACTATTAACCGTCTTGAAGCATTGACTGGTTGGTTTGGGGATGACTTATTTAAACGTGTAAGCATTCGTAATAGTGGTCTTAACGTAGAAAGTATCTATAAAGAAATCTTATCTATCTATGATGCTAAGATGGCTAATAAAGATGAGTACTTATATGATACGGGTCATGTAGATTCTCGTGGTTTACCTATCATTAAGATGGTACCAACTGTATATGTGATTGACTCTGTAGCCAATATGGTTCCAGAACGTGTAGCTAATCGTGGTGAGATGGGTGGTCAAATGGATGCAACTGCTATTGCTAAAGCTAATACACAGTTCATCAAATTGACTATGCAATTACTTAAGACTGCTAATATCATTGTATTAGCAATCAACCACATCAATAAACGTGTAGAAACTGGTTTCATGCCAACTAAGAATGATATCCCATATCTTAAACAAGATGAAACATTACCAGGTGGTAAAGCTATTAACTACGATGCTAATAATATCTTCAAATTGGACGATAAGAAGATTAAAGAAGAATCTTTCGGGTTCAATGGTAAAGAAATCGTAGTTCAAATGATTAAGTCTCGTACTAATAAAGCCAATATGACTACGCCATTATTGCTTAACTTTGATATTGGGTTTGACCCATACTTCTCTTTATTATTACTTCTTAAAGATACTGGTCGTGTTAAAGCCAAAGGGGCTTATATGCAAATAGACGATTATGCTGATATGAAGTTCACTAATAAGAAGTTTACAGAAATGCTATTCAGTAATAAAGAATTCCAAAAAGTATTCTTCGATGTAGCTAAAGAAGAATGTCGTAAGTTATTGACTCCAACTAAAACTTTAACCGAATCTGTAGATAATACATTATCTAATGATGTGATGGCATTATTCAGAGCAATGGACCAAGTAGAAGAGTAATTGTATATTATAGTTTTGAGCCAGAAGATTCCAGTAATCTTCTGGTGCAATTCTATGCTTGTTACATAATGGAAAGGGGTAAGTACATTGGCAACTAGCGTAAACATTGTAGACGAAATTAAGAAATACGAAAGGAGATTGAAATTCCCAGAAGAGGCATTAGGTAAAGAACTGGCCGAACCTATTCCGACAGCAGTATCTGGGTCCCGTAAATTATTGTATTCAACACAGGCCGACCAAGTCATGTCTTTGAACACACCAGAAGTGCCGTTCTTACAGACAGGCTATGAGAATGAGTTTGGACATAAGTCCACATCATTCAAACAATACAAGGGTGATGACTTAGTTATCCTAGATAAAGTTGACAAGTTCAACTGGGTGCCTAACCATCACTACTTCCTACTTACGTACAATGCTAATAAGAATATCATTGACGTAGTAGAACGATGCTCATACTTGCATATTACAGAAAGCTATGGGTATGACCAAAATACCAAGTACTTAGACTCTCTAGGTATTGGTAGTAAAATCCGTACAGGCGATATCTATCTCAAATCCAAAGGGTTTGATGAGTACAATAACCGTATGGATGGTGTAAACTTATTAGTTACTTATGCAGCTATCTCTGATACTACAGAAGATGCTATTGTACTATCTGAAAGCTGTGCTAAGCGACTAAGTTCTCCATTGTACCACAAAGTCCAAATCATGGTCAATGAGAATGATATCATGCTCAATCTATATGGTAATGAAACTATCTATAAGGTTATGCCTGATATTGGTGAAGAAGTATCTAATAGTCTTCTATTGGCTACAAGACGTGAGAATAAACAAGAATCCTTGTTCTCTCAAGTATATTCCAGACTTATGGATATCAATATGAATGACAACAAGATTACTGCTACAGGTACTGTAGTTGATGTCAATGTCATTACTAATAATCCAGAGATGATGGAATCATCCAACTATACTACACAGCTTAGAACGTATTGGAAAGAATCTATTCGATTCTCTCAAGAGCTTGTAGATAAAGTGGATATGTACAAAGATCGTTATCCTAATGCTAAGATTGGATACGAACTACAAGTATTGTATTCTAGGGCAAAGAGCTTATTAGATGGAGAGAAGTTCTCTCTTGATGGTAAGAAAGCTTTCTCTAATATCTTCCTTGAAGTTGTAGTACGTGAAAACAATGAACTACATATCGGGGATAAGATTACTAATCGTTATGGTGGTAAAGGTGTTATTAGCCGTATACTTCCAGACGAAGAAATGTTTGAGACTATTGATGGTCGTAGAGTAGAAATGATCTATAACCAAGGTACTTCTACTAACCGTCTTAATCCAGCTCAGATATTCGAAACCGAAATAAATGCAGCATCTGCTAAACTTCTAAGATACTTACCTATGGAAACTCCATACGAGGTAAATCAATCATTAGAACGTATTGCTACATTTATGAGTATCTTCACTCTAATGCAAGCTAATGCATTCAGGGAATATGTCTATGCCTTGAATGATGATAGCAAGTTAGATTTACTTAAGTCTATGAAGAATGATGGATGTATTATCCTATCAGTATCTCCAATACAAGAAAACATTGACCTAGATAAACTGGTAGCTATGTATGAGTTATTCCCTGAATGTGAGATTGATTATGCTTATTGTCAATTACTTGATAGTAATGGTAATCCTCGTAAAGTAAGAACACAACGTCCTTTATTAGTCGGTCATCAATACATTGTAAGACTTAAACAGTATGCAGAAGATAAGTTCTCTGTAACTTCATTGTCTGCTACAAACTCTAGAAATGAAAATAGCCGTAATAAGAACCCAGGTGAGGGTGGACATAGATTCCCTAATACTCCAGTACGTTGGGGTGTAATGGAAACGTCTGCTATGCAACACATTGGTTCTTGGTTCAACGCTATTATGCTTCTAGTATATAGTACGTCTCCACATGCAAGACGTAAAGCTAAGAATCTATTAACAGATTCTCCATTCAATATTGACGTTAAAGTTGATAGTGATTCTAAATCTAGATCTGTAGAAGTGCTTAATGTATATCTACGGACTATAGGCTTAAGGATTAAGTTTGATAAGTATAAGAAAGTGGTTAAGAGTATCTTTGTATTCCCTTCTACCACTCCAAATATGTTTATCAAAGTTCCTGATGCTGATCGTAAACCTACATTTGAAATGGTGAAAGGTAAAGATGGGTTTAAGGTTCCACAAATCATATTCAAAGGTGAAGACCCTAAACCAAACATGTTTATCAATCCACCTAAAGAGGAAGAGGAATAATCATGTCTGATTTGAGACAAGTTTATATGGATATACTAGGGGGCAACTTTGAGTCTGCCCTCGATCCTCAAAATGTATATCTTATGAATCATATAGCAACTTGTGCTCTTCAAGATGAAAATAATGTACGTCTTGATGATGTAGAGTTGGTATTACGTATAAGTAATGCATTGTATAATGGTACTGATATTGAAGTGCTACCGCTTGAAGATGGTGTATATGATCTCTTGCTAGAAATGTATAAGAGATATAACCCTAACTTCCAAGTCGGCGGTGCTAATATCGGTGTACATAGCGTACGTAAAGACAAGGAAGACTATTCGGAATATCCTAGCATGTTTGTACCTGTACCTATAGGTATAGAGAATACATATGGCAGTGATATTCTAGCTTATGGTAATACGTTTAACTTCAATAAACCATTACCATGGAACAATGGTCAAGTATCTGATAGACAAAGAGACACTGCTCATAAGTATCCTGAATTGGTTGGCACTCTAGATAAGTGTAAGTTTGTCTTAGATAGCCAAGCATATAATGCTGGTGTAGCAGAAGATCCTAATGTAAAGATCTTCGAAAGAGATTTCATTGGATTGCATTTCCGTATGGGAGTGAATAACCCTAATGATATTCTCAATATAGTTATGGAACTCAAGTATGATGGTATCTCTATTGAAGCCGAAGTATCTAACCATGTAGTCTCAGCTAGGACTCGTGGTGATTTGGATAATGATAGAGCTACAGATCTTACTAGTGTATTGTATGGGTACAGGTTCCCTAATACTATTCCAGACAATGAAGTCTTTGGTATGAAGTTTGAAGCTATCATCACTAAGTATGATATGGAAAGACTTAAAGCAAGGACTGGTAAATCTTATACCAATATGAGAACTGCAGTATCTGGTATTCTAGGTTTAGCTAATGCTAGAGAATACTTAGAATATATTACTTTGGTTCCATTAGGTACATCATTACACTTTGATACTAGAGAAGAAGAGCTTATGTTTATGAATAGATACTTTGCAACTAAGGTATCCAATGCATATAAAGCATTCTCTGGTAGATATGACCATGTATTATACATGGTAGATAAGTTCGTTCAAGATGCTGATATGATGCGTCTATATATGACATTTGCTTATGATGGTATTGTAGTATCCTATAACGATGATCATCATAAACAAGTCTTAGGTCGTGTAAATCATGTCAATAAGTATAGCATAGCTATTAAGTTCAATGCTATGAAACGAGTAACCAGATTCCGTGGATATTCGTATACAGTTGGTTCTAATGGTACAATCACTCCGATGATTATATTTGATCCAGTAGAATTCAATGGTACAGTCCACTATAAAGCTAGTGGTCACTCTTATGAGCGATATAAGAAACTCAGTCTTAGATATAACGATGAGATTGAGGTTGCTTATGTAAATGATGTAATGCCATATGTAAGTAAGTTACATAATACAAACAATGATAAGAACGCACAGCTATATCCTATAGAGCCATTCATTGATCATTGTCCTGCATGTGGCAGTCAATTAGTAGAATCTATATCAGGTAAGACTATATCTTGCGAGAACCCAACTTGTCCAGGTATACATCAAGCTAAGATGGTTAATATGATGGATAGATTAGACTTCAAGAACTTTGGTCATGCTGCTATAGAGAAACTAGAAATCAAGTCTCTTAGAGATCTATTTGAAAATGTAGATGAGACTAGATTATTCAATGCTGGGTTTAGAGAACGTGGTATAGCTAAGTTCTTAGACCAGCTTAATGAAATCAAATCTAGAGATAACCTAGACTTCGTTATTGTCGGGTCTTTAGGTTTCACTGATATTGGATTTGGTACATGGTCAGCTATCTTCAAACAAGTCCCATTGGATTGTATTATCAAACTATCTGATGCTGAATTATCTGATAGACTGATAGCTATTCCAGGTGTTGGTCAACGTACTGTAGATACTATTCTTAAAGAACGGGTAGTATTTGCTGATGACTTGATCTATATCTATACTAAAGTACCTAACTTAAAGCATAGCATCAATGCTAAACCAGCTAAACGTATATGCTTTACAGGTATTAGAGATACTAATGTAGAAGCGGCTTTAATGGCTAATGGTGATTTACCTAGTGAATCTGTAACTAAGGCTACCGACTACTTAGTTGTACCTTATAAGGATTACTCATCATCTAAGACAGCTAAAGCTGATAAGTACGGTATCCCTATCGTTACTTTAGAAGAGCTTGTAGCACAATTAGGGTTGAATGTAAAAATTTAACCCTAGTGAAACAAATCTATAAGTATATATTATAATTGGGATAGTGGTTTTGCTATCTCGTTTCTTATGGTTATAGGAGGAAATTATTATGATTAAAAACCTTACAGAAACTACAATCTTCCAATCTTGGAATTCTCGCTTAGTGGACGAAGTAGGCTTCGATGTTCCATTGGCAAGTTTTAAAGAATTATTCCGTCCAATCATCTTCTCTTTGGCTAACTTCTTATCCAAAGTAGGTGGTGCGGACATTACTACATCTGCAGTTACAATCAGTAATACAGATGGTGTATTCTTGTGTGCATTGTTAGTTAACCGTGCAGTTGACCAAGAAAACAAAACATCCTTTGACGTATCTTTCACTACTGATAAAGAATTGGTAAACAATAGTGAATTATGTCAATATACTATTGCAGCTTCTGAACGTGAGTTACAAGAATTTGTAAATAAATTCATCATGGCTGAAGTTAAAAACCGTTTCCAAGCACCTGAATTATTGTACGATTTCTTACGTGTACTATTCAGCACAATCTTGAATTACACTAATAGCTTGACTCGTGATGAAATCACTGAAGAGGGTCTTGAAATCGATATCGAAGACACTATTACAGTTGCAGTATCTTTAGACGAAGAGGGCAACCGTGTAGTAGCTATCGAACCTGGTACAGCATTGAAAACTTACGTTAAAGACGATAAGTTCAACCAAGCTGAATAATATATAGATTATACAAAATATGGATCTAGGGGTAATTCCCCTAGGTCCTTGTATAATTTTTATAAAGCGGGGTTAAAGTATAATGAAGCGTGCAATATGCGAAGGGAAAATGTTAAGCCTGTATGATATCAATACAGACTATAACGATTACTATATGAATGATACATCATTCATGGGTTATATTGATGAAGAGACTGGTACTATATATCCTAGCACCACTCAGACTTATCTAAGTAAGAATCCTGGTAAAGCAGGGTTCTATAAACATGGTCCATTTCTTAAGTTCGTTGAGCCTTCGGGAGAAGAGAAAGACAACTTTACTTTTGATAAATTGGAACACGTTAACTGGGATGATACTTCAAGTATCAGTGACGTAGTAGCTAAGTCTAAAGAGGCATTCTCTTTAGATAATAGATTGCTTAGTAATGTCACACCAGATAATATCTTTGCACCACCTATCCATGCAGACGATTCTCCGGAGATGGTTGGTATGAAGACAGCTATTGCAAAGAAGAAGATTGACTTAGACTTATATGGTTATCGTTTTGGTGAGAACTTCAATAACGATAAACGTATATTTGATAAGCCATCTATGACTCTAAATAAGTTAGTTACAATCTGTGATAAGACAGATATTGATGCTTATCTCGTACTTAAAGACAAAGAAGGAGATATCCCTAATCCTATAGGTGAAGAGATAATTGTTAAGCTAACTAATGGAACGGAAGAGGAGGGTGAAAATGAGTAGTTGGCAAAGCAAATTCATTGCCGATTATAATGACAAGAATCGTCCTAAGTTTAATGACGTATTCTTCTCTAAATCCGACGATGCTATTATTGAAGACCTAAAAGCTATGCTTATCTCATGTCAACGTGATAAGTACTTTACAGTTAAGATTTTAGGTTTTGATGTTATAGAAGACTATGATGAAGTAAACAGACTTCTCATAGAAAATAATGATAACCTTACAGTACCTATTAAGGATAGTTACCTTAAGATACTTAAAGTTACTTACTATATTGAAGTCAATGGGTATAGTGATACCTTTGATGCATATATAGCAGTACCTAGAGTATTTGAGGGTTCTTATATTATCTTAAACGGTAATACATACTTCCCATCTTTCCAATTAGTAGATGGGAGTACTTACAATAATACATTGGCGAAATCATCTAAAGTACAAAAGATTACTCTTAAGACAGTCTTTGGTGCTTTACGTATGATTCGTAATTTCTACGACTATGAGACCACTGATGGACAAGTACTGAACGGTGCAGTATACTCTATCATGTCAAATGGAGCCTCTTCATTCAAAGGGAAGAAGAGTACTGTAGATAGAAAAGTCCCAGCATTCAAATATCTATTTGCCAAGTATGGTTTCTATGATACTTTGAGTTTGTTTGGGTTCGATAATACTATCTTCGTATCTAAAGAACCTTTTGAAGAAGAAGAGAACTTCTATACCTTCAAATGTCAAGCTACAACTAGCCGTATTGGTTATGTCAAAGTAGCTAAATTGTTATTTGATAATGACCGTGTATTCCAGTCTGCAGTTATAACTATCTTGGATAATCTTCGTGGATTAAAACCGGGCTATACTGCAGAATCTTTGTTTAGTAAAGACTACTGGATAATTTCTCTCGGTGCACATTTCGTTAAGAATAATATGGAATATGAGAAAGGCTTATCCGCTCTATATTCCCTAGAAGATCAATACGACATAGTGACCAAGAAGAATATCAGATTACCATTTGAATATAAGTCGAATATCTATATGATCTTAAGATGGATGATGGCAGAGTTTTCCAATATCCGTCTTAAAGATAATACAGACGTAACGAATAAACGTATTAGATGGTCTGAATGGATAGCTTCATTATATGTAATGAAACTAAACAGTGGTATGTATCGTTTACATGATATTGCTAGACGATATAAGTCAGATACAGTAATAAGACGTTTTAAACAATGTATCAATTTGAAGCCTATGCATCTAATCTCTGAATTACAGAAGAGTGGTATCAAAGGTTTCCGTAATATGGTTAACGAACGTGATGCTATATTACAATTAAAGTGGACTTTCAAAGGGCCTACAGGTCCTGGTGAAACATCCAATAAGAATCTCGAGGGTAGACTTAAACGTATCTCTCCATCTCACTTAGGTATCTTGGACTTTAATACTTCTTCGCCAACTGAACCTGGTACTAGTGGTATTATGTGTCCATTGAATCAAAGTGTATTTGATGGATATACGTTTACTAGTGATAGTGAACCTAATAGCTGGGATGCATCTTTTGCTGAACTTAAGCAAAACTATAGAGATGCTGTGGGTGTTAAGTCCGCATTTGAATTAGCAGATGATATCGGTGTTGTCCTAGAAGGGGCAGATGATGGTAAGAACCGTGCCATCTATGAGATGTATCAAATGGGTAAATCCATTGACCTAGCTAAACAAACAAACTATCAACCTGGAGATCTTATAGTCGAAGATTAAAAGGGAGTGTTTATTATGGCAGTCAAAGACATCTATCATCGTGTGTTCATTATGTCTCGTCAACAAATGGAAGAGCTTAAAGAACGCAATAACCAACTAGGGTTAAAAACAGAATTCGGTAAAGTAATCGTTAATGGTGTAGAGCGTGTATATTCTGATATCATTCTTGATATGGCAGATTGCCGTTACTCTGATGCGGTTAAAGTTATCGAAGGTGACATTCGTGCTATTAAGCACACTGAAGTAGTCTAACAAAATCAAGTATATAGTATGGGTCTTATGTACCCATACTATATACATTATTTTTAATAGGAGGAATTCAAATGAATATTCCAGTATCGCTAGATTTTTCTAAACTAGCAGAAGATCTTAAGCAATCTATCTTTAAAGATAAAGAGAGATACAATCTTCTACCTAACTGTGATTTCTATGGTGAGAATGCTAGATGCTTAGCATCTCATATCAATAAGTATTTCATGACTGAAGAAAATAGTATTGAGTATAACGATGTGCGTTTAGTAATCCATCGCTTTGCTACAAACAAGTTAATCGGTTATGTGTACTTAGATACTGATGAAAACGTAGCTCTTGATAAGTTCATTGCTAATATACGTGTAGACATTGCTGATGATAGTGATAATTATGTATATAATGAAATCTTGCTAATCAATATCAAAGCGGTATTGAAAGCTATGCAAGATAAGCACTACAATGCTATCATTGATCTATTCCATGAAATCACTAAATACATCTATAGAACTGCTACACCTGATGCTAATCAAGATGCTATCATTGCAGTAACTCTATATATTGATTTCATGTATAACTATGTATTCTCTGGTATTGAAATGCCACATACATATGCTAATAAAGTATATCGTACTTTATTGGATACAAACTTCTGTGATTACAGACCTGTAATCGATGCTATCACTACATTGCACAATACCAATGCTTGTATATACTTCATACCATTGATTGGTGATTTGTTACGTGAAGCATCTCAAAAACCATACTATACTGAAGAAATCGGTAAAGGTATGGCTGGTCGTGTATTTAATGATGAACGCTATGAATTAGTTGTACCAATGCTTGTCAAAGAGCACTTACAAAAATCTTCTAATGAGCGTCTATTAGAGATGACTTTAGCACATGCTCCATCTTTATTGGCTTATATTACAAAAGAAGAAAATAAAGAAGATCGTGATGTGTTAGTTAAATACATCAAAGAGAAAGTTGATGCTTATATTAAAGACCATCCAGAGCTAGCTGACTTCAAAGGGTTTGAAAACAATGATAAGGCATCTTATAAACCAAATGGTAATTTCATTGTGCCTAATCAAAAGCTAAATACTAAAGCTATCTTAAAAGCTAAACAAGACTACTTGACTAGTCGTATCAAGAAGAAATAGTATGGCTAAGTCAATGTTTGTTCAGGCACATGAGTGTCCTGAATGTAGAAATGAATCATTATATCTTATATCCCTTAAAGGCGAACGTACCCCATATTTGAGTATACTTAGTAAACATGATGATCCTCATAAATGGATTATGGATTATAAACATGATTTCAAATTCAAGTGTACTAAATGTGGTAAGGAATATGAAATCGATTGGAGATATGATGTACCAGTTCCAATAGACTGGGCTACACAGGCTATGCCTAAAGCTCTTGATGAGTTAACTCGTGGATAAAACAAAATATACAGTATGGGACACTGTTCCCATACTGTATATTAATTTTTAGTAGTATTTAAACAGACCTCTAATAAGGAGGGTATACTATGCGTATTACATATATAAGATTAGAGAACTATATCGGTATCTATAATGGACGTGGTGATGAAGTATTAGAGATAGATTTATCTCAAAATGTGAATCCTATCGTGATTATACGTGGTACCAATGGTAGTGGTAAGAGTACATTGCTTAAATCGCTTACACCGATTAATGATGACTCTAATGCTATTGTTCCTGGGGTAACTGGGAGAAAGGTTATACGATATTTACACAATGGTATAACTTATGAGATAGAATATGTACACCCTATAGACAAAGAGGGTAAACGTAAACAGACTAGGGGTCAAGTCTATAAATATGGACCTAATGGTAAAGAAGAATTGAACCCAACTTGGAATGTAAGTTCCGCTAAGGATATAATTTATTCTTTATTTAACTTAGACTCTAACTTCTTGGCATTAAGCCAATTATCTTCCGAAGACCGAGGGTTAGCTGATAAGAGACCAGCTGAACGTAAGTCATTTGTGTCTTCGATTATTAGTGGTATTGAAGCGTATAATGCTATGTATAAGATTATATCCAAGAAGCATTCTATGTATAAGAGTCTAATACAATCTTTAACAGCTAAGATTAACCGTATTGGTAACAAGGAGGACTTAGATCTTAGATATAATACAATAACTAAACAAGTTAGCCAAGCTATATCTGATAGAGATGCATCTATTCAACGTATAGCTATGCTTAGAGCTAAGCTTGATGAAAACAATGCAGAGAAACTATTAGAAGAGTATACTAAGATTAGAGATAAGTATGAGCTTAATAAGAAAGAACGTGTCTTATTAACTAATAGCTTATCCCAATACTATAAAGATAGAACTGCAAGTATCTATACTGTAGAAGAACGTGCTAAGTTCATTAGAGATGAAGAGATGGAATTGTCTGAGAATAAGGCTAAGTTACCACAATGGGAAGAGTCTTATAAGACAGCATCCAATGAATACTCTTCATGTGAACTTAAGATAGCAGATATTAATACTGAAATCAATAAGAAGAAATCTAGACTAGAGACTTTTATTGATGCAGACTTCTCTGAAGAAGAACTAGGCAGATATAATGATGCTGTAGTTAATCTTAAAGCTATAGAGAATGATATAGCTAAGCTAGACTATCGTATAGATAATAAATCTGAGTATGATAGACTTAAAGAGCTATTCGATATGATGAATAACTTCTCTTATGCTATCATGGATAGATATGAGTTTATCACTAGAGAAGATGTAGATACATTAGTAACTAGAAACTCATCTTTCTATGAGAATACATTAGCTACTATAACTAAAGAGATTGAAGCATGTACTAAAGAACGTATATCTACAGAAGCTGATATTGGTTTCTATGAGTCTTTAGTAGATAAAACTAAGAATCTTGAGCTTAAACCTAAAGATTGTAAGTTTACTGACTGTGTATTTATAGTAGAAGCTATTGAAGCTGAGAAGAAGAAACCTAAAGATGCTTTAGTTAAGCTATCAGATAAACTCAAGAAACTAGAAGATGAACTAAAAGAGCTTAATAATAACTTACATCTTACAAATGAAGCTAAGTCTTTCATGGATAAGTTAGAAGCTTTACAAGTTGTCTTTGAAAGCAATACATCATATCTAACTAAGATAGGTGCTGATTGTATTTGGAAAGGATTCATTGAATCTATTACTAATAATACTACAGCTAAGTTCTTAGAAGAGTATATCTATAGAGCTACAAACTCATATAACTTACTTGAAGCTAAAGAGTCAGTGTCTAAGATAGTTGATTCTCTTAAAGAGTCTGCTATTAAGTATAATGCCAATAAGACCATCATTGATGAGATTAATGGTGATATTGAACGTATGGAAGCTGAACGTAAAGGATATGAGATAGACTTGAATATAGCGTATGAGAATATGGGTAATTATTCAGCTCTAAGAGATGAATATGATTGTCTTATCCGTGAAGCCGAAACTAATCTTCCTCATTTAGATAAAATCCAAGAGATTGACTTAGAAATGAGAGAGTTAGAGAAGAAAGCTAATGAATCTAAAGCTAAACGTGACTTAATTAAGGAACTTAATGCTAAGATTCTTGAAGAATCAGCTATAGCTGAACGATGTAAGGATACTTACAATGAGCTTATAGCTCAACGTGATGATATCTCCCATAATAAGATTCTTATTGATGAATACCATAAGGAAATGCAAGAGTATACTGATAACTACGAACGTATCGAAGCTATCAAGTACTATGTATCTCCGAATACTGGTATACAAACTATATTCATTGGTGCTTACATGAATGATATCATGGTTAAGGCTAATGAACTGGCTTCATGTATCTTTGGTGGCGAATTCGTTATCCAACCATTCGTTATTAATGAAACAGAGTTTAGAATTCCATGTTTAGGTAGTGGATTGATGAATGATGATATCTCATCTATGAGTACATCACAAATCTGTATGCTATCTATGATTATTAGTTTTGCTATCTTAGCTAATGCTAGTACCGACTATAATATCCTTAAACTAGATGAGATTGATGGTGGTTTAGACACAGAAAATCGTATTCAGTTTATTACCCTACTGGGGAATCTTATTTCGATGGTTGGGTGTGAACAATGCTTCCTAATCAGCCACAATATGGAGTATTCAGACAGGGTAAGTGTAATAGATATGACAGCTAGACCAGTTGAGGTGAAATAATAATGACGCCACTTATTAAACTGAAAGAATCTATAGAAGAATTCTTAGCTATGGTGCTAGTTATGCTAGCACCTATAGCTTGTATTGGATTGCTTCTTATCTGGTTATTCTCTCTTATGGGGTTTAATAGTATAAGTGAGACTATAAGATATATAACGTATGATATAATAGCTCCTGTATTTACTATAGTAAGTGTAGTCGCATTAGCTATATGGGTTCCACAGCTTATATGGAATATACTGTCATATTTATTTAAAAGGATTAAGAAAGTATGGAAAGACTAAAGACTTTTATTAAGCGAGAAGCTGCTATATTACTCTGTGGTAGTGTTATCACAGGGTTTATATTAGTGCTATGTAAAGTCTTCGCTCATATATCCCTAGAGTTATATGGTGAGGGTTCTTTACAATATGTATTTGATATACAAGCAGAGACATTCTTATACATCTTCTGTATGATGATGATATTTGCTCTTACATTCATCAATATTGCTAATCTTATTGGCAAAGTTATTTTAGATATCATATCTAAAGAAGTAAAATAGGGGATAAAAAATCATGTTAGTATCACTAATAGTTGCACACGACTTAAAAAACGGTATAGGTAAAGACGGGAAGTTATTATGGCATATCCCTAAGGACTTAAAACATTTTAAGAAAATGACATTAGGGTGTACTGTAGTCATGGGAAGAAAGACATTTGAATCTCTTCCACATCCATTACCTAACAGGGAAAATTGGATTCTTACTAGAGATGAATCCTATGTGCCAAAGAAACGATTCAACGATAGAGTCAGAGTATTCCATTCTAAAGAAGAAGTATTAGCTGAGGCTGAACGTCTCACTAAATATAATATCTTCATCATAGGTGGAGAAGAAATCTATAACCTATTCTTGGAAGACGCTACAAATGCTATTGTAACTGTAGTTGATGAAGTATATGAGGATGCTGATGCTTTCTTCCCTAAACTAAAACGTAGTGAATGGGAAAGAGTAAAGACTGATATAGACTCTGAAACTGTAAATCGTAGATACTACAAGTTTAAGATTATTACTATGAAGAGAAAGGAGAAAAAATAATGGCATGTATAGACGATGAATTAGCTGAATTGACCTGTGAGGTCTTAGATGGTGTACCTAAATCCATTAGTAGAGCTATACCTGGCATTAACCAATGGTATATCGAAGTGGGTGGTTATATACTTACTTACGAAGAGAAAGAAAAGTATAAACTAAGCTTACATCATAACGGTAAATGTATATATGGTGATTATATTTACCAATGTCATGAGTTTAGAGGCTTTGTTCAGAAGTTGTATGAAGCTGTGTTTACTAGTGGTAATGTCGTAGCAGATACTAGTAATAACCCATGGCTAATTAAAACAAGAACTTTACATAATCTTCTTAAATCAAGATACGGGGTATTATAAAATGAAGAATGAAGAAATCGTAGCCAAACTCAGAGGCGTATTGCGCTCTGGGTCTTTTAATATGGTAACTGAACCATTGGTTGCTAGTAAATATGAGCATAAGTTTATGGTATCCAAGGATGTACCAGATAGTAATGATAATTTCGGTGTAATAGTTACATTACAGTTTAATACAAGCTTCCCACAAGCTAGAATTGAACCAATACCTAAAACAACTATGCGTTCTACAGATGGTGGTAAAGAGATAACCATAAATATCACACCAACTATAACTAGCATAGTTGATGAAGCTAGTTTCGAAGAGATCAAAGAGTATATCCATAATACTGCTTATAATCTATCAGACATAATGAGTAGCCCTGATATTATAGATTCTATTGCTGAAATAGAACCATCTATCAATCTAACCACCAAAGGGTTATATCGTTATAGCATTATACTACCCGAAGCTAAGATGGGTATTGTATATGACTTAGATGATGATATTGATGGTGAAGAACGTTCTAAGTACGTTGTGTTATCTAGATTCAATAAGCAGGTAATATATGTAGATTCTGCTAAGACATTAGCTGGTGCATTGAATATCATTAAAGATGCATATCCAAAAGAATTAAGCGAATGCTGGTGGAGAATAGATGCTACAGATATGCTTATTAAGCTCTTTGATATTAAAGAACCTAAGATTGTAGACAGTGTTCTATATAAGGAATGTGTTGGTGAATTCCGTTTACCATCTAATCCTAAGCTAGACTATAACTGTTGGCTTAAAGTCGCAAAGAGCAGTGTAAACGAGCTATCTAAGCTATATATCGAATCTAGTACACTATCTCCATATATCAGTATTAAAGCATCCTTAGACGGGTATGATAATATTGTAAGCCGTGGATACATCATGGTAAACAAGATAAATGCTTTGATAGATATTCTTGAGAATATGAGAATAGGTTTGAATGGGGATACTCTATATCAGCTATTAGCTAAGAACGATGGTCATATCGATATCTTACATAGGTTTGATGATGATTTACTTATCGCATATTGGTCTAAAGGTGTACACAATAGCATCTGGGTAACTATGGATAAGTATAGTAGACCTAGAGTGGTTGTTGGTAGTAAGAGTGAACCAGAATATGAATGTGATAGTATAGAAGAAGCTATAACTAAAGTTATCACTAATAGCCATAGTGCTAAATAGATCACATACGAGGTGAATAGAAGATGCTAATTGAAAATGTATTAAAAACAATTGAACGGGTTTTAGATGTAGAATTTGACATGAGTCCTGATACTGATGAAACAGTATTAAGAACGTCTTACTATGGTGAGGGTACTTTATTCGGTACTGGTATTGGTGTATCTGTAACTTTCGATGGTGATACAGTTAGCCAGTTCATTATTGAAAGTATACCTGGTGAAAATGACTTTGGTATTGGATATGCTTCCGTAATCAAAGACGAGCATGATGTCTTTAGTATTACTGAAGATATATCATTAGCTCTTGAGGGTATAGTTAAGATGCGTAAGCTATTATCTATACTTAAAGATACAGACTTAGAGTTCATTCGTGCTAATGAAGGGATGCTTACTGCAATTGGTAAGACACGTATGACTGAAGCTCATGAGATGTATTCTAAGATAACTAATATCGAGCTACACTTTGAATATCTTCCTGTATGTATCGCCAGTATGCCTGGATTACTAACGGAATATGGTTTCGATATATGTTCTATTAAAGACTATAGTATAGTATCTGGTGGGCTAAATATCAATGACGCTATTGACTATGTAAGAACTAACTACAGCAAGTAAAACAAAATACAGGTACTGGAATTTCCAGTACCTGTTTATTTTTTTTATAATCGTAAAACTTGATTTCTTCAGTTGTATACTATAATGGTAATATCATGGTTATATTATTTATATTATTAAACAGAAAGGAAATATTATCATGAAATTACAACAATTAAAAGAAACTTCCGGTGTTAAGATTTCCCCTTGGTACGACAACAACTATCATATGTCAAACAATGTTACAAAACGTGGCATTGTAGAAGTTAATGACAATGATATGGTTGAGCGTGTATGGTTTAATTACTTCTCCAATTATATCGGTGAAGTAAAAATCATCAAATGGGTGCCAGATACTAACGAAGAGATCGAAGAATACTTCGGTAAGTATCTTGCGTTGGCAATCTCTATGGATCAAGAGATTGAAAATGATCCAGAAAAGATCGAAGCGTTGAAAGTATTATTCGGGCTCGATAGCACATTATACATCGAGGATGATAATATCGTGTTCCGTTTTAAGGATCTTGGTGTTATCAGTCCTATCGATGGTGGATGGTATGTTTGCCCTAATGGTGCAGACAATGTCATCTATAAGACTTTAGCCGAAGCGGTTAAAGCAATGGCAGATTACAAAGCCAGCTTAGATGTAAAACCAGTATTGTTAAAAAACATTATCTAAAGAATATTACAGGATAGGGTATTTGCCCTATCCTGTATACTTTTCTTTTTTTTCTTAGTAATAAGAATTATGGTTATATAATATAAGTATGACTTAATGGTTATATTATTTTATTACTAAGGAGGAAACTGACCATGAGTATTAAGAAACAAATCAACGAATTAGAAATGCTATTACATATGGTATTGACTAAAGACAAAGTTGATAATAATCTATACATTGGAAGATGTACATTGTATGGCAATATCTTCGATGTAGAGGTGTATCTCAGAAGATCTGATACTAATAATATTGGAGAGATACTATTCCAAAGTATGCCAGATTGTAACGAGTTTGGTGTAGAGTATATTTCATCTGTAACCGACAACTATGCTAGTTCTAAAGTTAGTAATGCTGTCGAAGTTGCTATGAAAGGTATTATTAGAATCAGAAGCATATTGATGGGATTAGATGGAGAGTTATTAGATTATATTAATGATAATGATGGTACATTAATAGCATCTGGAACTATCAGTAGTCTAGGTGATAATTTAGAGTTCATTGGTTTGACTCTAGATGACTTACCTGTAGACATATTAGGTAGTCATCATGAACCTAATATTGGTAAAGTATTCAATATCTATAATAAAGATAATGAAGAAGTAGTTGGACCAAACTACAATGGTTTAGAGAATGCATTACGTGAAGTAATGCTTGCATTTTAATCATAGGAGGATTTAAAATGAGTGGGTTTATTGTTAGCGAAATTAAGAATACAGAGCGTACTAAAAGAGACTTATTTATAGATTTTCATAATTTTATAGGATGTCTACCATTAGGTATAGATCAAAAGAAGTCTGTAGATAATGCTAGAAATAAACGTGTCGAAATTATTGTAAGTGATAATGAAGAAGAAGCTACTTTGATTATAAAAGATCTTAATATATCTATAGATTATTATCTATATCGTAGACCATTTGGGTTTAAGACTATCAAAGTAGATGATATTGTTTATAATTTCGATAAGATACATGAGATTGATACAATGATAATAAAGAAGATAGTAGATAGTTTATTATACTGGGCTGCTAGTGCTTCTGATGGTAAGCCATATATTTTACCTATACATATATTTGATATGGCTACACGTATATATCAAGCATGTATCTTTATTGATTTTGCTAGACCTTTGGATGAGATTAATTTATAGGAGGATTTTGAAAATGACTAATACTAATGAAACTCTAAATGTAACTAATATCCCTGAATGGAAATATACCATCGGGGAAATGGAAGAGAACACTTATGAAGCATTGATTAAGGACTTGATTAACTGTTTTGTATTCTATAGGGATATCAGTGATATTATGGAATATAATGCCAATGATCTTGGAGATATTGGTATGCGTTCTGCTAGACTATATGAATCTAGTCTAGAAAGCGAGGACGGTAAATATACAACTGAATTCAAAGCTGTAGTAAACATGTTTACATGGGAACTAGAAGATATCGAATATTATGAACTTACGGTAAATGGTAAGCCATACCGTATCGGTTACAATAAACATAGTGCTATATGGGAAATCAGATATCCATATACTATGGAGAAATATGAAGACAGCTATAAACCTGGTCCAGATTTACCACACTTAATGACAGACTTAAAGCTTCTTTGTGAAGCAGCTTTAGCCGTAGGCAATGATAATCATATCTATGATTCTACTCTAGCTAGATATACATTAGACTATATCAAGATGGTAGAAGCTGGTGAGTTTAATATTACAGAATTTACTGGTATTACTGAAGCTGATTGGAAATACTTGAGCGTATACAATAGAGAGCATTATTTTGATGAATCTCCAACGTGTCATGTATCTACAATTAATGAAGATTCCGAATTCGATGAAGAATTCTGGGAAGCTGTAGAAAATCGTATGGAAAAATAGGAGGATACCATGGAATTAAAAGACCTAATTATTGCGACACCTATCGCAAGTAATATGAAACCAGATGATAATAAGATTAAAAAGATATCTAGAATTATAAATGGTGTATCTAAGATGAGGGACTTCTGTATCCGTCATCTTAAATTTAATGATATAGTATATCAATGTGAAATCTATCTAGACACTGATAGAGTAAATATTGAGGGTATTAGATTGGAGATAGAACCTAAGTATAGTTCAAATCTATACACATATACACCACCTGTAGGGATTGTTATTATCAACACTGATAAAGTAAAATCTAATTTAGAAATCAAAGAGTACTTTGAGAGTATCTTATTACGATTTGATGTAGCATCTAATGTAAGATATGTAGATTCTGATAAGATAGGTGTATTGAATAGAATCCGTCTAATGTATGGACATATTGTGGTTACAGATTCCAATATCAAAATCAGATTTGACAAGTTCAATATAGCTATTGAATTAGTAGATGGTGATAAGTGGAAAGTTACTAGCCCTCACTTAGATGAACCTGTAACTAAGGCTACACTATTTGCAGCAATGAATACAATAGAAGACACTATATCCGATAGATGTACTCTATTACCTAATATCTTATAATACTAGAATACAGGATAGTACAATGTACTATCCTGTATATCTTTTCTTTTTTCTATGATACTGGGAGTATATGGTGATATCGTAAAACTCGAGTATTTTAGTTATATACTATAATGGTAATATGATGGTTATATTATTTATATTAAGTCTATAGACAGAAAGGATATCATCATGAACACAACAACAAACGCTAAATTAGTAAACTCTTACGAAGAATTCTTGGCTAACTTCTTTAGTCGCATTAGCGAAGAAAGAAAGGAAGAAGTTAAAGCTGAGATCTTTAAAAATGGTCAACAAAAATTAGAAGAGTTATACAAAAGTTTAGATTCTAATTTTAGTGTTGAAACCTTCAATACTGTTCTTGAAGATAACGTATCAGAAGAGTTATTTAATAACCCAGATGCATTAAGACGTTATCTAAAAGAAGAAGGTTTCAAATCTGTAGCCAAAATTCGTTCTTTTATTAAGAATGAAAACCCAAACGCTTTAGATATCCTTAATTGGATGGAAGGCGTTATTAAAGAACAAGCGAGCGATATCGCTCGCATTGTCGAAGCAAGATTGAAATAAGAACTAAAGGGTAGAGACAATGTCTCTACCCTAATCTTATTTCTTTTTTCTATGATACTAGGGTATATTACGGATATCGTAAAACTTGATTATTTCAGTTATATATTATAATGGTAATATGATGGTTATATTATTTATTTAAGTCTATAGACAGAAAGGATATCATCATGAAAATTATCAATGCACATTACGAAGGTAACGCTTACATTTCTACGGTTGCGATCCCAACTACGAAAGTAGAGTACGGGATGCTTCAGAAGTTAAAATATAATTTAATTTCTGATAAATTGGAGATATGTAATTGGCACCCAGAATGGCTTAATCTGCCATTAGCGATAGAATATGCAAATGCATTGGGACATTCTCAAGTAATCTTCAATGGAACTGAAGATTACATGGATGTAGAAAATGACCCACAGTGGGGTAACTATAGAGTTACCGCTACGCCGTCCAATCTTGAGACATTAATCGCAGGTTATCGATTAATGGGACGCCATCGTAAAGTGGCACAAATCCTAAAGAAAATTAAATCTTTAGGTATTGAAGACATGGTATCAAACATGGTACCAGGTCATCAATAAGAATAATAGGGGTAGGGACATTGTCTCTACCCTAATCTTATTTTATTTTTTTTAAACAGCAACTACCATAGGGAGTTTGCCCATATGGAAGTAGTTATCCACAATTACACTATCTGGAGTAAAGTCATAGAAGTCTTGTACACTACCATTAATAACCAATCTAGGTTCTTGTGTTGGTAGATTACCAGACTCATAACGTTTAATTTGTTCTTGTAGCTGAGGTATATGGTTTTCGTATATGTGCATATTATTCACGATATGTGTAAACTTGCCCGGTTTAAGTTTACATACATATGCAATCATATGAACTAACATAGCGTATTGTGTCGTGTTAAAGGGGATTCCTAATCCCGTATCTCCCGATCTTTGGATAAGTATACAATTAAGTTTATTATCTTGTACGTCCCACAATGTTTCATAAGCGCATGGTTGTAGTGCCATATCTGGGAGATCTTCTATGTTCCAGAGAGTAACTATCATACGTCTACTATCTGGATCAGTCTTAATAGTATTGACAAGATTGTCTAGTTGATTGTATTTAGCAATCTGATATCCATATGCTTTACCAATAGTACCGTCTTCTCTCATCCATTCATCCCATACATGACAACCCATCTCTTGTAACTTACGTACATCATTAGATTGCATTTGCCATATCCATAATAGTTCTTTAAGAGCAGTCTTAGCTGCTACAAACTTAGATGATAAGATGGGGAATTCTTTTTGTAAATCAAACTGCATGATTTGGTGTGGTAGCTTATATGTCGGAATACCTGTACGGTTATTGCTATATGTACCGTGGTCTAGGATATTCTTTACGATATCAATATACTGCTTATCTGCGGTTCTCATTTATATACCTCCTGTGGAATAAAAAAAATATATTTATATTAGGGTGTGAACTCTATATTAATTTACAATATGGTAATATCGTAAAACTTGATTATTTCAGTTATATACTATAATGGTAATACAATGGTTATATTATTTAGTATATTTAATTTAAGGAGGATATTACCATGACTGTATTACAAGCTATTCTAACTATCGACACAATGAGCGAAGCAAAATTAACAAATGGATTTGATAACTTTGTTAAGAAAGTTGAAAATCTATTTGATGATCAACCGTGCATTGGAGAGATAGCTGAATTAATGGAATATTATATTGGTATTCCATTACCTAGCTATGTTGAAAACGATAAAGCCCTCAAAAACTTTATCGATAATATGATCAATATGGCTATTAATACTGTGCAAGATGGTATTATCAATAACGACAATATCAGCTTAGCACGTAGCGGTGAATTATTCATCAAAATCAAAAAATACCTAAAAGCATTCGGTGAACGTTTGTTTATCGAAATTAGAAATGCTTGGGTATTGGAATAATATTATAGGGGTGGTTTATCCACCCCTAATACTTAATTATTTTTTTTTGGTAATCAGGATTTGAGTTATATAATATAATTATAATACAGTGGTTATATTATTTAGAAAGGAGATTTAGAATGAGACGAAAGTATAGTTTCGATAATTTTATGGATATACTCCCATTGATTATTGCAATACTAATAGTCACTGTAGTATGGGCTTATATGGGTCTAGAGTATGGCTGGTTATTTCATATGATAACCTGTGTAGTTGTAGGATTCATAGTAAGCGTTTTTATGGGGTGGTGAACATATGAGCATTAAGAAATTATGTATAGTAACTATTATAAGTATCTTAGTAGCATTCATATGTGGTCTATTGGATATCGATAAGATCTATATGTATATCATAAACGGTATATGTATAGGTATATTGATGGGAGTAGACCTAGTTTGATTTATAAGAAAGGATTTTAGAATGGAAAATTTAATTAGTAATATTGAGAATGTGATTCAAGGGCATTATATTATTATCTTGGCTCTAGTATTGGTAGGTATCATTACATATATCGAATCAGAAAAGGCAGGTAACAAATAATGAATAAGATTCAAGCAACGCTATTATGCATTATATCTGCCGCTGCAGGTACAGCCATACTATGTATGGATCATGCAGATAACTCTTGGATTGGTAGGGTTGTAATGTGTTATGCTTTGGTGATTATGTTTGCATTTATAGGATACTATAGTGAATTTGCCGCTGAATTACGTGTTAACAGTAGAGCATCTTGTTTCATGGTAGAGTTATCAGCTGAGACTATTGAAACCCTAGAAGAGAAGATCTATAATACCGAAATCGACGGAAATATATCTGACTCTAGACGTAAGCAATTAATATCTACATATCGTAATTGTATAGATTTGATTGATATATATGATAAATTACCACCATTGAAAGCCATTGATGAGGTAATCAATAACTGTTGGTATATGGCAGTAGTATCCATAGTACTATTGCTTATAAATATAGCATGGTTTGATAAAAATATCTCCACGATAAGTACATTAATATTAATGGTAATATACGTTGCCATATTAACAAGAAGTATTATCATACTAAGAGGTAAAAATAATGGAAAAGGAAAAACAACTCTTAGGAAGTAAGATCTTCCTGGAGATATTCTCTTCTCAGATTCTGACAGTTATTGGTTCTAATATAGCAGTGGCTATATTGGTGTACTTTGAAATATATGCGTTGGCTTTTATCAATATGGTGATAGCTGGGTATATCATTTCAATACAGAGCGGTACTATATCTAGCAATAAATTTATTGCTAGTCACTTAGAAGAAGGGTTAATCAAATTCAATGAGCTTACTGGTGGTAAGGTTAAAACTAATCTACTGAATAATACTAGTAAGCGTATTGCAATTGAATCAGCTTTATCTGAAGCTGTAGATGGCAGTGGTGAAGTATGTATAGTCACTATATTGGTTGTATTAGTTAATCTTATTACTTTAGGGTTTAAAATGGCAGGAGCGTTTTAAAATGTTAGTCTTATTGATGTATGTAATCTTACCGTTACTAATGGCTTTTACTTTCATGGCAGCTTTATATCAAATAGTGAATAAGAACTATGGATATATTATCGTCATGATTATATTAGCTGGTGTATTTCATTGGTGGATTACATACCACGGAGGTATTTAATTATTCTGAGTATAGTCAATGACTATACTCAGTTTCTTTATGTGTTTTATAATACGAGGTGAATCATGAAGTTCATAATGTGTCTTATAGTATTCCATGCTGTAATGACAGTTGGTGCTGATTGGGCTATAAACTATCAGCAAGATCTATTTAGGATAGTAGGTGTATATGTGCCTGGTGTATTAGGCTCTATAGGTATAATCATTTATATGAATATCAAACTAAGAGCTGATGAGATAAAGGAGTATGTACAAAAGAGTAATAAAGCAAGAATAGACTATGCTATAGCTACAAAGACTCTACATAACTATGGTAGATGGCTTGTAACTTTCTTAGTTATAGTCTATATCTTATGGGTAGTTCAAATGATTGGGATTAATATATTAGGGGTGGTATAATGGAAAAACTAGCACGGCTTTCTTTAAGAAATATAGGTATGGTTATTTGTATAGGGATAGTAATATTGCTTAACTTGCTAAACTTAAATACGTTTGTATCGTTTAGAGAGTATTATGCATTTATCTTTATGCCTGGTGCTGTATTCATTATGCTTCTAGTGTATAATTATATCACTTATAATATATCCAAGCAATCTATGAACGGTAATACTCAACAAGAGATATTACGTAATAGAGATAGATCTAAAAAGAAATGTATACGTTTTGCTCGTGGGCTTATATCCTATGGGTTTGCTATACTACTATGGTATATTATAGCTATTATCGGATATCTAATTTCCAATCTACCACAATTCTAAACAAACAAAAGTCCCATATAGGCAATGCCTATATGGGATATTTTTTTTATATAGTAAACTGAATTGTGGTTATATACTATAAACGTGTATGGTAGATACAGCTACTGGAATAACTGTATCTAAATATAACCATACACTTGTAGACATAAGTCTACTTGTCATAAGGAGGTGAATCCCTATGGCATATCAAAATGGATGCATAGCTAACTATGCTAACCATTTAGCGGCAAGATCTGCCAATCTAGATTGGCAGATTAGAACTGCAGTAAGCCTAGTGCTTGATAGATATGCTGACATAAATAATGTCAGCCATCATGAAGCTATAGCGGCTTATAGATTCCTTAAAGCACAAGGAATCAAATTACCTATAACTGAAAATCACTTATAGGTAATTAATATACATGGGTAAGGATACAGACCATTCTTACCCATGTATTATTTTTTATACTTATTTGTTGGTGTTTTGGTAATATCGTAAAACTTAGTATTTTCAGTTGTATACTATAATGGTAATACAATGGTTATATATTTATTTATAGTATTTATTTTAAGGAGGATATTAACCATGAAAAAACAACAACGCAAAAACAAACAACACTTAAACTATACAGCAATATTTATCGTATTTGCTGCTATAGGGTTTGCACTTCTAGTCTTAGTAATTAATTTACTTGGACTAGATTACTGGAACTGGCCAGTGATCCCTGCGTCTGCAGGGATGGCCGGCCCAGGAAAAGCGGAGGAGATGGTGAAGGGGGGGGGGAGAAGACTCTTTTTCCTAGGGGTATTGTTTACAGTAGGCATGCCTATCGTAGCTACGGCTGCGGTGGACCTATACTTTGGCCCAAAATAGTTTAGAATATGGGATACAGGTAATACCTGTATCCCAATATCTTATTTTATTTTTTAGAATCCGTCATCGAAAGATGCAGAGCTACCACTTCTAGCTTGTGATACTAGTGGTGCTTCTTCGATCATACCATTAGTACCAATAACTACTAGAGGGAAGTCCATATTAGTATTAGAGTTACGAGCAGTACCAGTAGCGAAGTTAATACGCATAGCTTCAAGCAAGAAGTCATCTGGAAGACTTACGTTTTCAATATATTGCTTAGTAGCTAAGTTCATCATTTTGAAGTACTTAGCATCAGTACGTTTATCGTATACTACGACGACTTTAGTATTAGGATTAGATTCCATAATCATACGATTTTGCTCTGGAGTAAACTCATCAGTTGGAGCTAATTGAGTTCTATCAGATGGAGGAATCAAATCAAAGCTTTGTGCACGTTGAGCAATAAAGGATGGGAAGTCCATACCTTGGATAGCTTGTGGTGGAACAAAGCCAGTGGATTCCAACTGTTGTCTTGGAGCATCCAATAAGTTTTTGTATAGACCCATGATAGCTGCATTATCATCACCAGCGTCAATCTTAAGATCTTTAACACGGGACAATTCCAATTTAGCTGCTGTAGTGATATTATCATTGATAGCTTTAATAGCACTTAGTTTAGTACTAGTGATAGTAGAGATTACACTAGCCATATCAGTCATATACTGGTATTTACCTTTAAGACGAGATGACATACGTAATTGATTGAACTCTGTCTTAAGTTCATCTTGCAATACACCTAGCTGAGATACGGTCTCTCTAAGCATATCATTAGTTTCATCATACATCTCAGCAATAGGTACATTTGTGGTTAAGATAGCTGCTTTCTCTGGAATAGTAGACTCTCCACCCTCACCGTTTAGTTGTTTAACTTTACGTGGTCTACCACGACGTTTAGTTGGAACTACAAGTTCCTTAGGTGGTGCATCTAAAGAGATACTATTATTATCTCGCATCCCACCAAATAGTTTTTTCTTAGGTGGAGTAACTTCCACTTTGATTTCTTTGTTTTCCGCATCTGTAGCGGTAGTAAACATGCTTTCCATATTTGTAAGTCCTTTCTTTCTTGGGCTAATATTGGTTTTTATATAGACGTTAACTTTGTAATAACTAACAGGAGGTATTGAGCTATGAAAAGTGAACTAGTCTATGACATTAATAAGAAGTTTATTGTAACTATACTAAAGAATATAAAGTATAACCCTAATGATATTGTATTTGACTTTAAGAACTTCTATCTATCTATAGATGTGAATAAAGAGAGAGAACAAGCTTCTTTTGTGATAACTGATAAAGATGGTAAGGAGATCATATCATTCTTTAAGCATTATAGAAAGTATACTGCTTATAGTAACTGTATGCCTATAAGAGATTTCTTAAGTGATCCTACTATAAATGAAGCACTAAAGGATTTTGTATTCGATGGCGGTAAGGTTATCAAATACTTATATGGTGGTGGCCCTGGATATAGAATTATTATTAGAGATTTATATCTGCTTCTAAATGAGCACGCTAAAGTGGTAACCAAAGATAATTTCAGTTGTATACTATAAAGGTGATACTGAGGTAGACATTATTTTATCTAACCCCTCACTAGGCTCCGGAAAGCATAATAAAATCCAACACAACGACATAAAAAAGAGACCCCCTATCTCTCATAATACTCGTTGTAATGGACTCCTTTCTGATACACAAATATATAACCATTACAAAAAGAACGTGATAATATATTTCCGGAGCCTATACTAACACACTTAAGAGATAAGTTAAGAGTATATCCCAAATACTCTCCCCACCCCATAGAACGAATCTCTACCTCAGTATCACTGAACTCCCTTAGTAGACGTGCATCCTTTCTGCACGTCTACACTCTATTTTTATTTTTTGTCTATTTAGCTTGATTTCAATGGGAATAGTAAGTTTTTACAACCCTGACCACATATCATTAATAGGAGGAAACTAATTATGCTTCATATATACGACCAATATTTTGATGGGTCAGACTTAACGTTACTGAACTCATTCTTTATAAAAGCTAAGAAAGATAAAGCTGGATGGACTTCTCCATATGTAGTTATGGTAGCCAGAGATAATTCTACTGGTGAGAAAGTTAGATGTGAGATAGAGAATCCAGAATACATATACTTTGTGGCTAAAGACCCACAATCAATAACTCATCATTATGATTACATTGAACGTGATAAAGTTATTCCAGTTAAATGTAATAATGGTGATCTTCTTAAATCTATTGCTGAGAATACAGGCAATATAGAATACTTCTATAATAATATCAAGTCTAGAGACTTTGGTGCTAATACTAAGTTGCATACTTGTAATACAGTATTCTTATCTGATATGGAATTATCAGACCATTATAGATTTTGGTTTAGTCGGAGATTCCCTAATGAAATTAGAGTCCCACCAACTAAGGCTTACTTCGATATTGAAGTTGATATCTCAGAGATTGCTGGTGATTTCCCAGAACCAGGTGAAGCACCTGTATCTGCAGTAACTTATATCTTTGGTGATAATATCTATACATACATTCTTAGAGACCCACGTAATGTATTAGTGGAACAGTTTGAAATGGAATGTAGAAATAATGGTCTAGATGGTGAGTTGTTTAGTCTTATTCGTTCTACTGTCGGTGGTAATGACAAAGTTAAACACTTTGGTTTAGAGAATATGAAATGGCATCCTTTATTTTTTGATGATGAAAAGGAACTATTACATTCTTTATTCGATAAGGTTAATGAAGATAAACCTGATTTCATGTTAGCATGGAACATGGCCTTCGACTTACCTTATATTATTGCTCGTATAGAAGACCAATTTGGTGAGAAAGCATCTGACTATATTTGTCACCCAGACTTCTATACTAAGGAATGCTATTACTATGTAGATGAACGTGCTGGTCAAGCATTAGCTGAACGTGGTGACTATGCACAGATATCTTCATATACAGTATACTTAGACCAAATGATTCAATTCGCTTCTAGACGTAAAGGACAAGCGGCTTATCAATCTAATAAGTTAAATGATATCGGTCAACAAGTTGCTGGTGTAGCTAAGTTAGACTATCATCATATTACTAGAGATATTGGTGAGTTACCATTTAAAGACTTTAAGACATATATCTTCTATAACGTAGTAGACGTTATAGTTCAGGTATGTATCGAAAAAGAAACTGGTGATATTGATTATGTATACAATACCACAGTAAATACCAATACTAGATATGCTAAAGCTCATAGACAAACTGTATATCTTAATAACCAACGTGTTAAGATATACTACAATGATGGGTTTGTTCATGGTAATAATATCAATAAGTTTAAAGAGAAACCTAAAGAGAAGTTCCCTGGTGCATTCGTAGCAGACCCTAATCTTATTGGTGACTTTGCTAAGATTAAGATTAATGGTCAACCAGTATTACTATTCGATAACTCAGTAGACTTTGACTTTAGTTCTCTATATCCTAGTATCATTCGTGAGTTCAATCTATCAGCACCAACTCAAATTGGTATGATTAAGTTTAATGATGAAGCACTAAGTGGTGCTAAGTTCATCGAAGATATAGCCACTGATGATAGTATTACATTCTGCCATAAGTGGTTCAATATGCCTAATGTGGAAGAGATGGTAGATATCATTAAGATGAACGCTCCAAGAATTCAAACTAAGAAACCATTCATGGCTTATACTGATGGTATACTTGGTGAAGTTGAACCTGATACATATACAACGATTAACATGTTTAGACATTCTGACACTGAAGCGGAGTCAATGTTTATAGCTAAAGAATTATCCAAAGGAGAGCTCGAAGATGGCGAAAGAGTATAATGTAGACTACTATAATAATCTTATTAAGATGCTAAAGTGTGATAGCATCTTTAATAGTGAGAATGATAACGTATTACTTGGGTTTGGTCCTGGTATGTCTTATATGCAAATTGTAGCACCACCAGCTAATAAACCTATTGAGGGTAATGCTAATATCAACTGTCTTGACTTTAAGAACTGTATGAAACAAGAGAACTTCACATTCTTACATGATAACTATGAGTTCGGTAGACAAGACATCTTAGACAAGTATTATAATATCTTGAACTGTATGGATACTAAGAACTTAGAAGTCCAATACAATAGTGAAAGATTTGCAGATAAGTTCCAATACTTCTTAGATGCTAAAGCTAGTGATGGTGCTATTAAGTTAGTCATCGAAACTAAGAAGAGAGATTATATCTGTATGATTTCTCGTGGTATCTTCCCTATCGTTAAGGGTGATAAGATGGAACTATTCTTATATGATATTCCTACAACGTCTAAGTTTAAGCTATTAGTGTTTAGACTATTCAAACGTAATGGTTATATCATCGACCAAGTATTCAAATTATTATGCTAGTATACATTTTAGGCTATGGCTCTCTGGGTCATAGCCTTTAAATGCTGAAACATCCTACTAATATGCTACTTTTTTCAAGGAGGTAAATGATGGCTGATGATATCAAAAAAGATACAGCCGAGCAACGTGACTTATCTAAGTCTATTTCTAATATGCTCAATGGTTTGTATCGAAGAGCTTATATGACTCAACCAGATGCTAAAGATGAATTAGATGCATCGGATGCAAATATATCTGATACAGTTGAACGTATCATCTCTGACTCTAGTTATAAGACTGGTCTAAATAATATTTCTACATTATATGCTAAACTATTACGTTCTCGTGGTGGTACTGCAAGTAATGATGATATGAACCAGATCTTTGGTAATGATATGGAGTTATCTGGGTCTCTATATAATGCATTCTTTAATAATAAGAATCTTAAAGACTATGATGCAGAGATCGATATGATCTGTAAATATATGCCTAAGCTAGATGCAGCATTAAGTACGTTATTGGATAACGTATTATCTGCTGACCATTTTGCTAAAGACTATATTACTCTAGCAGAAACAAACTTCTCTATGGTTAGTGACCAAAAGACTATTGCTAATAACGTAGAACTTATTAAGCATAAGTATAATCTAGCTGAGAAGTTCCAAGATATTGCATACAATGCAATGAAATATGGTGAAGAGTTCGTATATGTAATCCCATATGCTACAGCAATCTCTAGATTGTATAATACAGCTCAGGCTACAGACGTAGTCAAAGAGTCTGTACACTTCGACCAAGACTTTATTAATGCTTATAATTCTGAAGCAAAGAATAAAGTCAATTTTAATGACTTCAATTTAAACTTATCTTATCATAATGGATTACTTAACGAGTCTATTGTGGCCAATATCAAGGCAACTGAGAGACTCAAAAGTATCCAGGAGCAAAGTTTTAACGAAGCCTATGTACCTGTACTGGAGGTTATGAGTGACGTGCAGAAAGCCTCTTTAAAGAAAGATACAAGTATCTCTAATGCTCTTACTCCAAAAGACGAATTAGACGTAAAAGACTTCTTTGAGCCAACTCCAGATGGTATTACTGACCCTAATAAAGTTAAGAAGTATGGTAAAGATATTAAAGCCGCTGGTGCTTTAATGAAAGTACTTAAACGTGAAAACGTTGTACCTATCTATATTGATGATATCTGTTTAGGATACTACTATATTGAGGGTGTAACTGATAGTTACTTAGATGACCGTAGTGGTATGGCTGGTGTTGGTATGACTGACCCTATGAATGCTATGGCTATGTCTAAAGCACCACAGGCAGCTTTAAAGAACTCTGGCCATGTAGATGATAATCTTCTACGTGGTATTGCAGCTAAGATCTCTGGTATGATTGATGCTCAGTTCATTAAAATGAATAAAGACTTATCTAGAGAGATCTATGCCATTCTTAAATACAATAGCTTAACTCTTAAAGGAGAGAATGCTTTAAATATTACATTCATCTCCCCTGATGATTTAATCCATTGCTATTATAAGATGGATCCAGACTCTCACCGTGGTATATCTTTACTTAATGACTCTATCATTCCAGCTAAGTTATATACTGGTATGTATATCTCTAATACATTAGCTACTATGTCTCGTGGATATGATAGACGTGTATACTATGTAAAGAACTCTGGTGTAGATACTAATATCTCTCAATTACTTCTTCAAACTATGAAGCAAATCAAGATGACTAACTTTAATATTAGACGTTTTGAAAATATGAATAACGTATTGAATATCATTGGTCAATTCAATGACTTCATTATTCCGACTAATGCTTCTGGTGAATCTCCTGTACAGTTCGAAATTATGCAAGGACAAAACATTGACCCTCAAACAGAACTTATGCAGAAGCTTGAAGATATGGCTGTAGATGCTACTACAGTTCCTGTAGAGATTGTAAATGCTAGAAACTCTCTAGACTATGCGGTACAAGCATCTATGACATCTAGTAAGTTCTTAAAGACTGTAATCAGTGACCAAATTATTACTAATGCATTCTTTAGTCGTATTATGACACAGTTGTATAGGGCTGAGTATGATGATTCTAAGGCTATCATTAATGTATCCTTACCGCAACCATCTTACTTGAATACATCTAATACATCCACTATGATTAATAATATGAATGATATGGTTCAGGCTATAACAGATTCTTATTCTGAAGACTTTACCGAAGAACAAAAACCATTATTTATGGCTAATATCAAGAAAGAAATGCTACGTACTTATATCGATCAAAACATGGTTGATAGAGTGGCTAAAGAAACTAAGTTACAATTAGCTGCTAAAGCTACAGATGATACATCAGATAACTCTGGTGGCGGAGACTACTAAGAAACACAAAAAACCCCTATATAGGCATTGCCTATATAGGGAGTTTTGTTTACATATTAACCTTGGAAGTCAACAGTGCCACCAGAGTTACCAGTGCCATTGCTAACAAGAGTTTTATGATATGCATTGAATGTACCACTGTAACGGAATTCAGATTCGTTCCAGATAGTACCTTTACGTACCCAGTCAAGTAATTGTTGAGCACGTTCATTAATGTACCAGTTAGAGATAGGCACACAGTTGTATTCAATGGACAATTCTTTGAATTCGTATTGACCCTTTTCAGAGTTGTACAATTCAGAGAAGTCAGCATTAGTTGGTTGAGCTGCAACCAAATAGTATGCTTTTTCGATATTACGCATTGTGTTGTTAGTTACGATATACATGAATGTGAAACATTCGTTTTCGAAACCAGCATCCAATACGCCTTTTTCGATAAGACCATTGTAGTGCTTAATACCTGTAGTAGGGTCTTTAATACCACGTAAGTATAATTCATGTACTTTAGTAAGTACAGAACCAGCTTTTTCGAAGAAACGCATGGAGATCTGAGAAGCAGATGGAGTTGTAACTTTGTTGATTACGTTAATGGATTGGATACCATTAGTCAATTCTGCAGTTTCAGATTGCATGTTATCGAGACCACTCAAACCACGGAATTCATATTCCAAGATATGAACGTAAGTATCGATAAGTTTCTTGTAACGAGTATTACGGTCAGCCAACTCAGTTAAGAATCGAGGAATATCCAATACGATAAGTAAGGAATAGCCAGATTCAAATTGGTTGAACTGTTGCAAGTTAGCCCAGTCAGTAGTACCACGGAAAAGGGCATAACCTGTTAGGTCTCTGGTATCAGTTGTACCATCAAAGATGAAAGGAATTTCACCATTTGTAAAAGCCATTGTTTAGTTCTCCTTTCCTTATACGTTTTCAGCAACTGGGACAGCGATAATACGGAAGATTTCGTATTGTACGAAGTCTTTGAATTTAACTTTGATAGAAGCGTATACAATTTTATTAGCAGCATAGATTGTATTTTGTTCCATAACCAATTCGATAGAAGCGAATTTGGATTTGAATTTTTCAATGATACGGTTAACGTCTGCTTTGTATTTTTCAAAGTCTTGACCAGTGATAAATTTGTAACGAGATTTAGGACATTGACGACGAATCTCTTTGATCAATTCTTGTACAGTAAGTACGTTGTTGATGAAAGATAATTGAGTGTAACGGTCTTGAGAAGTGTATTCGGAAACTAATGTGAATACGTTGTTAATATTCATACCATAGTTTACACGCATATCTTCCATTTTTGTTTGTTGGTCCAATGTAGGAGTAACTTTAGGAATGAAAGATACAGTTTTGTCAATAACGTTAGGAATAATCCAGCTGTTAGCTTCACCAGCACATACCAAGTTACGACCATTACCGAAGTGCATACAAACCAAACGAGCAATATCGTAACCAATAGTTACAGTGATTTGTTTGTTTGTGTAAGGGTCATAGATGTCATAGGATTGGCAATAGTCTGCTACGAAACGAGAACGGTTAGCATCAATACCACCGATCATATCTTTCTTAGATTTGATTGCCAATAATGTATTCATACCAATACCGTAATCACGGAAGAAGAATACGTCTTGACGGAATTTACACAATTCTACGATAGCAGTTTTAACTGGTAATGCATAGTTAGCATCAACTACAACGTCGATTGGAGTATTATCAGTATTGAAGATATCGTCAGAGAAAGTGCCATCGAAAGCTTTTTTCATTTCTTCATCGTAAGGAGTACGATAAGTTTTGTTTAACTTACGAGCATCTTCTGCATTTAATTTTTCTTTATATACTAAAGGATAACGGCCCCATTTACCATTATCGCCACCTTTAAGGAAGTGACCTTCGGAAACGTTTAGGTAAGTAGTAGTTTGACCATCTTCGTTTTTATCATTGATATGAATTTTTGCAAATTCTTGACCACGATAATCACGACCGTTCAAAATATCAGAAGTTTTCAAGATATTTTCGTCAATGCCAGACATTTTAGCTACAGCTTGGAAGAACAAGTTAGTTTGGTCTTCGTAAGCATGTACTTTAATTTGTGCAGCAGAACGTTTGGATACAGAGTCAATGTACAAGTTGTAACCACGTTCTAATTCATCAGGGTTCAAGGAGAAGATCATGCTTTCTAAAGCAACATCGTTCTCATAAACGTCTAATTTATAACGAGCGGATTCAGCTGTACGGGACAAAGTATCATCAAGAGATACACGGATACGTTTGTTAGAAACACCACGACCATTGTCAGTTACTACGAATAACAAGTAGTCGTTCATACGTGTACCAGCAGCAACAGCTTCACCAGTGAACTTTTCAGCTACTGTAAGAGCATTGCCTTTCTTTTTCAATACATAGTCAGCTAATTTCTTAATGTCATTACCGATCTTTTCTTTCAATAAAGTATCAGAATCGATAGACTCTACAGAGTAGCTAATAGCACATGTATTGATGATAGCTTTTTGTACTCGAGGATCAGAATCAACAGCAGCAGGGTCAGTGATAGGTGTTTCAAAACCATCAGCTGCACCTAATTCCATGATTTCTTCTTTGATGTATCGAGGACGATCAGCTTCTTCAGGATAAAGAGCTACGTCAGAAGTTAACCAGTATTCTTCGTCTTTGATAGGTTTCAAAACACGAACACCGTTTTCTTCAACTTCTTCACGAATGATATTGAAGTTTTCATCATGACGATAGCGGAACAATTGTTGCTTATCTTCTTTAAGATGAGCAACTACTGCAAAGTTAGCCAATGTGGAATCAGGATGCACTACACGTTTTGCATACAAGATACCGCCATTGTTGATAACGTTAGCAGCTTGAAGTAAAGGTTGGCCATGGCGTTGGAAAGAGATCTCGCCATATTGCTCGAAGAACTTATTACCTTGGATATGAATATAGTCTTCTGTACCCTTATCAGAAGTGAAAGCCGAAAAGACCACTGGTCTTGTCGTATTGTCAGATATCTGTAGGGAAGGAATATCGGACTGATCTTCTAGAATGATTGTAGTACCAATCATATGTTTTCCTCCTTTAAAATACAAATTTTACAGGTTAGTCATATTATAATATTACTAAACTTTTACATCTATGTTGATATACGCCCTATAAGGGTATACTAACCCATAAGGATTTTTTCCATTGGAGAGTCAACTTGGTTATCATTAATGATAGCATTGACTACAGCATCATCCCAGTTTTCAGATGTGATAGATGTAAATGGAGAAATATACTTAGGTACCATCTTAACAGAGATAGATTTATAGTGGTTCATATTAGGGTCTTTAGCTAAACGGAATGGAATAGATTCATCTTTAGCAGATCTACATACTTGAGAGATAATCATACCAAACATTTGAGCTGAGATACCGAATGAACTACCATTGTATTTGATACTATCCATTAGGAATGTATGTAATTGATCATAAGGGATTGTATTAGGGATATTACCAGTAATCAAGAAGATCTTAAACATGTTTTCCACGTTGATGATATCTTCTGGAGACTTAGTATTTAGAATTACAATATCTCCCTTATGGAAACGTAATACACGATAGTCCTTAGGGATAGGAGTCTTCTTATCTATTACATAGTCTTTAACCTTATCTACCTGGTTAGGCATACAAGATATTACCATAGGGAAGTAAAACATCTTTAACCCTAGTTCAGACTTACCATTCTTATCAAATACTTCATAGTTGAATAAGCCTAGTGTATTTACATATTCACCAGCAAATTCAGCATACTTCATATTACCATCAGATCTAAAGTAATCTTCTGGTATATAGAATACTAACTCGCCTTCTCCGTTAAAGATAAGAGAGTCGCCTTCTTTAGTTAAAAATTTAGGTATTGCCATCTTTATTTATACCTCCTTCTTAATGAGTTGTTCAGGCTGGTCATTTTTATAGGGTCCTATAGAAAGTGAAACACGATTATATAATATAGATGTGTACTAATGGTTACTTTAATCCAGAAGGAGGATATTATGAAATTTAATGAAGAAACTTTTAAGAACCTAGTTAGTATTACACTAGACTTTGATGAGTTGTATAAAGACACAACTCAATATGGTGGTGAGGGTAAACCACCATTTAGAGCATCTTTTGGTGGTAGTCAGAATATTGAAGTTGCTATCCCCAAAGATATCAATAAAGCAAACTACACTAGATACTTAGACTTTAAGTGTGTATATCATTCTATCTCATTAGTTAGAAATGAGAATATTAGATCTGATAGCGCTCTTATAGGATATCGTATGTTTGCTAATAGTGAAAGAGATAAGAATAAGCTAATCACTATAGTAGAAAGAATCTATTACCCATTTAGACCAGATGAACTAGATGACTTATACTATAAGATTCTTACAGTTAGACCTAAGACATTAGAACGTTTCGATGTATCATATAGACTAACTGGAGAACGTAAACAGATAATAGACTTTACTGATTCTCTACGTACAGTAAACTATAAAATAGGACATCTGGTACAACTAATCAATGACTGTAAGTAAAAAGAACTCCCAGTATAGGCAATGCCTATACTGGGGTCCTTTGTCGTTATTTTTTAGAAAAGAGCTATTCTAAAGAATAATAGTTTAATGTGTTTGATAAACGAATGATTGCCTTCATACCACTTTAGGGATTAGTGGAATGAAATAAGTATTATAGTCTTGCTTGTTATAATGTATTTTCTGATTAGATCGCTTACATGCTAGATTCTTATATAATGCTTTACATAGTAAAAACAGTTTTTGAAATATATCTATTAGTTTGTAATTCAAAGTGACTTAAAAAATAAATTACAAAAAAAATTATAGTACTTATAGACTCCCTGAAAGAATAATGCATCGTTTAACGAGATTCCTTATTATTTTTTGTGCTTCCTTAGTGGTTATAGCACCGTATTCATCTTCAGCCACCAATGTATCAATCGTTCTAGAATTAAGAGTATCTTTAGATATATGTGTCCCATAGTCCAGTTTTCTTCGTTCAATCTTATCTATTACTTTTCTGACTAGCTCATATAGATTCATAAAGAATTCTCTATCTATAATTACTTTATCGTTATATACATCATTTTTTACATCGACTACAAACTCTGGGTCGTTATCATATACACCTAGAGTTCTACACATAGCACCAACTAGGGTGAAGCACTTTAATAAGTCATAAACGTGTAAACGTTCATCGCTTTCGTACTTGATCACTCTTCTTCGGTAAAACTTATCAAAGATTTTATCGTTAGCACTAGTATAGACTTCTAGGAGCTCATTGATGCTTATAGGCATATTATCTTCAACACCAGTATCTAATATATTAACGATACCATCATTAATAATACTATCTAGAGCATTTCGGACTAGGTTTAAATGTGCTCTAGTAGCGATACTGTCCCTATATTGATCTAATTTCCCAAACCCAGATACTTTAGGACGCATATCACTATATATAGATACCATATTAATTATACTACAAATGACAAAGTTAATTGTCTTGACCCGGACGATACCAGGTTCTTCATTATCTCTTACTTGGCTTAAATCGGTACCATCAATAGTCCAAATATGTGTTTCCATTATATCACTCGTTCCCTTACATTGTTAAATATTATAAATGATCTTCTCTGTGTTCGCCTGGTGCAGGAGCTGCTGGTTGTTCAGTGTGTTCTTCTGTAGCACCAGAAGCTACTGGAGTACCTGTTTCAGAGGAAGTCTCAGTATGAGTTTCTTCTGTATGGCCTTCTTCAGTTGCACCATGGTGTTCTTCAGAAGTTGCTGCATGGTTTTCTTCTGTACCAGCTGTTTCAGTGTGTTCTTCTGTAGCACCAGGAACCACTGGTGTACCTTCATGAGTTTCTTCAGTATTAGCTACTGGAGAAGCTGTTTCAGTGTGTTCTTCTGTAGCACCAGGAACTGCAGGAACTTCTGTATGAGTTTCTGTATTACCAGTTGCTTCTGGAGTTACAGTTTCAGTGTGTGTTTCTTCACCAGCTACTGGAGCAGCAGGAGTTGCTTCATGGGAAGTTTCTTCAGAAGTATGGTTTTCTTCTGCATGAGTTTCTTCACCTGTAGTAGGAACTGCTGGTGTAGCTTCATGAGTTTCAGTAGTACCAGGAACTGCAGGAGTTTCAGTATGAGTTTCTTCAGCAGAAGGGACTGCTGGTGTAGCTTCATGGGATTCTTCACCTGTAGTTGGTACTGCAGGAGATTCTTCAGAAGTATGGTTTTCTTCAGCATGAGTTTCTTCTGTATGGCCATCTTCGTGATGTTCTTCAGAACCAACAGGAGGAACAGGGGCTACTGGTGTTTCTTCATGGTGTTCACCTTCAGCTGGAGCTGGTGTTGGAGGTAATACAGGATTAGTGTCATCAGATCCACCTAATGGTGGAGCTACTGGATATACCACTGTTGGCTCATTATTAGTAGATCCTGGAATTTCAATACCACCTGGAACTGCAGGAGTTTCTGTATGAGCTTCTTCACCTGTAGTTGGTACAACAGGAGTAGCTTCATGAGTTTCTTCTGTATTACCAGTTGTTTCAGTGTGAGTTTCTTCACCAGTAGTTGGCACGGCTGGAGTAGCTTCATGAGAAGTTTCTTCAGAAGTATGGTTTTCTTCAGCATGAGTTTCTTCATTATTTACTGGAGCTGCTGGAGTTTCAGTATGCTCTTCTGTATTACTAGTTTCTGTATGAGTTTCTTCACCAGCTACTGGAGCAGCAGGAGTTGCTTCATGAGATTCTTCACCTGTAGTAGGAGCTGCTGGAGTAACTGGAGTTTCAGTGTGTGTTTCTGTATTACCAGGAACTTCTGTATGTGTTTCTTCTGTAGAAGGAACTGCTGGAGTAGGTGGTAATACAGGGTTAGTATCATCAACTACAGTACCAGTTTCTTCACCTGTAGTAGGAGCTACTGGAGTAACAGGGGTTTCTGTATGTGTTTCTTCAGTATTACCAGGAGCTGCTGGAGTTTCAGTATGAGCTTCCTCGCCTGTAGTTGGTACAGCAGGTGTAGCTTCATGAGTTTCTTCATTAGCTACAGGAGCTACTGGAGTTTCTGTATGAGTTTCTTCTGTAGAAGGAACTGTAGGATCTGCTGGTGTAACCGGTGCTACAGGAGTTTCAGTAGCGCCACCAGTAGTATGCCCCTCAGCAGGTGTAGTTTCTTCTTTTCCTGGAGTTACAGTAGGCGTAGTTTCACCTGTACCAGGGTGATTAGGGGTTGCATTTTCTTTTTTATCTTCAGGTTTATTAGTTACAATGTCATCTTTTGTTTCGACTTGGTCTAATACGCCATCTTTTTTAACAATCACTTTGTCTTCCTCTTCTTTCTCAATAGTTTCTATAACCCAAACTTCTTTAGGTGGTAATACAAGTCCTTCAAGAACCCAATTACCTTTAGTAATCAAATCATTAGCTAGTTTAGCAACTTCCTTAGGACAGTCAGTATTCTTAGGGAAAGTAATATGCTTATCCTTAACGTCAGGTGATAATGCATTAATGACATTAGCTACAGATTTGTCTGTAATCTTATCAGAATCTCTCAACCAAAGATCTGTTTTAAGACCTTTAGCTGGTGTCAATTCAATATCTTTAAGTGCATTACATCCAGCAAACGTTACATCTGCTGTCTCCAATTTAGTTACGTCCAATTTAACAGACTCAAGTTTCTCACATTGATAGAAAATACCATCAGCAAAACGAAGATCTGTAGATCCACTTAGATCTACAGATGTAAGGCTTTTAGCATTATAAAACATATCATTTGCCGAAGTGAGCTTACCAATGTTTTCCAATTTAACATTAGCAAGTTTACGACATTCTCTAAACATTGAGTTTGCAGATACTAGATTAGTAGCATCTAATGTACCAGCATCAGCTAATTCATAGCATAATGCAAACATATTGTCAGCTACAATAGTATTCTTAGTATCCAAAGGGCGAGGTAACAAGTCTAGCTCTTTACTAATGATAGGGAACTTACGATCCATGAAGTTGTAAGCATCATTAGGAACTTTGATAGCTACACCATCATTTAAGAAATCGTAATTTGCTTTAGAGTATTGTAATCTACGAAGTTTGGTAATATCAATAGATACAACTCTAGAGTCATAGTCCATAGAGCAATCAAACTGAATTACTACAGTTGGATCTTCCATGTCCATTTTGTTTAGGTTATAAGTAAATGGTGCACGTGTATTGTGCTTTAAGAATTCAAAACATTTAACACGGCCACTTAATTTAACCAATCTGCCATCTTTCACATAGTCTATATCCCATAAAGTCGGAGACCCTGCCTCAAGATAGCAAGCATAACAATGCTCAGGTGTCGCATATTGAAATCGAACAAGCAGTGCTTGTTTGATCTCATGTGTTACATCAATGAGTTCAACCCGAGGACATTGGTATCCTCGGGTATACTCAGCATCATATACTTTTACAAAAGGCATATCTCTTGTAGGATCGACTTCTAGGAACTTAGGACCATTTTTAAAATAGTCTGCCATTAAAGCCTCCTTATAGTAAATAATAATTATTTGCGTTTCTTAGTCTTACCTGTAGATTGCAAGCGATTAAGACGATTAGCTTCTTTCTCTTTAATGTACTCGTTCATCGCTTGGTCTAAGTAAGTGATAAGAGACACGAAATTATTAATTATTTGTTTCGTGAAATCTGTCTCCTTATTAGCTTTACGGGCAGAAATAGCATTAGCTAAGTTTAATAGGAAGTAGAATAAGAATAAGACATTACCCTTATCGCTAATATTGATTTTAGCTAGTGCATGTTCCACAGCATAGATAGGATACAATGGTAAACCTAATTCTTGTGCAGCAGTAAATACTACACCAGAATCAAGTTTACTGATGCCGATTTTATTCAGCATTCTTGTGATTGTATCATGATTATGCTTACAGTTTTTCAATAGCTTTGTAGGGTTCAAAGCGGAATGATTGTTTTTATAGTAGTTAATAATGTATTCTGCTTTTTCAGAGTCTTGTAAACAAGCTAGACGGTGTTCCATTTGAGCTTTGATTTCAGGATCTTCTGCTTTTTCAATACCATCTTGGAAACGTTGTACAAGACCAGTATAAGAATCTGTAGCAGCTGTATTAGCTAAGCCAGATTCATTGATTTTATTAGTGATCTTTTCGATCTTTTCATTAATAGCAGTGAATGCTTGTACTGTACAAGCTTGACCAAAGTCTACTACAGTACCATATAACCAAGAGGATAGCATATCTTGTGGAACTTCTTGTTCTTTAGCTTTATTTAAGAAGTATACAGATTGATCACCTAGTTCTACAATAAGATTTAACTTAGGTTCTTCTTGACCTTCAGGTACTTGAAGCTTATCATATACAGTAGCAGCTTTAGCAATAGCTTCTACAGGAGCATCTTCAAAACCTTCTACTTTGATTTGAGTGAAATCTGCATCTACAGCTTTGATATCTTTCTTATCAAGTTCTAAAGCATCGATTTCATCTTCAACTTCTTTTAAGATATCATCTTGAGATTTCTCTTCTGGTTGTGCTGTAGTTTCAGCTACTGGTTCTTCTGGTGTAAGAATCTCAGTTTCTGGTTCATTCTCAGTAACTACAGTAACTTCATTGATGTCTACTACTTTATTTTCTTCCATTATAATTCTACTCCTTGAAGATTTAATCTAATATTAGTGATATAGTCTGGTAATAATTGATTACTAGACAAGATTGCATCCATAGCATCTTTAAAGATAGTACCATTATCACTGAAGTTACTATTAATAACGTCACTGATAGGTGCATCATATGCCAAGTTTACAAACTGATCGAATGTAATAGTTAAACCAGCAATATATTTAAGAACTAGTTCCATATTGGATAGGATTACCACAAGTTTATCGTTCTTATGGTTCATTCTATTGTAAATGGTACTAGCGTCTTTATTCTTTTTAAGCTCATCTACATTTAAAGCATCACAAATATTATTAGCTTCATTGATGATAAGCTTAGTGATTGCAGTAACCATATGATCACTGAATCTTGCTACGATTAAGTCATAAATACAGTTAGCAGCGAAATAAGCATCCAACCCATCAATAGCTGGTTGGAATGTAAGATTAGTTGCTTTACATACTTGGTCAATAATAGCGTTATAGATTTCTTGCTCTCTAGCCTTAGTATTCTCTTTGTCCATAGGGAATTTAATATACATATTTTCAAAATTGTATTTGAATACGTTAGGAATATTAGGCATAGGGCTTATATGACATTCATATCGTCTTTCAATATTAGAATTGACTACATCGAAGATATAATCAGAATTGAATACGGATAGAATCTCAGCTAACTCCCGTTCAGATGCAATATCATATTCATTTTGATGGATACCAAACATCGCTTTCTCCTCCTTGATAGGGTTTAATTAATTTTACTGCTCTGTTTATGTACTATTTAAAAATTATTCCACAGTAAGGAAGTACCCTACTGTGGAAATACATTATAGATTCTTATATCTATTAGCTAAGTTACCTTGGAGTACACTATATTCCTCATCAGGTAGCATACTATATGCAGATGATGGTAATGTAGATGTGGTTTCATCACGATATAGATCGACTTGGTCTTTAGTCATATTATACTTAGTAGCATAAGCTTGTAAGAATACTGGATTCTTCATGGCTTCTTTGAGTTCTTTCTCATCTTCAGCTTCACGTCGCTTATCCCACTCATCAAATGTAATACCAAGACTCTTACGCATCTCATTGACAAGCTCAGTACTATCTTTCTTAGTTGTATCAGTATTGAGCATATCCTTTTGGACTTTAACGATATCTTCAGTGATATCCATTAACTCTTCTGCTTCTGGGCTGAATACTTCTTCCTCAGTAGCAGAGTCTGTCATAATGGTACTCTTATTAATACCGAAACGTTCTTTAAGATCTTTACCCTCATACCATACATACAATGCCATCAAATAGGAGAATGTCGCATCATCATGTGTAGTCGCAGAGTGGTCAACTTTACCATTACGTTTAACTTCAAGACCACGGAACTCTTGGTATAGTATCTTAGATATGAACTTGTCTTTATGATTGTCCATACGTTCTCTTAGAATTTGAATCAAGAGCTCACGTACAGATTTACTAGAGTTCAGACCATATACTTTAACTAATTTCTTAGTACGTTTAACTTTACCAGGTCCTTCGTTGACTTCTTCTAAGATACGTTCTTTAAATTCATAGTAAAGATTCTTCTTAATCTTAGTTTTCATGAGCATAGATACTACAGCTGCACCAAAACCACCATTAAGTTCGACATTGACTACAGCATTAGGCATATACTTAGTAACTATCTCATAGATACACTTGGCTAAGTCTTTCTGACTAATATAGTTACACTTTAAGATAGCTATAACTTTAGTTGTCTTAGAATCGATTACTGTAATAGCAGAACTATCTCGTTTATATCCACCAGAAACGTCGACACCAATAATAGGTGGATCTACAGGTTCACCATTAGTTTTATACTCAAGCTTACCATACATATTCAAAGTAAACTTATTATTGTTTAATGGTATAGTAGCTATAGGATCTATAGTAAGTCTATCTACAGTTTCTAGTTCATCTTGAGTAAATGGAGAGTTCTCAGAGAAGTCTGCCCATTCTAGCAAAACTTCTCGACGAATGGCTTCCCATTTATTCTGCATGTCGATACAGATTTGTTTAAACCATTCTTCGGAACGACCTAACTGTTGATATGTGAATCTGATATAGACGAAACTACTTCTCATATTAGCAGCTTTGATTTCATCAATCTGTGCTTTAGTTAGGTCATACCAGTTTTCACTAAACGGTGTAGCATCTTCACGCATATTATTAGCATATCTACCCATTTCATCAGTCAAGAACCCTGGTGTAGTAGTAAATAGTATACCGAATGGTGCACCATTGGCTTCAGAGTTCATTGCAGCACGTTTCCATGCAGGGATAGCGTTAAGATAGATGTCTTCATTATATGGTGCGAATGCCCATTCGTCAGCCCACCATAATGGTACGGACATACCACGTAGTAAAGACTGTGCAGCTACACGAGTACGAGCAGATGCTACAGTGATAATACGGTTACGGTTAATACTATGAGACAAAGTCATTACAGAGTTTTGTGCTTTAGTTTTCTTATCACCAACTGTAAATGATTCTGTCATTTGTAAGTAAGATGGTAAGCAATCACGTAAGTCTTTAAGACCTAATAAGTTCTTTTTAGAACCATCCAAAGACTTATGCATAAATGCAAATGTTGAGTTAGATGTAGCAAAGTTAAATGCCCATAGATACCATATAGATGCGGACAATGTTTTACCTTGCTGACGAGGTAAGTCTAGGAAGATATTATAGTTATATATAGTACAGAAGAATAGTGCCATACCACCACGAGTTAATGTGTAGTATGAACCGGTACCACTACCACCTTGAGCTGGTACACGTACAACTTCACGTACAAAGTACCAGAAGTTCACCATACACTCAGCTAAGACTTTAGACTTATAGTATTGGTTTAAGTTTGGATCATGTGGGTCAATATACGCTAAGTCTGGATCCAATAGAGTTAGCATGAATTTATTATTCTTTATACCGATAGCTTCTAGGTACTTGTGCATATCTAAGAAAGATTTGTTTCTAGTACCCATTTGGAAATATATCTTACGTTGAGAAAAATCTACAACGTTCTGGTTAGCAGGAATCATTTGATTCATAGGATTACCTTGACCACCAGTTATATCTAGATTCATAAGGAAAATCACATCCTTTCTTTAGTTATATAAATGTAAAGTCCATTAAACACTTATAATAGTTAATTATCGATCTTATTCCATCTATGGGGAGGCTACTATGAACCTAATTACTTTCGAATATCTTCTGGACGATGTTCAACTAGCATCTGAATTGGTATCTGATGCTATGTCTAACTGTATCTATCCTAATATTAGTGATACTCATCAAAATATCCATATTAGTGATACAGTGCAACTAAGCAAACAAGTACGCAAGTGTGGTAATGCCATTGGTATCTGTGTATTTGATGAGACTGCTAAATATACATTTACCATTTACAATAATGGTATAGTATCCATTATGGCAGATATTGATACATTTGATGCAGATGGCACACATGGTATTAAAGAAACTAGTGATCACATCAAATCTAATCTACATAAGCTCTTAGGCAATATCAGTAAGCTTATTGAGAACTATCATATCTAAGACCCAAGAAACCCCTATATAGGCATTGCCTATATAGGGAATCTCTTTGGTTTTCATTTCCACATGATGGTTAAGCACCCAGAAAGATTAATTATTGTGATAGGTTATATTTAAAGTTAGTTAAGCACTAGGTAATGTTCTAAATTGATTGCGGAGTCAAGTATCTCTATAGATGTAGACTGCCTATAGAGGTGTCTGAATGCTTCAGTATCAGTGAAGCAATACCATGAAAAATTTTCGTATTGAGTATGTATTCGTTGTGTCAGTTACTTTTGCACTTAACCATCATTATTGAATTGTTTATAAGAATATAAAAAATAACGGTAGTAATGCTGTATGGTCAGTAGAACCATACAGCATTTAGAGTGTGTAGAGGTAAAGTGATAATAAGGATTGTTTGTTTTACATATAGTAATATATTGCGTTTGTTTGTATTAGGGGTTTGGTAGACGTCTACTATTCTCGTGATGGGAGTGATCATAGTAGACCATGTCAGTTATTGAAAAGAGATTTTCATTTATAGGGGTATGTGAATTTTAATGGTTTAATAATGATTGGAGCGTAAACCATATTTCATTTTGACGTTCATGATAATCACCTCTACACACTCTAAGTGTGTATATAATAGAGAGCAGGATCAAAGCCAACACAACTTAGCCATCTCTATTACAGAATTGTTTGTATGCTTATAAAAAATAAAAGACAATATATCCCCTAACCAGCAGTGCTAGTTAGAGGAGATATATTGTATGTATGCTTTATGCAAAGAAAGGATTTTCAAAACTATAATCTCTTATAGCTTCATTAATATGTTTCTTAGCAAATTGAAATAATATATCGGTCATTCATAATATAGATCTTATGAATGGCATCGATATTCTTGATAAGATATTCAAACTCTTCTTCTGTAAAGCCTAACTCTAATAATTCAGTTTTATTATTATGATAGCACTTTACAATATAGCTTAGAATATGCTTATCAGTTATATTATTCAATTGTGGAATAGAAAAAGCGTGACATTCTACAGAACCTTTAACGTCCTCTTTAGCCACACCTAGTCTATCAAATAGTTTATCAATTCTGGCTTGAGACCAGAAGTTAGAACGGTATAGTTTACCGATTAAGCTTGAAATGGAGAAGATGTATGAATTGTCATACACTGTACCATTCTTGTATAAAACTGTATTATCAGAAGCCACTGATTAGCCCTCCAAAATCTCCCTAGGATCATAGTAATCTGACCCATTATTATCAGAAATTTCGGATTCCTCAATAGTTACGTTAAGATCAACCCCACGAGACTCCATAATCTCTTTGATCTTTTTATTGTCACCAAATCCATTCTCTAATAGAGCATGGACTAACTCTGTAGGTCCTTCTGGAGTGGAGAATACTACGCCCTTGTTAGGAGTGAAATCACCATCAGTATTAACCATCCATTTACGGATCTCAAGTTTTGCAGGTCTATTATTCCATGATACTTCAGCTAAACGAATAAGAGTATTACCTCGTTCTTCTACGATAACATCAATACCACCTTCAACAACTTCGAATGTGAGTTGTTTCTTTTCCATAGTTGTAAGTCTCCTCAAAGAAAAAATAAACCCTGCACGTATTATATGAATTGCGTTAGAAAGAGATTAAGTGTGTAAGAGTAGTACAAGTTTAATTCACTATCTAGTGCAGGGTTAATTTTTATTGTATCACTATGATGAATAAGTAGTTGATGATACGGAATACTAGTGAACTAATATAACTCATCATAGTGATATCATTTCAAATTAGCGACGTGGTTTTACGAAGCGGTCATTACCAACAACTGTACCAACGTAACGGTTTTGAAGTTCGTTAACTTTGGATTGTTTAATACGACGTACTTCTAATACATAACCTACATCGTTACGACGGGATTGTGCACCCAATGTAACTTTGTATTGGTATTTATCGCCATATACCAAAGACATAGCTTTTTCCAATGTCATACCACGAACGATCAAGCTAATTTTATTAGTGTATTGATCATATTCGTATGCGATATTGATTGTACGGAAGTCTTTGTTATGTTTGTCATCACGGTTGTAATCAGAGATAGCGATCTTTTTCAAGATAGTAATAGCCATATCTGTCATACGGAAACCAGCGAAGTTTTCATCGATGTAACCATTAGAGTTACGGCTATTACGCATGCTATTAGTCATAGCCATGATGCGTTGAGTTTGCTCATCCAATTGATTATTGGCTTGAGCTTCTTTTAAAGTTTCTAATGCTTTGATACCATCTTGACCAGCACCTAAGTTGATATCGAAACCTAATTCGATATAGATGCGACCATTGCTGTATGCTTCACGGCATCCAGCAAAATCTGGAAAAATGCGACCAAGTACATCAGATACTTGGGAACAGATTTCATTAGTAGAAACTAGTTTACCAGTGTAATCTGCATCAAAGTCGGCGAAATCCAATTGGATATCCACTTCCTCATTCTGTACAGAATTATCCTCTTTGTTGCGAGGATTACCTTGATTAATTGCATCCACTAAATATTCCATGGAAGTGAATTGTGGTTGCATAAGATTTGGATCTTGAACGAATCCTGGTTTGAAATAACTCATAGTCATTTCCTCCTTACTTTAAATATAGAAAAATTACCTAGGTGTTTGGGGTACTGTAAATGTCTACACAATACCCATGTACACATCTTTATATTATATAACCATAAAACTCTTTGGTTTTATAGATATATACCTTGGATTTCATTCTTGTCTATATAGTTGACTACATAGAGTCTATCATTCTTATCTTCAACTAGCATATACTTGCTCTTGATATCATATAGATTTACGTCATGGTAATACTCAGTAACTATACAATCTAAGAAGATAGCTTTAGCTGCTGCTTCAAGAACGAAGATATCACCACGAGTCAATTGACCATGTGTAAGATATCTGTCTTTAAACGATAGTTCAATTCGTTTAATTTTAAAGTTAGCTCTAAAGTAGGATTGGAAATTAATCCCATCAAAGAACTTAGTAAGACCACCTAATGGAGTGTCTTTATAAGTAATATCAAAACATCTATCAACTAAGAGATCAAAGATCTTCTCAGTGATAACTGTATTGGTAGCAATAAGTGGAATGATTGTACCATGATTATCGTTTACGTATAAATCAATAGTCATTTTAGAGTGTAACTCTTTTACATCACTCATTAGATTCATATAAGACATCTCATATTCTTCTACTGAGTTATTCTCTAATAATGCTTTAGTACAACACTTGCCAGGTTGTAGATGTCCAGTTACAGGATCTCTATAACCTACTCTACAGATATAGAATGGATAACCATAAGACTCTCTTTCATTATAGATAGAGATAACTACGTCTTCTTGTCCATTCTTCAACTGTGCTATTTCAATATGTAGCTTACAATGTGGATTAAGAACTTTGTATTCTTTATTAACCACATCTCTAGCTATACTCTTTCTACCAGTATTACCGATAATCTCAGTAACCCCATAGAAGTTCTTAATATTGGTTGACGTTACTCTATAAAGCTCCTTAATATTATTATCGTTATCATATTTAAGAAACTTTTGTCCTAAAGTCAGTATCATAATGCTTTCCTCCAGACACAATATATGGTGGTACATATATAGTTATGTACCACCAATTATCAATTTTTATCTTAAGAATAAGACTGCTTTAAGATAGTCCAACGTATATTTCAATGTAGATCCTTTGATACGGATAACTTTATCATTGAATTTAGTTGTACTATAGTACTTGGTAAAGTTAAAGTTATCTTCCTTATTTAGGATGAATACCATACACTTAGTAAAGTCATTTAGAATTCTTGCTCTAGTGTCGATGAGCTTCTTATTCTTATGACCTTTGTTTAGCATAGACTCGATACATGTATTCATATACCATAGTTTAGCTGATTCAAATTTAACACCCTCTACGTTACCAGCAGTCATATAGATAACTAATAGACGATGTACTTTAAAGAATTCATTATTATAATCAATCTTCTCTGGTTTAGTGATTAAGAGATCACCATAGTCGTTAAACTCTACTGGGATATCTTTAGCTTCATTGATAGCAGACTCTCTTAGAATTCTATCAATGATCTTTTGTTTAGCTACAGATTGAAGACGCTTCTTATAAGCAATGCTATCAGATGGTAAGAACTTAGTAGTCGGTACACCTAAAGCTAATAGCTTCTCTGTAGCATTAACTAGTTCTTCTTCACTAGCTGACGTTCTCCATTGCTTAATAGTCTTATTAACCATAGTAAACCATTTATTGAATGCTAGACGTTTCTCTCTATTAGAGCTGATGTCTACACCATCCCATAAATCTTTATAAGCATTAAACCATGCAAGCATATCTACACAATCAGGATCTGTATTGTGTTTCTTAGTATATGTCTTTAATGTAGCTTCCATTTCTTCTGGAGAGAAGAATGGTACACCTGATGGAACTTGCGGTTCTATTGGTTGATTACCCCATGCATCAGTATTCTCTATTAGAGTGATATCTGGGTATTTAAGTTCCATTGTATTTAGAAGATGCGACTTCATAAAGTTATAGAACGTTTCATTAGTACAACCAACCAGCTCTAATAGTTTCCAGTCAGACATTTGCTGTAACTGAATAGGCATACCCTTATATAGAGTCCATAGCTCTTCTAAAGATACAATGGATTTACATAAATTCATAATGTATATGCCTGTATGTAATGACCATTCTTTAGCTGCACGAAGTTCTCTACCCTTATTAGCGATATTGATACCAAACATGTTTGCACGGTTAAGAACTGCACTATTCTTTAATTGTACATCTTCTTCACTCATATCAACTTCAGCATCTTCAGTAAGAGAGATATTATCATACTTTATAGGTTGATTCAAGAACTGTTTCTTTAGTTCATCATATCTTTCAGAATTGGTTTTACCAAATAGTCTAATAGATACATCATCAGAGAAACGTTGTTGGTCATTGGTTAAACCATAGAAGATATCCATCTGCGCATCTAATTCTTTCTCTGATTCTGGTGTAGCTAACACAAACGAATTAGGATCACAGTTTAAGAATGCTTCTTTAGTGTAGTTATCACTATTGCTACATGGTGTATCACCTAATACGTTATCAGTTAATAATACATCATTCATATCAATAACTGAGTCTGTACGATTCATAGTCTTTACATTGATAGCAAAGTATCCATTATTATCAGACATGATATTGATATCAGGATGATCTCTAACTATCTCTTTAGCTTTAACTTTCTCTAGTTCACCAATCAATGGCATATAGTCATCTGGTAATTTAGAGAAGTCTGTATTAGCCATTTCAGCTTCTTGCTCTAGTGTAGCAATAACTGAAGACATTTCAACTAAAGATTTATTTGGTTCAAATGTAATCTCTTCAAAGTCTTTATTATATTTGATTTGGTCATGGGAGATTAGTTCCATACCAGTCAATTGCTCATAGAAGTTATTGGCTTCTAGTTTACGTTTATCTTCACCTTTGAAACGGTATAAGTTAAACTTACGGTCTTTTAAGAATTCTTCTTTCTTATATTCTTTTGTACCATCAGAAGACTTTACTTTGATAGTATCATCTTCTAGGTCTTTGGTTAAGCCATAGCCCTCTACTGATTCATCACCAGTAAAGGAGTTACTGTAACCATATTGTACTACGATTTGATCACTAGCATTGGCTGGTGGAACTCCACCAACGTTAGCAGTGAACTCTTTTAGATTAGACATTAATCTTCTCCTTTAAGTTCCTTGATGGCATTCTCACACCATGAAGTGAATTCATTAATATTGAAAGTCTTAGTATTATCATTATCCTCTAGCTTGAAACGCATTTCCATGAATATGGCTAGTAACTGTGCAAAGTTATTATCAGTAAGACGAATGTAATTATACTTGTCTAGAGTGATAATATTAAACTCTTTGGCTTTTTGCTTAGCTCTATATTCAGGCATGCTTCTAGTATTAGGATGATCACCTCCATCTTTGACTTCGATTATGAGGTTATATGGTATATAATATATATCCGTAATCCAATTTCGTGTAACACCGTTTTGGTCTACGTATTGGATAGTTGGACCAGGCATCATAATATCATCACTAGGGATATGTAAGACCTTATCCATAAATTCAATAGCACGTTTCTCATAAGTGCCAGTATAAGTAAACGTAGCACCATCAGAGTATTTATATGTACCAGATATACGTCTATTAGCTAACATCTTTTCTTGGTGCTCTGGGTCATGCATAAACGAATAACGGCCATGTACTTTATGCATATTCTCTAAAGCACGTTTACGCATCTCTTTCTTACACTTCTCACTACAGTATTTATTGTATCTCCAAGTCTTTTCATTCCATTGTGTTTCATTCTTACAGATTACACAGTGGCCTACAGATTTCTTATTGATAAGATTGAATACTATTCTAGCAGCAGAGTAACCCTCAGGGATTAATTCTTGGTGTTTATTTTGTATATGTCTTACTAATGGTTCACGTTCTAGACGTTTCTCACAGAAAGGACATTTAAATCTTTTCGTTGCCATATGTACCTCCTTTAGGGCAGTTTACATGTATGTTTTCACAGGCCCAACTTTATAATAAGATGCTTAAAGCTACCAAATAAGCCGAAAGGAGGCACTTATGGATAATAATAAATATAAAACGTCTTCTAAGATTAAAGAATACGCTTTATCTATAGATTCATTTAATACACCTGTAGAATATACTAATGCTAGAGCTATAGCCGTAGATATCATTAGACTATTCTTATTAGAACCTGGTACATTACAAAACAATCCTAACTGCGGTATTGGTTTGTATAGTAGATATAAATTCATAAATAGCGATAGACTACATGAATTAGAGGAGACTGCAAAAGAGCAGATACAAACATATCTTGCTCCGATGTCATCTATTACTGTAGACTGCTCATTTATTAATGTAAATGTGTTACTTATCAGAATGACTATTGATACATCATCTATCAATCTAGTTTTTGATAAGGATAACCTTACTTTAAAAGATATTTCCAATTATAACTAAGGAGGACTATTAGATGGAAAAGAAAACTCTTTCCTTATCTGATTTGCAAGCTGAAGCTGGTAATACTGTAGTTCCTACTGAAGAACAACCGACAGTAGAAACACCAGTTGAAGATACAACTGTAGCACCTGAACCTGTAGAAGAGAAACCTAAAAGTATCCGTGATAATCCACTATACAATTTAGGTAATCCTACAGAAGATGAAATCAAAGAAGTAGCTATCGAAGACGTAGCTAAATATGAAAATGAAAACTTTGCTGAGAAAGAATACGAAAAGAAAATGAATGACTTCGATGAACAAACTCGTCGAGCATTCCAACGTCGTTTCGGTCCAGCAATCGAAGAAGTTCAACGTATGGCTGATGAATACGAAGAACGTAAAGAAATCGAAGGCGGGGATGTACGTGTAGTTTCTACTTATGATAAGAATGCTGAAGTTAATCCAGACGAAGCTCTTACTAAAGAAGAAATCGAAGCACGTAATGCTGCTATATTAGCTGAAGCTCGTAAGACTGCACCAGCTAAGAAAGTTGAAACTAAACCTGAAGTGGTATCTTCTGCTAAAGAAGAAACTATTGATGATATTGAAGCTGAGTTATTGGATACTCCTAGTGTACCAGAACAAGCCCCAGTGGAAATCGAAGATACTAAAGATGATGAAGATTTAGATATCATTGATGATGATATTATCAATGACTTAGGTCTTGCTGATGAAATGCGTGAGATCGAAGAGAAAGAACGTGAAGAACGTTTAAACCAACGTATGGCCACTTTCAAAGATCAATTACGTACTATCTTGATTCCTAATAAAAAGAAAACTGACTTATCTAAATTCAAGATCGTTAAGTCTACTATGCCAGCAAGTAATATCTTAAGTAAACAAGCTGAAGAAACTCCATACTTCACTTGGGTATTACCTTATACTGGTATTTCTGTATCTGTTTCTCCATTATCTGCTATTGAAATTCAAAACTTGATCAATGTAGAAGAAGGACGTAATAACGTTGAAGCTGCACGTGCTCAATTTGAATTGATTTGGAAACACTTACATCCTAAATGTAATGCTGGGTCTTTTGAAAACTGGTGTAAGAAAATTCACTATGCTGATATTGACCACTTATACTTCGCTGTATATAAAGCATGCTTCCAAAATGCAAATATCATTGGCTTCCAATGTCAAAATACTAAATGTGATAATATCTTTGCTGAGAAACGTGATATCATGGATATGGTTAAGTTTGGTACAGACAAAGATAAAGAACTATTCGATCGTATTTACCAACAAGATCCTTCTGTAGATTGCACTCTAGAAGAAGACTTGATGGAAGTATCTGATAAATACGCTATCGGTGTAGGCCCTATCACTTTGTATAATATCCTATTTGAAATCAACTTCGTGGATAAAGCTATGACTGAGAAGTATGATACTTTCGTAGGTATGGCTGCTACTATCAAATCCTTATACCGCATTGATGAAGAAAAAGAAGCATTGATTCCAATTGCTTTCCGTACAGATAAGAATGATGTAGTTAAGACATACAAATATCGTATTGCTTCTCTATACAAAATCTTCAATACTTTAAGTGATATTGACTTGAATGATATCAGTGATCGTATTGGTGAGTATGCTGATAAGTATGCTGATGCTATCAATATCTCTTATCAAATGCCTGCTGCTACATGTCCTGAATGTGGTGAAGAAATCAAAGCTGCTGAGGCTCCAGCTCAACAATTGGTTTTTATACGACATCGGCTAGTACAAGTTTTGAACTCCTAGACCAAGTTAATAGGTTATCTTATGAGTATCGTGGGCGAATAACTATCATGGAGATAATGAAGGCTCCTGTATGGTATATGGTAGCTCTACGATACTTTAAGTACCAAGAACGTGTAGCTGCTAAGAAGAAAGCAAAAGAGAAAGAACTTGAAGCTAAAACCAAAAAGAAAAACTTCAATAAACAAAACTACACTGGTAGACAATTATTGGAGATGGATATAGCCAAAGAGAATGGGCATGATATCCCTGGTTTCGAAGGTTTAACCAGAGACGAAGCTGATGATCTTAATGAACAAATGATGGAAGAAGGATTTATCTAATGTATACTATCCCTAAGAAAACGATTAATACTTTAGATGACTTTACGCTATCAAACTTAGAGTTGATTCTCAGTAAAGATTGTAATATGGCTTGTAGCTATTGCTTCTTATATGGTGATACCAATAGTGGAGAAGAATTCACTAGATGGGACGACTTATTAGAGATGCTTAAGAATATCAATATTTCTGATAAGCTAACTATAGGTTTGAACTCTGGTGAATTATTCACTAAAGAAAGATTACCGTTAGTAATGAAAGCTATGAGAGTCTTAAAGAGAATCACTAGGTATAAAGATACTACAATAGATTGGCGACTATATAGCAATGGTACTAACTTTGAGATTATAAGAGATTTTCTAATAGCAACTCAAGGAGAGAGAAGAACTATTAGTATATCTTATGATGGAGAAGATTCTTATAGAAAGCTTAAGGGTAACCAACCATCTACTACATTGAATACATTAAAACGCTTAAGTGAATCTGGGTTTGCTAACGATATCATTATCAGATATGCTATTACAGAAAAAGTGTATAATATGAAAGAGACTTTCGATGCTCTATATAAATTAGGATATAAGAATATGGAATACTACTTTATACGTAATTATAATTCTTATACCGTTCCACTAGTTGTGGCTACTTTTAGAAATAGTCTTTCTGATACACTTAAATATGTAAAAGATACTGATATTGATTTATACAATCTCCATGATTACTATAGCAAACAAGATCCAACTGTGATATGTAACTATGGTAATATGCTTGTAGTTACATCAGATGGTAAGATATCTACATGCTGTGCTGTCTATGAGGGTATCTATGCCGATAACGTAGAAGCTGATCTATTAGAGTATGATCGTATACCAGAAATCTATAACAATTTTGAAACCAATTATATCTACGATAGATCTAAAAGTGAATGTGCTGTATGTACAAACCAAATGTGCAAAGAGTGCTGTTCATATAAAGCTATCGGAAGAGATAAATACTATAATAAGAGACACCTACAACAGTGTCATATTAGACATGCAGAACTAGCTGTCTATGATTCTATTTTTAATTAAAATTTTCGGAGACATAAATGGACTTACTAGAGTTTTCATCTAAATTTATTATGGGAGAAACAGATGCATTATCTACATTTTGTCGTCTATTTACCGAGAATAATATCTTATACTTTATGCTAGCACCATATGGGTGTCTTGGTAATAAAATTGTCAAGTCTGACTTATGTGAAGATAGTGTAGCAGTTACTATATTTGGTAATAAATCAAATATTGATGCGTTTAAAAGCATTGAAACAGATTACAATGGGAAGGTAATAAATCGCCATAACACGAATATTGCAATTTCCTGTGTATGTCATAAGCCAACTGAAATACAAATGGTTTTCAGTAGAGTTTAGATGTGTAAATTCCCATAGTCCACATATAGGACTATGGGATTTCTACATATTAATAACTACGGAGGTTATAAGAATATGGCAGATAAACTTAGAGGAGATCATTTAGAGGTCTCTTTGTTAGATATGGATGACTTCGTCAAGAAGAATAATCTACAACCTATAACGAATCCTATATTTTTTGATGTGAATGGTAATCCAACTGATGATGGATTACTATCTAATATCATCTTTGGTATTACTAAACAAACACGTGCTGGTACTTTCGCTTATATTGATTTACATGGTAGATTCTTAGCACCATTAGTATATAAAATCTGGGGTAAGATTGACCGTAAACTAAAAGAAGTAGTTAAGGGTACTAAGCTATTTAAGATAGATCAAGATGGTCAATTCGTTGAAGATGAGAATGGTGAAACTGGTCTAGAGTTCTTATATAAGAATATAGATAAAGTTAAGTTTAGAGAGACTGGTGCTACAAAACGTAGTCGTTTCATTGAGTTCTTGGAACGTAACCGTAAGAATTTCTTCATTACAAAACTATTAATCATTCCACCATACTATCGTGACGTTAAAAGTGATGGTGGTAAAGTCTCAGTTGGTGATATTAATAAGCTATACCAAAACGTATTAGTATCTGCTAAGTCTTTAGAAGAATCTAAGTACTATGGTATTAATATTGGTGATGCTAATAAAGGACGTATTCAAGACTTACTATTAGAAATCTATAACTGGTTTGGCTCTGGTACAGAGTCTAATCCTAATGGTGGTATTCCTGGTAAGTTTGGTGTACTACGTCGTACTAATATCAGTAAGACTACAGACTATGCTACACGTTTAGTTATGTCTTCCCCTAATCTTAAAGTCGAAAACCTTGAAGATATCGATGTAGACTTAGAGTATTCCATGCTACCTATGACATCGGCTATTGCTAACTTCTTCCCATTTGTATTATTCCATATGAGAAGATTCTTTGAAGAGCAATTTGCTGGTCTTACTGTATACGAATGTATTGGTGAGAAAGGTGAGACTCTATATCCTAGAATTGATGATTGGCAAACCTATTTCAATGACCTAGTTCTTAAGAAAGAACTAGATAGATTTGTACATGGTTACTCTGATAGATTTAGACCAGTAGAAGCTCCTATTACCGCTAAGGAAATGGAACGTATTGGTTATAAGGGTAAGACTTTATACATGAAACTTAAAGCACGTTTCAAACGTGTAGAAGATATTGCCGAAGATAAAGACTTTGGTGTACAAAAAGAACTACAACGTAAGTTGACTTGGTGTGATGTAATCTTTATGGCGGTAACTGAGGCGGTAAAAGATAAGATGATTCTTATTACACGTTTCCCTATCGATACATTCTATAACCAGTTTACTACAAAGTGTAAAGTCTCTTCTACTATTGAAACTGAAAGTATAGAATTTGATGGTAAGTTCTATAAACGTTACCCTAAGATTCGTGATGAATATATCGGTACTAATACAGCCAATAAGTTTATTGATACTATGAATATCTGTAATGCTTACTTAGGTTCTATTGGTGGTGACTATGATGGTGATATGGTTACCATCAAAGGTGTATTTACTGATGAAGCTAATGCTGAATTACAAAAACAACTTAACTCTAATATCCACTATATCGACTTAGGATGTAAATCTGTAGTATCTAATACTAACGAATGTATTCAGGCATTGTTTGCTTTAACTATGACATTAGATAGTGATAAACTATCTGATCCTAAATTCTAACAAAAGAAATCCCAGTATAGTCAATGACTATACTGGGTATTTTTATATTCTTCTTATCTTATTACCATTTAGTATCCCATTGATTTGGGTTATGGTGGTCTTCTGTACATTAATAGCTTTAAAGTATTCCTTATTGATATACTCAAACTCTTTGCTTCTAGGATCTAAGATATTCATAAAGTTTCTAAAGATACTTACGAATGTAACCTTAGCTGAATATCGTTGGTGTTTAAGCCATGAAGCAGTCTTAGCTGCTTCATATACTTTCATAAGATAATCAAGCTTATCAAACTTATTATCATTACACTCTCGCCATCCATCATTTACTGTTTTAGCATAATCTCCTTTACCGCAATCTGCGATAAAGTAGATTAGGTCATCTATTCTTGATAATTTAGCCATACACAACATCTCCCACTTTCTAGTTTAAATAGTTATGATATTCGTATAGTTCACGTTCTCTTTTTCGAATCTAGTTATACCAATAGACTCTAGAGGGAAGTTCTTGATATTAGTATTGATGATTTCAAAGTAATCAGCATAGTCTAATACCCAACTTGGTAAATGCTCGTCAGCAGGTACAGCAACCGCCGCTATCTCTCCCTTGTACGTTTCCCTGTTATTATCAAAGAACTTAATAAGTCTTTCATATACAGCAGGGTTCGATTGCTGTAATTCACCAATATCTTTCTCTTTAATATTGACTTTAAGGATATCCAAATAGTTTCTACTATCCAAATCAATCGGTTCAGTACCATCATCCCTAATAGCTTCATTATAAGCAATAGCTGCTTTAATACCTTGAATTCTCATAGGGTCTGTATATGAAGATATAGACTTAACCGATACTGGTTTATAGTAGTCTTTCTCACCAGACTTAATGCTATCATGGATATTCTTTTCAATCTTAGCTAGTAAACCAATAACTTCTAATTGGTCTACTTCAGGCTTAAGCAATACTTTCTCTCTAAGTATTCCTTGAAGCTCATCTTTAATACTGTCTTTAAATACAGACTTATTGATAGGAAGACCTTTAATATCCATTTGCTTATTCTTAGGTACTATATTACCCTCTTGAAGCTCTTGGATTGTAGCATAGTTCTTCTTAGCTGGTGTAAGTAATGCACGTTTAAATAAGAACTCATTCTTCATGTCGATAAGACATACTTTGTATGGTGTCAAAGTATTATACTGCTCAGCAATAAGATGAAAATGAGACTTAAGAATCTTACTTACGATATAACACAAGATATTTACACTAGAAATGCGTACTGCATCATATCCCTCAGTAATCTTAGTCTCTTCTTCCACTTCTTCTATTTCATCAGTATAGAAGTTGTATAATTCTTTTCTCTCTTTGGTTACAACTTCTTTTAGGTCATTAATCAAAGTACAATCATGGTCTACTAGGATATTGTCTACAAGATGAATCCACTTATCTGTACTAATTACAGAAGAATCTGTATCTGTAAGCAATACGATATCTCTAGTCATAGTAGAGCATCTTTCAAACTTATCAGATACGATGTATCTCATATAACACCATTCCATAAAGATAGCTGTAAGTTTATCTAGACTTTCAACTATATTCTCTGGTGGTTCATTAGGATTCATGAATGGTTCGTTAATACCACTAAAGATAGTCTTAACCAACTCTTGTACTTTAGGAGAATCTACTACAAGTTTATACAAGTTATTCTTGTAGTATATCTTATTAAGCACTTCTTGGGATTGATACATTAGAATATTCCAAATGATATCACTATACTTATTGAAATGCTCATCTGTATCATTAACCCATAAGCCACAAGACTCTATAACTTTCTTATAGACTTCTTCTATAGGAATATCTCTATCTAATATCTCTCTACTATAGATATGAGATGGCTCTTTAATAATTCTATTCAAGAATACTACAGCTTCATCTATATTCTGGAACTTAAGATTATTAGTAAAGATTTGCTCAAATAAACTAATAGCATGAGTAATAAGCATACGTCCTGTAGCTGTAGTACCAACTGCAACGTATAAGTTATATGATGCTGATGCTGGTGAACCGATATCACCATATGTAGCATTACCATCACGTTTAGCTAGTAACTGTAATAGATTATACTTATTGAATTCATCTGAACCCTTAGGGAATTCAAACATCTTCTTCTTATAAGCTTTACGCTTAGTCACATAAGACTCCAATAGCCTGTAGAATGGTGTAAAGCCTTCTTCATGCTGTTTAAATAAACAACCATTAGGAACTAAGATAGGTTTATCAGTTTCTATCTTATTAACCAAATCAGTTAACTGTAAGTCTACCACAATATCCTTATAGTTATTGTCTATACGTACATCTGGATTACTAAACTTACGTTCAATAGTATCTTCAATAAAGAACTGTATCTCATCTACAGTCAATGTCGGAAACTGCATACGTAGTATAGTAGTCATTTCCTCTTTATATTTCTTAATAGCATTCAAATCTAGTTTCATAGGGTCATACCTCCTGATTAGTTTGGTGTTTTAGTCTCTGTATTTTTGTATTTTATACCACATTACTAGCTAATACTATAACAATACAGTAATCGTGGTTACCTAAACCATATAAATCCAAGAAAAATATTTTTCTTTAAATCAATTCTTAATATTAAGGAGGATTATCTCATGTTTTTTGATGACGAAATTATGTTAGAAGACGCTCCTGTACTTGAAGATACAGCTAAATCTACAGTTGATGCTGTAACTGAATCTTACTTGTACACTGAGCTCGCTAAATTGGATGACGAAGCTCGTAAAGAATTCGTTGAATCCGCTGAAGCTGAAGCTTTGTTGGAAAAAGCTGTTCTTAACAAAAAGACTATGATTCGTTTGTCCCGCCAAGACGATATGGCTCGCCGTGTTAAAATCGCTGCTTACCAATTGGCTAAAGACAAAAAAGATCCATTATGGACTAAATTGGTTCTTAACCGTGTTAAAGAACGTCAACTTATCGCTAAGATTATTCAAAAATACCACAACGCAGCAGTTAAACTTGCTAAAGTTGGTCAACGTGAATACATCAAATCTGCATCCAAAGTTAAAGCTTTGCCTAAAAAATAATTATCCTAATAAAGTATCCACTATAGGGCACTGCTCTATAGTGGGCTTTATTCTGTGACTATAAAAATTAACAACGTTCCTGACATATAAATGTATATTATAGTAGTAGTAATATAATGGTTTATTTTATAAAGGAGGAGCGTTTTTATGAATAACCTAGCAAATTACGGCATCTATGCAGACTATGTAATGGGTAAAGACATAGTTGTAGATGTAGAAAAGATTAATATATATAATTGGGAATCTCACTACCAAAGCATTCTAAATATCTTGAAAGATATGATTGAATCTGAATTAGTGAGAACTAAAAAGATTGGTGTACGAATTGGTGGTAAAGTTATTAAGCTTACATTCGCACACTATATGATTAATATGATCTTCTGGAATATCATCGTTAAAGTCGGTGATACTATTAAGCCAGAACACTTATTCTTCGATAATTGTATCCCTGGTAGAACTATCGAGAATTATATTAATAAACTTATCATTGGTCCTTATAGAGAAATTATTCCATTGAAGACTTTGAATCAAGCTATTGCTGATATGATATTCAATATTAGTTTTGTGGACCAATTTGCACCATTCTTCGTTAATAGCGTAAACTTACATGACGAAGTTATGATGCTTAGAAATATCCCTGACTATAAAGAACTTATCTATCCTGACTTAGAAAATGTAACTCTATCTGAGTCTAAGTCTTATGGTAATAAGTTGATTGATAAGATTCAGGATTATGTAAAGAACTCTAAGAAGTATATTGGATATGATCATATCTATGCTAATGCTTTTAGAGCCAAAGAAACTATCAACCTTAAACAGTTGAGGGAGTTTATGGGATTCATCGGTGCTAAGCCAGATGGTGAGGGTGGTGTATATCCATATATCATTCCTAATAGTTTTATCACTGGTGGTGTAAATAATAACATCGCTTACTTTATCGAATCCGCTGGTGGACGTATTGCACAAATCCTAGCTAAAGATAACGTTGGTGATGCTGGTTACTTTGCACGTCTTCTTGGTCTATTAGCTCAAGAAAGCTATCTCCATGAAGATAAGAACTATAAGTGTGATACTCAAAACTTAATCCCTATTACGTTTGATAGTAAGATCTTCTTCGATAAGTATGTAGACAGATGGTGTCGTTTAGACCCTAAGGGTTTTGATGTACTTATTACTGAAGATAGCTGGAAAGACCTCAAGGGTAAAACTGTATATCTTTATAGTCCGGCTACATGTGCATCTGCTGTACATGGTCATGGTATTTGCTATCGTTGCTATGGTAAGTTAGCCCATACTAATAATAATATCAATATCGGTAAATTCGCTGCAGAGCTTATCAGTAGAGAGTTTACTCAAGTACTATTGTCAGCTAAGCATCTTCTTGAAGTTAAGCTTCAAACTATTGAATGGCCTGATAAATTCAATAAGTACTTTACTATCTTCGATAACCGTATTCTTCCTAAAGAGGAAGTGGACTTATCTAAAGTTAAGATTCGTATCTATAAAGATAGCATCTCTGAAGATACTACAGACGAAGAATATGATGCTATTAGAGAAGAACGTGAAGATACTGATATCTTAAATGAGTATATTGATAAATTCGTAATCATCGATGAAGATGGTGGCGAGGAAATCGATATCGATCATGTATCCAAGTTCTATCTTGGTGATATCTTTGGTAGAATGGTTAATTCTAGTATTCCTGATGATGATAGTGAATACTTCGATGTACGATTACATGTACCTAAGAAGAACGTTAAGCCATTATTGAACGAAGAGACTCCATTATTCTTTATGCGTATTCAAAATAATGAATTAGCTAAGACAATGGAACAAGCTCAGCGTATTATCAATATTGCAAGCATAACTCCTAAGTTTACATTGCCTGAAATCATTACTAAGTTTAATGCTACCATCATCGAGGGTGGTCTTAATGTAATGAGTGTACATACTGAGGTTATCATTGCTAACTTAGTTAGAGCAGTAGATGATATTATGGGTAAACCTGATTGGTCTTATCCTGAAGCCAAGTATCAATTACTTGCATTAAGTACAGCTTTGAGAGAAAATCCATCATTGATTATCTCCTTAGCTTATGAACGTATTAAGGATACATTGAAGAACCCTAATACATTCTTAAAAGAAACTCCATCTTCTATAGATTACTATTACATGCTTAACCCTCAAGAGTTCTTAAACCAAGAGGCTAGAGATTTATCTATAGATGATACTAAGAAAGAAATCCAAAGCATGTTTGTTAAAGTTGATAATGAAGAATAAAGAAAGTATACAGTATGGGAGCTATTCCCATACTGTATTCCCTTTAAAGGAGGTATTATGAGAGCTATAATACGAAATACTTGTATAGTAGTTACTGATTATACTCCAGGTAAAGTACCTGGATTAGAAAAGTACTTTACTATCTTCGATCCTTTGACTCATACATATAAATACGTAGGAGTTAGATTCGATGAAGAGAAGAAACTTATGTATCTCCCTAGAGGGGTAGATACTGGGTTTATATCTAGGACTTTAGGTGTAGAAATGGAACGTGAGTACAATAGTGATCCTTATGAACAGACCACTATGACCACTATTAAGTATATGCCTAGAGATGATGTACAAAAAGAAGCATTAAGATTCATTCTAGCTAAGGGTGAATATATGGCTAATAGTAATAGGACACAGTTATCAGTAAACTTAAATACCGGTGCTGGTAAAACCTATGTAACTATAGCTGCTATGGCATATTGGAATGTAAAGATATGCGTAATTGCCTCAAATAAGGCATGGTTAGAGCAGTGGCAAAACTGTGTAGCAGAATATACCAATACCGACATTAGGGAGGTACTGATAATCACTGGTGCAGCTGCTATACACAAGATTCTTAAAGGATTTACAGATCTATCTAAATATAAAGCATTCATGGTAACCCATTCTACACTAAAGAACTTTGGTGAACGATTTGGATGGGATTCTATTGGTGAGTTATTCAAGAAACTTAATGTATATATGAAAGTATTCGATGAAGCACATCTTAACTTTGAGAATATTGCTAGTATAGACTATGCTACAAATACAAAGAAGACTTTGTATCTTACTGCTACGCCTATACGGAGTAATAGTGATGAAAATACTATCTATAAACTGTACTTTAAGAATGTACCTAAGATAGACTTGTTTGATGCAGATAATGACCCACATACACGATATCATGCTATACTATACAATAGCAGACCGACCCCACAAATGAGAGCTAACTGCTATAATTACATGTATGGTCTAGACCGTAATAAGTATATGAACTCATTAGTTAATACTGAAGAGTTTAGAAAGATTATGCTTGTTATGATGGATAAAATTCTTCGTATAGGTGGTAAAGTCTTAGTATATATTGGGACTAACCAAGCTATAGAAGAGATCAAAGTCTGGATAGAAGAGAACTATCCAGAGTATCGTGGAGATGTGGGTATATTCACATCCACATATACACAAGCAGAGAAACAAATAGCTTTATCTAAGACTATTATTCTCTCTACAACTAAGTCTGCTGGTGCAGCTTTAGATATACGTGGTCTTAGGGCTACATTTGTTTTAAATGAACCATTTAAGTCTGAAGTATTAGCTAGACAGACTCTAGGCAGAACTAGAAATGATGATACTGATTATATTGAGTTTGTAGATACTGGGTTTACATCTACTAGACAGTACTATAGAGCTAAGAAACCTATATTTAAGAAATATGCTTCAGACTGTAAAGAAATCCAGCTAGATTTCAATACATTGAATAATAAAGCCGAAGAACTTGAACTCATACGTGAGAATGTAAAAGCTCAGTATGAAGCAAAACGTATGTTTATAGACTATAGAGATACGTTTGATATAAATAGTGTATATAAGAAAGATAAAGACAAATAAAGGATTCCGATATAGGCAATGCCTATATCGGATTTTCGTTATCTAAGACTTTTTCAATTGTATACTATATTGGTAATAGTGATTATGTATTTCATTTATTAATTAATTTCCACAAGGAGGAATTTATCATGAGAACTATTAATTTTGTAAACGAAGTGTCCAATTTTGATGTTGCTGAATTGTCTATGTTAACTGGTTTAACAATCAGCGAATTGGTTATTAACGCTGATAAGCACTTTACTAAAACATGTAAAGTACTTATGAAGGAGCTTGTAACTAAGGAATTAGCAAAGGCAATCTATAAGAATATCAAAAAGGGTAAACTTACAAATGTAAGCTCCTTAGGCAAAGCATTCTATATTGCTGGTGCTTTAAGCACTATGCCTAAAAAGGATACTAAGTTAGCAATCAAAGACCTACTCGTTAAATATTTGTCCGCTTATTATAATAAGCGTGTGGATAAATATGGAGTAGTCAAAGATGAAACAATTGCTGAATTGTTGGACATCTGTGGTGAAACTAAAATCACCGTAAAAGCTGAACCAAAAACAAAGAAAAATGGTGAAGCTAAAAAACAACAACCTACAGTACTTGATAATGCCAAAGCTTATAACAAGTTGAACAAATTGATCAACTTGAAGTCAATCAAAAAAGAAGTGGTTGACGTTTTGGTTAAAACTGTAGGTAAGGATGCGTATAAACGTATTCAAACTCAAGCAGATAGCTTGGGCAAAGATCAACGCTTCTTCTTCAATAAGAAGGAGTCTGATCTTAAAAACGGTATCTTGATTCTTCAAGGTGTAATGGATAATGGTGATAGATTCAATATTCGTTTGGATCTTCCTAAATCTAATGCACCTAAGAAACAAGAATCCAAAGAAACAGTTGCACCAGCTCAAACTACAGAAGAATCTGTAGCAGAAGCTACTGCATAATCACTATATAAAGACGGGTAACCAATCCCGTCTTTATTTTTTGTCTTCTACAAGGACTTTAACTTATATATGACGGTTAATTTTTCTTGGAGGAAGCACTATGGAAAATTTTGAATCATATACTAAGATAAGCGAGGAAGTATTTGATTTCGGTAATAATCTGATTATGAAGATTACTGTAGCATTCAATACTACAACGCTAAGAAATGGTAATACTAAGTTTAGTCCATTACATAACGAGTATACACTAATCAATAGCGGTAATAAGATAACTACAAATCTTAGGTATAAGTATTATATGTCTTTGACTCAACGTGGCAATAGTAATGTATCTATAGATTTAACTTGGGAAAACTATGATGAGTTCTGTGAGCTAATAGATACTATTCTTGAAGTCTGTGATGTAAATGCAGAGGGCTCACCATTTGATTATGTGGTTGGTAAAGATGGTGTATCTTATGACTTAAGATGTAATTCTAATACAGTAAGACCTATGCTTATGAAAGACTATAGGGGAGCATCATTATACTGTGTACCTGTGGTTATTGATAATAAGAAGACTGGTTTATTCTATGCTGGTGTGAGTTTCGTATTCAATGAGTCTTCTGAAGATTCATTCAATGTAACTATAAACCGCATCAAAGGATTTAAAAGATTCTTATCTACATACAATCCATTATTACATGCTAGTACTATGGCTAAGTATATGGGTACAACTGGTTTACTTGGAACTAATAATATCTCATTATAAACAAAGAAATATCCACTATGAGGAATTTCCTCATAGTGGGATTTTTTCTATTATACTGTGTACATAATTGGTTGATTACCATTTGCTGGGTTGACATAGTTCTCTTGTAAGAACTGTACAATCTCTTCACGTCTTGATGCTTGCTGTTCAAGAGAAGATAATTTAAGATCGATATTGGCAAATACTGTTTCAATACCATCAAAGTGTTTTAAGTATTCAAACAGCCAAGTTGCTACATCAGCAGTAGCCAATCGTTCAAATGTTTCCATCTTAGTTGGTTCAATAGTCATTAGATTAGATGGGTGTTTAACAAATACACCTAGAGTCATTTGGTCTAGGATATTAGATACTTGTCCTGCCATATTCATAGTTACACGAACCATATTAGGCGGAATGTATTCAACGTATACGTTATTATTAAACAATGATGCAATGTTTGCGTATTGTTGAGACAGCATCATATCATCAAAGCTTAATGCTTTAGCTGACATAACGTATGTACCATATTGCTGTACACCAGTTCTTGTAGTATCCAAGTCTTCCCACATAAGATCTTTAACACCAAGAATCTCATAGTTCTCTGGAATATGTCTATCAAGAAGATAATAGTCTCCACGTTGATCTTCTTTAGTTAACAAGACTCTAATCATATGAGGGAAATATCTACTAAATGTAGATAGTGTATCTGGAATGATTACTTCGCTAGCCCATTTATCTTTAGCTAGGTCAGGTGGTAATCCTAATGGCTTTGTACCTAGACGTCGTTCGATCTTATTAATGACGTCTGTCATTCTATTATATGCCATGCCTATTTGCCTCCTTTAAGGGTTATTTTGGTTATATATCATAATGTTGAGGTGATAGATATTATGCGAGTTCCGTATGATGTAGCCTATAAGGCTATGAAAGAGACAGTTATCAAAGTTTATCAAAAATATAATGGTATTATTAACCCATCGCACCCATATACTACAATACGTATACTAAATATACCATTACCTGATGACCCAAACGCTAATGCCAATACATCAGTATTTGGTAAGATCAATATAAGTCTATTTACTATATTTGATTTTGGTAAAGACGAAGATCCAATAGAGTTATTCGTAACTAGAGCAGCCCAAATTATTTTACATGAGTTGTCTCACTGTGAGCAGGCTCTAGATGTATACCAATTACATTTCCAGAATAGATTACTTGATAAATGTGAAGCCGAGAATGAATATCGATCTGGTGTATTTATGCTTAATAGATTAGATGAAATGTCTAAACTAATAGGATACCAGTTAGATGCAGACTTCATAAAGGCCAGATGTATAGATAGGTTTTCAGATTATAAAGATTTCGTTTATAGAAATCCTGCTACATATCCAGTGTATTTGAACTATGTAATGCTAGGAGATATGACTAATATCCCTAGGGACTGTGATGTGGTTACAGGTATAAAAGAATTTGGTGATTTGCCAGTAAGACGTAATGGTATATATGTACCATCACATAAACTCTTTGAGTATTATGGTGAAGTATACGATAATTACTGGCCTATGGGTTGGAGATTTGTAACTCCAAATAAGATAGCTTTGATAGTAAAACCTAGGTAGAGTCATTGACTCTACCTAGATTCTTTTTATTTTTTTTCTTAGAAATTCTTTTCAGCGTAGTTTCTGATTTCTTTTAAGATGTAGTCTTCTGGTTTCATAACCAATGTAGAACCATCTTGGTTAAACATTTGGATTGTACCCTCTTTGGTAACAGCGATGTTATCATAAGAGCTAATACCAAATGCTTCTGCCATGATATCTAAGTTAGCAGATTCAGTTTTGATGAAGTCTTTAACTTGTGGGCAGTTAGTAATAGGGATAATAGAACCTTGGTAAGATTCTTCTACTATAACTCGGTTACTATTTATGGAAGCTGTATCTACATCAGCAGATTCAGTAATAAGCTTTTCTACGTAAGCTACTTTATGGGAAGGGTAGATTACTCTGTCCCAAGTAATAACTTTAATATTTTTTACATAAGACTTACCACCATTAACTTGCATAGTACCTAGAGCACGTAAACTGAAAGATGGTTTTTCACCATCCATCAAGTCTCTATTGAAGTAGTCACCGTATTGGTTATTAGTACCAGTAACGTGAGCTTTAATAAGATTACCTTCGTTCCAGAGTTTAAGATATTTACAGCAAACTAATACTGGATCGATAGTTTGTTGACGAGATAACTCTTGGCTCATAGGGTGACCCAATTCACCTTTAAGATTACCAGTTTCAAGAAGCTCCATAGCACGGCTAGCACGCAATTCTGGCAATAAGTCATTAGGTAAGTAAATACGTCTATTACGGTTTTGTACACCTAAGTCTTGTAAAATAGTTTGAGCAATGATCTTACCATTATTCTCAGACACAATTTCAGAAGATGCGATAGCCATAGGAGCTTCGTGGATAATGTATGGGATGTTTTTAATGGACATCTATATAGTACCTCCGATTCTTCTTATGGGATTAAAATTAACTATATGTTTCCCTTATAAGTGCGTTCTGGGTAAATTAAATAGAGAACCTATATATAATCATCAATTATTCATAGAAAGTGAGGGTAAAACGTAAAAATGCTAAGACGACTAAGACAACGTAAAGCATACTTAGAAAGTAAGCGTAAACCTAGTGGGGTTATCATGGCTTATGCTTATGAGAAAGCCAGGAGAAATCCTACAGAGGAAAATTTGAAAATTGCAATCGAGAACCATTTAAACTTGGATGCTAACTTAGATGAATCAGTAGTTAAGTCTGTTGGTTTATATCTTGATGCATTGAAGGTTAATAATCCTGTACATGTAAAGAAATACTTTGGCCGAGTATTAGAAGGTGTACGTCGAGTACAAGATCCTGAACGTATCCGTAGAGGTATGAAGAATATTCTTGCTAATCATACAGATACTATTAATGAAAGTGCTGAACTTACTAAGCATCAGAAAAATGCTTATATCCATGCAGTGGAAAAGATTCTTAATGAAGCCAATGCTCTATGTACATATGACCGAGTTATTAAGAATCATACAATGATCAATAAACGTTTCAATACAGATAAGCTTATCTCTGAGAATGTATTCAATGAAGTGCAATCTAAAGTATATGCTATTAAGTTTGCTGAGTTGATTGATACTTACAAGCTTCCTATAGAAGATAAGTATAAGATTACTCTAGAAAACTATTTCTATCTATTAGACAAGTATAACTGTGACTATGATAGATATGCTGTACTAGAAGCTATTACTGGATACTTCTTCGTTAGAGATACTGAAAACGTATTACAAGAAAGCTTTAGAAAGATTATCAAGCATTCTTCTGTAGTTACTGAGGCTACTGAAGAGGATACTAATCATATTGATAAAGACTTCTACGATGATGGTGGTAATGAGTTGCTCCGTAGTAATGTAATTCGTACTTGGAGAGCATTAAAACTAGACGATAGCGTTGGTTTCAAATATAAAGAGTTTATTGTTAACTCTACTAAACCAGAAGAGTTTGCTCTAATTCTATCCAAGAGTCTAGTTCTAACTGACTATATTCGTAAAGAAATCTTTGATCTAGTAGTAACTAAAATCTCTTCTTTCCAAGAAGGCTATGATAATACTCAATTAGTAGCCATCTTCAAAGGTTACGTAGAAGAACTAGAACGCCGTGATATGAAAGAGCATCTCTATGTATTAGGTGAACTATACTATGCTTTAGAGTGTGATATCAAAGGTATCTTTACTACTCATAGTAAAGAGAATCTTGATACAGTAGAAAAAGTGCATATGGAAATGAGTTTCTTAGACACAGTTAAATCTATTGGTGTAAAACTAGATAAGAAACTTACTGAGTTATCTGATAATGAAAAGATGGCTAGTCGTACTTTCGATGCTGCAGTTAAGAATTTGACTTCTGCTGTAACTAAAGATACAGAAGATAATGCTAGGGAAGAAGTTATTGCTGATAAGTTTATCCCTAAAGCATCTACTATTATTAAACTTGCTATCACTACTGGTGTACTCTATATGGTAGCACCAACGTTATCTGTAATTGGTTTATTCGGATGGTGGGTTACTAGACGTCAAGCTTCTGCTGATGAACGTAGAAAACTTATGGATGAATTAGATATCGAAATCAATATGTGTAATCGATATCTTAAAGATGCCGAAGAAAAGAACCAATTAGAGAAGATTCGTAATCTTATGAAGATCAAGCAAAAACTTGTTCGTGAAAAAGAAAAGCTTGGATATACTATGGTAGTGAAACATGGTGAAGCTATCAGTAAGTCTAAAGACGAAGACGATTAATAGAAAGGATAATATATGGGATTCCTTGATGAACTGACTAATTCTATTATCCTTGAAGCAGAGGATAATAAAAAGAAAAAAGAAGAAACCCCTGCTGACGATGATGATACTATGGAACCAGACGTTCCTGAAGATGGAGATGAAGTTCCAGAAGATGATGATACTCAAGAAGAACCACCGGCAGATGATACAGCTGATGACGACACCACTGATGATGACGTTGAACCTGATGAGGGTGACGATGATGTACCTACTGATGGCGATGATACTGATACCGGTGATGGTGGTACAGATGACGAGCCTGCTGGTGATGATACACCAGAAGATGACGGAGTAGATCCAGACGAAGGTGACGATGTTCCTACTGAGGATGATGAGGCACCTGCAGATTCCACTGATGATGGTGGAGACACTGGTGATGATATTGAACCTGATACTGCAGAAGATGGTGAAGAAGTGCCTAGTGAAGATGGAGATGATGCTCCAGATGCTGGTACTGATGATACCGATGATGACGGTGAGGATGGAGACGATATCGAACCAGATACTGGCGAGGATGGAGACGACATTCCGTCCGAAGATGGTGGAGATGTACCTGATGCAGGAGGAGATGATGGTGGAGACACTGATGACTCTGGAGATGGTACAGGCGATGCTGGTACTGATGATGGTAGTACTGGTGGAGATCCTAAGCTAGATAGTGATATCAAAGCCATTGAGGATAATCTTTTCAACAATCTAAAACCAGAACAGAAAAATATAGCAATCAAGGAACTTAAGACTAGATGGATGGATTTGTATGATCAAATCAATCGATTTATTACTAAGATCGATTACATTGCTAAGACCCCAGACAATATCAATATAGTACTACGTGTGACTAAACTTGCTCAACAATTACGTGATACAGTTGAGCACTATATCATTAACACGTTTAAGACTAAGTCCTATATTGAAAACAAGTCTGAACTATTTTACTCGCTGCTTATATTAGATAGACTTGTCAAACTACTTGCCACTACAGTTAAAGACGATACAGAAAAAACTGAGTGACCAGTCTGCCCTGTTTAGCTAATATAACAATATATTAAAATGCCTAATTTGAGCATTAATGTTTAAATTAAACTATCCTGAAAGGAGACTACAAATATGCCAGTTGTAGGTAATCAATCTAGCGATGTTGTATCCAGCCGCTCTTTCCATAAAGGTTCTGAATACGAATTCGCTAATGCCATTGTAGAAATGGCGGAAAACATTGCAAGCGAAACTCAAACAGACTTCTTCACTGAGTCTGCTCGTTTGATGCGTAATAAGGACGCTGCTCGTGCCCTTAAAAACTTCTTCGTAAACGAATCTGCTGATGCAGAAGAATTTGCTGATAATCCAGCAGGTCTTCGTGACCACGAAGCTATGATGGAACAACTTTTCGAGAACGACCGTCAAGGTATCTTGGAATATGCTTCCATTGGTTCTTACAACCCTGTAATGGGTCTTGTGTTACCTTTACACAAAAATATGATGATGAATAACGTTTTTGATAAAGGCGTTATTCCTAAAGCTGTAGCTAAAACTCCTAAATTCACTTTGAGCATGGAAGTGCGCAAAATGATTGGTGTTGATGGTACTGAAATCGATATGTTCACAGAACAAAATCGTATTTTCGAATTGATGGAATCTTCTGCTCCTACACGTCGTGTATTCGTAGAAGTTAACCCAACTAAACCTATCATCCCTGGTGGTGCTGACGAAAAAGCTATGCGTGAATCCTTGAACTTGGCTCTTTATGGTGCTAAAGATGGTTTCAACAAAGCTTATGATGCATACTCCATTACTACAGCTATCACTGGTATCGTAATCGACGGTACTAACGCTCATGATGGCGATGCTATCGTAGTTGACTCCAAAGCTGTAAATGCTGCTGGTGAAACTTACAAAACTGTAGGTGTTAAAACTGCAGCTAATACTGGTGACTTGGTTATCGCTATTAGCCCTCGTCGTTTCGAACCTGGCTATGGTGAATTAGACCGTCAAATCACTACTAAATTCAACTTCGTAAAACCTGGTACTACAGACGTAGTTGAAGGCTACATCACTGGTTACACTAAAAACAATCAATTCATGATTTCCTGTGTTGGTTCTGCTGACATCAAAGGTGTAATCATCGATTCCAAACGTGACACTTCCAACGCTATGATCGATACTCCATCCGTACGTTGGGATGCTGTAACTCAAATCGTAGAAATCCCTAATGCTAACCCTATCAACGTTCCTATTTCTCCTGAAGAAGTAAAAGACGTTCAAGCATTATACAACGTTGACCAATTGTCCAAAACTCTTGGCTTGATCAAAGATGTATTGGGTAACTACAAAGATGACAAAATCCGTAAAGAATTGGACTTGTCCTTCAAAACTATGCCTGCGGCTAACAAACTTGCAGCTACATTCGACTTCTGCCCACCAGACACTTATAACATGGATCCAGTAAACTGGAGACGTACAATGTTCATGGACCAATTAGATATGTATGTAACTACATTGCTCCAAGTATTGAACGATCCTAACGTAACTGTTTCCGTTATCGGTGCTCCTGCATTGATTCGTCGTATTACTCCAGTAGAATACACTTACCAATCCCCATCCAGCATTGGTCCTGTAGAATTGGATTACAAACGTACAGTTGTAACTTCCGACAAACGTGTTTACAACTTCGTTTCTTCCGATAAACTTCGTAACGATTCCAACTTGATCATCGTATTGAACCCTCGTAACACTGACCGTGTTATCTACACTATTTACGATTATCAATTGTACTTATCCAACGAAATCCGTAACAAACAAAACTACGCTCTCCCAGCTGTACATGCGTTTGAACGTTTCCACTTCTTCTCCTATCAACCAGTACAAGGTCGTCTTCGTATCTTGAACGCTTCCGGTCTTCGTGATACAGTTCAAAATACTAAACCTGTAACTAAAGATTACAACGAACGTTACGACATGAACGATCATGGCTTCTATGATTCCATCCGTCATGACGGTACTAAAGTTGTATCCCCAACTGGTTACCCTTACCCTGTAAAATACGACTTGGCTTCCAACCCTCATACATACTCTGTAGAAGCTGAATTGACTCCAGCAGCTCAAGCAGCTAAAGCAGAATTGGATGCTATGCGTGCAGCAGGTGTAACTTCTAAAGTTGAACCATTCGAATTGGATCGTGTAGTTCGTGAAACTGAAAAATAATATCCACATTCAGTAATACCTATACTGATGGTGAATTAGTATAGTATTTGTGGTTTATTGTAAAAGAGCAGGCCTATAGACTGAGAGTCTATAGGCTCACTCTTTGTTTTCACAAGGGGATAAGAATGGATAAAGCAAAAACAAATTATGATTTTAATGATCTCTTAACTATAATTGATTCGTTAAAACAAGATGCTGATCCTGATGTCCTTCGAAACTTTGCATATGAATTAAATATGTTCTTCAGAGACGTTAAATGTGAAGGTGTTTTATACACCAATAACACAGACTTAGACTTCTTTGGTGTGTATGTACAACCAGTATTAAAAGAAAAAGATATCTATCCTTTACTTGTATCTGATTATACTACTACTATTGATAAGTACTATGTAGAACTAGACTCTAAACTATTTAATCCAGTGCTAGGTTTGACTAATAGAGAGATCCTCGCTATTATCTTACATGATATAGGTTCAATGATTAACTCATCTGGTCCAATAGACCGTGCTGTAAAAGAGATTGATTTATATCTCGATACTACAAATGATGTACTACGTACTACAGACAATGTAAACTATGTAGCAATACTCACATTTGGATTGAAAGACTTATTACATAAATTAACCTCAATCTTCACGGCGGACTTGACTAGTAACGTTGCTATTGATGACTTTATTATGTCTTGTGGGTTCATTAATGAACTTAATAGTGCTATTAGCAAGCTCAAAAAGTTTGGCTACTTAAACATGTTCTCCGAAGGTGGTTCTCCTTCTACGATTATTGCATGGACAATCCGGATCTACAATGATATCAAAGGTCAACGTATCCGTACTATACGTTTACTACGTAAGGCTGCTTCTTACACTCCAGTACGTTTAGTTAAACGTGAAATGAATCATATGATTACTGCGTTATCTAGAATTGATGATTCTTCTATCTTAGAATCTGTATTTGACGACGTTAAGTTGAAATACCAAAGTATGACCAAGAAATTCACAATGTCTTCTATTAAAGACATTGAGGAAGACTATTATGATTATGCTGTCACTCTTCAAAACGTTAATGACGAGGACGATGCTCTATTACTCTTGCATAAAATTAATAGTCGTATGAGCGTTATCGATGGTGTATTAAACGATGACAACCCTCAAATCACTGATAGAGAACGTAAAGCATTCGTTGATTTGTATCAACGTTATAACCAATTACGTAATGACGTTGTAGCTAAGAAAGTATACAAACGTAACTATAGACGTATTTATGTAAACTACGGTGAAGACTAACTAAGAAAATAAGGTTCTACCATAGAGCAATGCTCTATGGTAGCCTATTTTTATCTAAGTAGGAAATTATAACTAGTATAACACATTCGTAATCAAAATTAAGTTAGATTTCTATAGGAGGAAACTAAAATGGCTCTAGGACAATCATTATTTAACAATCGTAAAGCTGGTAATGGTAGCAACAATCGTTCTGTAAACGTATACTGTGGTTATCGTTTCCGTATGCCAGATGGTAACAAGGATAAAGCACCTACTGGTATTGATATTTCTTATTGGAATAATATGCTTAAACTTACTATTGCTCATCTAGTTAAGTCTAATGGTAATAATGGTGAGTACTATACAATGGACCGTGATAACCGTGCTGATGCATTCTTGACACCAGTTAAAGCACGTATCTTAGCTAATGAAATTCGTAAATTCATCGCTGCTGATGGTGCTATTAAATCTGCTGGTGTAACTACAGGTAAAACACTTGTAACTGTATCCACTGGTGAAGAATTCGAAGTAGCTAAAGCTGACTTCCCATGCATTACAATTCGTAAGTTCTCTGATGATGCATCTAAAATTGAAATGGAAATCTTCTATGAAATCAATGCTGATTACTATTTCGGTGTACACAACTTCAATCGTGATGATATGGATGGTGAGCACAACACAGATGATTACAAATATATTGAATTAGAAAACTTGATTACTATCTTAGAAGACTTCTATAATGGTATGGCTTATGGTAGTGCTTATGCATCTGCTCGTGCTGTATATGACTACTCTCCAGTTGGTAAATTATTGAATGATTTATCTGGTGATGGTAATAGTTCTTCTGGCTCTAATACTATGAATAACTCTGGTGGGTTCTCTAACGGTTCTTTAGATGACTTATAATAGATAAATACATAGGGAATGGTCATAAGACTATTCCCTATTATTCCACGAGGTAATATACTATGGCTGAAATAAAAGCTATCTTTGATTTTGAGATGCTATTTGATTTAGACTTTACCTTAGCAACTCTAATACAACGGTATTATGGTAAATCACAATACTTTGATACTATATTAGATGAGGACCCTATAAGTCTTAGATTACTTCTTCTAACTAGAACTGAAAAGAATCCAATCTATATGCTTTTAAAACCAGAATATAGAGATTCTGCTGATTCTTTATATGAAGAGCTTAAGAAAGAATTCTTCATGGAGATGTATCTCAGTCGTAATATATACTTCACTGAATTCTATAAGTTCTTCTCTGTATTGACTAAGACTGAAGTAGCTGTAGCTGATATAGGTGTAATAGTTAATAATAAGAAAGAAGAATCTATCATACGAAGTATATCCCCATTGATTCGAGTATTCGATACTAAGGAGATAGCTCGTAATGATTATGATGCTTTGTACATTAAAGATAAAGATACAGTTGGACTTATAACCCCTAGGGTTGAAGGAAAGACTATATTCTTAGCTAATTACGGATTCAATCTAACCACTGTTGGTGAAGAAGAAAGTCCTGATTTAGAATTTATGGAAGAGTTTAGTGACGATAATGCTATATTTACCGTAGACTTATACTCTTCAGTAGTTAAACCTGTATAATGTAAGGAGGAGGAAAGATGCAAATTCTTTCTAATATCGTATCTAAGGATAGTTTGCATGAAACGAATCTTAAAGCGTTAAAGATTATCCGTGATTCTGTATTAACCTCTTTTGGTCCTTATGGTAGTGCAACTCAGATTATGAAAACTGATGCTATCCCTAAGTTTACTAAAGACGGTAATACTATTCTTAAGAATATCAAATTCTTAGGTCAAATCGAAAGCAGCTTAGCTGATATTATGGTTGATTTGACTAATAACGTTGTCAAAGAAGTAGGTGATGGCACCACCTCTGCAACACTTCTTGCGTACAACATTTACAAACGTTTTGTTACCAAAGAAGAACCTAACTTCATGGCAACAAATGGAGCGGGAAATATCAAGATTTATGATGATGAACTTAGCAATGTACCACCAGTAATGATTGAACGTACATTCAAAGCTATCGTAAAAGAGATTAATGAACTTATTGTATCTCGAGCTAAAGAAGCTACTCCTGATGATATGTATCGTATTGCTAAAATCTCTACTAATGGTGATGAAGACTTGTCTCTTATCATCGCTAATATCTATAAAGAGATGGGTAATGAAGTATTTATCACAGTTAAACACTCTTCTATCGATGAAGACTATACTCGCACATATGATGGTATGACTATTAACACTGGTTATGGTGATAAAGTCTATGTAAACAACAAAGAAGGATTTGCTGAATTGAATCATCCACAAATCTACTTCTTTGAAGACCCTGTAGATACACCAGAAATGATTGGTTATGTACAAAATATTATCATGCGTAATATTATGGACCCAATCAAAGCTAATGATATTAAGGGTATGATTCCAACAGTAATTCTATGTCCTAGAACTACTCGTGATATTGATACTACAATGGATGCTGTAACTGAAGCTATCTATAAGTATCGTTCTGCTGGTATCCAAATTCCATTCTTATTTGTGCCTAATATTACAGATAAGAATATGATTCTTGACTTAGCTCGTCTATGTAATGCTACGACAATCAAGAAGTACGTAGACTTGACTATTCAAGAAGAAGAACAAAAACAAGGTCTTGCTCCAACTAATGAAACAGTACATGATTTCTTTGGTTGTGCAGATGCTGTAATCTCTGATTTCAGTAAAACTAAGATTATCAATCCTTGCGAAATGTACAAACAAGGTACTACTGAATATAGTGACTTATATCAAGGTATGATTGATCATGCTGAACGTGAAGTTACTGAAGCTAAACGTGATGGTCAAGATGTGAATACTCTTGGTACACTTAAACGTAGACTTAACTCTCTTAAGGCTAACACATTAGACTTATACATTGGTGGGTCTACACAAGAAGAACGTGATAACCGTTTTGATGCAGCTGAAGATGCTGTATTGAACTGTATGTCTGCTGCTATCCACGGTTTCGGTTATGCATCTAACCTTGAAGGTTTATTTGCAGCTGAAGATGTATATAAGAAATATGGTAATGCTTTTGATGATGAACCTACATTAGAAGCGGCTATCTCTTCTATTATCTATAACTCTTACTTAGATCTTGTAGCGTTACTATACGGTACTAAACGTTCTGAGATTCATGAAAGCTATAGTGAATATGAACGTCAAGGAATTGTACATCAAATGGTAGTAGCTGCTTTAGGTGGTGAAGATAAACTATTACCTAGAATGCCAATTGATATTACTACAGGTGAACGTTCTGAAGATGTAGTTACATCTATCCGTTCTGATATTGCTGTATTAACTATCATCTCTAAATTGATGACTATTCTTATTACATGTAACCAATTCTTAACTCCAGAAGCTTCCAATAATATGTATGATGCTATACGTGAAATTGAAAAGAAGAAATCTGAAGAAAAATAAATAATAGTTTGACTACTAAGGTTAGGGCCACTGGCTCTAACCTATAGTAGACTATATGGGGATTATTATGGCTAAAAAGATAATGACTCTACGTCAATATATAAAGAACCCATCTGGTACAGGTGCATCATTTGCTGGTAATAGAACAGCTTTGACATCTATGTACTCGCTGAAGTTCTTTAAGGTATTAGTAGACTATAATAATAAGATCGAATACACTGCCATAAAAGATAAGCAAGGTAACTTCTGGTGTATTATGAAGATACCATCAGAGAATATACCTAAGTTCTTTTATGACGTTATATATAAATTCTCTCCAGCCAAAGCTGGTGATGATAATGCTACTAAGCTAGAGGATTACAAAGTACAATTCTTTAGTAATGACCCAGCATTTACATTCACTTTCTCGTATGCTTATCATAAGAATGGTTTAACTATTCCTGAATTAGAGAAGAAATATAGTTCGGAAGCTATTAGCGATAAACCTAAGACTACTAATCCTAACTTAGTAGTTAACTATGCTAAGATATTATACTTTGGGTATTTGACTATCAAGAAGTATAAGCTTACTGAGAAAGATAAATATAAAGATGGTACAGTAAATCTCAAAGAGATTACTAGTGCTGAAGATAAGATTGCTGAACGTATTAAGCAGCAAAAGAAATATGGTACTAAGACTAAACGTACTACATCTAAATCAACAGGGAAATCTACTGCTCGTGGAGACCGTGGTTCTTCTAAGACCATAGGTAATACAAAGAGAGTTGGAGTTAGTAAAGCTAGTCGTTCGATAAGTAATACAAGGGTTACTAAGACTAGTAAACGAAAGTAAGATATAATGATATATTATATCTATGCACGTATCTAGGGAGGTTATTATTAATGCAAGCATCTGAAAAAATTAAGAATTACAGAATGTCTATGTTTACAAAGTTACCCTTTGAGCTCAATAGCGAGGTCAAAGATCCTAACAAGTTGACTTTGGAGGTGATAAAACCGCACTTATTTGTAAAAGGCAGTAATAATATTCCATTAGTGGATCGATGGGATCCACTACCAGAAGATGAAATTGTAAAGAAAATACCTTCTTCTTTATTTATGCCTATAGCTGAGAAGTTAGGACAAGATCCAGAATTAAACGTGCATCTGAATATCTTTAACCTAAAATCTAAACGTGGCTATAGCATTCCTAAAGCTAATTTCGACATGCAAGAGCACTTCTGTAAGTATATTAATTACTTCGAGAAGTTCTATGATCCTGAGCATGAACTATTAGCAGCATATGCATACATCAAAGCAACGATGGATGCATATCCACAATACAACAAAGCCAATCTAGAATGGGATATCAGAAGATTGATATTGGATTCTAATATTGGTAAGAAAGTTAAAGAGATGAATGATGCTAACTGTGTACAAGAGCTTCGTTCATTTGACGGTGAAGGGCGTAATATCGTATTGAATTACAATCTTCAACACGTACACGCTATGATGGAAGTAAGTCTATTCCAAGTAATACTTATTCCATTATTGACACACTTCGCATTCCATAGACAAGTAGCGAATATTGATGAGTTCTTAATTCACTTCTACAATATTCTACTATATGAAATGCATCCAGAAATGGACTTGGTTAATAAGTTATACCAAACAGTAATGAATGGTGTAATGGTTAACCATAAGCGGAATGCTAAATTATGGGTTAAGTTGGAAATTGCAGCTGTAAGTGTACATGAACAAGCAGCCAATATCTTAAACAACGTAATCATTCAGTTATTCCCTAAGTATACTTATATCAGAAACGTAGTACACTTTAACCATACTAGTATCGAACAAACATTGGGGTTTAAGATAGTAGATGGTAAGTATGATTATAACTTTAATAGATTTAATCATGACAAACGTGATGATGAAAGTAGTAGTGACTTAGATATCTTTGAAGCTCATATGAGTAAAAGAAATGAGTCACTCTTATTACATAACCAAGTTAACTATGAACGGGTTATGGAAACTATTGATAATGAGTTTGGTCCATTTGACCCTAAAGAAATAGCTTATTATCAAAGAGAACTATCCAAAGATGCAGCATCTCCAGTAAATGAACTACAAAGAGAATTAGTAAGCTATCTATTCTTACGATACTTTGGAGATCCATCTGCATTAAAGTCTCTAACTCTAACTGGTTATATCAAACTTATTATAGCTAGTAGAAAGATACTATGCGAAAAAGGCCTATATACTATGGCAGCTATCCTGTCTGGTAAAGTAGTTAAACGTGTAAATCGTAACTCAGTTAATAAGAAAGAATCTACTAAGATTCAATCCTCCCCTGAGTATAGAAAACTTATTGACAGATATAAGAGCGAGAAAACAGAAAGCTATATTATGGCTCTTTTAGCTACTATCCTATCATCTAAGTTCACATGTATTGATTACCATAATCAAGAGAATACTGGTGCTCCTATCATGTCAAACTCTGATGTAATCAATGATGAGTTCTTGCGTTATGTATTGATGATTGGATAGATTTTAGAATACTAATTGTTTTATCGTAAAGGAGAATCCTATTATGTATGGAAGACTATTTGAAAGCGACGATTATATTAGCGATGTAGTTAGAAGTTGTCGTGGCTTTAGAGAATTCGTTAAAAATGAAATATTGAAAGGTGTCGGAGGGGCTAGTAGCTCCTCCGGCGTTAATGAAGATAATGAACCTATACAATATATTGGTACTAAGAAAGTCTTAATCCAAGGTACTGTATTAACGTTCATTGATAAAGTATTCTGGTTGACTTATCATATCGAACGGTTTGTTATTCGGAATACACCAGCTAAATCTAGATATCCAGATTTGAAGACTGCTGTAGCCAGTATTCCTGGTGGAAGATTTAATAGTAATGAATGTATTAGTCTAGCAGATGAGGCTATAAGTTTCTTTGCAAAATATGATGAAGATCTTGCTGGTAATAATAAAGCAATCTCTGATTTAAGAATAAAAACTAGACAGCATCTATTTGCATTGGCAAGTGTATTTGTAGATAAAGGAAAAACATATACTGCTACTGATAAGTTAGAGCAGCTAGATGCTATGGCTAGTGGTACATATAATAACTACAATGATTCTAAAGATTCTATAGCTAGTTATTGTAATTTCTTATTCGAGTATATAAATGAAACTTATGAAGACGATCTTACTAACCTATTAGACTTTGAAGTTGATGGTGTATCATACTGGCCTACAGGTACAGACTCTAGAACTGATGATAACTTCTTTTATGAAGATATGTCAGAAGAGGAAGATCCTAAAAGATTTGCACCACATACTATCAATATAAAACAAATTGACACTTATGGTGTACATAAAGCACTAATGGCTCTAAATGATATATACTATAATAGCTTTGAAGAGTTTATTCATACTATGGCTAATAACATGTGTGATTATACTGGCAAAGCTGATGCAACTTGTATTACTGATGCAGTGTATGATTATCGTGTACAAGTTATCAAGAAATTCCCTAATGCAGAATTTGATGTTTCTATGGATGTATTTGAGAAAGTTCTAATGACTCTTCAAAGAATCATTAATAATCTATATAATCCAGCATTAGTTGATATTATCGAGAAAGAGCAGTGGGTGTAATCATGTACGAATACTATAAGAAACAAATCGATATGAATACCAAGATCCTAAACGTATTGAATGAGATATCAGAGCTATATCAATTAGAGTATCCGTTTAGATTTACTAAAGATGGTGCATATTGTAAGTTCCAATCTCGTAATGTAACTTTCGATAGTATACATCTACATCAAGATAGTATCCTAGAAGGACTTACTGTTCATGAAATTTGTGGTGAAGCATTCTACCCTTTGATTGATGCTGTTAATGTTATACTAGCATTACATAGTTTCTATGTTAATGTAGATGTATATAGTAGTGGTATTGCTACAGAATTATTGGAGTGTATGTTTAGCCGTGATGGTTTAGTATTAAGATCTATTCCAGAAGAAAAGTATACTTCTGTTACATTTAAGACTATAACCGAGATAGTTGATGCTGTAGTTGTATTAATCAAAGAAGCTTATGGTGCAGGTACAGACGTTAAATGGTCTTGTGATAGACTCAATGGCTACCTAATGCAACTAGACACTATCTACACGGAGGCTGAAAATGAAATCACCGAATCTGTATAATAAACTAAGCGTTATTGCTGAAGTAGAAGATTACTTTGGTTATCATGAAGATGATCTTAGAAATTCTTTAGATGCTTTACTGACTGTAAAGAAAGATGGTACTGAATATGAAATAATATCTTCTTTTAAAGAGCTAGCATTATGTAATATACGTGGTGAACGTATAGAGATAAAAGAGTTCCCTGAAGCGGTATATAGACTAGCTAGACTATGGACTCTATTAGAGTATAGTGAATCTGAGGGTGAAACATCTTATTTTATTTTGGATATCTTCTTTAACAAAGAAAATGAAGGTGTATCATTCATTACACTATGTCAAGACGTATCAACTGCGGTAGACTGGATATCTGAAACTTACAATCACGAAGTTGAAGATTCAACTGTACAAGAATTAGTTGGTATATTCAAACGTCTACATCTAGAGTTTAGTAGACTTATTTAGAATCGATTGAGGTAATGACTATGAAGTTCACAAGATGGATGAATGCTGTACAACGCAAGACAGACAGTATAATAGATGGGATATACACCCATTATGATTGTAAATATAGTACTATATTTGAGTTTAGATACAATGGTAAAACATATAGACCAATAGCATATGATAAATGGGCATATTTGGATAATGGCGATTGGATAGAAACATCTGATATAGAATATAAAGTCTCAAATGAATCTCTATTTGTAATCGACTATCTGTTTAAGCATTTTAAAGACCTTAATTTATATGAGATCATTTCTGATATAGAAGATGTGATATATGAAACACAGCATATTGAAGAACTTGATTTTTATAGTGTATGTGATGGTATAGAAGAGATTCGTGAAGATATCGAAAAGAAATACCCAGGTGTCATATTCACTGAGAATACTGATATCATGATTGGTGGGTTTAGAGATATCCAACGTATTTTAGATGCCACAATTAGTAAATACGTTATACACCTAATTGAGTATGACTTGAAAAAATAGAAAGGTTCTATAATATGGACATCTATAGTTTAAAAGATCTATTGAAAGATAGTATCGAAGGCTCAATATTTGCGGCCCAAAGAAAAGAACTAGTAGCTAGATGTCCATATTGTGGACATACGTCTAGTGCTGGTAAGAAGCATTTGTACATTAGTGTCCAAGAAGACAAGCCTATAATGTATAACTGCTTCAAATGTAACGAACGTGGTATAGTTGATCAAGAGATCTTAATGAAACTTGGTGTAAGAGATATCAATACTATCAAGGAAGTTAATATCTATAACCAGGAAGTAAGAGAGAACTCTGATCACTCCACTTATACTAAGAAGAGAAACTATTCTAGTATAAATTACAATAAGCTATATGATAATTTCATGCAAAGTGGTAATAAGCTACCTAATGAAATTATACAGAAGAAACTTGATTATCTTAATGGACGTCTAGGGTTGAACTATCCTATACAGAGATATATAGATAGTCGTATAATATTTGACTTATCAAATGATGCTATATATTATAAGATACGTAAGTATAAGAGAATGACTGATGATGATTTCATTATACTCAATAATGAGTACATTGGATTCGTTACAGCAGACCAATCTGGGATAGTTTTACGTCATATTTATGACAATGAACTTCCCAGATACATTATAATCAATATGTCTGGGAATGATGAAATGGTTAAAAGCTATACAATCCCATGTTGCCTTAGTATACCCACTGGGCCTATTAAAATTCATCTCTCAGAAGGCCAATTTGATATATTGTCGATATTCTTCAATGTACGCAATCAAGAACCTGGTATATATTTAGCTACATCTGGCTCTAACTATATATCAGCTATACAGTATCTAGCTAGTAGATATGGTCTATTCAATATGGAATGGCATTTCTACTTTGATAATGATGATGCTGGTATGATATCCAAAGAAGTCACTAAGTCTTATATCAAAAGACATGGATTCTATTTCACTGGAGATGTATATTTCCATAGTAATAAGAAGAAGAAAGACTTTGGTGTACCATTAAGTGATATTGATGAAGAATGTGAATTATTCTAATCCAGTATGGGGATAATACCTCATACTGGATTTATTTTTTGTCTTCAACAGTTAGGTAATCGTACAAGGAGGAACTACTATGGGTAAAATAGCCAATAAGACTTATATTAATACAGTCAACTCAATGACAAATAGTATGGTCGACAGAATCGATAATAACTTCTATACATTCATAGACAAGGCTCCGACTACAGTAACGTATTATAATATCAATACCGAAAAGACAACTGTTGATGAAGGTACAGCTATGATGTATAGCTATACTGATAAAGACAGCAGCATTAGATTTAATAAAATCAATGATGTAGTGTTATTCGGTATAGATAGAATTGCCATAGATATTGATGCTGGTGATTTTGGTGCTGAAGGTAGTTCCGTAGAAGGGGACGCTTACTTAGTACCTAATGCGTTCAAACCATTTCCTCAAGACTATTTCATCATTAACCATATGAAAGATAAAGCTGTATTTAAGATTACAGCCGTATCTTTAGATACTATGCCTAATGGTGCTAATATGTATAAGCTTAGCTATAAACTAAGTCTTATGGATGCTGATACTACTGAGCTAGATAACTTAGCTACAGATGAGTATGAAATGGTTGTCGGTAACCAAGGTACTAACCTATCTATGCTTATTAGAAGTACAGACTATGAGTATATCACTAGATTAGAAAATATCTGTAATAGTTTGAGAGCTATATTTAGAAGCTACTTCTATAGTGATAGAACTCAAGCATATATCTTTAAGTATGATGATCGTAATTTCTATGATCCTTTCATGATAGAGTTTATATTACGCACTGATTGTATGAACTCTCCAGAATTACCATACTTATTTATGGACCACCAACTATATATGCCACAGACTTTCCCATTAGACTATAAGCGTACATTCCAATATGCTGTAGAAAAGGGTAAAGTGGATATTATCTGTAACCCTAATCTAAATGCTACATTAGTTACAGACCAAACTTCTATGCTAGCTAGATGTCTAGAGCAATACTATTACGTACATTTGTACAGACCTGGTGCTTATTATCCTATCAGTGCTTATGACGATGATACAGTAAGACGTATCCAACAAGCAGAAGCTTATGATAGAACCGAACCAGGATTCTATAAGAATATTCTTATAGAGTATTTCTTACGTAGAAACGATAAACGTTTCACAGAAGAGGTTCTAAGAGAACTAGAAGAGTTCAATTATGATAGACCTCTAAATGAATTATTCTATTACTTACCAGTCATTATCTATATCTTAATGGATAAGTGTAATCAGCTTAGTACAGATATAGCTAAAAGAGGGTAAGTCCAACATATTCATAATTTCATAGTCCTTATGGAGGTTAAAAATATGAATGACTTAGATAAGTTCTTTCTTGAGGACCTAGAAAGCGAACTATTTCTAGACGTTCTCACTGAAGATACTACATTGGATCTATTAATCGACGATAGCCACCGTGGTGATATTGATGTAGATCCTGCAAGTGATGAATACACATCCGATTACTTGGATGATGTTGATGATGACAATCTTGATCGTGTTATCGATGGTGAAGAAGCTGACGATGACGACTATGATGAAGATTATGATGATTTTTATTAAAAAGGAGTTTTATAACAATGGCTGATGTAATTAGACAAGACTTAGACCGTGATGCTACTGCTGTAATCGATATTGTTAAATCTGGTAGTGCTGATGATCACGCAGTTGATGGTGTTATTGACACTGTAACTGATGCTATCTCTGATGTAGAATTAGATGATACTCATAACGATGGTGATGATATTGATGCAGTTGAAGGTTTAGAACCTCAAGAAATCGATATTTATGCTGATGACGAAAACGATGCAGCTGAAATCGAATTGATGAATGACGCTGGTACTGAAGATGCTGATGATTCTGATGACGAAGGTGTTACAGAAGAAATCGTTGACGCAGTACAAGAAGCTATGTCTGAACTAGAAGACTTTTAATTTTTTACAAAAAATAAAACAATTATGTAGAAGAGGCTGTGTACCCCTTCTACATATTGCTTTATTTAGAGTATTATGGCTCTAATCCTTCAATAAATGATAGACAGTTCATATACTCATCCTGAGAATAGTTTTTAGAATTACTATTCTCGTAATTGCTGACTATAGATAAAGCAATTCTTACCTTTAAAGCAAAATTAGCTTTAAAGCCAGCGTTGAGATTGAAATATCTCATTTGTGCTCCGGTCATAGGATCACCTCCTTTGACGGTGGAGAACACACCGTGTATGGGTAAACTTAGATACAGCTATTGTGGGTAGCTGTATCTACCATACATGATTATATCATATAATCACAATTATTAACTTTTACAAAAAATAAAACAATTATGTAGAAGGAGCTTATGCCCCTTCTACATATTGTCTTGTTGTCTAGCCCTATGGCTCTAAGCTTTCAATGAAAGCAAGACAATCTTTGTACTCACTATGAGAATGGTTTTGCGAATTACCATTCTCATAGTTATGCACAATCGATAAAGCTAATCTTACTTTTAATGCAAAATTAGCTTTATACCCAGCGTTGAGATTATAATATCTCATCTGAGCACCAGTCATGAGGAAAACACCTCCTTATGACAAGTAGACACACGTCTACAAGTGTATGGTTATATTTAGATACAGTTATAATGGCTAACTGTATCTACCATACACGTTTATAGTATATAACTATAATTTAGTTTATTTTAACGAAAAGAAACCCCTGTATAGGCAATGCCTATACAGGGTATTTTTGTGTTTCTTATTGATAGTCGTATTGTTTTTGAATATCATTAGGAATATAGAATCCTAATGCTTCAGATAATACCATCATAGTCAATGTAGCTTCACAAGCTGCTGTGATTTTATCCATATCTAATGTACCAGATTCAGTAATCATACCATAACCTGGATTAGTTAAAGCCTTCTTAGATAGGTCACGAACCATAGCTTCATATAAACCTACTTTACGAGTATCCAAACGTTTCTTAATTTGTAATCTACCACGTTGGATAGCAGATTCTTTAATCTCTTCTTCCTCTTCAGCATTAGCTGCTTGGATAGTTGCAACTTTATCTTCAACGTTTTGTAATACGTCTTTGATGTGTTCTTTATCTTCGATATTGGCAATGATGAATTGTTCAATACCATTAGCTACATGAGTTTTTACAGAATCACCAATGTCTTGGATTTCTTCTTTGTTTTCATCAGAGTTTACTTTATCAACGAATGTTTCAGTATCATCTGGAGAAACTTTAGGTTCATCGTTTACATCATTAGAATTCAATGCTTCTTCATTGTCTTCCATGATAGCTTTATGAGTTTCTGTTACGTATTTAGCAATTTGTGCGGTGAATGCATTTGTTTTGCTTAACGTGGATAAGATTTTATCAGAACCAGTTTGCTCAATGAAATTGGAGATAACTTTGTTTCTGATTACACGGTTATCTTCAGACATCATTGGATGACTAGAAGATGCTTCAAATAATACATTCAATGCCTCAAAGATAAGACCATTACGTACAGCATTAGAGAAGTCTTGACGACGTTTAGTCATCTTATTACGATTAGCAATACGATCATACATATTAGCTGCAGCTGCAGATTCATGTACTGGTTGGTATTCTAATTCTTTTAAACCTTTTACAATTTCTTCACGTCTAGCGGATTGTACTGCTTCAAAAAATAAAGAACCAGATGTAATCCCTCTAGGTTTATTTTTAATATTCATTAGTTAACCTCCTAGAATAGACTGCTATTAGCACCAGCAGAATCAGGAATGCTGTCACTAATGTCATCATGTTTAAATTTAGTTTGAGAGTCTTCTTCTTTGATTTCTTTAGCCATCTTAGCTGTAGCAGCTTTATCATTGATGTCTAATTTATCTGCATAACGACGGAACTTAACTGCAACGTCACGTTGATAAGCCGCAGCGTCTTTCATATCGTCATCGTATTCAATCTTAGAAGCGTTGATTTCTAGCATACTTGCTTGCACTTCAAGATATTCAGCTAAGCTAGTTCTACAGAAGTAGAAGTAGTAAGCAATCTCACGTAAGATAGGAATGATATTGAAGATCAAGTAAATACCAGCACCAATCATGGATACTGCTGCCATAGTACCTAAGATACCACGAGCATGTGCTTTAGTGAATAAGGATAATGCTTTAGCAAGTTTACCATTACGAGAGTTTTCATTAAAGCGTTCAAGATTCTTAATAACTACGTTATCATCTAACACATTGAAGTGTTTAGACTCCATAGCAAACTTAGTTGTACCCTCGTTATCCATGATGTATTCTGTAATAGCAGATACCATCATACTAGTAGAAGCAATGATAGACAATACAGCAAAGTTATAAATAGTGCAAGGGTAATCCAAGTTACGCATGAATGCACCAACGTAAGCATATTTATCTTTCTCTAAGTTAGCTAATGCTTCTTTAGTAGTTTTCAATGCTTTAGATTGGATATTACGAGAAGCGCAAAGACGTTCTAAAGCTTCTAGTGTTTGTTTAACTAGTTTATAGTGACGTAAACGTTGTACATCACCTTTGGATAATGGAATATCACCAAAGTCTACTTCATTAGCTTTAAGTTTAACGAAGTCATAGATCTTATTGGATACATTCATCATGATTAATCGTTGGTCTGCTTCATTTACAGAAGATACGATTTCTAATGTTTCTCTGTCACCCAAATCCATATAGGAGCAGGCTTCTTTAAAGTATTTAGTCATGTGTCCTCCTCCTAGGCCATTTTAGTTAATAGGTTAACGATTTGCTTAGCATCCATGTCTTTATCTTTCTTCAAGGATTTGAATCGTACTAATTCGTATTCATCATCACCTGTATCAAAGATTAAAGCTACAGACTCTGTAGTTTCATCTACAATACCAATACAAAGTAAGTTGTAATCAGACATAATCTTTCTAGCTACATTAGATCTGGAAAGATCAATGTCATTATTCTTTTTCAATTCTTCAACTTCATCTGTAGTTACCAATAAAGAAGTGATAGCTGTAGCATCATTCTTTTGACGGAAGAATTGGTTAAGTTTGGATTTGGTAGCACGTTGCTCTAATGCTTTCCACATTTTAGAAGAAGAGCCATTACGAGCATTGGAAATAGCATCGACTTTAGCTTTGCTTAATGCAAATACAAAGTCTCTCCAGAAACCAATTTCTTGAGATGTAGCACGGATAAAGTTGAATAAGCTAATAGCAGAAGAGTTCTTAGATACAATACGTTGAATGATATCTAAACCTGCTACGTCAAATAGTTTACATTTGATACCTAAGTATGCAGATGTAGTGATAGGACGGCCAGTAGCTTTAGAGATGAAGTTAACTTTCATCATCAAAGGCACTTGTTGATTAGCTTTATCAAGTTTAGCATCTTGGTCAAATTTGACAGATCCTGGCTTATCATCTTTGCTTTTACTGCTTTTATTTTCATCACGTTTAGAGTCGGCTTCGCTAATAATTTGATTAGCAATTGGTAGACTGTGTTTTAAACTATGCTTATAGTTTTCATATACAGCTTTAGTACCAGGTGTAAACATAACCATCGCACCAGATTCTTTAGTTAGTTTGCTATTGATTGTGAGATAGTCATCTACATCAATGCCATTATTAAACTGCATATTGCTATGGATATTCTTAACGTAATCAATAGCATCTGTTGCATTAGTAATAGCCATAGCAGTTAAAAGCATTTTAACTAAGTTAGCGTACTTAGTTTCAAGTGCTTTAGCAATTAGCTCAGCTGTTGCTAATTCCATATTACGGCTAAACATAACTGGGAATGTAAGTACCAAGTCTTTAGTTGCACTATTAATAGACTTAAAAGACTTATATCCACCAGCCTGGGTAGGTAATAATTTGTCTAAACTGAAATCATCAGCGGTTACATTATCATAGACATTGATAATGTCACTGAGGATTGATTCTTGAATGTAAGACATTATAGTCCTCCTTAAAATACGTATTCTAAATTCAATATTGAAATTTACTACTATGTTAAAACAGCCCCATTTAGGCAAAAAATAAAAGCCTAGCCGAATATAAAATAGTTACTTAATAAATATAGACTTTGGTTCTGCATCATTAATGCAGTCTAAAATATCTTCATAATAACCGTCTTCTTCGGCATAATCTCTAGCGAGTTCCATACGTTCTTTATATGTACAACATTTCGCTTCAGGTGTTCTCATAACGTCTTCACTTCCATCATTGTAGTCTTTACCAGGACCAATTAAGGACAATAACTCATCTACAAGAACAGCGTTTGCTAAAAGATCTTTTCTTAATTTCTTAACGATTCTGCTTGAATAATAAACATTACCGTCTTGGTCAATAAGAACTTCTCCTGGAGCTGCTGGTCTAAAGTTTGTCTTAGCTACCTGATTTACTTTAATGGAGTCGTCAGTCTCTACATAGTTGCCTAAATAGCTCATATCATATGTATCACCATAACCCGTAATAATCTCGTTAGTATCATAATCATAGCTGCTCATAGTGGTTACCTCTTCCTTTAACTGATGTCCAATAAACAAAACTTTGGAGGGAGAGTTAACTCTAATGAGTTATCAGCTAGACTCTTATCTCTTATTCATATTTATAGTATACAATTAAAGATATCTTTGAAACATCTCTATAATCCTATAAAGAAAGGAGACTGAGAATGCCTGATGAAACTAATGACATCAGACAGGGTAAAAGTTTAACCGAGACTAATCAAGAATACAAGAATCTTAAGCCTACGGTTGATTCCCAAATGATGTTGCAATTCATTAAAAAGAATGGTATATATAATCCGACATCTCTAGATAGATATCATAGATTTGCTAGGTTCTCTAAGATGGATCCATATAACCGTGTAGGAATGACTAAAGAATATATATTCTTTACTAAACCAGATTTACAAATCTTCTTACATGATAAGGACTTTACTATTGGCAGAAACGGACGTAATGATATGTCTAAAACATTCATTGAGTCTGTGGCTAGTAATCCATTATTTATAGAGGCAGCAACTAAGTATCCAGAAGTGTTGCATCAACTATGCTATTCACAAAATCGTTCTGAGCCATTCATTAATCTTCTTTCAAACCAGAAAGTTTCTAATGTAGACTTACCGGCTATTAGTGTATCTAATGACTATGAGACTTCTAGAAACATCTTAGGTTCTTCTGTATTCTATCGAGGTACTTCAATAGAGAGTGATGAAAACCATGAATTCAGTGTAGAGTTTCTAGATACTAAGTATCTAGAGGTCTACATGTTTTTCAAGCTGTTTGACGAATATTCTAGATTGAAGCACTTTGGTCGTATCAATCAACCTAACAAGTCTTATGCTATGCAACGTATTATCCATGACCAAATGTCCATGTATAAGTTCATAGTATCTGAAGATTCTGGTGGTGAAGATATTATCTATTGGGCTAAGTATGTTGGTGTGTACCCTAAGACAGTACCACGTGATGTATTTAGTGACATGGCAGACGGTTCTGATTTAAGATTTACTGTTAGCTTTAAATCTACATTTGTTTTTGATATGGAAGTCGATACGCTACACGAGTTCAATCGTCTTTGTAGTCTATATTCTGGTGGCGATGCTGCTGGTGGTGGTTATATAGATGAATTAGAAGGTTGGTCTGGTGATTGGATGCAGGCTCCATATATTGCTGGGCTTAATGGTGAAGGTCAAGGTCAATATAAATTCTATAAACTTAAATGGAAAGCTCCATCTGAGTCATTTAAGTTTACAGATAGAAATCCTAAAGACCAAGCTGGTGCCCAAAATAATTTACAAGAGTATGCTAGATACCGTGAAAAATATAACGTTTAGGAAGGGGGAGATTAATGGCTAATGAACTATTGACGAACTCTAATATTTATGATCTCAATGCATATATTGAGTCCGTTAAGAAAAAGCATATCCAAGAAGATGATCTTACCCTATCTATGGGTATATTTGGTTATCTAAGTGATGTATTCTCTACGACTCTACAAAATAATATCATCATGGCTTCTGAGTTTGGTAATGAAGCTATCCCAACTAGAGCTAAATTCGAAAAGAATATTATTGCTCATGCTTTAGGTTTAGGTATTAAAAATATTAATGCTAGACCTGCATATATGGATATAGTATTCACTATCTCTGAAGACGTATTATTAGCCAATATGCGTAATGATGTATTTACGTTTGATAGAGAAGTAGCTATTAATATTGGTGGATTTGAATTCCATACTGAATATGATATCTTGATTCGTCGTGTGGTATTACCAGACGGCGATTATGTTTACACTGCTCAGTATGACTTATCTGCTTATAATCCAATTATCGATTCATTTGAAATCATTGACCCATACTTACCACCTGTAGGTCGTATTCTTGATGAGAATGAACAAAAGATTGCAGTAAGATGCCGTATACGTCAATATAAGTATACTAAGAATACTGCTACAATTCTTAATAGAAACCCTATTGAGAATAAAACTTATCAGTTTACATTCGATGATCAGTTAGCTGGTTTTGATGTAACTATTAAGAACTATGGTAGTCAACCAGTTAAGTTAACCCCAATCTATGAGGGTTTACATACTGGTAGCGAAGTCAACTACTGTAGTTATACATATATAGATGAGAAGACTATTAGATTGGTATTTAGCGATACATCTAATATTCCTGGTATGAACTCTGAGATTTCAGTTAATCTATATACTACCAAGGGTTCCGAAGGTAACTTCAAGTATATAGACCCTATCCAGTTATACCCTATCAGCGATAGATTTAACTATGACCGTCTATTCATGGTTATTACACCATTAGGTGATCCATTAGGTTTACCTGCATCTGAAGATGGTTTGGATAAAAAGACTATTGATGAATTAAAACAAATGATTCCTAAAGAAGCATTAGCTCGTGGTAGTGTAACCAACTCTAAAGACGTTAATAACTTCTTTAACTCTTTAAGCTATGGCTTGCCTAAGAATAAGCTATACTTCTTCAAGAAGATGGAATCTCCATTGTACCGTCTATATTATGCTTATCTTTTATCAAGCACTGATACACAAATGATTCCAACTAATACAGTTCCTATAGAATTGATTAGACGTGACTTTGATAATGTATCTAGTGAAAACTATATCTTCAATACTGGTAATACTATTCAGTATGAAGCTGGTGGTAATGGTAAGGTTATCTATAATAGCTCAAAAGATGAATTAGAATCTATAAATAAGATTAAGTTCTTATACTTCAATCCATTTATGATTGTAATCAATAAGAGTCCTTTATATGCTTCATATTATATTAACTATATGGATACTAAGAAAGCTCTTGAGTTTGAGTATATCAATAAGGCTTCCAAGTACCAATTCATTTGTAATAATCTTAACTGGAAGAGAGAATACTTTACCGATAAGAATACTTACAAGTGTACAGTTAAACTAGTTCAAAACATTGATAGAAATATTGGTGTAATCCATAGAGATAATGAACTAGATCCTGAAGAGATTACTGGTGTAGATCTTAAAGTCTTAGGTGTATTCTATAAAGATGGTAAACCTGTGCGTTGGACTCAAGGTAAGTTCAAGAAGTACAATGAAACAGAGTTCTCTTTCTTATATGAGTTTGATATGGAAACAGATAACTCTATTGATACACTAAACCAACTTAAGATCTTGAATCTTAAAGAAGCTGGTTCTGATAATGACTTGTATGGTTATATGCCAAATAATACTCAGTTCAAGATCTTTACATTCATTAAGAATAAAGATGGAGAGAATGCTGGTACATATAAGTCTGAACAAATCTTCACTAGCGGTATTCTTGATGGATATAGTCTTACTAATATCTACAACACTCGTGGTGGTGTAGACTTTATGTATAACTACTCTGACATTATCGAATCTAAAGTTAAAGTCACTAAGTTGGATAATGGTACACTAAGCTATACTATAGACAAAGTTCCTATGGTTGGTTGGTCTTTTATTAATACTGAAATGAAATTACAAAAGTTTATTTTAGATTTGGAAAAGAAACGTGTACACATCAATCAGTGTTTGAACGTACTAGAAGACTCATTCGGTATTGACTTTAAATTATTTAATACATATGGTCCATCTAAACTATTCTATGTAGAGGATGGTAAACCATTGAATAGAACTAACTTAAGTTTACGATTCCGAGTTAAGTTTATCAATACTAGTACTAAAGAGATGATCACATTGATTAAGAATGATATTCGATTATATATCGAAGATACCACTCAAATCAATGATCTTCATATACCAAATCTTATCACTTACATTACTGATAAGTATAAAGACGTATTAGTTTACTTTGAGTTCTTAGAATTCAATGGGTATGGTCCTGGTATTCAGCATATCTATCGTAGAGATGAAATGATTGTCGGACGTATCCCTGAGTTCTTGAATGTCAATACTGCTAATACTGAAGAAAATCAATTAGATATTGAATTCGTTATTGTTTAGTAAAGGAATTAAAAATGGACGAACTATTATTAGTCGACGACATTGGTGCCTTGATTGAGAAAGCTGAAGGTAATATCGAAGCGTTAGATTCTATTATTGAATCTTATGATGCTCAAATCCAAGAGTTATTCGATAGAGAACAAGAGCTTATCGCTGAAGGTACTTCTGAAGTGGCAGTAGAATGCTGGTGGGTAAACGAAGCATCTAAGAATGACTACTTTGAAAACGGCTTGGTTAAAACATTGATCAAGAATGCTGAAAAGTGGTATGAAAGTACTGCTGTAGGTGATCTTCAACGTGTAGTAGAAGATGAAAACAATGTACGTATCATTAGAGCTAATGCTGAAAAGAAATACTCTAAACGTTTTACTGTACACACTTTATATGGTAAACCATTATTTGACCATATCAATATCTTCACTACGTTTATTGCATCTCCACTCAAAAACATCTATGGTCAACTACAACACTTCTTTGATTCTTTAAGCCCTATGACAACTAGACGCCAATTACAAAGTGGTGATCTTTTCGATAGAGCTATTAAGAATAACTCTTTTGGTAAGCAAGAAATCGGTCAAGCATTCATCTCTTCCCATATTGATGAAATGATTAAATTCTTAGACTTTGACTGGTTAAAGATCCAACGTTTACAAATGACTGGTTTTGCTGAATTGATTAAACAAATTGAGCAAATGATTGAAGCTAAGTTTACTGGCGCATGGTTAGCATCTGTAGCCATCTTCAGACTTCAACTTTCTCGTTTTATCGCTTCTGTCCATGTGGAACAACTTCGTGCTATTCGTGAGAATATGAAAGTTGTGCATGACATTTGTGTATTCTTGCTTAAACTTAAAGACGGTAAAAATGAATCTTATGAATTAGAAGATGCAGAATTGTTTGATTTAGATATAATCTAATAACAAATATGTATAGAGCATCTTCCTTTTATAGGAAAAATATTAACGTTAATACTTTTTAATTAAATGGAGGCTAATTAATATGGCATTCTTCACTGAATCCGTTTTAGAAGACGGTATTGTATTAGAAAATAAAGAAATGTATGCTAACGAATACGGCATGGACGCTATCATGATGGAATGTGCTGAATTCGATAAAGAAACATTCACTGACTTGGTAATGGCTGATTTCCGTGAAATGGCTATGATCCATGAAGGCGCTGACGTTGAAGCTATTCAAGAAGGCGTTCTTGAAACACTTAAAAAAGTTGGTAAAAAAATCGTTGAATTCGTTAAAAAATGGTACGCTAAAATCAAAGCTTTCGTATCCAATATGGTAGCTAAAATCTTAGGTCGTTTCACTTCCGATAACAAAAAAGTTTTCGAAAAATACAAAGACAAAGTTAAAGAAAACAAAGATGCAGCTAACGTAGAAATCAAATGGGTTAAAGACTCTAAAAAATGCTTCACTGCAGTAGACTGCAGCTGCTCCACTGCTGATATCGAAAAAGCCGTGGCTTCTTCTGAAACTGGTAAAGTTGATGACAAATCCAATAAAGAAATTAAAGCAAAAATCAAATTATTGCTTAAACTTAAAGATGATGACGGTGAAGTTACTACAGCTTCCGCTATCAAACATTTCATTGGTGAAGAAATCGATTCCACATTCGGTAAAGAACAAGCTGACATTGAATATGCTTTAAATAATGGTGATACATTGTTGAAAGTTGTTCAAAGCACAGCTAAAAATGCTGAATCTATCGCTAAAACAACTGAATCCTTGTTCAAAAACCCTAAAGAAAATGAAAGCAAAAAATATGCTGCATATCGCCAAGCAGTATTGCAATTCACTTCTATCACAAACACTTTGATCAAAGGTCAAATCGCTGCAGCTCAATTAGTATTGCGTCTTGCACGTACTGCTTACATCAAAGCTGCTAAATAATTTTAGTTTACTCGTAAACTGACTATTATGTAAAATAATTTATAAGGTATGGGGTACATCCTCATACCTTATAAATATTTTTTTATGAGGTAACTTATGGAAAATAAACAATTCTCCTTTAGTTATATTATGGATGCTACTGATAATAAGTTGGTTACTGGTAAATGCGATATTTCCCGTAAGCAATTTATGTATTCCCTAGTAGAAGATATCCGTAACCACGAAGCTAAAGGGTTACAAGAATTCTACCGTGGTGTGTTGAACGCTGATGGTAATGTAATCAAATACAAAGCCGTAAGCGAAAACTTATATAACGTTTACCGTAAGAACTTAAAGACTATTGTAGAAGCATATGGTAAATCCTATAATGATGCTGTATCTACATTGGCTTATATAAGCTCTAAAGATAAACGTTTCTTAAAAGAATTTGCTAACCAAGCTGACTGTAAAGGACTTAAACTTAAGAAGTTATTCTTCGAAGAGGCTAAGTATACTCCAGCAATTAAAGATGCATTCAAATCTATTAGCAAAATCTATGAAAACTTCTACCATAACTCTAAAGAAGATCTTGATGGTGTGATTAAGACTGTCAATGAGAACTTCAATGTATTAGAGTCTGGTATTCGTGGTTCTGTAATGGGTAAAGAAGATCATTTGACTTATATGCAATTGATCGAGAAAGTTGAAAACCCTGTTACTGAAACTCGTGAAGTTACTTTAGAAGATGCTAGTGAATTATTAAAAACACTAGACGCTAATAAGAAAGAAAAGCTTACTGATCTTAAGATTGGTAAAGAAAACGCTATCAAAGAATATGACTATATCTTTGGTAAATTAGATTCCATGAAGATGGGTGAAATCAATCCTGATACTGTACGTGAAGTAGCTAAGCTTGAACAAGCTTTGTTACATCAATTACAAGAAATGGCATTGACTGATTTGTATAAATACAATAACGCTATCTTCTTAGCTGAAAAAGCTATTGAATCTGATCGTGTAACTTTACTTAAAGCTATTTACTTAACAGCACCAGAAGCTATTTCTAAAAACTCTGATATCAAATTAGCTACATCTCTTGTAGCATTGACTTCTAGTGATAAAGATGGTTTAGCTGAAATTGAACACTTGATCAAATTAAGTGAAACATCTGTAAATCTTGAAGCATGTATTCTTGAAGCGTCTACATTCGCTAAGAATATTGATGTAGAAAACAAACTTCAACGAATCAACGAAGGTGTAGCTGATAAGTTCACTGGTTTCTTAGGTAAACTTAAAGACTTCATCAATAATATCTACACTAAATCTTCTGATTGGTTCAAGAAGTTCACTGGTGTCTCTAAAGAGTATATCCAAAAGAATATGGCTGTAATGGACAAAGAGTTCAAAGCTATTAGTGATCTTAAAATGTTTGACTATGATAAAGCCAAAGCTAATATTAGCAACGCTGGTTTAATCAATAGCTTATCTTCTAAGATTACTTCTGATACTCAAGCTATTGCTAGTGGTTCTAAATCCGTAGATGATGCTATTAAAGAATTAGAAAACTCTTTAGTTGGCAACACTGAGGGCGAAACTTTCAAAGATAAATGTAAGACATTCTTCTATGGTTCCAAAGAAGTAGTATCTTACCAAATCAAGAATATGAAAGAATTAGCTGAGTACTGCTTGAATATCGATAACTTGACTAAGTTATTCGAATCTGATAAGAATAAAGCTTTGGCTGATGTAGACAACTTGATTAAATTGGCTACAGCTAACCAACAACAAAAAGCAAATGAATCTGCGTTCTTATACAATGATCAATTATTCTTAGAAGATGACGCTAATGGTGGTAATAACCCAGCACCAGCAAATAATGGTAACCAAAACCAACCAGCTAATAATCAACAAAACCAAAAAACTATCGGTAACCAAGATAGTAAAGATTCTTTATCTGGTAAGATCAATGAAAACCCTAACAAACCTAATGGTGGTGGTAATAACAACGTACAGCAATATGCTAAACGTGTTACTTCCACAGTGGCTACATTGATGTCTATCCGTATTGCGGCAGCTGAACGTTTTGCTTCTGATTTCTATAAAATCATTAAGCAACACGTTAAATACTACGAGGGCGATAATGGTAACAACCAAAACAATAATCAACCTCAAGGTAATCAAGACCAACAAGCTCAACCTGCTAAATAAAAAGAAACTCCCATATAGGCAATGCCTATATGGGGTCTTTTTGTGCTACTTAGTTTTCTTAGATGGGAGTTTATTGAATGTAAGAATGGTATTAGCTACAAATGTAGTACCATTGTTATCGTATACTTCTTGTTTTGAGACTAGCATATACTCACCACTACGTGTAGTCTTTTCAGTTTCATTACTAATAAGATATTTTAGATTGATATTGAAGATATCATTATCTAATTCTAGTTTATGTACTGTGATAGTAGACTTATTTAGCTCAATAGCATGCTTAATATTCTTTAAGATATTAATATTATCATTAGGTAAACGAATAATCTTTTGTTTAGCTAATGTCTCTACTGTATCTAAAGCAATGCTAACTAATGATTCACCATCAGATCCAATATTACCTAAGTCTTTAAAACTGTCAATAGATAATTGTGCACCTTGTTTAATTACATTGAAAGTATCACGCATACTATTGAAGTCTTTCTTAAACATTTGCTTATTATCTACAAACATTTCTTTTGCAGAATCAGCTTGGGATTTAAAGTCTTTAATAACCATATTCCCACCCTCAAGCAATTTTTGACCGAAGTCAGTAGGGATACCTTGGGCCTTGTCTACAAACGCCTTTATCGTTGCACCAGCATTCCTATTTAGCTTGTTTGAGGCACCCATAGTATTGGTATCGCTGGCAATTCCTGTACTATAACTTTTTGCAGACGTAAACATTTCTTGGAATGGTGCTTCAAATTTCTTTAAATGTCTTAGGTCTACTGATTGATATTGTCTTAAGTCTGGTGGATCTTGTGGGTTAAGACAATATGATACTTCCTCGGGCATATTAATCAATGTTGTAGTTACATTACCAATATTTTGAGTCCATCCACCAAACCCTTTGGAGAATTGTACCATGCCCTTATTATGAGTTTCATCAGTCTTTGTGGCATCTTTCTTAAAATCCCAGCATGTAGTCTGTAAACCACTTAGGTTATCTTGGAAGTTTATAGGTTTAATACCACCAACGTAGTTACGAGTACCCTCAATATTGTATATCTGACCAGTATATGCTTTTACATACTCATCAAAGTTAGGTATACACTTATTGATATATTTACCATACTTATCATTAGCACCATTAATCTCAGTAAGGATATTCTTAACCTCGTCTATTTCACCAATTTGGTGTAATGCTTCTTGTGGTAAAGATGCTATAGTTGCTTTAGTCTGATTATATAGATCTAGTGTAGTAGTTTTGAAGTCATCTACCTGCTCTTTCATTTCAATCATTCTACCCTTAATCTCATATGTAGTTCTATGGATATTTTGTACTACATTACGTACTTGTCCAGAGAAGACTTTTACATTATCCATAATATTAAGGATATTCTTATAAGCACCTAAGATACCACCAAACCCTTTATGTTTCTTTAGGAAAGATTCTTGTTTTTGTTTAGACGCATCTACTACAGCAGCAATACCTTCCATAGACTTGTCTACCATGTCATCACTATTGAAATTGGTATCATTCATAGGTACAATCATACTATATGCTTTATCTTGGTCATCAGTTTCAATACCACGAACCATACCCTCATCACTCATTAATGGTTTAATATCTATTTTGATGGTTGGGAATCTATCATTCTTACGTAATACTGATTTACCAGCTTTAGATACTAGATATGTATTGTCAAAATCCATAAAGAATCTATATCCAGTCTCATAGAAGACTTTTACATTGTTTAAGTAGTCTATGGACTTAGATAGTGACTCTTTAGGGGATAAGATTAACTGTGGTACAGTATCTTTATAGTCAAATGGTTCCATTAATAGTGGGATACCATTGTTTAATAACTGCATAACTATATCTTGCATATTAGAATCGTATGTGGTTAGGTTAGCTGGCTTTTGTAATGCATCAGCTAGTCGTTTAGACACCATACCAACACGAATAAGTCTAAACTTATCTTTATTCTCAGCTTCTTCTTTAGTTGGTGCAGTATTATCCCATTTCTTATTAGGGTTTACATCTCCCTCAATGAGATATGTACACTCTTCTTTAATATAAGCCTCTACAATGTTTGTAGTGGATAGTGTATTTGTATTCTTCTTGTTTATAGTCAATACCATAGTAGAGTCTTTATTATCTTTAATCATTAAGTCTACTATATTAGTATCGACACTCATAGTTACCGTTACTATCGGCATATTAAGATTATCATATTCTTTATTGATGATAATCTGTTTTATATTCTCTTGCTCTATAGGATATGATTTAACTTCACCACCACTTCTATGGTTGAAATCTATCCTAGCCATATATTCATAAGTGAGCTGCATATGTATCACCTCAAGAAAAAAAAATAAAGTACAAGGACCGATAGTGGCCCTTGTACTAGAATGTTGAGGACTATAGTCTAGTTAGATCTAGCGGATGGTTAGCGAAATACTTATTATTAAGACTCTTAACCATATCAGGATCTATTAGATTTACATTCCATCTTATATCCTCAACTGGTTTACCAGCTAATATATACTTATTGTACTGATGTAACACATCAACAGCTTTAAAGTTACTGAATACTTTATTAGGGTCTAAGTTCTTATTTAATAACTGACATAGTTCAGCTATATCAGCAAAGCTACTAATGTAATTAGTACGTTTATGAGCTAAGAACTGTGGTACTGTTTTAATAATCTTATCAGTACGTATACCTGTACCACTTACACTACGCTGTCTTACCCCTAATAATGCCATAATTAAACTTAAAGCGTCTCTAGGGATAGTATCAATAAGATCTGGTTCAGATATAGTACGTTTAAGGCTTTCAATATACTCTGCTATACAGTTATCTATATTAATAGCCTTACATTCTAACTCACCAAATCTATACAAGTGCTTAATCTGTACAGTCTGTGTCATAGATATAGGAATCAATTGATGATTCATTACAGATCTACTTAGAATGATATTAGGATTATAGTTACCACTAGCAAACTCATCATTCATAATAGAATAGATTGATACTGATGGGTCTACTGGAGCCTCAATAAAGTATACATCAGGAAGATACTTACAAAGTATATTCAATACGTACATATTATGCTCAAGATATTCCTTAATACCTATAGCCATATCATAATCATTCAATGAGTTCTGGTTATAGGTTGGTAGTTCTTCTACTGCTGTAGGGAAATATCCTGTAGTATAGATTAAGAAGATCTTTGTATGTACACCAAAGTATCTTCTATAAAAATCTCTATAGTGACCAACTAAGTTAGTTATATAAGCCACTAAATCATGTTTAGCTATAAGAAGCATATTATTCTTATAGAAGTCTCTAAAGATATGATACAAGTCAATGTAAATATTCAAACCTGTAGCATCACTATTAGCAAACTCTCTAATGGTTAATTCATTTAATGTCTTATAAGGAATCATATTAGATATAATGATTCCTTCGACACTAGCTTTATAACGTGATTGTAATTCTTGCATTGTCTATTACCTCCTATAGTTATAATATATAACTAATTAGGCATTTCCACAATACTTACAATGCACAGAGTTTCTTAGTTTACGTAAACATGTATTACATATAGGGGTAGAGAATCCCTTAGGCGGAGATGATTGTGTTTTACCACAGATGATACAAGTAAATGGTAAACGCTCAGCTTTAGCTAGTCGTTCTAGACAGCTATCACAAAACATTAGTTTCATATCACGTACATCACGTTGGTCTATCTTATGACATGCTTGACATTCAAAGTCCCAATATTGTACGTACCCAGGGTCTTCATTATCAAACTTACATGTTTCCCAGATACATCTACCATTATTATTTAAGTATACACAAGTTTTTCTTTCGCATTTCTCAAACTGTTCATAAGGGGGCTGTGTATCACCCTTTAATTTGTTTTCTTCGGATTGACCGCTACCAAAGCTCATTTCTTTTCACCAGATTTCTTTTTAGAATTAGTACGTTTACGACGTTTCTTTTGTGTAGGTTTCTTAGTATCCTTATTTGGTTTTGTAACTTCACGTATAGCGTTAGCTATGCCATCAATTACTTCTTTATTAGATACAGCTGCACCACTAAGTAATGGAGAGATATCTTCATGATATTTAGGATTCTTTTGAATGTCCTTAAATTTCTCAGCCATATCTTTTATACCATTTACCGTAGAGTTAGGTGATTTTTTATACCATCTATCAATCTTAGTATCTACTTCTTTGATTTCTTCTTTAGTTAGCTTTAGATTGTCCTCATCTAAATCTAAATGACGCATCATCTCTACTCCATATATCATAGAGTCTACTTTATCACCATCAGTATCAGCTTTAACTTTTTCTTTAGGTGGAGCTGGTGGTCTAATAGGTTTTTTACTATCAGGAAGCTGAATAGAAATAATATTTTTACCAAACTGTGGTGGCGTAGTACCTTTAGGTACAAAGAATCCTGGCCCGTTTGGTATTTGATATAAATCATATTTAGGTTCTTCTTTTTTACCTCTAAGCTTTTGCCATAATCTTTTAGCCCAGGTGTTTATAATCTGTTTCAATGTCATAGTCTCCTCCCTATTTAATAATATAATCTATATCCTTAGCTATTCCTTGATTCTCTAAAGACTTAGATATACCTTTAGCTTGTTTCTTAGTATATACTTTATCCATAAAGTATATATCTATTTCAACCCTAGGTTTTACCGAATAGAATCTTCTTACAGAACCGTCTATAACTAAAGTATCATCTAACCAAATATTAGAATTAAACATATCAGAATACTTCTTACCAATATTATCCCAGTCTGGTTTAGACAGAGGTCTTATTAAACCAACTTCAGCTAATGCGGTTTCTTTCTTATTAAAATATTGTGGTGTTTTAAGATAAGCATTAAACTCAACTATAGTTGGAGTGTATAGCATTTGTTGTATTTGATTTAGCTCACCAGAGTCAATCATACGACGCATACTACTATTATCTTCTAACCCAGTTGGTGAATATACCTTAACAAATGAGCCATTGCTTAAAGCAGCATTTGCTAAGTTATATCTATTAACTAATTGGAACCTAGGTCTTGGTGCACCCTCAGGTTCTTCATATAAGATAACTCTAATATGACTATACTGTGTGCTATCAATAGCATTATGATAAGCTTCCATAATTTCAGCTTGTTGTTTATTACTAATACCTAGTTCATTAGATATATACTGTAATCTATCATAATGATCATTAGGTATTTCTCCATATTTCTCTTCATACTGTAAGAGCTTCTCATGTCTTGTCTTACGTTTCATTATATAAGCATCCTCCTTTCTGTGAATAAAAACCCCGATAAGACGCTTATGGTCTTATCGGGATGTTTTTGTTCTTATATTATATTAATTATTATACATATATAGAATTTTATTCATAACTGATTGAGTCAGTGCTTGCATTGGACCATTTGATAATAGCTGTTTAGCTTGACCAGTAATAGACCAATAGGATAATCTAAATGCACGACCAATATCAGTTTGGTTGATATTTACACCAGCCATATTAGCTAGGTAGGTCAAAGCATTTACGTTCTTTAAAGAACTTTCCATAGATAGATTACCAGATAGGTCACCCATTACATCTGGAGCAATGATATTCATACTATGATATAAGTCTTTGATATCAATAGATACGTCGACTACTGTTGGTAAGCCATCAATAGTCCAACCACCATCTGTACCCTTAGTAATAGATAATGAGCCTATCATACCACTATCAATACTGAAGAAACCTTTATAGAATGCTCTTACTAGGAATGGTGATGCATAACCATTAGCACCCATTTGTCTTGGTGCAGACATGCAGATTAGATGAATAAGTGGTGCACCTATATTTAGGAACCAGCTATATTTATCAAAGTCTGGTGTAGTTAATTTAAGATTAACTGTATAGCTTACACTATGACTAGAGTCTGACCAGATTTCTGGGAATACTAATTTACCACCAGCAAATACTGTCTTAGCACCAGTCTTCAAGTTATCTATGAAAGAACCTATACCACCAAACATACCATCACCAGCATTGCTACTATTAGATGCTACGTTATTGATAACGTTACCAGTACTAGTATTAGCATTATCATAGAATGAGATATTACTTAAACCAGTAATAAACTGTAACTCCCTAACCATACCAGACATCTCATTAACTTTAGCAGCTAATTGGGATTGAGTTGTATCATTACTGAAAGATTCAGAGATAGAAGTTTCAGAGTTTAGATAGAATGCTACAGCCCCATAGTATGATAACTGCTTTGATAGTGATGATGTGGATGTTAATGTAGACCAATCAAAATTACCTATCTTACCACCGTACGGAGACTCTTCATTAGATATACCTAAGTATACTGCTAATGCATTAGTCATTGCATTTACATAAGTAAAGTATTCTTTCTTAGCAAAACGTAATTGGTAGTACTTGGTTTCTTTACCCTTACCAATAATACCATTAGTTAAAGACTGTAAAGAGATATCATCAGCACCACCAGATAGTTTTTGGATTAATGCATTCTTCTCTTTATTAGAATAGCCAGCTAAGAACTCTGGCAATCCTGGTGTAAGAATAAGTAATGGAATCTTAGATGCTATCTTGGCACCGAAAGTTCTACCAACATCAGTACCAGGAATTCTCATATCAGCTATATCCATCCATTGATATGGCATGCCAAATACTCGATATAACTGAGATGTTTTAAATCCATCTATAAATTCATTTAAGTTATAAGATGTCAAGTTAGAAGCGGCCGCCATTTCAGCAGTAGATGCTAATGAATCTTCATATTCACGCTTTTGACCAGCTGCTACATCTTTACCAGAACCTTTGATGATGGCTTCTCTACCAGCTTTATAGCCTTGCTCTAAAGTCATACCAGCATTACCTTGACCAGCTGCTGCTTTTGTTGGACTTTTATTAGCATTCTTAGTACTACCGTTAGAATAGTCTACAGCAGTACCAGCTACACCTAACTCAGTTACAATATTACCTTTAATCATCTTCTGGTTTTCAGCACTACCAGTACCCCAATAGTCGGCAGATACTTCAGCAGCTTTTTGACGAATAGTAGCTTGCTCTTGAGCACTCATACCACTATAATTGGCTATCTCTTTAGCCATACGATAGTATTCTATTTCACCATCAGTCATCTTATCAGTACCAAGACGTTCAGCTGCTTCGGTAAACATTTGGTAGTTAGCTAAATCTGTTTGATTAAAAGGTTTACCTAATGCAAGTTTTTCTGTACTACTGGAATTAAGTACAGTAGACATTGTTTTCTTAAGTCTAGTAGCATCACCACCGATACCATCTAAACCCTCTTTACGTAAATTATCTAATGCCTTATCTGCCATATCTGTAGCAGAAGATGCCACTTTGAAGTAGACACTATGGGGCAGTGCAGCTTCCCCGGTTATTTTCCCCGGAATGGATCCTCTTCAGCTTTAGCACGTGCTTTAGCATACATACCATCAGAGTTTTCGTTATTGTAACGAGCATATGGGTCATATTGTTTAACCATAACCAATGTCTTAGTTGGAATCCATTGGTTAATACCGTTTTTAACTTTATGACCAAGCAATGTCAATTTACGAGAAGAATCAAGCATATAAACTACATGATAGCAGTTTGGTAAACAAAGTTCTTTAGCGATCTTTTGACCATATGCATTTACAGAACCTGGTTTAATACCAACGATATCATTGTATTTCAAAGTACGATAATCTACAGGTGGATATTGAGTAATATTAGAAGTGTCTTCTTCTAAGTAATCAAATGTACCATATGTAGAAGAGATACGTACCCAGCGTTCAGGTTTACCTGGTTCACTAACACGACCCCAAACATTATCACGTTCTTTAGGGACTTCTGGTGGAGTAGCATAAATAATACCAGGAGCGAAATCATAAATATTTACAGTTTCACCTGGGCGCACGAATGCACGCATAAGACCACGATCATCTGGAGTCTCACGTACATATAAAGGTTTCTTGCTTGTATTGACATAAACTTTATATTCAACCTTTTGTGTAGAGGTTGCATTATCAACAGTTGGCATATGTATTACCTCCATAATAATAAAAATAAAAATTTAATAAGATGTTCCCACTAGGCCAATTTCCAGACCTAGCGGGAATCTAATCTTATGTTATAATTCAGGATCCCAAGGGATACCCATAATATCTTTTACATGTCTACTAAGCTCAATAAGAACTTTATTCATAGCAGCCATAATAAGTACAGAACCAACCATACGACCATTTACTGAGTGTGTGGCTAGTAGTGTATGTACTTTTTCATCTTTACGATATTCACTTACAGGTTCTTTACCTTTAGGGAAGATAGATTTTACTACACCTTTCAAAGCAGAGTAGTATACTAGTTTATCCCCTACACCCATAGTGTCTTCGTATTTGATATAGAATTCAATAAGAACTTTATCTTCAGCATGTTTAAGTTTACCTGTAGTTGGTAACTTACCAGTAGAATCATATTCCTTAGTAGATATATTTAGTTTCTCTAGACGTTTCTTTGTCTTATTGATATTTGCTTCATAGTCTGATACAGTCTTACGTAATGATGGAGATAACTCTTCTAATTCATTAGTACGATAGATCTTAATACCTTGAAGAACACCAGTAACTTTAGATTTGATTTTAATCTTACCTAAGTCATTTACTTCTTCACCATCAATCTTAAGCTTAGCTAAGATATCGTTTGATGTTTCATCATCGGAAGCTATTTGATAAGTGAATAGTGTATCACCCTCTTGTACAGGTGTACCTACTTTAGCAATGAAGTCTACTATATCTTCTTTATTAAGTCTTACGTCCATTTGGAGCAATACATCGGAAGACATATCTTCAGATAATTTGTCAGAGATAATAGCACTATCCTCAAAACCTTCATCGGTATTCATGATAGCAATCTTAGCTAATGTACCGATATTGTAAGACAAGTTACCAGTACCAACGTTATCAGAGTAACTGGATTTATCATAGGCTACAATATCCCCAGCTTTAACTTTAGCACCGACTTTAAGATCAGTATCTAGTTTAAGATTAACGAAGAAACCACCATCAGAGTTCTTCTCAATACGGTTACGTAAATCTACATGCTCTACTATACCTTGGTCTATATATCTGATGATCATATAGTCATCGGTAAGCTCATCAATTACACCGTTATATTTAGCTTTGAATGCGAATGTATCAGATGTCATATATGGTAATGCTTGGTCTGCACCATTAGTTACCAATAATGGGTCACTACGTCTAGTTCTCATACCATGCTTAGACGTTTGGATAAATGTCATAGCTGTACGGAATGGATCATCATGTGTAGTCCCTAATGGTGTTAATGCTTCAGTGATGGATAACGTATTAACGTCATTCATCTTAGACTCTTCATTCTTGCTATTATAGATATAACCACGTGTATCATTGATAGCCATATTAATAGTAGTCTGTCTATTAATACCCACATTACCAGCAAACCCTGTGGACATAGCTAGTTTATTAATCATAGATTTATCGTAAGTACGTTTCTCTAGATTATAAGATCTATCAGAGTTCAAACCAGATAAGCCTTTGAATGTAACTGTATTAGCAGTTTCCATTTCTAGCAATGGTGTTAAGATACTTAAGTCGGATGCAGTGGAGTCTGCTAGAGTCAAGTCTACTACAGCAGAACGTTTCATAAACATCTTGCTATCAGTTCTACCATTCTTATATTCAGCTAAGAATAATTGATAAGATGTAGCCAAAGACTTATAAACAAAATGAGCTAAACGTTCATTAGTACGGAAACGGTTACCAGTAATATCAGTATGCTTATTATATTGATTGTCCGCTAATAGACTACTAGCATAACCTAATGCTGTAATGTAATCAGTTGGTAGATTGTACTTTCTACATACATCAACTGTGATAGGATCCATCATTAAGTTATAGAATGCGTCTAAACCATTAGCTTTAATTCTACCACCATATTGATCTAATACATCCAACCACATAGCTACACCATTAGTTTCAGCTATAGTATAATCTTCTGTATTGATTTCAAATAACCCAGATACTAATAGTGAAGTCTCTGGAGAACTATCATATTCTAAGAAACCATCTTTAAACTTAATATAGTTCCTTGTAGCAGTTGGTCTCTTTTCTTGTACATTCCATTGTACTTTAGCTCTATTCAATGCTTCAGATAAACCTACAGAATATGCCATTACACAAATAACTGGAATATTCATTTGGTTGATAGATGCTCTAGAGTGTGCTACAGTTTTACCTTGTTTATAGTATTTCTTAAACTGCTCTTGATAAACTGTATCAGTCATAAGCTTACTATTAATCATAGCAACTACATCATCATCTTCAGCTGCTAATATAGTCTTATCTTTAGTATTTACACCATAAGCTAGCATACCACTGCCAGGGTCTTTATATTCTGGAGCGTTACGTAATTCATCTTGGTTAAAGAGAATCTTAGTACCATCTTTAAATTCAATATAAGAGAATTGAGATGCCATATCAATATATTCCATAGGAAGAATATACTTAGCAGTAATCTTTAAGTTAGACCCTGTAGCAATCTTCTTGATTGTAGTACAACCTTTATATTTCTCTTCTAAGATTTTATTCAAAGATCTGATGATAGCTGTAGTAGTATTAGTGGACTTACCTTGCTGACCATACTTATTAATCATAATTTTATTATAGTTGGTAACCAACTGAGATGTGGTTGGTCCTGTCTTAATAATAGGAATATTGATTAACTGACCAGAGATAGTTTTATCATTACCACGTAATCTCATGAAACGATTATCAATCAATTTAGGTACATCGAATGTAAGACTATGTCTTGTGCCATTAGCATCTTCTAGCTGTACACGATATGTCCAGATAGAATCTTCAGATGTAGAAGTATCATCTTTATCTATCTTAAGTACAGACATAGGGATAGTCTTGTTTTCAGTAAATGCATAGATAGCTCTAACTATATCAGCATCTAAGTCATACTGTTTATCAAAGTTGACTTTCTTTAACCCTTCCCATTGATCGTCAATAGTTTGTACTTGAGGGATATCTGTAGTACGTAATGGTTGCTCAGCACTATCTTCAAGTAATTCAGAGATAGGCTTATTATTTAAACTAGACTTTAAGAACTTATCATTCAATAAGTCCATACGTTTACGTCTAGCTTGAGAGATATCTATAGTAGTATGTCTAGTCTCTTGTGCTTTAAGTAAAGCTACTTTAAGATTAACTTCTTCTTCAGCTTTCTTAATAGCTTCTGTTTCATCTGAAGAAGCATTCACTATATCATTAAGCTGATTGGATACGTCTTCTTGAGCTTTCTCTTCTTCTTTAGAAGATTCAGGGTCTAATGGTTTAGTTTCTGGTTCTTTAGGTTTGTCCATATCCAATACATCAACTTTTCTAGTATCCTTAATGATATTAGATTTAGACCCATCAATATTATTGATTTGGATACCAGATTTCTTTTCAATAGCATCAGCTACTTTGATTTTAATCTCTTCTTTGTTTTCACGTTCAGTATCTTCAACTGGTTCTCTCATAATCAGTTTACGGATATTTTGTTTAAACTTAGAGATTGCATAGTTATCAAAATCATCAAAGTTGACTTTAAACCAACCAGTCTTACCTAAGAAGATAAAATCAACTCCTTTAAAGTATTCTAGTTCATAAGAACTAGTGGTATATAATCTAGCAATAATAGAGAAGATATTGATATCTTTACTGATATTGAATATATTAGATAGATCTGTATCTTTAGCCCAGTCATGTACTGGAACTATAACTGTTTTCTTAGTATAAGAGCTAAGACGTTTATCATTAATGAATCTAGCCATTAATGTAAATAAGATGTCAGTCCCATAGTCTTTAGGAAATTTCTTATTATACTTATTCGTAAAGAATGCATCAGTATAGTAAGTCAAGTCATAGAATAAGTTTCTATTCATATACTTATCTATAGATGGTTTAGTTAATACAATACTAGGGAATTTCTCTCTAATAGTATCATAATAAGCTAAAACTTCTTTTCTATTTCTAAAACGTTCTCTATATAGCATTTGAGCTAAACGTTTATTAGTCATAGGACCTTCTACGGCTTCACCAAATAGAATCAATTGATCGCTAGTTTGGATATAGTCTTCATTGATTATAGATTGTCCTTCACGTACAATATCTAAGTCTGGTTGATAATCTAATAACTCACCAGATTCACTTTGTACTTGTCTTAATGGTGTGACATAATAACTATAGTTAGGCTCTACATAGTATGAGCTAAACATAGCTAAGTTCTCAACTAATGGTGATTCCATTATATCTTTTACACCATCAAATGATTTAGCCATAAGAAATATACAACTACCAAAACGTTTATTCTTCTTATTGATAGGGGTATAAAACTTAGAGTTTATTAATCGTAAAGGCTGTATACGGTCTACTAAGATAGCCATTCTAATAACCTCCAATTTGTTAATTCTGAGTATATTATTCGTTTAATAGCCTGTTGAGGATGTACTCTTATAGAGGCTAAATTTCACCTAACACTCATATAGAGTAAATAATATAAGCTGGTTATATTATTTAATACTGTACGAATCCGAGGAGTAAAGTAATTTTAACTTAGGATCCGAGACTATTAACCAAATGCAAAATTAACACAAATAATTTATTTATTTTACAAGAGACCATATTGACTATATGGTCTTTTTCTATTTATAGTTACCCAACTATCCGAAATATATGTCAAGACATAACATAAATTCTCTATATTATTTTGCACAATACGTTATATCCTTTGGTTATAGTTCGAAGAGCCTGAAGTTGTAAGGGGATGGGCAGTTAGTATTAAACAATTATAGGTATCTTATAGACGTTACTCAATCTTCTTCGGCTATCCCTGTGGTGGGAATTTCAATTTCAACCCTAAAAATATACTAACCAATAAAAAGTATACAAATAAAATGTACTACAACAGCTATCCACCACAAATAGCATGCCAGGGTTATGATATCCTCATAACTTATATAAACTTGATCACATAGCATAAGATTCCCTATAGGAAATTCTTCCTATAGGGGTTCTTTCTGCTTTTTAATAAATTATTACTAGATAAACAGGTTATTAATCTTATATAGCCTAAGTGAGGTACAGTTATGACTGATAAGAGTAAGAAGGAAATGTTAGAATCGGGAAATATGAGCTTTATTGATTTCTTAAATCAAAGCACACCTATTGAGTTGAATGAGTTTCTCAAAAACAAGGGGAAACGAAAAATAAGATCAATGTTTATACGTCTATAAGACTTATAATATAAACTATTTCTTTATGGAGGAAACAAACTATGAGTACTGTAAAAGAATTAATGGGACAAATCAAAGCTGAATTGAAACACGCTTCTGCTTCTAATAAAGACGAAGCACGTGTAATGGCTGCTATGCTTAATGACACTGATTTCAAAGTTGGTGTATACGATTCCACTGGTAAAGTTGGTGAAGTATGTATCGCTGATGACTACCGTAATATCTTAGCTAATGCTATCTCTGCTACAACTAAAATCTCTAAAGAAGAAGCTACTGTATTAGCAGCTGGTTATGAAGCTAAAAAATCTGATGCTGAACGTATGTTAAACATCGTTAAAACATTCCCATTCGAATACATGCGTAATACTGGTCGTACTTTCAAATTGGGTGGCCGTGAAAAATCCAATATTACATTATCTTTCAAAGACGTACAAGCTTCTACTCGTTCTTTCCCTAAACAAGAAGGCATCGACAAAGATGGTAAAGCTATCTACGTTAAAACCGAAGTTAAAGTGCCTGGCTATGAAAGTATTAAAGTTCAAAACCCTTGCCCAGCTTGGGTAAAAAAATAATACAACTATAACAAGTTAGTGAGTAGAAGTATAATGCTATCGCCAAGAATACGTGCAATTATAATTATACTCACATTGAATTTCTTCCTAGATGGTAGGGTGCTTACCATACCTCTAGCCAACCTTACTATCTAGGTAGGATTCCTCTTATAGTTAATAATAACCCCTATTCTAACTTAACTCCAAGCTATACCCCATATAGGCACTGTCCTATATGGGGTATTTGCCGTCTCTCAGAACACACCATTAATCCAAGAAAGGAGGAATACACTCTTGGCAAAAGTTAAAATTACTAATTATCTAAAGAACCTTGGTAAGTCTTTAGTATTTGCTACAGTAGAAGATACTATTAAAGCTGAAATGCCTTCAGCTACTGAGTTTATGTCTACTAATGCTGATACTATGAAGCACGTATACCATGGTGTAAAAGATTATAAAAGTACAGTTAAACGTGCTGGCCAAATGATTGCCGGTACTGGCTTATATCAAGCTGGGGACTATGCTTTTAAATCTGCTTTAGAAGACCTAAAGACTGGTAATTTCTATAACCAGCAACGTGGTGATGATTTAATGATGAAGTCAATGGGTATGGATGATTTCGATATGGATTTCGATGAAGACTTCTCTATGGAATCTGATAATACACCTAGTCTTGATCATGATACAGAAGCCACAATACAAACTATAGAAGCTAGTACTGCTGCTAGTACAAATGCTATTGCTGGTGCTACAGTAAAGAGTGCTGAGCATGTAGCTGGTACTGTACGTCAAAGTACAGCTCTTATGTTTGCTCAACAAGAGAAACTATTCTCTGGGTTAAATAATAATATCTTAGGCATGCATGGCACTCTAAGTAATATTATGGCGTTTAACCAAAATAACTTACAAGCTCACTTAGAGAACTCTCGTAAGTACTTTGAAGAATCTTCTCAGCTTAATCGTGAAAACAATGCTATCTTAAAAGAAATGCTAGATATGCAACGTTTTGATTTCCAAGCTAGACAAAAATCTAGAGAGGAAGCTGCTAAGAGAACTAAAGATAAATTCAATATCAATAATCTCATGGGTATGAATGGCGGTATGGATATAGCTAGCTATTTCAGCCATATCAAAAAGAATGCTACCGATGAGTTAGAGATGTCTGAATTAGGTATCTTAGCTGGTATGGATCCTGATCAATTAAAGATGATGGTTGCAAATCCTTTATCTATCATTCCTATTGCCATTGGTCAAGGTATCATTGGGAAGAACGTTCGTGCTCAGATGAAGAAACTAGATAAGACCTTATCTGGTACATTCGCACATATGCTTGCAGAGCTTCACAGAGCTGGTCAAGAACGTGATGGTATAGCTGGTATTATTGGTCGTATCTTTGGTGCTAAACAAGAGATGACTACTAAACTCAAAACTGATAAGTTTGAGAAGGGTCCTGTACCGTTCGATGGTATTACTAAGAAAGCTATCATTGACGTAATCCCTGGTCACTTAGCTAGAATCGAAGCAGCTCTTACTGGTAATTCTGCACCAGTATATGACTACGAATCTGGTAAATGGACTACCATGGCTAAGATTAAAGAACGCCGAGACGATATGGAAAAAAGTGCTAAACAAATTGGCTTGGCTGAATTTAAGAAACAAATGGAAAAGGGTGCCATTAATAGTGGTGTAACTAAAGACATAGACTCTATCGGTAGCAAGAAAGAGTTCATGGAAGAATTATCCGAATACTTCTTTAAGAATCAGACTTTGTCTGGTTATAATGGTAAGTATAAAGATGCTGCTAATAAAGCATGGGATAATGCTGATATGTCTTTAGCAGCTAAAGAGATTCATGATGCTATGGCTAACTTCAATAGTATGATGCATTCTATTGAGAATACTCCACATGATACTATGCTTAAACTATTCGATGGATCTCAAAAGTTTGCTGGTAAAACTGGTTCTGGTGGTAAGTTATCTGGTGTAAGTTTATTGACAGATGATGATGGTAATGGTGCGATCTATTACTTAAAGAATATCTGGGAAGAACTTAGATCTATTAGAGCTGGTGCTTCGTTTGGTGGTGCTGGTAAACGTAAGAAACCTGCTAAAGCTAAATATAAGAGAGGTTCTAACACTAATAAAGCTCACGTTAGTGGAGAGTCTAAATCTAAAAGCTCTTCAGAAGACGGAGAGGGTCCCATACTTGGTACTGCTGATCAGTGGGCTGCTTCAGCGGATGACGTTGGTTACAACGATCCAGATGAGTTAAAACCAGATCCTAATAATATTTTAGATGAGATATTTAGTGATACTGATGCTACAGCTGCAGATAAATTTAAAAACGTACTTAAAGCATTATATAAATCTCCACGTAGTGTAGTAGCTGGTGCTGTAGGTATGGTTGATAAGCATATCTATAAATTCTTCTTTAAACAAGATACAGGTCTTAAAGATAAAGATGGTAAACCTATCGTTGGTTTCTTTAATCGTATGGTTTATCAATTAGATAAGACATTCAACTCTGTAGTTGATACTTTGAAGAAGAAACTTCTTAACCCTATTAAAGCTAAAGCTAAGAAAGCATGGCGTAAAGGTAAAGAGTTCTTTGGTGGATTCGTTGATGAAGAAGATCAAAATGAATTTACTAGTGCTTTACAAGACTCTAAAGATGGGCTTATTGGTTCATTCAAAGAGCAATTTGCTTCTGTAAAGAAAGATTTATTCAAAGAAGATACTGAAATGAAGATTGCTTCTCAATCTAAGCAATCTCGTGGTGTATTTATGAATAAACTAGAAGCTGCACTTAAAACTGCTGCTACAAAAGAAGAAGCAGATAGTATCAAGAAGCGTATCAATAAAGCTAAACGTCTCTTTAAGTCTGTAGAGAATGAAGAAGATAAAGCTGAGGTCACTCAAAACTATAATGGTACGTTAAATGTACCTGGATACGCTTTGACTACAGTATCTCCTGGTGAAGCTATTATCCCAGCAGACCAAAATCCATTTAATCCTGATAGAGATAAAGCTAGTCGTAGTAGAGATCGCTATGAGGAAAATAAACTAAAACGTAGATTTATTGATGGTGATGGTCAAGAGATACTATCTCATGCTGATGGTACATCTTCTTTCGGTAAAGCTGGTAAATTTGCTCGTGGTAAATTAAATAGCTTATGGAAAGATGGCTTTGGTCGTATCGGTGATATGATTAAAGAAACATTTGGTTCCGAAGCGTTTAAAAACTGGAATGAAAAAGACCGTGACTTGTTCATGAACCCTGCTAAGCTTGCTGGTAAAGGTATAGCTGGTGGTGGTGCAGGTACTTTAATTGGTACTTTATTTGCTCCAGGTATTGGTACTATCATTGGTGGCTTAGCTGGTGCTTCTATCAATATCTTAAGAGAATCTGAAACTGTCAAAGGGTGGTTATTTGGTCAACTTGGTGAAGATGGTACTCGTCAAGGTGGTGTGTTCTCTCGTAAGACACAAGCCTTAATGAAGAAATATCTTCCTGATATGGGTGCATGGGGTACCGTAGGTTCCGTTGCTGGTTTATTAACTGGTTTTGGTCCTGTTGGTGGTGTTATGCTTGGTGCCGCTATTGGCTTTGCTAAGAATAACCAAACTATCTCTGATAAATTATTCGGTACTCAGTTAAAAGATAAAGATGGTCGTATTATTGGTCGTGCCAATAATGGTATCTTATCTAAGAAACAACAAGCTTTCTTGAAGAAGTCTTATAAGACTATGCTTCCTGGTGCTATTGCTGGTTTAGCATTAGACCCTACAGGTGGTTTAATTACTAACTTAGCGTTCGGTGCTGGTGGTAGCTTATTACTTACTTCTGATAAATTCCAAAACTTCATGCTAGGTAAACGTGGATTTGATGGTAAACGTCGTGGTGGTGTAGTTGGTAAGATTGAAACTATGCTTACTTCACCTATCAAGTTATTTGCTAAATCCATTACAGATACCAAGAAGGGTTGGATTGGTACTGCTATCGTAAAACCTACAGCTACTTTATTTAAAGGGCTTATGGGTGAAATCAAAATGGCTTGGCGTAAAACAAGTATTATGGATGTAATCGGTAATGCTTGGAGAAAAGCTATTGAGTCTACAGTTGGTATACCATTTATGCATAAACTGGAAACTGATGTAATTAAACCATTAAAATCTAAAGTCACTGGTTGGTTAGGTTCATTATTCAAACCTGTCAAAGCCGGTGCTCAGTGGGTTAAAGGCAAGATTACTTCGGGGTTTGGTGTATTAGGTGAAGCTGGTAATAGACTTATTGACCGTCAACAAATGCAAGGTTTAGGTGCAGCTCTTGGTATGTCTGCTAGAGAACGTCTAGAACGTGGTAAAGAACGTGGATTAGACGGATATAGATATCAAGATATGGATACTAAGCTAGTTGGTATGACAGCTGGTCAGTTAAATACTTACCGTAATTCCTTATATGCTATGCTAGATGGTGACCAAGTTCATGAGCATAAAGTCGATACTATTAAGTCAGCTAGAGAAAGATTCTATGGTAACAAACGTGACCTAGAAAATGGTTGGACTAAGAAAGGTGCCGATGATATTGCTATCGCTCTAGAAAAAGGTGAACCTTGGGTTAAGATTAAGAAAATAATCACAGACCATAGATTACCTGCAGAGTCTGAAGAATTCTTATTAAAAGAAGCAAGAAAGACATATGATGAAGTTACGGCTATGTCTGACATGCAAAAGATCTCTGCTGAAGAACGTGCCAAGATTCAAGCAGAAACTGAAAAATCTCTTGGTCTTGAAGCTGGTTCTTTAAACTCTAGAAGTACAACTAATGATGTATTGTCTACAGTTAATAGTGAGCTTAGTGAACGTGATACTGATACTTTACTTGGTTCTGAAAGTAAAGTTAATGACAAGATAGTTACAGCTATGGGTACATCTGTCCAATACTTGGATAAGATGAATCTTCAATTAGCTAATATCGCTAGTCTTATCTATTCTGGTAAACCTATCAATGATGATATCATGAGAGAGTATAAGATAGATAAGAGTGGTACTGCTACACCAGCTGATGCTGCTTCTGCTGATACATCTTTACCATCTGGATATACTAAGTCTGGTTATAAATATTATGATGCTCAAGGGCGTGAAGTAGTTAAAACCACAGATGGTGGTTTTAAATTAGCTGATACAGAATCTAATAGCGATATTAAGAAAGAAGTCGATGCTAAAGAGAAACGTGAAGATGAACGTTTTGAAAAATTAGAGGGTGCTATCAATAAGAAAGGTGACAAAGACGATAAGAAGAAAGACAAAGATAAAGGTGGTATCTTTGGTAAGCTTAAGGGTGCATTAGCTGGTCTCGTAGGTCTTGGTGGATCTATGGGTGGTTTGTTGATGAACTTAGGTAAAGGTGTTGCTGGTGCCGGTATTGTAGGGTTATTTGCTCCACAATTAATCAAAGCTATGCCTGCTATTATCGAAGCTGTAAAACAAAATTCCAAACCTATTGCTGATTCTATCTCTTCTGTAGTCACTGAAGTTATTCCTCAGATTACTAAGAACTTATTCTCTAGTATGGCTGACTTTATCACTGACCCTAAAGTTGGTGTAGTATCTAAGTTAATTGGTACAGTTGCTGTAGGTGGTCTTATGGCTAAAGCAGTATGGCCTCTAGTTAACGTAGGTAAGACTATCTTCTCTATGGGTAAAGGTCTATTCAGTTGGTTTAGAGGTTCTTCTAAGAAAACTGAAACTGAAATGACTATTGCAGCTAATGCAATGACTCGTGCCGCTGCTGCTATGGAAATGATGGCACGTAGTGGTCCTTACTCTCAAATGGCTAAGAATATGGGATTAAGTGGCGATATGTCTCCTGGTCATCTTCCTGGTGGTAAAGGGCCTGGTAAGAAACCTGGTGGCGAAAAACCTAAAGGAAAACTTGCATCGTTCTTTAGTAAGTTTGGTGGCCCTAAAACTAAACTTGCTGCTTCTATTGCTGCAACTATGGGTTTAGATTATGCCATGAATTCTATGACTGCTGATGCAGCTGAACCTATGGAAATGGATCCTAATATGACCAATTATGGTATGTCTGGTGATGGTAATATTCCTATGACAGGAAATCAAGATATGCCAAGTATGGATCCACAGCAAATGGCTGATGAAGGCTTCTCTGTTGGTGATATGGCTATGGAAGGTGCACAATGGTATGCTACCGATTATGTCATGGGTAAAGCCTGGGATAAAATTGGTGGTGGTGCATCTGATACTGCTACTGATGTAGCTAAAGAAGCAACTAAGAATGAATCTAAGCTTTCTAAAGTTGCAGATAAAGCTACAAAAGCAGCTGAGTCTTCTAAAGGTGTAGCTGGTAAAATCTTTAATTGGGTTTCTAATGGTGTAACTTCCATGCTCAATAAGATTACTAGTGTAATGCCTAATAAAGAAGCTGCTGGTCGTATTGCTAAGATGGCAGGAGAAGCTGGTAAGCGTGTAGCTGGTACTTTAGTTAAACGTGCTGGTGGGGCTATTGTAAAATTAGCATCTAAAGCATTGGTTGTCGGTGCTGGTGTCGGTGCTGTATGGATTGCTGCTGATATAATCTCTGGTATTATTGGTGGTGTAACTGATTGGTATAATATTGCCGATGTAGCTTACGATGCTAATGTAGATACGGGGGTTAAAATTATAGCTGGTGCTTCTCGTATTATCAGTAATCTATTATTGAATCTTATCGATGAACAAGATATCTTTAACGTATTAGGCGGTCTATTCTATGATATGACCCCATTCCGTGATGATATCAAACGTCGTATTCAAGAATACAATGATAATCCTGATACTCACCCTAAAGGTGCTCCATCTAAAATCTCTACAGCTAAAGAATACAATGACATCTTCTCTAAAGGTCTATTAGACCAAGCTAAAGATGCATTAAGTAATGCTAAAGACTGGGTTAGTGATAAGATTGATAGTGCTAAAGAAACTGTCAAGAGTGTAGCTGCTAATCTTGCTGGTAAAGTATCCAATGAGGCTCAATATGTATGGGATAAAGCTAAAGATGCTGCGTCTTCAGCAACTAATGCTATAGGTAATGAGTTATTATACATTGGCGGTAAAGCCATGACTGGTGTCGAATGGTTATCAACCAAAGCTCAACCTATCTTGACCATGTTTGGTAAAGCTGGTGAATTAGTAGTTAACGGTATGAAAGCTGTTGGTATTACAGTAAAAGACACTGTTGGTAAGGTTACTGGTTTCTTAGGTGATATGGTTCAAGGTGCAAACCAATGGCTTAAATCCAAAGGTATCGATCTTGGGTCTATTCCTGGTAAAGTAACTCAAGCCGCAGGTGATGCTTGGACATTCTTGAAAAATGGTGCTAGCTCTTTAGCTGATAAAGCTGCTAATGAGTATAACTACGTAAAGAATGGCATAGATAATAACTTAACTTGGGCTAAGAATGGTATAGTGTCTTTTGGACAAAATGTACTTTCTCGTATAGGTAGTAACCAAGCGTCTAAGACTGGCCAAGGTAAATACGGTATGGGTGGTTTCTTCAAGCAAACTGACCCAACGTTTGCTAACTTACCATATCAAAACTCTAATGAATCTTCTGGTCAAACAATCGGAGACTCTGGTTGTGGTCCAATAGCTGGAGTTAATGCTATCCTAGCTGCTAAACACGGTATGGGTAGTGTAGATCCTGTATCTGCAGTAAACTATGCCGCTAAGAATGGTTATAAAGAATCTAATGATGGTACTAAACCAGGGTTCTTTACATCTTATGCTAGATCTCAAGGTATGGATGCATCTAACTTATCTAAGTCTGGTGTAGCTGATAGTTTGATGAGTGGTGGTTCTGTAGTATTATCTGGTAAGAGCCGTAATGGTAACTTATCTGCCGATCATCCATTTGGTCCTAATCCTCACTATGTAACTGCTACTGGATATGATCCAAGATCTAATACTGTAACTATTCAAGACCCTGAAGAGCCTGATGATGACTTACGTTATCCATTAGGTAGCGTTTTAAATAATACTGATACTGCTATTGGTATTAGTAAACGTGGACGTTCTAAGAATGCTCTTCGTCGTCATGGTATGGGTAAATCATTCATCCCTCGATGGGGCTTTGGTAAGTTCGGTCGAGGTGCTGGTGGTGCTGGTCCACAACTTCTTCAAATGCTTATGCAGGTAGGTTTTAATAAGATTGCTGCTTGTGGTATCCTTGGTAACATGATGCAAGAATCTGGATTAACTCCTAATATCGTTGAAGGCGGTGGAACTGCTTCAGAAATTACTGTAAATGGCTCCACTGGTTATGGTTTATGTCAATGGACAGATGCTGGTCGTCAACAAGGTTTGGCTGACTTTGCTCAAGCTAATGGTAAATCCTCATCTGACCCAGGTTTACAATGTTCTTACATTGCTCAAGAATGTAATAAAATGGGTATTACTGATAGCTTGAATAACTGTGCTAGTGCAGCTGATGCAGCATATCTATTCCATAAAGAATACGAAATATCTAGTGATAGTAGAGAAGCGATTCAAAAACGTTTAGACTGGGCTGAAGAGGCTTATGCTAATGATGGTGCAATCGCTGGTTCTAATGGTAACGTTTCTTCCAGTGGTGTCGTTAGTGGAGTTGCAGGTGCAGCTGGCGGTGCTGGTGGCGGTCAAAGCAATGTATTAATGAAAGCTATCTTCGGTGATACTGGGGATAAGATTACTCAAGCTTATAATGCATTCTTCGGATCTCCTGGGGGTGGTGCTGGTGGATCTGGTGGTGCATTCGGTGGAGTTGTTGGTGGTGGTAACACTAAAGCAGCTTCCAACTGGGCTGACTCTATGGTTAATAGCCAAGGTTACGGTAATAACGGTTGTAGTACATTCGTTAATAAATACCTAGAGCAAGCTGGTGTAAAACAAATCAATATGTACGTACCAACTGCTGAAGAAGAGGCTAAACAAAACAAGCCTTACTCATTCAAACCTGCGTCTGCTGGTGGTAATGAAGGTGACGTAGCATTAATAAATACTTTGACTAGTGATGCTGAAGCTGACCACGTAGTTATCGCTGACGGTAAAGGTGGTTATTGGGGTAACTCTTCCAGTAAAAATCTTATCGTTAAAGGTGATATTGCTAGTGACTTCGGTGCTGAGAATATCAATGGTTATATCGCTACTGGTGGTGATGGCCAAGGTGCTGTTGCTACAGGTAGTGCTACAAGATCTCAAGCAGATATTCTTAGAGACTCTTCATTAGACTACGGTGCTGGTAAGTATGGTAGAGCTAAAGGTATTAGTAAATCTAAACAAATTAAGATTGAAGGTAATGCTGCTGTTAAAGCTGCAGCTGCTTATGCTAAACAGCAAAAGAAATCTAAATATGGTAAAGGTTCTAGTATCTGGGATTCTGTATTGTCTGGTGTGTCTTCATACTATGCACAAAAACAGGCATCTCAATCTACAGGAGATACAGCTAATATCAATGTAACACAAGCATCAGCTACTGGTAGTCTAACACCAGAGCAAATCATGCAGTTATTACAAGCTATCATTTCCTTGCTTGGACAAATTGCTACTAACACTGCAGGTGGTAATGCACAAGCTGCACCTGAAGGATCTCAAGCAGCAATGAACCCAGGTGGAGATATTAGTAGTATCTTACAATCAGTCCAAGGTCTATTAGGTCAAAACAACCAAAATCTATTATCTAAGATTGGTGGTATGATTTCTGCATTCGGTGGTGGTATGTCTGCTCAAGATAAACTCACTGCTAATTTAAGAACCCTAGCAGGTAAATAGTTGTAAATTATTACAACACTAACAATTTCAGTAAATGTGTATTTCTACAATATGGGTAGGGTATGTCCTACATCTCTACCCATAAAGTACTTTTGTAACTTTTTACAACACATATAACACAAAAATATAATCTAAGATAGTCTTGTAGAATATGGTATATCATATTCTATGATGGAGCCCGTCTCAAAGAATAACTGTCCACGTTAATCGTTATTATCTTAGACAATATGGGCGAAATACTAAAGTATTTATGTATTTTCTCCCCCACTTGCCTACTGCTCTCCAGCTTTCTTATCTTCTTTTGTCTCCTGGAAAAACACATGTTTTTCATGGGGGAGAGAGGGAGGTAGGGGG